TTACCAGCACCATCTAAACCTACTGATTGAGCACTATCTTCTAACATTAATGTATTATATTTCGTGCACATTTCTCTCACTTCTTTGACATCTTTACCAAGATATCCATTGTGCTCCACAAACATAACTATTTTTTCATCATATTTATATTTTATCAAAAACTTTTCAACTTCATTAATGTCCATACACATAGTATCATAATTTACTTCACATAAAACTATTTCAAGATCCAAATATTTTATTACATTTGCTCCAGCAATAAATGTATAAGAAGGAAATAAAACTTTAACATTCTTTCTATTTTTTGTCATTGCTAATAAAGACAAAAATAATGCAACAGTTCCAGAAGTCGTTGCTATAGCATATTTTCTTCCTGTTAATTCACATAATTTCTTTTCAAAATAAAAAACTTGATCTCCACTCCCAATCCATCCAGATTCTATCTGTTCTTTTACTCTTCTTGCATATTCTTTTGTCATCAACGGTTCATATTGATATATCATATTACTTTACCTTCTGTTATTGCTCTATAAATTGTCGGCCACATATTATATTTATCAAGAATTAAATCTCTTGACTCTTGAATAGAAGATATCACATCTTCATAAGAATGTTTATCTAAAAATTCAAAAATTTTATTTATACTGCTTAAATCATCTAAATCGTCTATAAGATAAAATGAATTCTCTGGAAAAAACTTTGATAAAATCTTTGATTTCCAATAAATAGGAAAACACCAACATAAAAATGCATCAGTTAATTGAGCTCCAAAATAATAATCATAATCATTATTATCGAAAGCAAAATAATATTTAGACTTACTCAATAAATCAAATTTATTTTCTAGTGGTTTAGCATCATTAAACTGTAACAATTTATTCATTGTACCATAAAAAGATATGATATCCGGGTTTTTTTTCTTTATTTCATACAAATAAAGAAGTCTTTTTCTTTGCCCTTCAATTTGAGTCTTATTTGATTGAATGGTTGAAGCATATACGTCCTTTTTAGGATTTTTAAAATCTTTTAAATCATCATATGTTTTCCCAATTCCACCTATTTTAGAATTCCAATAAAGCCATTTTGTAAAAAAATAACTTGTTCCTTCAATATAATCAAATTTTTTAATTCTGTCATCATTACTAAAATCGTCTATTCTGCCAGCTCCAGGAATTTCTCTACGAAAAAAAATAGTTCTTTCTGGAAATTCTATTGGTATCTCCGTATAATCCTGAACAATATAAAAATCTGCCTTATCATAATCAGTTGTAGCAATCATATCCTTCCAAATACCTTTATTTTTTGGTGTTTGACATCTTGCTAAATCTAATATTTTTTTTGAAGACTCTCCCCAAACTGGCATGAAATATATCTTAAACATTTAATTCTCCTCTTTTCATTAATCTTAAATCGTTCAAGTCTTTTTCTTCCTTTCTAAAAGACTTGAATATCTTTAGTGCTCTAATTGACATAAATTTTATACCAAAAAAAGAAAAATAGTTTTTAGGATTATAAATTACACCATCAATATGCCCTGGATATTTATCTTTTTCCTTATTATGACAATCTATATTATTATCTGTATAAGGTGGTACCTCTCCATGATATAAATAATCTATATCTCTACAATCTCTTATATTATATGCAGATAATACTGCACTACTTGTAACACAAACTTTATCTGTTTTTAATTCATTTATCTTCTCAAATCTATCAAATATTGTTTTGAAATTTTGAGAATAAAAATTATTTAAATATAATTGCTTAGCATATGGAGAAGTATTCATAAATTCAATACTATTTTTATTAAAAAACATAGAAACATTTCTTAATGTTTGTTCATATGTATCGTTTATATGTATAGAATGATTTTCAATTTTTGATATTTCTCTAAATTCACCTTTTATTTTTTTTATATTTTCAAGATCTGATTCAACAACCACAACTTGCATTTCTCTATCAACATCTTTATTTGGAAAACAAAAATTAATTTTATTTTTACAACCACCAAACAACCATTGCTCATTATGATAAAGAGATTCCATTAAATTATATAATCCATATAAAGTAAAATTTATTCTCTTTGAAAAAACATATGTTGCTTTATTCTCAATAACTTCTTTGATTCTTTCCCAATATTTTCTGGCAGAAGGAAACAAACAAATAACGAAAGTATTTTTCTTTAATAAACAATATTGATATACCATATAATCAAGATATTCTTCTGACAATCCTCTATTTTTAAAATAATCAAAAGAACAATCTATTTGCCCTTCGCTCAAAAAAGATTCTTTTGTTTCAACATCTTTATTAAAATAAATTGAAGAAGCAACCCTATGAGATCCGTTTAACATTTTTCCTTGATAAACAGGTATAATTGATATACTTTTGTCAAACCCTTTTTCTTTTATTGAATTCATTATACTCATAAACGAATCAATGTACTCTTTTTCTCCAACTTTTCTTGGATTTATTTCAAATAAATTATTCCAATTTCTTAAATGCTCTATATATAACTCTTTTCCCCAAATACTTTGAATATTTTCTTCCAAAAACTTGATATAAGTATATTTTGGAATAATGTCAGATCTAAAAGGAGTTAATAAGTTTAAAGATTTCATCATCCTCATCTATCAATTATGCTTACATTTATAAAATTCATTTTAAATTCTTGATGAATACAGTTTATCTTATCTTTGTCTATTTCAGGGACAATAACTATTCCATCGATGAATTTCTGATTCAATTCATCTAAAGAATAAAAATATTTTTTACCAAACGGATTTGACAAACTTACAGTTTGTACCATGTTCATACAAATATTAACAGTTTTAGAATGCTCAAAAGAATATATAAATTTACCAAAAATTTTATTGGCATTATTCGTAAAAACTTCTTCCATTTTTGGTGGAGAATTAAAATTATGTTTTGAATAAAAATCATATAAAAACTTTCTGTTATAAACATGATTGTCAATACAAGATGGAAATCCAAAACATGCTCTTTTTAAAATTCTCCACTCCCACTTCAAATATTCCTTTTCATTCAAAAAAACAGGAATCTCAGGTAAATTTCCTTCATATGTAATATTTATATTTTTCCCAACCCTTAAAGAAAAAATATCATTGTATTTAAAATCAACTTTACTTAATGTTTCTGATATGTTTGCATCTTTAAAAAACATATTGTCATCACATAATCCTAAAATATGATCTGATCCTTCTTTCTTAAAAATATCCAAAAGATCTTCTCTAAAAGAACTTTCCAATATAGGAATTATATCTAAATTTGATAAATCCATATTAAATATAGACATTTTTTTAAAAAGTTTATTATATCCTTGTTTGAAAAAATCGTTTGAATATGTATATAAAACATAAATTTTTTCAACATCAATAAAATGTTCATTAATACTTGTTAAAAGTAAATGTAATTGTGATGCTCTGTTCTTAGATAATATAAAACAATCTGTCATAATTCATTTATCCTTTTATATTTTGGAAGTGATCTTATATAATTATCCATTCTTCTAACTTCTTTAGTTCTTACTTTGTAATCATTATTTTCTGTTTCAATATTATATACATAGAGAACATCAGATAAATATACCACCTTATGACCTGCCATTTCTAACATTGGGAACATAAATGCCAAATCCCACGAAACCTCAAACCATTTTCCATCCATATCTTTAAAATCTTTTATATCAATTCTTTTAAATAATCCATATTTAAACGTTCTTAAATGAGAATACACCCAATCAGAACTTCTAAACAATGAATTTTCAACTATCTCAAATGAAGGTTGCTTTATCCAGTCACTTTTCATTCTTGAAGGATAATTCATATAACTGCCATACGTCAACCAACACTGTTTCTTTTCATATATCTCATTTACTTTTGTTAAAACATTATTGTATGGAAACCAATCATCACCATCTAATGTAATAATAATATCATTATCTCTTGGTTTTAAAAAATTAATTCCTTCATAATAATTTCTAAGACCATATTTTTTCTCTGTATTTTGAATGATTTTAAATCTTTGATCGTTTTTGATTTTCCCTTTTACAAGTTCAACTGTATTATCCGTAGACATATCATCTATGAATACACATTCAAAATCTTTAAAATCTTGAATCAAAACACTTTCTATGGTCCTTTCTACCCATTTTGATACATTATACGCTGGTATTACAATTTTAAAATGATTCACTTACACAACTCCTTTATTTGCTCTTCTATACTAGAAGAACAATATTCAAAATTATCAATGTAACCCCTTACACTATATAAAACACGATTAACACCTATCGGTGTCTCAAATGGTTCTATTTCTAATTCTAATTTATATACATCATTCATAATATGAAGAATTTCATACTTAGAAACAATATTATTTAATGTATATAAATGGTATAATCCTTCTTTATATAAATCGTCAGATATTATTTTATTAATAATTTTAGCAAATGTTAAAACAGTCATTCCATTCCAAAAATGATTCGTATATCCTTTAATCGTTTTTCCTTTTTTACTTATTGCCCATTCTAACAATTGAATTTTTTTCTTTTGTTCTTCACCAATCATACTTGTTCTGAGAGCAAGACAATTATTAGGTTCTCCTAAAGACTTTGATTTACCATACTCATCCAATGGATCATGTAAATCGTCTTCACAATAAGGTCCACTTATCCCAGAAAATACACAATCAGTTGTTATATGAATAAATTTAATATTATTATATCTACAAAATGTAGATATATTCCACGGAAAAACAGAATTTACATAAATACTTTCTGATAAATTCTGTTTCATAAATGGTCTTATAACACCAATACAATTTATAACATAATCACACCCAATCAATAAATGAAATGAATTAAAAGAATCGCCTAATGCCCCAAAATATAAACAATTTGTTACACCCATAGATTTTGCTAATTGAATGTTTCTCGCAAACGGTTTAATAATAAAACTTTTATCATTCTTTAGTTTATTATAAACCGCATTACCTATCATTCCAGTAACACCTAACACTGCAATAGTTTTCATTTAAATACTTTCCAATTGTTTTTGTATATAAGGCAAATTCAATAAAAGTTCCGTCAATTCTTTTTCATCCAATCTTTTTGTATTCTCAGATGTATAATCTTCTTTCTCAGAAATTAAATTATTCCCAGAATCAAAATAAGCACCATAATTTAATTCCATTGAATTTGATTTAATTCTAAAATACTTATTCAATTCAGATGCTCTAACACGTTCTTCACTAGAAATTAATGTTTCATGTTTCTTCTCACCATATCTAGTTCCGATAATTTTTATATTATTTTTAAAACCAAAAATGTTTATTAAAGAATTTGCAATAGACATAACAGTTGCAGCAGGAGATTTTTGAACAAATATATCACCCGCACATCCATTTTCAAACGCATACAAAACAAGATTGACCGCTTCATCTATAGACATAAGAAATCTAGTCATATTTGGATCTGTAACAGTTAACTCTTGATTATTTTTTATTTGTTCAATAAATTTAGGTATCACAGAACCTCTTGAAGTCATTACATTCCCATATCTTGTTCCACATAAAATAGTACCATTATCATTCGCAAATTTTGATTTTGAAGTCATTATTTTTTCCATCAAAGCTTTTGACATACCCATAGCATTTATTGGATACACTGCTTTATCTGTACTTAAAACAATCACTTTTCTTACTTTATGTTCTATAGCAGAATTAATAACATTATCGGCTCCCAATGAATTGGTATTTATTGCTTCAATAGGAAAAAATTCACAAGAAGGAACTTGCTTTAATGCAGCTGCATGAAATACTATATCAACACCGCTCATAGCATATTCAAGACTTTTTTCATTCCTTACATCACCAATAAAAAACTCCAATTTCTTACAATCATACTCATTACGCATATCATCTTGTTTCTTTTCATCTCTGGAGAATATACGAATTTCTTCTATATCTGATTTTAAAAACTTATCTAATACTGCTCTTCCAAATGTTCCTGTTCCACCTGTTATAAGAAGTATCTTATTTTTAAATGATATCATTATATGTTTCCTTAATAGCAGATATTAAAGTATTGTCATATCTCTTATAATTTTTATGATTTAATGTATTATTCCATTTTTGACTAACTGGATGTCCTCCATACCAATGGACCCCTATTGCATTGTTTGGTAATAATTCATAATTGTTTTGATCATATATCTTATGTAGATTCAAGAAATTATAAAAATAAAAAGTACTTGTATCTAAATTAATCACTCTTAAGTTTTTAAAGAAGTTTCTTATAATTTCAATATTATGATATTTAGTGTTTATCATTGGAGCCCCCAATGACTGATATTCATTCACCATTTCTTTTGTTTTACACATTTCTATTAAAGATCTATAATAAGGATTCTTATTTCCATGAGAAGACAAAACACCAATAAAATTACCATGATTAGGATCTATACAAACAACTGTGTCTACTACATTATTAATTTTATCATTAAAATAAATTTTTGACATGGGTTTAATAAAAACTATATCCATATCAAACCAAAAACCACCAGATTGATATAATAAAGCCCATCTGAAATAATCAGATTTTTGTGCTTCAGACAAAGTTTCACCAAATTGCTTTGTATCTATATCAACTTCAATAATCTTAACTGCAAAATCTTTCTTTAACTTATCAAAATAATCATATTCTTGATGATAATCAACTGTATCGCTCTGATGAAATTTATCTTCCCATAATTTTTCTTTAACAAAGTTTTTTGGAACATAAATCTTAACAGACCAGTCAGGATTCAATGTCTTAAAAGAATGAATTGTCATATATCTCAAAAATGACATTTTTTCAGATCCCCAATAAAAATTTGCAACTTTGGGAATTTTTGACAAATGCCAATGAATATAATTATGATTTATTAATTGTCTCGTTAATACATTTGCTTCTGCAACACAAGATCTGTTCATAACAGAAAGAGCATCCTCTGGACATTTATGTGTCCCTAAGACTTCATCTATATATCCAACTCTTGAATTCAAAGACATTAAGACTTCCATATAATAATCTTCTCCAGGAATAAGTAAATATTCCCCACATTTGTCTTTCAATTTTTTTGTATACATATAATTCACACCCATATGACAAGCAGATTCGTTTATAGATGTCCATTCATCAACAAAAAATTCTTCCTTTGATAATTTTGTTCCATTCTCAAAAACAGGACACGTTTGAATTTCATATCCTTTGGGATATTTATTCGAAGGCGTTACCGATCTCCAAATACCTTTTAAATAATCAGAAATAAAAGCTGACACTACAAGTTCTATGTCCCTATTTTTTTTAAGAAAATTAACAAGCGTTTCAATCATATGTGGAAACTTTCTATCATCTGATGAAACCCAAGTTTGAAATTCACCTTGAGCAAATTTGTGCCCATAATTCAAAGCTGCTCCTGGCCCTGCTATATTTCCGTGTTCTTTTGTATAGACTTTTATAAAATCATATTGACTTTCATAATATGCTAAAATATTTGGTGTATCATCTGTACTTCCATCATCAACAATTATAATCTCTATCGGACGATATGTCTGATTGACCATATCATCTAAAGCTTTTGTTAGATGCTTTTCATCATTATATGTCGGAATAACTATAGAAACAAGATCTTTAATCATTCAAAACTTACTCCAGTGTCAATTTCTTCACTAAGATCTTTAGTATCATTCTTACGCACTGCATCTATAAGATTATAAAATCTATTATACAATGTTTCTTTCTTAAATTTAACCTTTATATACTCAGAAAGCGTTTTTGCTTTGCTTTTATAAAAAGTATAATCTTTTGTGACTTTTCTCATCTGCTCTCTTAATGAATTGGCATATGGATGGCACCAATTTGTTCCTTCATTTAAAACACCTTTCCACGCTTCTTGTTTTGTCAATGGTTTTAACTCATATTTAACAGGAGCACAATAAGGAACATCTGTTTCTTTTTTACCTATTTCCTTCAAATATTCATTAGGAATATACATATAATCAGTTAAAGAACTCCACACCGAAGCTACTACTGGTAATTCACTTACCACTGCATCCATAATTGGAATACCAAATCCTTCACCATGTGTTGTAGTTACATATGCCTTAATTTTAGGATGATGATTTAAATATATCATTTGTTCTTCTGTCAATCTACCATGTAAAAGATAAATTTTACATTTCTTTTCACCAAGTCCATTAATAAATGCTCTTAACTTTGCTTTTGTAAAATGTCTGTCCATAAGGGACGATGTAACAACACCTGTTTTCAAAATAAGTCCTACCTTCTCATCATTCCTGAATTCCTCAACAAAATTTTGAATCATCATTTCAATATTCTTTCTTGGACCCATAAGAGCAACAGATAAAAAGTTAAAATCTGTCTTTAATTCAAGATCTAAAGTTTTGTCAGAAAAAGATGTTAATTCTGTTGCTGGGAATCCTAAAACTTCAATTTTTGTGCTTAAAGGAAAATTAATCTTTTCTGCTGTATTCAAAAAACCTTGTTTAGAATGCTCAGAAGTAACAATAACCAAATCCATAGAATTAACTGCTTGCAACCACGATGGATCTACTGCATCAGTCTCAACTCCAGCAGTATCTCCAACATTATATTGAGCTAACATCTGCCATTCAACAGGAAGAGAAACCTGAATTGATATGTCTACATTTGAAGGTTCTATTCTTTGATTCTTACTAAATCTTTTTATTGTTTCAATAATTCTGAAATCTATCCATTTACGTTCTTCATCGTTTTCAACAATCCAACCAGTTTTGCCCCATGGTGTATTTACAATATAAGTCTCATATTTATCACTTCTTTCTCTTAACATTTTTAAAATAAAACGTGATCTTTGACCATATCCGCTTGCGGACAATGCCGGAGCTTTTACCACTACGATTATTTTTCCGTTTTCCATATCTTAAACTCCTAAAGTTCTATTAATTCATAAGGTATATAAAGTTTTCTTGTATCCCAAGATCCATATTTTTCATGAACATACAACATAAGATCTACCCAAGACTTCTTATATTGCGTTATATCAAATCTTTTTAATATACTTTCTCTCGCAGATTCTCCAAGTGCTAATCTCTCATCTTTTGGCATATAAAAAATTTTCTTCATGGCATCAACAAAATCTTCTCTTGATATTCTATCTTCATATATCCAAGGAATCTGTTGTGATCCTATAATATTCTTTGAAACTGGTTTTATACCTACTCCATAATATTTTTCACCATCAAAAACTTGATCTTGAAGTCCGCCTGTCATATTAGCAATAATAGGTTTGCCACATGCCATTCCTTCACAAACATTTAATCCAAACCCTTCTGCTTCTGAAATATTTATTACACAATCACAAACACCATTTAAGGTTGCTATATATTCTATAGGATATGGTTCCATAGAAATAACAACTTGCCCTTTTGTTAATCCAAGATGTTCCATAATTGAAATCAAATTTGGTCCTTCTACATCAAAGGGATTAGTATGCATAAACAAAACAGACTTATCATGTCCAGTCTCATCAAGAAAATCTTTATACCAAAACAGTAAATCACCAGAATTTTTTCTTCTTGCATTTCTATTATTCCAAAACCACACAAACTTATTATGTGATGCACCAAAAATTCTTAATCTCTGATTTTCAAATTCTTCTTTACTTAAAGGTTTAAAAATATTTGTATCAACCGCATGAGGTAAATAAACCCTTTCAACATTTGGGGATACTTCTTTTACAATGTCATCTGTTAATTTGGATATTGTAGCAATCACATCTGTAGACTTGTAGATTGTTTCATTAAAAGTTGGAGTTGGTTTATTGTCCCAAACATGATAATAAACCATAGGAATCAATGGTCTTATTTCATCCTCCATCTGCCATAACCATCCGAAAAACCTAGGATCTGTCATAAACCACAATATATCTGGTTTTTCTGTTCTTAGAATAGATCTTACTAATTCTGGATTTCCAAATTCTATCACAGGATAGATCGTCCAATCATCTCCCCATTTCTCCGTTTTTGTAGGTTGCATACTTTGATGTTTCAATGCTCCACCAAAAGAAATAAAACAAAACTTTCCAGTTTCAAGTAAAGATTCTATGAAAAGCTTCGTTTGATGTGCAACACCTGTAGGATACAAAGGATGATCACTAAGTGTTAAAATTTTTATCTTTTTCTCATTTTCCATCAAATATCCTCCTAAGAACAATATTTTGTTTTCTTAAAATCACACTTATCACAATTTAATTTGTTTTTAACATAAAAATTATTTTGTAAACTAAATAATGCTTTATTCATTAATTCTAAAGCATTGTTAATTTTTTTCTGTCCAGAAGTAATCTTTACAAATTCTATTCTATCTTTTTTTGCTGTCCTTTTTAACAAGATAAAGTATGTTTCTACCTTTTTAGGATCTATTTTTAATTCTTCAAGCAAGAAATATTTATAAAATGCAAGTTGATAACCAGTTAATTTATCTGATTTTTTTCTTGCATCCCATCCCCAAGAAGTTGTTTTCCAATCAATAATTTTATATTCATCACCAATTTTTATTATAAGGTCTATATAACCAAGAAAATTCATTTGTTCGTTTAAAGAATATTCTATTCTTTTTTCTGTACTAATAACTTCAAAATCACCAAATCTATTTTTTATCGCTGGAACTGCTTCTTCTAAAAGAAGCACAGACTGTTCTCTTAAAGTGTTTATTAACTTTTCATCACATTTTTTTAAGCACATTATTTCCTGCTCAAACTTTTTCTTAAATTCATTATGTTTATCAAATTTTTCATTTAACAAAAGATTTTCTATAACATAATGCATAGAACTACCAAAAGCAGTAAATTCACTGTGATTAAATTCTTTTACTTTATCAACATAAACAATCTTATATGAATAAGGACATTTATTCCACTGATTTATGGCAGAAAAACTTATATGCTTTTTTTCTTCATTCATTTTGATAAATTTCTACAAGTTTTTGATATAAATTTGGACTAATCTTTTCTAAATAAGAATTATCTTCCTCTAAAACATATGTTTCAAATCCAGTTGCAAAATATTCTCTCAGTGTCGTAGCACTATAAGGAGAAATAAATAACCCTTGTGTAAAGGATGATAATTTTTCATACCCGATTACTTTATAAAATAAATCATCTACTGTATATCTTTTTGATTTCTTATAAGAATCAACAGAAAAACCATGTTCATCTAATATAGATGATAATTTATTAAACTTCATCTCATACTCTTCTTTTATCTTATCATCTTTATAAAGAAAATTAGTATATTGCTCTTCTATAGCATGTCCTATCTCATGAATAACATCTTCAATAACATCATTAACATTTACTTGCCTATTTGTTATATATATGACACCATTGTCATATAGAGAGTCTATTTCTCTTTTTTTAAGTTCTGCAAAATCTCCAATTTTAATTGTAGATATGTTTTTGATTAATTTTTCTGGGATTTCTTCTAGTCTGTTCCAGACTATTGCTGAATCTATCGTCAAAGGAAACTTATCTTTATATTCAATATTTATTCTTCCATTAAATATTGATTTTTGTCTCAAAGACTCTTTTAACTCATTTGAATTTTTTCTTATATACTCTTCATTCAACATCTTTATTTTTTCTGCCTTTTACATCTCTTGGATCTCTCTTCTTTTTGTTTGTTACAGATTTTGTTTCTTTCTTTTCTATGATAATTTCTTCTTTGCACAATCTCTTCTTAAGAACAAACTCTGTCATTGTTCTATTTATATACTTTCTTCGTATCTTTGTTTGGAAAGATTCATCTATCAATTTTCTTGCGTTTAACGCATCTTCATAAGATACAAATTTAGTTACAATTTCCCAAGGTTTTCCAGCATTATTCTCCATTTTTTTCTCCTATAATCTCTTCTTTTACATATTCCTTATTATCAAAAACAATCTTATGCCCTTCAACGTGTAAAATACCCATATTGTCAAAAGCAATCTTATGCCCTTCGTCGTGTAAAATAGATAACATTTCTGCGTTTTCTAAATTCTTTATTTTTTTATATGCAGAAACTATCAAATTTAAATCTTCTAAGCTCTTAAGTCCTTCATATAATAAAACTTTTATTGTGTGTTCTGCTGACCACCTATTACCTTCCTCTACTTCTTTGATTCTTGCTTTAAGAACTTCATCTTTAATGTCTTTAATCATTTCAAGCATTTTTGTCTCCTATCGAAACACTGGTTGTTCCTGAAGTTGAACTATACCAATCACTAGGTTTATATTCATATGGAGTACATCCATAATATACTGCTGGAGTTGTAAACAAATATGGGTTTATATTTGTGTTTTGATCTTCTTCTAATAAATCCAAACCTTCATACAATAAGGTTAATATTGCATATTCTTCTGACCACTTATTCTTTTCCATTAACTTATTTATTCTTTCTTTAAGAGTTTCATCTGTTATTCTAATTATTTCATGCATATTCTTTACCTCATAATTCTTAATATAACTAATATCATTCTTTATCAGGATTGTTAACCATTTTATTAAAAAAATATTCAGGAGATTTTGAATATTTTTTTAATAAACTTATTGCAGAACCCCGAGTAATACCCAAAAATGAAGAAACATCAGCAGCAGTCTTGCAAAAATTTTCAGAATGTCGCACAATTATTATTCTTAAAAGTCTTTTTAAATTTTTATAAAGAGACATCCCATATAAAGAACCTTTGGCAAAAACAGAAGCTAATTCAAGTTTTAACAAAACAACTTCTTCTAAACTTAATCGTGATAACATAAATTCAAATTCTTCATTACTTTTATTTTCTTTTCTTAATTGTTTAGAAATGGAAGTAAATGGATTGTGTTTGTATTCATACAAAAAAAACACCTATTTAACCATATAAATTATAATGTGACTTTTTTAGACTTTTTTTTCGTATAAGGACTTGAAAATATAGGTGGTTTTTTTTCAATTTTCTCAACCTTTTTTTCAAGAATAGATAATGCCTCTTTAACTTTTGATCCACATGCTTTCATATCATAATATCCATCAGTCCATTCAGTGATAAAATAATCTACATTACCACCAAATCCAAAGCATTGATTTAAGCATTTGCTAAACAAAGCATAATCAGTATCTTTTAATGTTCTAAGCATACCACCAAATCCATTAATATAGTCTAAAGCTTCTTTTCTTTCCATTATGTTATGTTCCACTCCATCATAAATCCTTTGTTTAAATCAGTATCTTCAAGCGAACCACTTACAGGCACATATCTAAGTCTATAAGGAAGTTGATAACAATATAAAGATCCAGAGGTAATCGTATGAGAAGAACCCGTTGCATTTATTGCACTTGAAGCATACTCTGTTGCAGCAACACTGCCAGTGAATGAAGAAGATGTAAACCAACTTGCTGTTCCAGCAGCAAAACTCATTGATGCAGAATTTCCATCAGTTCCTCTATTAATATAGTCATAAATTGTAATAGCACCAGCAGAGGCAGATGCATACCAATAACTTGAACTATTGATTGCTCCAACAATATTTGAAGCAATTTCTGTTGGAGTAAACGAAGCAGAATAATACCACCAACTACCAGTTGCACTCCCAGAAGTTTCTGTAAGTCCATAGGTAAAGACTTGTCCACTGCTTTCAGTAAGAGCAAATAAGTCTCCCAATGTCCCACTTGATCCACTCGCAATCGTAAACACTCCTGATGATGGAGTGTTTGCTGTATAATCTACTTTAAGAGAACTATAAGGTGATCCTAAAATCTGATATCTAACTGTATAATCCAATTTACCAACATTTGTTGATCCTGTAAATGTTAAGAAACTTGCTTCAGTTGCCATAATTTTGAAATCATAATTCGATGCACTTGGATAACAATTTGTATCCATAAAATATGCTTTAGGACTAGAAAGATCGTAAACACATCCATTTGTTTTTAACGATTCGGTTGTAGAATTATCCAACCAATAATGATAACGAGCCGTACCAATATCAGTGGTTTCTCCATTTGTAAAAAGATCATATACATCATCTGCGTCTGCTAAAAGAAGAGACTCTTCTTGAGTCCACATTTTATAAACAGATTGATTTGATTTTCCACCGTATAAAGCAGTTTTCATTAGCGCTTCAAACTGTGCAGATCCATAATTTGCATAATTCAAAACAGAATTATCATCTATATATGCACCAATCATCGCCTTACGTCTTCTACCACGAGGATTCATTCCTTGTTCTCCAGAAATATTTTATCAGAAATCTATCTAAAATTAAATAGTTTTAAAAAACATCTTATTCCACAACAAATTTATTTTTATTCATTACCAAGTTCTAAGTCTAATTCTTCATCACTTATCCCTGTTTCATCTGATTCACCTTCTGATCCTTCTAATCCGCCTTCTGTTTCTCCAGAATCTATTTCTTTTCTTTCATCTTCATATTGTTTTGTTGTTGGTTCTGAAAGTTTCGATTGTAATTCATCTTCCCATTTATCGAAATAAAGTTTAATATTTGTTAAAAGATAATCATAAAACAATTCTCTATCTTTATCATTCGCTAATGCAGTATAAGAATCTATTATATTTGTTTGAATTTTTTTATATGATCTAAATGCAATATTTCTTCCTGTTTCATCTTCCCCGGAGATCCCGAATTCTTTTTCTTCTCTTTCTTCATCTGTTAATCCTTTGTCATTTTCGATATCAATAAATGCTTCTTCATCTGGTATTTCATTATCTTTATCTACATCAACTTGAATATCTTCTTGCAGGTCTAATATTCCATTGTCATCAGTCTCCACTGATCTCGAAGGAGCTAAAGAATTTTGAATCGCATTGATTATATGAGATCTAAAAGATTTTCTTTGTTTTTCATCAGAAGTTAATTTCTTATAATCTTCTTCTAAAGAAGGAATTATTTTTTTCAAAAGATCTTCAAGAACATTAATACCAGTTGATTCGTTTGGAGAATTAACATCTATCTTTTCTTGAATAATTTTTTTTGCCTTATCTCTCACATACTTACGTAACAAAATTTCTGTTATCATTTCATTTCTTGAAAACATATTTATTCTCCTTTTTTTACTTGTATTTTATTATATTTTTTTATTGTATGCAAAATTTGATTTGCTTTTCCTCTAAGAAAACCTGGAAGGTAATCCGAGAACACTTCTAATTCATTATTAACTATAGCATCTCTCATTCTAGTAGAACTAAGCGGTAATCCTGTTTGTATCTCAGAAAACAAAGATGATCCTTCAATATTAACTATATAATCAGATCCAAATAGAATCTTTACACCACTTCTCGCATATTTTTTAACAGAATCATTAAATCTATCTTCATCCTTACTAGAAACTCCTAAAATTATGGTATCTCCTGGTTGAGCATACTCTTCTCTATTTTCTTGATTCGCAACAAACTGTAGGACAGATCCTACAGGTGAATTAACTGGTGATTCTAGAATATAAACATTTTTTGCCCAAGATTGTCCTTTAAGATATAAATTGAACATCCATTTTGAAGTATCAAATCCAATATCGCTTCCATCTGCTGCTTTTCTTGATAAAGGAGATATAAAAACAATAACTTTGTCAGAAATAAGTGCATATCGCTTTATCATTTCTAAATGACCTCTATGTGGAGGTTTAAAAGATCCAGGAATAACAGTAATATCCGCTATCTTTTCAATCAACCGTTCGTTAAGAACTTGTTTTTCGTCTGAATCTGATTTTGAAATATTTGGAATATTTGGATTATATTTTATAATACCATTTATTTGATTAAGAGGAGCAAAATTTCCTGTAATCTTATATACTTTATCTTTATAAATAAAAACAAATCCTTCACTGGAATTGGTGATATCTTCTGCCTTTTCTAATTTTAGAAGTTGTCTTTCAAGAATTTCTATCGCTTTTTCATCTCCGTTTCTTCTAATTTCTTCAACAGCGGTATTATATAAATTCTGCAACCTTGTCACTTCTTCTTTATCATTTTCTATAAAAGAACTATCAAAATCATTTAATATTTCTACAGAAAATTTATGAACTAAATCTTCTAAAGGAAGAATTGCCTGTTTATAATACTTCCCAGAAGGTTTAAGTATTTTTTTTATTATTTTTTTCATGGATTCAGTATCAGTATAATTTCCATTTTTTTCAACAATCTCTTTCAATCTTCTTACTATAAACTCGAATATTGTTGAATCTTTCGATAAAGAATTATCTTTTAACAACCTATCTATTGAATTTTTTATATTGTTATAAACACTAAATTTCATTTGATGATCTAAAATTTGGATTGCATCCATACGAACTAAGTAATCATGCATATTAACATTGTGTTCAGAATCAGAAAATATCTGTTGAAGAGATATTATATTATCTTTCAAATCTATATTTTTAATTATTTCTGTTTTTTTATTTACTTCTAAACTTCCTGTTAAATGAATAATTATTGCTTTAACATCATATTTTAAAACATTGAAATAATCTGGACTTATTATTTCACAATTATAAAATTTATAATTTTCTCCATCATCAAACAATTCTTTTTGCTGTTCCGGTTTTATTTTTTTAACAATAGAAGAAAAAACATTCATTGCATTATTAAAAACATTTGATAATTGTTCTTTCTCTTTGAGTTTTAAGGACATATCTGTAAGAGTAAGACCACCTTGCTTTAGTTCTGATTTATTTCTAGCAACTTTTACATTCATTGAAGATATATCAAAAGAAACAAAAAGATTTATTCCATCTATTTTTTCACTTCCTTTTATTTTTTTTTCATATAAACCATCAAGAATTTCATTCAATTCACCAAATGTTAAATCATAATCTTCATAAAGATGATTTATATGTCCTGCCAAACCACCCATTATTTTACCTCATTAATATCAAATTCTGGCATACCATCTACTAAAGCATGATATACCCATATTTTATTATTTTGCATCACTTCAATTTTCATACCATCTCGAAACCAACCAATACGTTCTTCTTGTGAAGCATCCCGCCACATATCAGATACAACTTCACTAGCAATTAGAAAGGGATGATTCTCAACTTCATATCCATCATTGTCTCGTGTCCACTTTGGATATGTTGTCCATTCACAACCAACAAGATGTCCCATCCATTGCCCCAATTCACCCACTACTTCACCTCATCTTTAAAGAAATTAAACATTTCTGTAAAAGTTTCAAATGTCTCTTTTGTAGTGTTATCTTCAATAATTAAAACACTCATTAATAAACTAGATTTATCTATATCAATCTTTATAATACTGTTTCTTGCTGAAGAAACATTATTTTCTCTATAAAATTCAATATGATACGGAAAATGAGTTCCTTTATCATATAAAACAAATCCTAAATTTTCATAAGACGAAATAATTGTTTTTAATGACTTTTTGTACTCTTCCGCATTGTTTGAATCATTTTCTATAAAGTTTTTAAAATCCAAAATAGCATTTTTATCTATATATTTTTTGTAATCTACTATATAATTACTTTTTGTTTCACTAAATTCATTAATAGGAAAATAAAATCCATTTATATAATCTTCAAAGATTTTTTTCTTTGTTTCTGTAGAATTTATATCAACTTCTAAAAAAAGAGGTCTAACTATATAGAATATATCATTTTTCTTAAATTTAAAATACTCCCCATCACCAGATGTTTGTAATTTTAATCCTAGATTTTCCAGTTTTTGAACAAAAATACTTTTGAATTTATTCTTAAATAATATTTCTATTTTATTTTCTTCTTCGTTGTCTAATGTTTCGTCATATTGATTTAGTAATTTGCTTAATACTTGAAATTCAGTATTTTCTTTATAATATTCTACCTGTTCTTTTAAAATTCTAGATTTTAGTCTTTGATTTTTTTTCTTTGATTCATTGCTTCTTCTTTCTTCTTTCTTCTTTTCTTCATATGAACGAAAAGCCATATTGCCTTCTGCAAACGCTTCTTCTTCTAAACCCCTTAAATGTTTATTCTTATTAAAATATCCTTCACCTTGATATCCAAAATCCTCAAGATTTCCCATTTCATTTTGTTTGTGGTGTACTAATTCATGACAGATTGATCTTAAAATATCTTTTGGATGTCTATTGTTTGTATAAACTCCTATATGTCTCTGATCTGGATTATAAAATGCCGTATTCGCTAGCATATCTTTAGAATTATCTTGATTATGCATTAAAGATATAGATGGATAATTATTGAATTCCATATATGCTTTAACAAACTTAAGCATATCTTTTGTCGCTTCAATAAGATCATTTAAATTCTCAGATGTCTGATTTATTATTTCTATCATTTTTTAAAATTATCCTTAATACTCTTCTATTATTACTCTTTTTCTTTTTCTTTGGAAACCGAAATTGGTACATTATCAGTTATTGCTTTTTGGATATCTTTGTCCAATTCAACAGGGCACTTCAACCCTGACTTGTCTAATGCTGATGCAATAACCATCAACATCTTGTTTTCAAAAGAAAGTTGTTCTTCAGTATCACATATCTCTCCATAAAGAGATATCGTAAACCATCGAAACCACTGTTTTGTATTTTCATTCATCGTTTTTATCCTACCCCCACTGCACTTAATGATTCAATTGGATAATCTTTATGAACAACATACAATCTTGGACCGTATGTTGTGATATTAGCACCAGATTCTCCCCCTATATACCACGCTACTATTAAATTTTCTGTTTTGGCATATGCCGTTGCCGTTATAATATCAGTAGGAGTAATAACACGCCTAACAAAGACGTTTCTTGCTCCTCCTGATGAATTCGTGTATGTTGTTGTAGAAGAATACGACAAAGATAATGATGCTAATAATCTAGAGAATCCAAATTTATTCTGAACAACCCTAGCATCAGCAATGTTTGATAATGTTGTTTCGCCAATTAATTTCCAATTGTAATTTCCAAATAACAAATTGTATGTTGAAATATCTAAGTGAGATAAAGCACTTCCAAATATGTTTGAGAAACCAGCACCCAAAACCACAACACCTGCTGTTATTGTTCCTAGTTCAATTATTGGATAATTATCATATTTTACTCTTGCCATAATTAACCTACTCCTAATTGGAATATTTCATCAAGATCTATATGCAAAGGGACAACATACAATTTTGCCCCATACGCATTAAGATTAGTTCCAGCATCACTTCCTAACATTGAGGCAATATAAATAGATTCTGTTTCCGCTTCTGGTAATGCCGTAATTATTTCACTGGGTAATACAATATTTCGTATTTTCGCAGAACGTGCCGCTCCTGCTGAATTCGTTAATGTTCTTTCGGTTGAATAAACAAAACTTGGAGTAACCAAATTTCGTGATACTCCTAATTTAATTTTCATTACTCTTGTATTTGGAACATTGAAAAAGAAACATTCTTGAATAACCTTCCAATTTCTATGCCCAAAAGACCTATCCAATTGTTTTAAATTAATTACAGAGTATGCCCCTGACCCATAGACATAAGTTCCTCCTGTAACCACTGTATTTGATGAAACAGCAGATATCTGAAATATAGAAAAATTATCTCTTATTCTCAATTTTATCCCACTCCTAATTGAAAAATATCATAAATTGGATAATTGCTGGGAATAATATACGAATTAACAGCATATACACTAAGATTAGTTGCTGTTCCAGCATCACAACCAAGAAACCCTCCCCAAACAACAGTTTCAGTTTCCGCTTGTGATAATAAAGCAATAATTTCGTCTGGAGTAATACTTATTCGACCAAAAGCAGACCTTGCTCCACCTGCTGAATTTGTTAGATAAGATTCATCAGTATATTTCAAATCCAAAGATGCTAGAACTCTTGAAAATCCCATTTTCATTTTCATTACTCTTGTATTTGGAACATTAAACCACAAACATTGAAGAATTAATTTCCAATTATGATAACCATATATTTCATCTAATTCACTAATGTTTATGGTAGAATACCCAGCATTGGCAGTAATATATGTACCTGATGTTACTGTAATTGCTGTTTGAACATTAGTCAAATTAATTATTTGATAAGATTGATCTAAATACATTAATTAATTCTCTCTTGAACTTAAGGATTTCCAATAAGCGCTTCCAGTAAATACAGAACTAAATGTTAATTCTACTTGTTTAATGTTCCCAACCAAATCTCCACTTCGTGGATAATACCAATTTATTACACTTGCAGTTTCAACTAAAATAACTTGATCATTAACATCTATAGTATTAACAGCAATCGTTCCAACAGTCAAAGTTCCACTCATTTGAAACTCATGAAAAGATTTTGGATGTTCTGCTACATATGGCATATCAATTGTATAAACTAAACCACCGAGTGCTCCCGTACTTGATTGAGTTAATGGCAAATAAGTTTGTCCTACTTGTTGTGAAGTAATATCTACTGCATAATGATCAATTAAAACCTGAATAGAAGTAGATCCAGTAATTCCTGTTCCTGTAATTGCTAAACAATCCAAATATCCTGATATCTTATATTCTCCAGCAGAATCAAAATCTCCAATTTTATAATTTTTTGCACCATTACTGTAATTTAAAGTAAGATATTCCGTATCCAATGTCCATCCAGTAGGAGAATACCACTTGACAATATGACAAGGCATCACTTTCCTTAACGTAGAAACAACAATGCTTCCTGTAGGCATTGTTGAAGAAATTGGTGTTACCAAAGATGAACAAACTTGATAAACTCCACAATTAGACATTATAGATCTCCAAATTTAAGATAATTTTATCTACAATAAATAGATTTATAAATAATATAAATCGCAATCCTTTAAACTTAATAATAAAAAAAGTTGTTAACAAACTAAAAAATATAGTATATGATCATCATATATATAACGACGATGAGAATCACTTTGAAAGTTTAAAAAAAACGTGCTTCGTCGTTTAAGACATGCGTTATACAGTATGTATTACAAATAACTAATTATGTTAAAATTTCTTCTTGACTTAAATAAAAAAATATGTTATTATATCTACAGGAGATAAAAAAATGAAAGCTTCAAAGAAAAAAGAAAAAATTGGTTGGGTATGTTCTTTGTGTGGTGCATCTATAAATCCCGAAATAGATAGGTGCCCTAAATGTGAAGCAGAAAATCTTTTAGAAAATGATTTGTTACCAGATTCTCTTCTAAAGAAGAAAGAAAAATCAAAAAAAATATTATTAACAGATTAACTTAAAAAGGACAAAATGACTACATTCGAAAAAATAAAGTGCTTTAAAACAGAAATTATATCACTCTTAAGTTTAAGTATCATAATCCCAGCACTTTTATATTCTTTTAATTATTCTTTTATTGAAAAAGAAACATTTTTTCTTTTTCTTTTTATTGGTTTTTGTAGTTTTGCTTTATCTTTTTATATCGTATTTGTTATTCGTGATTTAATACATGTTAAATTTGGAATTAAATTTTTTGCTAAACATTCTTTGAAATATTATATAAATAATGACGTTTTAGACGATGTTCTTTCAAAGTGCATAGAACAAACAGCATTTAAGTTTAAAGTCTCTACAAATCAAATTGAAGAGCTCTTGAATGGTCTACAAGTTAGATTCGTAGATCATATATTAAATGATCAGTCATTAAAAATTAACTTAATGACTGAGAAACCTCAGTTCTTTAAAATGATAAGAAGAGAAATATATATTACTGTAATAGCAAATAATAACTATCATTATGATTCCCTCTATAAAGTATTAGAAGGATATATAGATATATTTAGATAAACTCCTTAAAGTAAAGGACATCAAAATGAAATTTATAGAATTTGAAGCAAAAGAAATTCTCAGGGGATTTGGATATTTTAAAGGTATTCATACAAAAGAACCTATAAAAGTTCCTATTAAATTAAACTTAACATGGAACTCAGATTTATTAAGTTTTATAAACCCTATTCATATAGGGTTTTTACGTGCATATGTTGATGGTACAATTCAAATAGATGATGAAGAATTCACTTTGTTTGGAACACTTACTTTAAAATATTTTGAAGATAATTCTATAGAATATCATCTCTTTATAGAAAATTTTATAAAAAAATCTTCAACAAAAGATTCAGAATGTCTTACTTTTATTGGGAAAAAAATAAATATAAAACCCTGGAATCTTCTTTTTTCTCATACTACTTGCTTTGGAACACTTTTACAAAACAATGAATTAATTGCTGATTGTTATTTGTTTTTCAATTTAAAAGATTTATTTCCATTTTTGAAAAGTTTCAAGTTCAAATTTAATGTATAAAGGAATAATAAATGTTTACTTTTTTTTATTGTTTATTTGGTTTCAGTATGTTAATTATGTTAATTAATGTCTTTTATAAAAACATCTTTCAAAATAAGGAAAAAAAAGTTATGAATAATCTTGAAATTTATCACAATGATTATCTAAAAAAGATTAGAGAAAAAAATGAATTTATCAAAAATAGTCAAAAGACTACCAACCCCAAGATTGGTGTTTCTGATCTACATGTAGAAGCACCATCAGATGATATTATGTTTTTTCCAAAAAATCATGAAATAAAGTGATATAAGGAAGGATCGCATAGAGGCCGAGTGCAGTGGTTTGCTAAACCATCGAACGAAAGTTCCAAGGGTTCGAATCCCTTTCCTTCCTCTAATTTAATAGAATTATTCTTTTTTAAATTACGTCTAATTAATAGACTGTTTTGGAGAGAACATGAAAAAATATTTATTTTTAATTTTATTTGCTTTATTCACTTCTGGGTGTACTGGAACATATTACTGGACGTATTCACCTCCAATCATTTACCCAGAATATCATCAAACTTATTATCATAAACATTATGTTGTTCATCATAAAGTTGTTAATTATTCCAATCACAGTTGGAATAAAAATAAATGGTATAAAAAACCTCATTCTTATCCACAAAAACCTCACTGGAATCACAAAAAGAAGTTTTAATTCAAAAATTTTTTCTTGACAAAAAAGTTATTCTGTGTTAGAATGTATATATAAAATAAAAAAAGGTTAAAATGTATATCACAAAAAAATATTTAGAAAATCATCCAAATCATATTTTTGTATTTGGAGATAATTCTTTAAGACAAGGAAAAGGAGGAGCTGCCTCTTTAAGAGATGAACCAAATACATATGGATTTATTACAAAAAGATATCCAAGTGATGATTGTAAATCTTATTATAATTCAAAAGAATATGTTTTTGTTTTTCAAAAAGAACTTGAAAGTCTGGAGTACTTTATAAGAAGCAATCCAAATAAAACATTTCTTATTTCTAAACTTGGAGCAGGACTTGCAAACAAATATTTAATTTTTGAAAACGTCATTGAACCAACTTTAAAAAACTCTTTATCACACTATAAAAATGTAATATTTCTTTATTAATTAATAAATTTTATGAAAGAAAAAAAATGAGAATTAAACTAATATCTGATATTCATGCAGAATTCCATGCTGACAACGGAAAAGATTTTTGTAAAAGATTACCTGTAGATAATGCAGAAATTTTAATTATATGCGGTGATCTTGGACAATCTCAAAGTGTAGATATTTGTCTTTCTATATTATCCAAAAAATTTCCACATATAATTTATGTACTTGGAAATCATGAATATTATGGACTTTCACTTTTTGCTGGAAAAACAAAATATACAAACATTTGTAATTCTTTTAAAAATGTTTATTTGCTAGATAACAGTTTTATCACAATTGAAGAACAAAGATTCTTTGGTGGAACAATGTGGTTTCCAAAAGTTGATTTAATTGATTTTTATAAAAAGTATATAAGTGATTCAAAACTTATAAAAGATTTTGGAAATGTTTTTGTAGAAAATCAAAAATTTATAGAAGCATTTGAAAAAACAAATGCGAATGATATTATTGTTACTCATCATTTACCATCCTATAATTGTGTAGGAAAACAATGGAAACACAGTAAGTTAAATATGTTTTTTGTATGTGATATGGAAAAATATATTATCGACAAGAAACCTAAACTTTGGTGTGCTGGACATACTCATGTAAGTTGTGATACTCTTGTAGATGGTACAAGAATAGTTGTTAACTGTCACGGGGGATACGACTATAATGAAAACTACAAAGAAAACTTTATTATAAAGGTATAAATATGGAAACAATAGCGATAATAATGTTTTTGATTATGTGCTCAGTTCTTTATATTTTTTATGGAGATAATCGATGACATATGCAAATAAACTAAAAGTTATGACAATAGTAGGCACAAGACCCGAGATAATCAAGTTATCCCAGGTTATTAAAGTGCTTGATGAAGAAACAAATCATATACTTGTTCATACTGGACAAAATTATGATTATGAATTAAACAACATTTTCTTTGAGGATCTAAAATTAAGAAATCCAAATTATTATCTTGACGCTGCTGGTAAAACATCTACTGAAACAATAAGTAATGTTATTATAAAAGTTGATGAAATCCTTGAAATTGAAAAACCCGATGCTGTTCTTATTTTAGGTGATACAAATAGTTGTTTATCAGTCATTGCAGCAAAAAGACGAAAAATTCCTATTTTTCATATGGAAGCTGGAAATAGATCTTTTGATGAAAGAGTCCCAGAAGAAATAAATAGAAAAATACTTGATCATATAAGTGATATAAATCTTCCTTATTCTGATATAGCAAGAGAATATCTCTTGAAAGAAGGACTTTCACCTGACAGAATAATTAAAATAGGAAGTCCAATGGCAGAAGTATATTATGAACATTTTAAAGCAAATTCTTTTATTTTTCCTGAAAAATGGACAAAAGATATTCTTGAAAAATTTAATCTTGAAAAAAACAAATTTTATCTTTTTTCTCTTCATAGAGAAGAATCAATAGAAAATGAAAAACAAATTAATAAATTAATTAACGTACTTACTTGGATGGATGAGAATTTACAATATCCAATTATTTTTTCAACACATCCACGAACAAAAAACCGTTTAACCACTTTAGGAGTTATTGATTCTTTTAAAAATATTAAATTTATGAAACCATTTTCTTTAACAGAATATGTTGCATTACAGATAAATGCATCTATTGTTTTTTCAGACAGTGGTACAATTTCTGAGGAAACTTCTCTTCTTCAATTAAAATCATTAAATTTGAGAGAAGCACATGAAAGACCAGAAGCTATGGAAGAAGCTACTGTAATGATGGTTGGATTAGATTTAGAAAGAATTAAACAAGGGATTGATATATTAAATTCAGGACATGGATTTTCATCTTATGTTGCTGATTATACACGTCATAGTATTGCATCAAAAGTATTAAAAATAATAATCAGTTATACTGATTATGTAAAAAGAAATGTATGGAGAGAAGAACCACATGAATGAAGATCTTTCTATAGTAGTTGAATCTTTTCTTGAAAGATTTTTTGAAGTTATAAATCAATATTGTTTGGATCATAATGTAGATAGACAAACTATATCTGAAAGATCTGGAATGAATAAACAATATTTAGAAAAACTATTTAGTAGAGAACTCGAACCTACTATCTTTGATATTGTGTTTTTACTTGATAGTATTGATTATTCTTTTACATTATTTTATTCTAAAAAAGACAGTGACAAAATGTACTGTGAATGAAAGGAGAAAAAGTGTCAACATTTAAAGAAGGTATAATGGAAGGTAAAGTTTCGTTTTTGGAAGTTTCTGATTTCTTAAAAAAAGGTATAGCGTATGTAAAAACTCATAAAGGAACATTTATGCATGATTTTTTTGGAATGACCAGCGAACAATTCGACACACTTCTGAATAAAGGATTTTTTAAGGAGGATAATGTATATTACTGTGATTTTTCCGATGCTGGCAAATTATCTGGAAAAAGAAAAAAGTAAGATAAGCAAATCCATAATTTTTTGTTCTTGACAAATTCAAAATTAAGTATTATACTTAAAATTAAATAACAATTTGGAGGTATTTATGCTACACATAAGAGATATACCCTGCTAAACTATTCATACATGTTTCTTTTTAATGATGCTATTTAACAATGGAGGACATAATATGACACCTAATTCACTTTTTAATATTCTTTATCCTTATTCAAGCAAAAATGCGATTGTTCCAAAACAACTCGAAGACGGTTCTCTTGAATACAGATTCAACCTTGCAGGAACACCACTTGAGGATATCAAAGTTACATGCGGAGAAGGAAGATTTGAAGTCTTATCGAAAGATAAGCACTATTCAGCATATTTAGATGATACACAAGACATAAAATATCTTGTTTTTGATATGAAAGCTGAATATAAATTGGGAATATTGATTATCACAATTCCCACAAAGCTCCCTGATATTCGTTTGATACCTGTTAAACTTATCACTGAATAAAATCTTAATGTTTCTATAGCTCAGCCACCATGTGTGGAAGGAGTTCCGGTGCCGTCTTAAACGACACCAGATAGTTTTCATGTTTTCTATTGCTCTTTCACCATAGCTCGTCCACCATGCGTGGAAGGAGTTCCGGTGCCGTCTTAAACGACACCAGCTAATCTTCATGTTTTCTATTGCTCTTTCACCATATGTGAAGGGGTTCTGGTGCCGTTTAAAACGGCACCAGGCAATTTTCTCTACAATATTTAAACATTAAACATTAATAAAGGAATATTTATGACTATCCGAGCTTTAAAATCACCTCAATATAATTGGGTTTTTGATGATTCTAATGGTAACTTTGCTAGATGGGGAAAAACTGAAGAAGAAAATCCTTCTTATTCTCCGCTAGGACCAGAACTTCTTGATATTGAAGTTTCAACAATTTGTCACAATGGATGTACTTTTTGTTATAAAAGTAATACGGGCAAAGGTCACAATATGACACTTGATGAATTCAAAAAGATTTTTCACAAAATTCCTCAGAATTTGACACAAATTGCTTTTGGAATAGGGGATATTGATGGTAATCCAGAATTATTTGATATGTTTAAATATTGTAGAGAAAATAGTTATAATCTTGTGATTCCTAATGTAACTATTAATGGAAAAAACATTTCTAAAGAGCATTATGATAATCTTTCTAAATTATGTGGTGCCGTTGCAGTATCTATGTATGATAAGGATAATTGTTATAATTCAGTTTTTGAACTAACAAGCAGAGGACTAAAACAAGTTAATATTCATATGCTTTTAAGTGAAGAAACATATGATGATTGTTTTCAGGTAATCAATGATAAACTGACTGATAAACGTCTTGAAAAACTTAATGCTATTGTTTTTCTTATGTTAAAGCCAAAAGGTGATAGAAATACATACAATTCTATTAAAAGCATAGAAAAATATTCAAAATTGGTTAATTATGCAATAGAAAAGAATGTTCAAATTGGTATGGATTCATGTTCAGGACCATCAGTACTTAAATCATTAAATAACATTGATACTAGATCAATTGAACCTTGTGAAAGTGGATTGTTTTCGTTATATATAAATGCTTTTGGAGAAGCATTTCCATGTTCTTTTACAGAAGGAACTAAAGGATGGAAAAAAGGAATCAATATTCTTCAGATTGAAGATTTTATTTCTGATGTCTGGAACAGTAATAAAATTCTTAAATGGAGAAAAACGCTCTTAGGTTCTACAAAAAATTGTGATTGCAAATTCAAAAATGATTGTAGATCTTGCCCTGTATACGATATTTCTTTATGTAAAGGTAAAAAACAATGAAAATTAGACAAGGATTTGTCAGCAACTCTAGTTCTACAAGTTTTATTATAAAAAATAAAACAAATAAACAAAAAACTTTAATGGATTTTATAGAAGAAACTTCTGTTTTCTTATATAAAATATATATACAAAAGTATCCTTATCATCTTTGGAAGGATAGTCAAGATGAAAGTTACAGGGAAATATTTTCTGCTGAAAGTGTAAAAAGTTTTATTCAAAAAAGAAATTTTCGGATAAAAGGTAACAAAGAAATAGGAATTATATTTGCTGATGATCAAACATCTACAGAAAATTTCTATGAATTAATGTTAAGAGATTTTAATGAAACAGAATCATTTTCTTGGCAAATGGATGAAAATCTTCACTAAAGATAGATTATTTGTAAATATTTTTTCTTTACTTTTTTTAAAAAATATGGTATTATGAATTATAAAGTTAAGAAATTGAAAGGATTACTATGCGTTTTATTTATCTTAATGGATTAACACAAGAAATTGTATTCACACTTGAAAATCATAGTGATGATGGTAAGTTTAAACTTCTTGCGATAAAAGATAATCAAATTTTAGTTTCTTCATTAAAAGATGATGATTATCTTCTTGTTGGAGATAATGGTAGAAAAGAAAAGACGAATTGGATTGAAAAATTTATTATAGGAAAAGATGTAGAAATTGGTAGTATCGAAGAAACATAAAAGTGCTCAAGAGCTTTTAAATCTTAAAAAAAACGATATGTTTCTTCTTAAGAAAAATGCTATTTTATATAAAAATGCTGAAATCCGTATTAAACCTTTAGTAGGAAATGGATTAGCAATCTTTTTAGCACAAGTTAATCAAAGCACAATCAAAATTGGTTATCAAGGTAAAATTTATTATACAACTTTTTCTTCAATAAAAAAAATATACAATCCTTCTGAATATTCTATAGAATAACTACTTAATTAAAGTATCTTTCTGGAGAAATTAATGAAATTACAACAAATTATAAAACAAGAAGTTTTAGGTTATCTTAAAGAAATAAAAATCTTAAAAGAAAGTGGTTTTGCTAGATTAGCAAATATTCTTCGAGGCGATATTCCATATATCAAAACACTTGCTATTTTCACCGCTGCGAATCCAAAAACGTCTAAAACCGATGCAGCAATGAATAATGAATTAAACAAGGAATTAATGGCAGACTTGAGACAGGCAAATTATGGTCCTATTATGATGGCTGGAATGTTTGATAATTTTGAACATAGTTTTGCTATCCCGAATATAAATAAAGAAGATACAATTTCATATGGTAAAAAGTATAATCAAACTTCGGTCATATGGGGATATAAAACAAACGAAGGAATGACCTTTGAATATATTGTTTCTGATACAGGCGATGTTGAAAGTGTTAGAGAAGTGTTTATTGATGCTTCTAATAGAAAAAATTTCTATTCTATTATTCATGGAAGAAAATTTACTATTCCATTCTTTGATCCCGTCTATGAAGATTCTAAGTGGAATCCAGAAAAACATGGGCAAGTAATAGGAACAAAGCCAGAAACAGTTAATGAATCTATAAGAATTGTAGGTTCTAAGAAATTTACATATAACAGTGAAGATTTACTTAAACTTAAAAATCCTGAAATTGATAAATTGGTTAATAAAATCAAGAAACAACAAGAATTTTTATTTGAAAACACAAATAAATCTGGTAAATCTATGTGGGAAAGTAGAGGTATTATTCGTATGTGTCTTTTCAAACTTCAAAATCTAATAAAATAAACATAAAAGGTGATATATGTCAATTTATCTTGAGAAATTAAGCAATAACAAAACAATTTTCTGGAAAGCTGAATTTAATAGCAATACTGTTATATACTCTTATGGACAAGTTACTGGAAAAGTCCAAGTAAAAGAAGAAACTTTTCTTGAAGGAAAAAACATTGGAAGATCCAATGAAACATCTCCTGAACAACAATGTATGCAAGATGCTGTTAAGAAAGCAAGAAAAAAGATTGAATCTGGATATACTGTAGTTTCTGGTCAAGATTTGATTGACATTTTTACTTCAAAAACTGCTCAAAAATCAAATCTTGATATTCCAAAACCTATGCTTGCATTTAAAATGCAAGAACATTTAGAAAAAATTAAACCTTTTGTTTTCTGTCAACCTAAAGTTGACGGAAATAGATGTCTTTTAAATATAAAAACAGGAAAACTCTATTCAAGAACAAGAAAAGAAATTATTTCATGTCCTCATATTACTCATAATTTGATGAATACAAATTTCTCTTCATATTTATATTTTCCTGAAAATAATGTTGAATGGATTGATGGAGAATTATATTCTCATGAATTGACATTTAACGACATACAAAGTATTGTAAGAAGAACAAAAAACATTGATTATGAAAAATCAACTTCTATTTTCTTTTATATGTTTGATTTTATTTCTGATTTGTGTCAAGAAGGCAGAATGCAAATTCTAAATACACTCGAAGATACAACATATATAAAAATCCTTAAATCTTCTTTTATACCAAAAGAAGAAATTGATAAATATCATGATCAATATGTATCAGAGGGATTTGAAGGAATAATGATTAGAATGCCAGAACATCCTTATGAACAAAAAAGAAGTTATTCTCTCTTTAAATATAAGAAGTTTTATGATGATGAATTTAAAGTTGTTGGGTTTAAATGTGAAAAAAACAATCCAAATGTTCTTGGAACAGTAACTTGTCTTATGAATGACTCTGAAAAAACTTTTGAAGTGACTCCATCTATGACTGATGATGAAAAACAAAATATTTGGGACAATCAAGATTGTTTTCTTGGAAAATTTGCAACAGTTGTCTTCCAAGAAAGAGATTCTAAAACAAATATTCCAAGATTCGGAACATTAAAAGCATTCAGAGAAAAAAACACTTGACATTTTAATATAACTATGATATAGTTGTTATAGATTGATGCGGAGTAGAGGAGTGGTTCATCGCTAGGCTCATAACCTGGAGAACGGCAGTTCGATTCTGCCCTCCGCAACCATCCATCCATAGTTCAGATGGCAGAACGACAGACCGATAATCTGTAAATCGGAGGTTCAAGTCCTTCTGGATGGACTATAATCCCTTTCGTAGCTCAATTGGTTAGAGCAGTCGCCTTATAAGCGACAGGTAAGTTGTTCAAATCAACTCGGAAGGACTCCAGATGTAGCTTAACGGTTAAAGCACAAGATTGTGGTTCTTGATACTGAGGGTTCGAGTCCCTTCATCTGGCCGATTTCATTAAAAATGAGGTAATATGTCTATGAAAAATATTTATGAAATAGTTGATGAATATGAAAAGAAATCTGAAAAGGAACTTGTTGAAGAACTTAAACAAAAAATTAACTTTTTAGAAGAATCTATTCGACAACTAAAAGATGATTATCATTATGTAACAAATGATATTTTAAATAAATTAATTGATGTTAAATATGATATAGAAAACACAATTGAAGATATTGAAGAAATAACTGATTCTTATAAACCATAAAAAGAATAACATCATCATGAAAAAATCAATAAATCAAATCATTAATGTTAAAAAAAGAATTGAAGAACAATCTGAAAAAAATATAATAGAAGAACTTAAAAATCAATTCAATGATCCAAATATAGCAAATAACATCGCAGATATAATACCTTATATTGAATTCGAAATGAATAAATTAAAAAAATCTGCCAAGAACATAATTCTTAAATAAAAGGAGAATACATGGGATACACACATTATTGGCATTATACTCCAATAACATCTTTAGATGAAATGAAGAATAATTTTAAAAAATCTATTCCTTCTCTTGAAAAAATTCTCGATTCTTTTAAAGAGTTAGTATGCTTTGAAATGGGAGCAGAAGATGTTTCAGCATTTTTATCAGAAAATACAATTCGTTTTAATGGAAAACTTGAAGAAGCACATGAAACTTTTTCATTTTCTACTTTAAATCTACGTTCTTTTAATTTCTGCAAAACAGCAAGAAAAGAATACGATATAGTTGTCTGTGCATGTTTAATTGTGCTTCAGCATTTTATTCCAGGTTTAACTGTTAGTTCTGATGGGTTGTGTGAACGTGAAAATTCAGAAAACCTTATCGAGTTAATAAACAGCAAAAAAACAGAACAAACTTGGAAAGATGCATTAAAATTTGTTTTAAAAAATAGATTAATTAACTAATTAAGTAATTAATAATCTGGGTGTAGCCTAATCTGGCAAGGCGCTTGGTTTGGGTCCAAGAGACTGATGGTTCGAATCCATTCACTCAGACTAATAAAAGTAAATTTAATAATTAAATAAATTTTGCTCTTTTAGTTTAAATAGGGAGAACAATTGGGATACACCCAATAAGCAGAAGTTCAATTCTTTTAAAGAGCACTGATCCTTAATTTTATATTATAGAAAGGAGTAAAAATGCATATTTGCATATCATCTCGTGAAAATGTATTAGATCTAGCTCATAAATTTATGAACACACAACCAAATTATGACATGATTCATATTATTTCTATTAAGTCGCCTGGAGACTCAAAAGTAGACTTTTCCAGCATTATTGAAAATAACACATGTGATGAATTTCCACCAACTTTAAATATTAATTATTTTTCATTTGATGATGTATCATCATATGATCCATATTATGTAATGTTTAACATAGAAAATGCTGCGCATGTTATGTGTATAGCAGCACAAATTCAAGCATACACTGAAGAAAGATATAAGAATACTCTTCTGTTAATTCATTGTAATCAAGGTATTAGCAGATCACCAGCGATTGCTTATTGCATTCTCAGTCTTTTAAATGAAACTGAAAATGCTGATCTTATTTTTAATGATCGCAAACAATATAGTCCAAACATGCATGTTATCAACACTATTATGAGTTATGCATCTTACCATTTTGATAGTGATGATAATATGATTTATGATGCTTCGGCATCTTATGAAAAACTTCGTCGTATAGCAAAAGAAGCAGTATCATATCTTTCACTATCTGATTCTGAATTAAATGAATTTAAAGAACTTAAAGAATTTGATTGGCTGGATGATAATGAGGTGCCAGAATGAAGAAAATCTTTTTATTTGGAATATTTCTTTTATTTATTATGCTTTCTTGTGGAAGTTCATTAAAAACTGTTTATTTATTTAATCGTCAAACGATGTTGCTTGATAAGCATATCGGATATGCCACATTTGTTAAATGTGGTGAAAAGGATGGATCTTGGAAAAGATGTGCTGTATGCAATTCAGAACAAACACCAAAATGCAAAGAAATATTTTATGACAACGCTCTATATGATTTATATATTGAAGATGTTGAATAAAGGATAATAATGAATTTTCATATAAATATTGGAGATAAAGTTTGTTGTGTTGGTTCTTTCTCAGTGTTTGGCACTGTTTATTCTTTAGGAATAAATTCAAATAAAGAACAAATTTGTATAATTCTTTGGGATGATGCACCAGAATATCCAGATGTTCAAAAAATTGAAAAGTTAGTTAAAATAATTTAATTTTTTTATTAAAAAAAAATCTTGACAAATTAAAAAAAATATGTTATTATAGGATCATAATAGAGTAAAACTTATAAAAAAGGAGTTGTTATGGATTATTCAAATGTAAATGTACGTTTTCGTTATTCGCCATGCAAAAGATTGACTCTTGCTGTACTGAGAGACGTTGAGTCTGGAACTTTCCAAATTGGTTATGCTTTTTGGAATAAAAATCATGATAATTACAACAAGAATATTGCCAGATCTGTTGCGTTTGGAAGAGCTGAAAGATTTCCTATTTATCTTGAATTTCAAGAACTTAAAAATGGTACATATAAATCGGTTAAAGATGCTTTTTATAAGACTCTTTATGAAGACATTGATAATGTACCTCATTGGTTCTTGGAAGAAAGAGAAGCATATCTTTCAAATGAACCTGCAACTACAATCTCTGAAGACGCTCGTAACTAGTTATACATAAAGCGGATATAGCACAAAGGCAGTGCGGTAGACTTCCACTCTATTAATGAGAGTTCAATTCTCTCTATCCGCTCAATTTAATCAACTTAACCAGGAGAATCAAATGATAAGTGAAATGAAGAAGGGTGAAAGAAAAACTTTAAGTTTAGGACTTGATGTAGAAAGAAGAGAAGATGGGATGTTCATGACAAGAATTTTCCTTGAAACACCAAATGGTAATATGGCAATTAGATTCCGTCCAGGGATCGGAAAAACTGCTGAAGAAAGCGTTGTTAGTGCCTTCAGCAAGATTTCTACACCAATTATAACAGAAACAGAACCTAAAACATAATTTTTATTTTGTCATTAAAAAATGAAAAAATCTTGTGATACTTGTGGATACCATTCTGTTTATATTGTCTATTCATCCCAGGTTTTCTCTGAAAGAAAAAAATACATTTATTTATGTGCTAAATGTGGAATCTTATGGGAAGATGGATTCATATTAAATGACACATATTATAAAAGCAAAAAAGATAAACAAGTTTTTTCGTCCGTTATTTAATGGTAGAATGTGAGGCTTTGAACCTCAATATGTAGGTTCGATTCCTACCGGGCGAACCATACAATCAACAATTTGGAGTTTAAATTATGAGCCGCTCGTCTAAAGATTTTCTTAAAAAAGAAAATCTCATGTCAATTACTGAAAAAAAGAACAAAAGAAAACTTAATAAAAATGTAAGACAAAATATAAAAAATAATCTTAAACCATTCTTTCAAAAAGATTTAAAAACAAATGAAGAACTATCTATTGTTGATGAACTAGATGAAAGCCTTTGTGAAGAGGAAATTATAGAAATAAATTCCATTGGAGATTAAAATGACTTATCATTGTTTGAATTGTGATTCTGTTGTAGATATCTCAATAAGAGAAGGAACATGCCCAGAATATATCTTTTGTCCAATTTGTTCATCACAAAATACTGAAGAAATTATGATGTTGTCTTCCCTTTATCCAAAAACAAATGAAAAACCTAAAGAGTACCATAAATTACATTCGTAATTTATCATAAAAATTTTTTCTTGACAAATTTTTAATTTTATGATATTATTAAGATAATAAAACAAAAGGAAAGTCTATGAATATCAATTCTATATGCGAACATATCGCAATATGTGTTAATTCAATCAATTATAATCAAAAAGTTGAAGTGTCTGTTACAGCAGATGAATTAAAAAATCTGATAACAATGGATATAATCAATAAAAAACATTTTATTAAATTCAATAAAATACATACTGGACCTGTAAGCATACGTTTTTATGCAACAATGCTTATATCAAACTTATATGAAGATATTATCGTTGACGGTAATGATGTTATTATTGTTGTTTCTAAATTGGATGAAAAGTAATGAACACAAGATACGAACTTATTAATCTTATTAAAGAACTTAATCATTATGGTGCCAATATTCATATTGAAAAAGATCTTAACAATAATAATCAAAAACCTATTTTAAATAAAAAAGAAGATACAGTTGAATGGATTAATAAAATTGAACTTGATTAAAAGGAAAAAAATAATGAGTATTAAAGAAAAAAATATTTTCAATATGAGCACAAAATACGGACTTGTTAATCTTATTAAAGATCTTAATGATTATGGTAACAATATTCAGTATGATCATGGTTATGCTTTACAATTGGCAGCACGACTTGGTCGTCTTGATATGGTTAAATATCTGATTGATATTGGTGCTGATATTCATGTTTTGAATGATTATGCTTTACGATGGGCAGCATCAAAAGGTTATCTTGATCTGATTAAATATCTGGTTGAAAATGGTGCTGATATTCATACTGAAAATGATTATGCTTTACAATTGGCAGCACAACTTGGTCGTCTTGATATGATTAAATATCTGGTTGAAAATGGTGCAAATATTCATACTTATGATGATTCTGTTTTACAATATGCAGCACTAAATGGACATCTTGATATGGTTAAATATCTGGTTGAAAATGGTGCTAATATTCATGCTGAAAATAATAAAGCTTTAAAATGGGCAGCTGAAAAAGGTCATTATGATATTGTTGAATATCTTAAAGATTTTAATAACAATAAACTTATTGAGGAAAGTAAAGAAGATCTTAACAATAATAATCAAAAACCTATTTTAAATAAAAAAGAAGATACAGTTGAATGGATTAATAAAATTGAACTTGATTAAAAGGAAAAGAAAAGTAATGAATAAACATACTGACATTGAAACTCAATTCAATGCTACTCTTGAATATGCAGTACGACAAAATTATTTTGATGCTGTCAAATTTCTTGTTGAAAATAATACTAATAATTATAACTTTAATACTGCACTTTTATATGCAGCAATTTATTGTGATCTTGATGTTGTCAAATATCTGGTTGAACATGGTGCTGATATTCATTCTGATGATGAACATATTTTGCGAATCGCAGTGAAATATGAGCGTTTTAATATTGTTAAATATTGTATTGAACAAGGTGCTAATGTTCATGTAAGGAATGATGAAACATTACGATGGGCAAAGAAACGGGGTAATGATAAAATTATTAAATATCTTTCTATTCAAGGTGATAAATATCTTTGTAGAGAAATTGATCTTGAAGATAATCCAAAACTTAACTAAAAGGAGAAAAAAATGAAAATTACTAGTGCTCTTAAGACTCTTGAAAAAATGGGGTATAATGTTCGTTTTAAAGGTAATCACTATTGGGTTACTGTTGGAGACAACACTATTGATATGTTTACATCAAGTGTTGGTGAAGTTCGAGATATCCGAGCATTTAGAGTCAGAAAATCTAATGAAACTGATGATCTAAGTGGTGCTTTTGCCGGAACATTTGAATTAAATCTCTCACAATCTTTGAAGAAACTTGGTCTTCCTGGAAATCTTTCTGAGATGAAGAAACTTCTTTCAAAAGAAACAAAAATTAATTCCGATCTTTCTGAAAAAGTTGAAGAAATAGCACCACATGCTGAATGTGCCCTCAAGGATGCTATGGATAATGGAATTGAATATTAACTTCTTAAGTAAAAGAATAATAAAAGAATTTGATGGAACAAATATATACAGACCATGAAATGGAACAAATGTATAAAGACTATGATCTAGGCATGGCATCATATTATAATAAGATCGAATCTGTTATACAATTAATTAATGATGGTGCTAATTATCATGTTGATAATGATTATCCCTTAAGAGTTGCATCAATTTATGGTAATTTTGATATTGTCAAATATTTAATTCCTTTGTATAATAATAAAGAAGAATTAAAAACATTGTTTTTTAGAGTTAATAACTTTTATGTTAAATATCTAATTTTGGAAAGATTATATGAATTACAAAAATTCTAGATTTATTGAAGCAGTTAAAACTAATAATTTTCAGCAAGTTAAAGAATGTATTGAAGAAGGTATAGATATTCATGCTGACAAGGATTACGCTTTACGATATGCAGCAGAACGTGGTCACTTTGATATGGTTAAATATTTAGTTGAAAATGGTGCTGATATTCATGCTTGTTATGATGCTGCTTTTAGATTTTCAGCGGAGAATAATCATTTAAATGTTGTCAAATATCTTGTTGAAAATGGTGCTGATATTCATAATGATGATAATAATGTTATACGATTAGCAGCAGAATATGGATATTTCGAAATTGTTAAATATTTAATGGAAAAAGGTACTTATAATTATGCTGACAACAATTGTATTTTAGAATATGCAATAGAATTTAAACATTTTGATATTATTAGATATTTAATTCCTTTATATTCTAAATCGGAATTAAAAGAATTGTTTTTAAAAATTAATAATTTCTGTGTCAAATGTTTGATATTGGAAAGGTTATATAATGGATCTTTTTGTTGCAATTAGAAGAAACGATCTTCAGCAAGTTAAAGAATGTATTAAACATGATGTTAATATTCATTATGATAAAGGTAATGCTTTACGATATGCAGTAGATAATGGTTGTTTTGAAATTGTTAAATATCTGGTTGAATATGGCACTGATATTCATATTTGGAATGATTATCCTTTACGAATTGCAGCACTTTATGGTTATTCTGATATTGTTAAATATCTTGTTGAGCATGGTGCTGATATTCATGCTGATAATGATTATGCTTTACGATGGGCAGCAAATAAGGGTCATTTTGATATTGTTAAATATTTAATTCCTTTGTATAATAATAAAGAAGAATTAAAAACATTGTTTTTTAGAGTTAATAACTTTTATACTAAATTCTTAATTTTAGAACAATTATATGGAACTTAATTAAAAATGAAAAAACTTTTATTTTCTATAACCAAAAAAGATTTAGAATTTGATTATTTTTCTGGTACTGGAAATGGTGGGCAAAACAGAAATAAACACCAAAAATGTGTTAGGTGCAAACATCCACCTTCTGGTGCAGTAGGAATAGGACAAAATACTAGGTCTTTAGAACAAAATAAAAGAGATGCTTTTTTAAACATGACGAACAATAAATTATTTAAAGATTGGATGAAAATAAAAATTGCTAAGTTTACTGTATCTGTTAAAGATATCCCTATAGAAGATGTTGTAAATGAATCAATGAAAGAAGAAAACATTAAGATAGAAATCCATGATGAAGATGGTAATTGGATCGAGGTTAAAGACATAAAAAAATAAATCTTGACTTTTGATCCAATTTTTGATATTATAAGTATATAAAATAAAAAATCAGAAAGGAACATTATGAAATTCGAGAACGCAATAACAAAACTGGAAAGACTTGGTTATAAAACTGAAAAGAACACTTATGGTATTTATTCATTTGTAGTGAATAACCATACTATTTCTTTTTTTAAAGTTATTGGAAAAGGTACCGTAGATAAACCTACAGTAACTTATCCAATAGAATCAGACAAACAACCAAAAAGATTCTCTTCTCTAATGGCAGCAATTAGAGAATGTGGAGGAGTTGCTACCCTTAAAGAACTCAATGAACTTCAAAAAAAGCAAAAAATTGCTTCTCTTAATAACGTTGAAGCTCTACGAAGAAAAGCAGATAAGATAGATGAAAACAAAAAAGAAGAATTTGTTAATAAAATTCTTGAACTACGTAACTCATAAAGTATAAAGGAGAATATAAATTATGGCTGTTGGAATTACATTTAAAACTCTTGAAAAAATTGTTTTCCCAATTGTAAAGGCTAAACATCCTATCCTCATTCGTGGTAGGCATGGAATTGGTAAATCTGAAGTTGTTTATCAATTTGCAAATCAACTTTATTTTGATGAAAATGGAGAAATGCAAACCTTAATAGGACTTTCAGAAGAAAGTGCTAAAGAAAAGATATCTTCATTAAAAGAAAAAAACATCAACATAGGTTTAAAAGTTGTTGAAAGAAGAGCATCTCAAATGACAGAAGGAGATCTTATGGGACTTCCTGTTTCAAAAGAAAATTCCACTACGTGGAATCCTCCTGATTGGTTCAAAGAAGCATGTGATTATCCGGTTGTTTTGTTTTTAGATGAAATCGATAGAGCAGTTCTCGAAGTAAGACAAGGCATCTTTGAATTGACTGATTCAAGAAAACTTAATGGATGCAAATTACATCCTCAAACAATCATTTTCGCAGCAGTAAATGGTGGTAATCATGGAAGTATGTATCAAATTTCTGAGATGGAGCCAGCAGAACTTGATAGATGGACAACTTTTGATTTAGAGCCCAGTGTAGAAGATTGGGTAGAATGGGCAAGAAAGAAAGGAAATGTCCATAAATATATTATCGATTTCATTATCGGAAATCCTAAACGGCTTGAGTTCGATGGTGAACATGAACCAAATAAAAAATATCCATCAAGAAGAAGTTGGGTTAGAGCTAGTTCTACATTAGTTGCATCGGATCTCTTCTCTTGGGAAGATAAAGCAAGTTTGGAACAACTTGATACAATCCTTTATATTACACAAGGATTCATTGGTACTGAAATCGGGTTTGATTTCAGAGATTATTGTGCAAATATCAAAGGTCAAGTAACTCTTGAAGAAGTTCTTGATAAGGGTAAACTTGATAGAGTTAAAGATTGGGAGATAACTGAACACTCAACCTTTGTTGATAAAATTATCAACTCGAATCTTATTGAATCTGCGTTGACAAAAAAACAATTGAAAAATTGGGCAGAATATATCGCTATTCTACCAGCAGAAGTTGCAGTACATTTTTTCTCTGTTCTTACAACACAAAAAACTACTTCTGAAATAGTTCAGAATAATGTTTTTAATCTCTATAGCCAAAATACTAAAGGTGAAAGAAATATAAGAACAATTATATCAAATCACTTCGTAGATCAAATCGCTTCTAAAGAAAAATCTACCTCTGAAGGAGAAACAAATGAAAAAGAAAATGGTTGAAAACTATAACGATCTTCCGAAAGATTGTCCTTTGTGTAAAAAATCCCTTAAAGGACATAGAATCCCTGAATCAGTTAAAAAATTATTTGACAATGCAGAATTCTATAACACTGTATGGACACTATATAATAATGGAGATCTTGTATATAAATGTCCTTCCTGTAATTTCATTTGGAAGTAAAGGAGAAAAATGAATAATAATTTTAATAATTTTCCTAATTTGTGCCCTTCATGTGGATATGTCTTAATAAAAGATGAAATCTCTGAATCAGATAAGAAATTACTTGATACAGTTGAATCACTATATAAAGTAGGAGATCCTGTATATAAATGTCCAAAATGTAAGTCCATTTGGATTATTTGGAAATAAAATAAATGGACTTTTTGATAAATTGGGTATGTGTGTTTTTTCTTTTCCTTTCTGATTGGCATGGTGTATGTTATATAAATTCTAATTCAAAAATCTGTAAAAATATTGATATACCAACTATCTTTCAATATACATCAATTATATTAAAAGAAACAAATATTTATAATGATATAAATCCATTAGTAGTAGCTGCAATAATTTGGCATGAAAGCCATTTGAATCCAAAAGCGATTGGTCCTAATAAAAAAGACATAGGACTTATGCAAATCTCTTATATTTGGGTTAAAGAAACAAAAAATGATTTAAAAAATCCTGAAATAAATATAAAAGTTGGTATATCAATATTAAATTATTGGAAAAATGAAAGAACAAAATCACATTCAAAAAACTACTTAGCACATTATGCAGCAGGTAATTCCCCAGAAAAAAAACATTTTCTTTTTCAAAAAAAAATTATTAATAAAGCAAAAAAATTTAATATAAAAGAACAAATTTATGTCAATGTTAACAAACTTAGAAAAAAGAACCCAAGAAATTAATCTAGCTACAAAATTGCTTGATTGTATTTATACAAATGATACAAAAAACTTCTCAGAACTCATAGAAGACAATATAGAAATTATTAAAAAAAATCTTTATTTTGAAGTCTTTTCAAAATGTTTAAAACTTTCATTTCTTCTTGAAAAAACAGAAATATTATATATATTTATGAAATATAATATAAAAGAATTTTTCCATAAATATCCACATCAAAAAAAAATGATTGGAGACGCTGCTTTTAAAACAAAAAATACAGAATGTATATATATTTTTTTATCTATGTTCTTTGGTTAAAAAAAAATCTTGACTTTTTCCCAAAATAATGATATTCTATTAACAGACAAACAAAAAAAGTGTAAAAATGAAAAATATTAAAAAAGAATCAAATTTTATTCTTGATGATCATATTGCTTCTGCTTTAAAAGATGAAGAATTCTTTAGATGTCTATCTTTAAGAATTAACAAAAGAATTGATTATACAATCCCCACTGCTGGAGTGAGAATTGATAAGAGAACAATGAACTTTGTTCTTGCATACAATCCGCTTTTTCTAGAATTATTAACTCAAGAAGAAGTTAGAGCAGTCCTTTCTCATGAATTTCTTCATATTTCTCTTGGACATGTTACTAAAGAAATAGTACATGAAAAAACACGTAATAATTTTATTGCTTTACATCATAAAAGAAATATAGCATTTGACTTATCAATAAATACACATTTGAAAAATTTTCCAGAAACAATAAAAATCCCAGATGCTAATGGAAAAGAAAAAATTGGATATAGTTGCATTCCTGGAAAAAATCAATATATTGATCTCCCTAAAAATTTAACATCAGATCAATATTTTTCTCTCCTACCTGATCCAGTTTGCATTTTTTCAAAATTGTTAAAAAATGCAGACAAGAATGGTCAGAATGATCAAAGTGGTGAGAATGGCGAAAATAATCAAAATGGTAAAGGTAGTGAAGGTAGTGAAGGTAGTGAAGGTAGTGAAGGTAGTGAAGGTAGTGAAGGTAGTGAAGGTAGTGAAGGTAGTGAAGGCAGTGAAGGCAAAGACTCTCAGGGTTCTTCTGGAGATGATAAAGCACCTGCCTGTATTGGATGTGGAACTTGTTGTAATCAGGTTGGAGATCATGATTGGGGTGATTTGACTCAAGAAGAAAAAGAAATTCTTGAGAACAGAAGACTTCAAATTATTAGAAAAGCTGTGCAAGATTCTAATTATAGATGGGGGACAATACCCAAAGAAGTCAGTGAAGAAATAATTAAACAAATTTCTAACAAAATTAACTGGAGATCTTTATTAAGATATTTTGTTAAATGTAATAGAAAAGCAGATAAAATTTCTTCTATTAAATCAATAAATAAAAGATTTCCGTATATTCATGCTGGAAAGAAAAGAACAAGAATGGCGAATATTGCTGTTTCATTTGATGAATCTGGATCTGTAGATGATGAAATGTTGTCATTGTTTGCAGCAGAATTATCAAAACTTGTTCAAATAGCGTCATTTACTCTTATTCCATTTGACTATACAGTAGATGAAGAGAATATTTCTGTGTGGAAAAAGAATGATAAGTTCGAATTAAAAAGAACAAGGTCAGGTGGTACAAATTTTGATGCACCAACAGTTTATGTTAATGAACATAGAGAATTTGACGCTCATATAATTTTAACAGATTTAGAAGCTCCACAACCAACATTTTCAAAAGTACCTAGATTGTGGATAACTGATTCTGATCATGCAGAATCCCCTTATTTTAAACCTGAAAAAGAAAAGTTAATCGTAATAGAAAAAGATAAATGTATACAAATCTCTTTGAAGCAGTAAGGAATAACGACCTTCAACAAGTTAAAAGATCCATTGAAAATAATACTGATATTCATGCTGCTAATGATTATGCTTTAAGCTGGGCAGCATATTTCGAACATTTTGATATTGCTAAATATTTAATTTCTTGTTATTCTAATATAGAATTAAAAAAAATATTTTCTCAATTCAATAATTTTTATGTTAAATCCTTAATCTTGGAAAGGTTATATAATGGATCTCAATGATAAAATTAGAAATGATAATCTCAATCTTTTTGATGCAGTTGAAAATAACAATCTCCAGAAAGTTAAAGAACTTGTTGAACTTGGTGCAGATATTCATGCTGATGATGATTGGTCTTTAAGACATGCAGCAGAACATGGTTATTTTTATATTATTAAATATCTTATTGATCTTGGTGCTGATATTCATACCAATAATGATTGGCCTTTAAGATATGCAGCAGAATTTGGTCGTCTTGATATTGTAAAATATTTAGTTGAACATGGTGCTGATATTCATGCTTTTGATAATTGGACTTTAATATGGACAGCACAAAAAGGTTATTTCGATGTTGTCAAATATCTCATTGAACATGGTGCTGATATTCATATAGATAATGATTATCTTTTACGATGGATAGCAAAACATGGACATCTTGATGTTGTTAAATATTTAATTCCTTTATATAAAAAATCAGAATTAAAAAATTTTTTTTCTCGAATTGATAGTTTTTATGTTAAATTTCTAATCTTAGAAAGGTTATATAATGACTCTTATTGATGCAATTAGTATAAACGACCTTCAACAAGTTAAAGAATGCATTGAAAATGGTGCTGATATTCATGCTCATGATGAGTATGCTTTAAAATATGCAGCAATGTATGGTTATTTGAATATTGTTAAATATCTTGTTGAGCATGGTGCTGATATTTATGCTCTTGATAATTATACTTTAAAATGGGCAACATATTTTGAACATTTTGATGTTATCAAATATTTAATTTCTTTATATAATAAAGAAGAATTGAGAAAATATTTTTCTCAATTCAATTTTTTTTATATTAAATACTTAATCTTGGAAAGGTTATATGATAAGCCTCAATGAAGCAGTTAGAAATAACGATCTTCAACAAGTTAAACGCATTGTTGATAGATACATTGTTGGTAATTTTTTGAATCGTAAAGATTTTTTTAATCAAAAAGATGAAGCTTTAATAATTGCATCAGATAATGGATATTTGGATATTGTTAAATATTTAGCTGAGCATAATGCTGATATCCATGCACATGATGATATTGCTTTACGGTGGGCAGTAGAAGGAAGTCATTTTGATGTTGTTAAATATCTGGTTGAACAAGGAATTAACATCCATCGAGATTGTGATGATATTATAACAAGTGCGGCAGGTCAAAAAAATCTTGAAATTCTCAAATATTTGGTTGAACATGGTGTTAATATTCACGCTTCTAATGATTATGCTATAGAGTATGCAGTAGAAAATGATAGATTAGATAATTTTAAATATTTAATTTCTTTATTCACAAAAACAGAATTAATAAAATTACTCCTTCAATATAAAGGACTCTATATTAATTTTTTAATCTTGGAAAGGTTATATAATGGATCTTATTGATGCAGTAAGAAATAATAATTTTCAACAAATTAAATATCTTGTTGAGCATGGTGCTGATATTCGTATTTGGAATGATTATCCTTTACGAATTGCATTAGATTATGATCATTTTGATATTGTTAAATATTTAATTTCTTATTATTCTGATACGGAATTAAAAACATTATTTTCTTATTATTCTGAGATGGAATTAAAAAAATTAATTTCTCAAAGAAATAGTTTTTATGTTAAATTTTTAATCTTGGAAAGATTTTATGAAAAAAAATGATTTAATAATGATTAGCTTTAAACAATCTATTGGTCTTGGTCTTGCTGGTGTTTTTGCTTCAAATATAAAAAATACATCATCGCTTTTGATATCAAAACCTAGGTATGTTATTTTTCTTCATATTGACAAAGGTACAATAAACAGAATAAAATATTTATATTTCTTTGATATTTTAACAAAAGAAAATTTTAAAATACCACTTTATAAATCATTATTAATAAGGAAAAAATAAATGTATACAAGTCTTATGACCTATGGTTCTACAAAAAAAGAAGTACTCGATCTTCTTTTAAAACAAATACCAAATTTATACGCAGAAATATCTATTAATCTTTTATGCCTTCAAGATCCACGAGCAACCCATTTGTCAGATTATGAAACAAGTTTGCGAAACAATTCACAAGTCACTTGGAAAGCTTCTTTAGATTATATTTATGAATTCTCAAAAGAAGAAAATAATGATAAATCATAATCTAAACAATCTTCAATAAATAAATTTTATATCAAATGCTTAATCTTAGAAAGGTTATATAATGAATCTCATTGAAGCAGTTGAAAATAATAATTTTCAGCAAGTTAAAGAATACATTAAATATGGCGCTGATATTCATATTGATAACAATTATGCTTTACGATATGCAGCACTAAATGGTTATATTAATATTGTTAAATATCTTATTAAATATGGTGCTGATATTCATGCTATTAATGATAATACCATAAATTGGATAACAGAATTTGGTCATTTTGATATTGTCAAATATTTTATTACTTTATATTCTGATACAGAATAAAAAGAATTAATTTTTAAACTTAATTCTTTTTATGTTAAATGCTTGATCTTAGAAAGGTTATATAATGAATCTCATTGATGCAGTTGATAATAATGATATTCAACAAGTTCAACATTTTGTTGAACAAGGTGATGATATTCATATTTATAATGATCTTGCTTTACGATTAGCAGCATTAAATGGTCATTTTGAAATTGTTAAATATTGTATTGAAAATGGTGCTGATATTCATGCCGCTTATGATAATGCTTTACGAGGATCAGCAAAAAATGGACATTTTGATGTTGTTAAATATTGTATTGAAAATGGTGCTGATATTCTTGCTATTGATCATTATATAATGAGCATAGCTGTTAATAAAAATTATTTTGATGTTGTTAAATATTTAATTCCTTTATATCCAATATCAGAATTAAAAGAATTGTTTTCTGAAATTGATAATTTCTATATCAAATTCTTAATCTTAGAAAGGATATTTAATGAATCTCAATGAAGCAATTATAAATAACAATTTCCAGCAAGTTAAAGAATGTATTGAACATGGTGCTGATATCCATGCTCAAGATGAATATGCTTTAAAATATACAGCAATGTATGGTCATCTTGATATTGTTAAATATCTTGTTGAACTTGGTGCTGATATCCATGTTCAAGATAATCTTCCTTTAAGATACGCAGCAGAAAATGGACATCTTGATATTGTTAAATATCTGGTTGATCTTGGTGCTGATATTCATGCTCTTGACAATAGTGCTTTAAGATATGCAGCACCAAAAGGCCATTTTGAAATTGTTAAATATTTGGTTGACCTTGGTGCTGATATTCATGCTCAAGATGAATATGCTTTAAAATATACAGCAATGTATGGTTATTTGAATATTGTTAAATATCTGGTTGAACTTGGTGCTGATATTCATATTCAAAATGATATTACTTTAAGATATGCAGCGGAATTTGGATGGCTTAATATTGTTAAATATCTGGTTGAACTTGGTGCTAATATTTATGCTGCTGATGATTGTGCTTTACGATGGGCAGCAAAAAATGGACATCTTGATGTTGTTAAATATCTGGTTGATCTTGGCGCTAATATTCATGCTCAAAACGATTATCCTTTACAATGGGCAGCAGGATTTGATCATTTTAATGTTGTTAAATATTTAATTCCTTTATATAAAAAATCAGAATTAAAAAAATTGTTTCCTTATATTGATAACTTCTATGCTAAATTCTTAATCTTGGAAAGATTATATAATGCAACTCAATGAAGTGGTTGATAATAATGATTTTCAACAAATTAAAGAATGTATTGAAAATGGTGCTGATATTCATTTTTGGAATGATTATGCTTTAAGAAGAACAGTAGAATATGGTCGTCTTGATGTTGTTAAATATTGTATTGAACATAATGCTGACATTCATGTTTTAAGTGATCTTCCTTTACGATTAGCAGCATTAAATGGACATCTTGATATTGTTAAATATCTGGTTGAACATGGTGCTGATATTCATATTTGGACTGATTGCCCTTTACGATTAGCAGCAGAATGTGGTTGTCTTGATGTTGTTAAATATTTTATTGAACTTGGTGCTGATATTCATGTTATTAATGATTACGCTTTAAGATATACAGTATATAATGAACATTTTGATGTTACTAAATACTTAATTTCTTTCTATTCTGATATAGAATTAAAAAAAATATTTTCGCAGATCGATAATTTTTATATTAAATACTTAATTTTGGAAAGGTTATTTAATGAATCTCATAGATGCAGTTAATAATAATGATCTTCAACAAGTTAAATGTCTTGTTGAAAATGGTGCTGATATTCATGCTCAAGGTGATTGTGCTTTATGTCTTGCAGCAGAATATAGTCATCTTGATATTGTTAAATATCTTATTGAACATGGTGCTGATATTCATGCAAATGCAGAACATGGACATCTTGATATGGTTAAATATCTTATTGAACATGGTGCTGATATTTATACTCTTAATGATTGGCCTTTAAGATGGGCAGTAGAATATGGACATTTTGATGTTGTTAAATATTTGATTGAACATGGCGCTAATATTCGTATTTGGAATGATTATCCTTTACGAATGGCATTAGATTATGATCATTTTGATATGGTAAAATATTTACTTTCTTATTATCCTGATACGGAATTAAAAAAATTGTTTTCTAAAACTGATAGTTTCTATGTTAAATTTCTAATCTTAGAAAGATTATACAATGAGTCTCATTGATGCAGTTTATAATAATGATCTTCAACAAGTTAAATGTCTTGTTGAAAATGGTGTTAATATTCATGTTGACAATGATATATCTTTAAGACATTCAGCACGACATGGTTATATTGATATTGTAAAATATCTTGTTGAGCATGGTGCTAATATTCATACCGATAATGATGAGCCTTTATATTTTGCAGTATATTACAATCATTTTGATATTATCAAATATTTAATTTCTTTATATTCAATATCAGAATTAAAAGAATTAATTTTTAAATTTGATTCTTTTTATGTTAAATTCTTAATCTTAGAAAGGTTATATAATGAATCTTATAGATGCAGTTAATAACAATGATCTTCAACAAATTAAATGTCTGGCTGAAAATGGTGCTGATATTCATTGTGAAAATGATTATGCTTTAAGAAGTGCAGCATATCTTGGACATCTTGATATTGTTAAATATCTGATTGAACATGGCGCTAATATTCACGTTCAAGATGAACTTCCTTTAAGATTTGCAGCATGTAATAATTATTTTGATATGGTTAAATATCTGGTTGAGCATAACGCTAATATTCACGTTCTTGATGATTATCCTTTACATTGGACAACAAAAAATGGATATTTTGATATTACTAAATATCTGATTGAACATGGTGCTAATATTTATGCTGAAAATGATAAAGCTTTAAAATGGGCAGCAGAATTTGGACATTTTGATATTGCTAAATATTTAATCTCTTGTTATAAAGAATCAGAATTAAAAAAATTGTTTTCTAAAACTGATAGTTTCTATGTTAAATTCTTAATTTTAGAAAGGTTATATAATGAATCTCATAGATGCAGTTGATAATAATGATCTTCAACAAGTTAAATGTTTGGTTGAAAATGATGCTGATATTCATGTTTATTATGAAGAACCTTTACGATTGGCAGTATATAATAATTATTTTGATATTGTTAAATATCTGGTTGAGCACGGCGCTAATATTCGTGCCAGTTGTGATTGGCCATTAAAATGGGCGTTTCAGTATGGTTATTTTAATATTGTTAAATATTTGATTTCTTGTTATAAAAAATTTGAATTAAAAGAATTGTTTTCTGAAATCAATAGTTTTTATATTAAATACTTAATATTAGAAAGGTTATATAATGAATCTTTATGTTGCAATTAAAAAAAACGATCTTCAAAATGTTAAAAAATATCTTAAAGAAGAAAATGAAAATAATTATAATTTAATTCTACGATATGCAATATTATATGGTAATCTTGGTATTATTAAATATCTGATTGAAAATGGTGCCAATATTCATACTAGTATTGATTATCCTTTAAGACATGCAGCAAAACGTGGTTATTTTGATGTTGTTAAATATTTGATTTCTTGTTATTCCGATATAGAATTAAAAACATTATTATTTGAAGTTGATAACTTCTATGTTAAATTCTTAATTTTAGAATTTTTTCAGAAAAAATTTTCAAAAAATATTTGATTTTGTCTTAAATTTCAGAAAAAATTGTCGGAAGAATAAAAGTGTGTATAGTTCTGCAAAATACGTGCCAACCGTCTAGGTGTACCTAGTACCGGGGGGGTGTCTCATTATACCACATTGCTTTTCACTTGTCAAGAAAAATCGACATGGCATAGTTATTGCATATTGCTTTTTATTGTCATTGTTCCTTCACTGTTTATGCTCTAAGCATACCATACCTCGAAATGATTGTCAAGAAAAATCGACATGGCATGGTGATTGCATACTGAAGATGTATATGCAATCACCGTGCCAATCATTTACGCATTCAATCGCTTATTGATAAGCGTATTGATATCATTTACAAAGGTATCTAATTCCTCTTTGATATTATCAAAGAGCTCTTCAATCCTTTCCAGTTCTTCGTTTGCTTCTCTGATTTCACAGGAAGCAAAGTCAATCAATTCCAATGTCGCAGGATCATCATTCAATATCTTTTCTCGAAGCTCTTCGCATACTTCCTCTTTATCTTCTTCAAGCTTCTCGACATAAGCACATTGTTCGTCAACCTTTTTGGCAAGGCAATCTCTTTCGTTGGTAAGCTGATTGATTCTTTCCATTGCGGATTCAAGTGTAAAGGTCTTTTTCATTGCTTTGTTCCCTCACTGTTTATGCTCTAAGCATACCATACCTCGAAACGATTGTCAAGAAAAAAACAACTGGAAATCTAATTCTATTACCTTTCTTCCGGTGATAGAGAAAAAGCATCATGCTTCTTAATTCTATTTATATGTTAACTCCTTGATATTATTCAATTCACATTTTATTGTATCACTTTTCTCTAGTGAAGAGAAAAGAATCATGCTTTTTAAAATCTATTTGTATGTTAACTCCTTGATACTATTCAATTCACATTTTTTGGTATACTTTCTTTCCAGTGAAGAGAAAGAGGTATGAATTGAATATCATGTAAGTATTGTTAACACTATGATAACATTCAATTCATACTTTTTGGTATACTTTTTCTTATATAAAGCGCAATCATCTTAAGCATTAAGTTTTTAACTGTTTCTTTTCAAACCGGCTTATCTCGTATATGATTCATTGTATCACCGTTAAATTAATTGTTTTTAATACAAAGATGATATATTCAATATAACAAAAATTGTTCAGGACCATCTCTAATTGAATTCATTGTTTTATCGCCTTCAATTGCATTTACGGAAGTTTAAAAGGCACCTGATATAATTCTGTTATAAAGCGCCTATCAAATACAATCATCATTCTTACGTACAAGTTTAACAAGTCATGACAATTGTTAATTGTTGTATAGAACAATACTTCATTCTATTTTATCGTCAAGAAAACAGCATTGTATTTGATAGACTTATTCAATGTATTTTATAACCAATCACCTTCCTTTCAAAGAGAAAACATAAAATCATATCTTGTTTCCATTGCTTATAATAGACCATTCCACTCAAGGCCCAATGAAATCTATTGCGTCAGCTCTTGGTCAGGCTAGTTTATTTTAACGCGCTACAAGACTTTGACTTTGCTTATGTTTCTTTGTTAAAAAAAACAGTTGACAAACAGAATCAAATGTGGTAAAATCGGATTAAATCCGATTTTTTTCTGTTATAAACCCGAAGTTATGCCATAAAATGATTCTATTTTTGTAACCATGTTAAATCATGGTACAATTTGATTGAAACATTTGGAACATTTCAATTTTATTCATAATTTAAAAGAGCGAGGGATTTACTTAATTGCTTAACGAGCAATAGTCGTGAGTTTAGCATTTTCGGTGCTACGGTTTTCTTCGAGTACAGAGAGATAATCGTTCAAGAAGGCGATTTCTTTTTCGATTCTTGATTTCAGAAGGGAAAGGGTATCTTTTTTGGATACATCGTTAGAGATAGAGATATGGAAAAGTATGTTTGCCAGATCTTTTTCTTTTTTTTCAATCTGGGAGATAGTCATGTTCAATTCTTTGAAGAAGAGATTGACTTTCGTATTCTTTTTCATGGTATGTTCCCTTTTCAGGTGTTGTTCCCTAACTCTCTATTATATACTCATCATAGCACAGGTTGAATCAAGAGTCAAGCTTTTTCTGAAGGAGAGCAAGAAGCAATATGTTTGACCAGAAATTTGACGGTTTCAAGATTGCTTTCATCATCAGAGACACAAGCGCCATGTTTGAGTAGCAATTTGACGGTTTCAAGATTGCTTTCATCATCAGAGACATGAACATCAGCGCCATGTTTGAGTAGCAATTTGACAGATTCAAGATTGCTCGTATTCTTATTCTTTCTCATGGTGTGTTTTCCTTTTTAAGTGTTGTTTTATTCTTTAACTCTTTATATATTTTCATCATAATAGCACGGATTGGATCAAGAGTCAAGGCTTTTCTTATATCTATTGATGGAAAAGAAGAGACCTACTGTTATGAAGAAGAATACTATTGACGTGGGAAAGAATTCCTTTTTTTTCCTAACCTTTCATATATTCATCATAGCACGGATTGGATCAAGAGTCAAGGCTTTTTTTCCATCAAAAAGAAGAGACATGTCATTATTATAAAGAATAGTACTATTAACATGGAGAGTATCACAAAGGACGCCTAAGATTATTGTCAGAAAAAGGGGTAGAGACTTTCATTGAGAAATCGAGTACAATAGATTCGGATATAGGAAGATCTTTATCTTTACGAATACCCGTCAAATGTTGACAAAAAGAAGAATAGACTGTATTGATATAGAGTTTATTTACATCCTCGTCTTGATGATCTTTAACGATACAAACTCTATTTATTAATCCACAAACAGGGCAAGTAACAAGATTAAGATCAAACATTTCGATATTTTTAAACATTGTTATTATTTTCCTTTTATTTAATTATTAAAAGTGAAACAATTTACTAAGGAACCATATAACTCCAAAAACTTCAAGGATACATTGAAAAACTTCAATACCTTTCATTTTATTTATTTGTGATCTTATTTCTTTTCTTCCTTTCATATATTCATCATAGCACAGATTGAATCAAGAGTCAAGTTCTTTTTTTGACAAAAGAGCAAAAAAGTGATTATTGTAGATATATTTGTATCTGAAGGGAGAAGGTCTATTTATTTCTTTTTTATTCTTTTCTTCGATTAGATAATCATTAATATAGTGAATGATTGTCATAATTGAAGAGAATAGAGCAATAATGAGAAGGAACAATGTTTCGATTGAATTGAACATTTTCTTTTCTTTCATAGGAGAAATACAAGAGACAATATAATCCAAAACAAGAAACATGCAAAGAGCATTAGAATGATATCTACAATCAAAGGATTCTTTTTAATTTCTTTCATATTCTTCAATCATCCTTTGTTTTGAACAAAGGGTTTTTTACAATAACAGGTTTTACATTATTTATGTTCAGAATGATTTTAAAAGAGAATGTTCCTATTTTATGTTCTGAACATGAAGTAGAAAAGTTTTCGAAATGTTTACAAGCATCAATTTTAAGTGGACGGCTCCGTCCATGATCTTCTTCATGGAATTCGGTTATTTCGTGACATATAGGACATTCTGCTACCCAAGCTAAGCATGTTCTTTCCATTTTATATATCCTTTTTCATCCATATTGTTTATATTGTTTATATATATCTTAATTCTTGTGTATAGAAAGATATGAACAATAGGAGATACCACTATAATCAGTCCAGAATTCAAATTGATTTAATTCAATTTGATTTTCAAGGTAACAATATATTGCTTGGTTTTTTGCAAAGGGAATGAACATACCTCCGTTAAAAAAAGATAAGGAAGCAATATTATCTATTTCTATTTTTCCACTATCTACCTCATTATTATCTCTATCTACTGAGTCTATAGAAATGATGGCTTTATTATTTTTATTATTTTCTTTATATTCTATTTTAAGATGAATTCCCATTATATTTCTTTCTCTTATATTGTTATTGTTTTAAAATAACCTTTTTTATTGATTTTTAAAATTATTTTAAAAGAGAATTCTCCCTTTTTTCTATCTAAAGAAGCGGTTTCAAAGTGTTCACAAACGGATATTTTTCGGGGGACACTTTGACCATCATTTGTTTCAACTTCATGGAATTCGATTATTTTACCGCATATAGGACATTCTGTATCCCAACCAAAGCATACTGTATAATTTTCCATTTTCTTTTTCTTTCTTTTTCAATCGTTCATGCTTAAAGCATATCATAATTTGAGCATAAAGTCAAGAAAAAAATCATCAAAGATCATCGAGGTCATTACGAAATATATTGAATACTCCGTGATAAGAAGAGAAATCCAAGGGCAATATAGAAAAAGTGAATTGATTCAATTCCTTTTTAGTAAAAAGGGTAAAAAGAATTATTTGAAAAGGTACAAGATTGATTGAAGTATCCTTTGAATGATAACAAACGTGCATAAAATCAAATTTTTGTTTAATTTCAATTGATTCACAATTTACAGAAACGATAATTGTTTGTCTATCTTTATATTCTATTGAAAGATAGATAGGACTATTATTGTTATTCATTTTATTTTCTATACCTTTTAATAAAAAGCATAATAGATTGAAGAGTATCAAGCATGGCTGAGAATTGAAATTGATTTAATTGATCTTTATTATCAAGATCGATATATATTTTTTGTGTTTCTACAAGAGTAATAAACGTATCTCCGTCACAAAAGACAAGGGCAGAAACATTGTTTATTTCTGTTTTTTCATCATTTATGAAAATGACAGCTTTGTTATTTTCTTTATATTCTATTCTAAATTTAATTTGAAATATTCCCGTTTTCATTTTATTTTCTTTCTTTTAATCGTTCATGCTCTAAGCATAACACGCTTTGAGCATAAAGTCAAGAAAAAAGAATATATCGAATGGATAGACTTAGGATCTATCATCTCTTGACCTTATCGATCTAGATCAAGTGTTTTTACCCTTAAACTACATTCGATATAATAACTGATAGATCACATTAGTTGTTTCTTTTTTCTCTTCTTCCATCATATCATAATCATGCTTTAAAGCATGATATGATTTAACTAATCGATCACATTAGTTGTTTCTTTTTCCTTCTTCATGCTCTAAGCATGATATGATTATTTGGTTGGTTTGTCATTATTGGACATGGAAACGAAAATTTCTTTTGTCTCTATAAACCTTGAATTGAATTCATTTTTTTCTTTATCTATCACAATGCCCTTGAAATGATTACAAGTTTTGTCGCCTTCATGCCCCATGACATTGAAAACATGATTCATATTTCCATTTAAATCAAGAAATCTTTTTACTCTGAGAAGAAGAACAATTTTCTTTTCACATACCGGACATTTGGCTACATACCTTTCAATCTCTATTTCATCATGATAGTGATTTGGTATTTCATCGTCAAATTTAAAAAGCACTCTAGCATTCTTCTTGGTATCCATTTTATATTCCTTTTTTTATGTTTTCTCAATCGTTCATGCTCTAAGCATAACATAACATGATTATTTAGTTGGTTTGTCATTATTGGACATGGAAACGAAAATTTCTTTTGTCTCTATATAAACTTTGATTCGAATCCGTTTCTTTCTTTATTTATCACAATGCTCTTGAAATGGTTACAAAACCTATTGCCTTCATGTCCTATGACATTGAAAACATTGTTTTCATTTCCATTTATATCAAGAAATCTTTTTGCTCTGAGAAGAAGAACAATTCTCTTTTCACATACCGGACATTTGTCTACATACCTTTCAATTTCCATTCCATCCTGATAGAAATTTGGTCTTTCATCGTCAAATTTAAAAAACACTTTAGCATTCTTCTTGGTATCCATTTTATATATCTTTTTTTTGTTTTCTCAATCGTTCATGCTCAAAGCATAACACGATTTTTTTGGTTTGTCAAGGATTATTTTCAGTAAAAAAGTCAACTAAAAAAGTAACATTTTTCCAGAAATGCTCTGCTGATTCCATTGCTTTCTCAATGGCTTTTTTACCCACGGGATTCATTGAATGAACATTCCACTTAAACCGTAGAATTTTTCCATAAAAAGCACGATATTCAATTTCCTTCGCAAGATCATATCCTGTTTTTTCATTCATTCCAAGATCATGATCAAAAGAAATCTCAGATATATTGTTATTATCCATTAAATCAATTGCTTCTTTAACGGATCTTGCAATTGTCCAAGAAGAATCAGGTGGGTTTCTTATATCATCAAGAAAAATTTTCATGTTTTTTTCAATCCGTTCATGTTTATGCTCTAAGCATAGCATGATTTGAAGGCAATGTCAAGGAAAAAACGAATGGAATTAAATTTCCCTGCAAGCGTATAAATCTGCCTTTTCAGAATAACACCCATTGCTTGTTCCATACCATCGAATAGTAACAGATCCTTTTATGGTTCTGATATTATAAAAAGCCCACGTTTCACTTATATCGTCATTACCAAAATTTTCAGTGCAGTAAGCATCGAGAATCTCAGTGTTTTCAAGGTCCGAAAGATCTCCACATATATCTTCAATAGATACATCTTCACAACAATCTTGATCGTGATAAAGAATATATCCAGAATTTGAATCTTTTAACTGAAAAACAATGGAGTTTATAAAATATTTATTTTTAAAAACCTTGGAAAAAGTTTTTCCTATCAATTCTTTAAACTCTACAGATTTATTTTCAGCGTACATTTTTATATCTCCTTCAATTTTTAATAAGAGAAGCAATAAAGTTCTTGAAATTTAATTCTTCTTTTTTTCTCTCTTCAATCAATCGTTCATGCTCCAAGCATAACATGATTTGAAGGCAATGTCAAGAGAAAAGATCATCAAAGATCATCTAGATCATTACGAATTATATTGAATACTCCATTCTGGAAATGGAATCTCAAGAAGGGCAACATACTAAAAGTAAATTGATTCAATTCCTTTTCACTGAAAAGGGTAAACCGGATTGTTTGAAAAGGTACGAGATTGATCGAAGTATCCTTTGAACAATAGGAAACATACATAAACTCAAATTCTTGTTTTACTTCAATTGATTGTTCGTTTACGGAAACGATAACCGTTTGTTTGTCTTTAAATTGAATTTTGAGATCAATATACTTTATTTCAGTATTATTATTCATTTTATTTTATGTACCTTTTTTCATGTTCTTCTTTAATCGTTCATGCTCTAAGCATAGCACAATTCGAGTGCAATATCAAGGAAAAAGTGAATGATTTATATTTCCTTTTTTATTGTGCTTTGAAGTTAAAGACTGGTTTCATAATGAATTCGATATCTACAGTATCTTTGATAGAATCAATTATTCTTTGAGAATCTTTATATGCCATAGGGCTTTCATCGAGTGTATCTTTTGATATACACTTTGACCATACATTTTCCATTGTCTTTTTAAAGGTATCCAAAGACAATGTTTTTTTGGCTTTGGATCTTGCGAGGATTCTTCCTGCTCCATGAGGAGCTGAATAATTCCATTCTATATTTTCTTTTCCTTTTCCAATAATAATCCCATCTCTCATATTCAATGGGATTATTAAGTTTTGTCCTTTATAAGCAGATATGGCACCTTTCCTGATAATTGCTATATCTTTTTGGAATTCGATATAATTGTGGATAGATTCTATTTTAGTTCTAATTCCTTTTTGATTAAAGAAATCAATTAAAATCTTTTCTGCAATCAGTGCTCTATTAAGTTTAGCATATGCTTGAGCAATGATCATATCATCGAAGTATGCTTGTGCTTCTTTTCCTGTTAAATACTCAAGATTTGAAACACAAGGATAATTTTTAATTTCTTTGGCAATTGCTTGATGGAAATTAGCAATTCTAAGTCCAAAGTTTCTTGATCCGGTATGGATTGTAAGCCACAATCTATCTTGATCATCTTTATCTATTTCAATAAAATGATTTCCACCTCCAAGTGTCCCCAAAGAGCACAAAACATTTTCAATGTTTTGTTCGGTACGACAAGAAATCTTTTTGATATCAGAATCAAGATAAAAATCTAATACTTCTTTAGGATTAGAATGTTTATTGAATCCTGAAGGAACGTTTTCAATAAGAAAATTATGAAAACGCTCAAAATCTATTTCTTTCTTATCATTAATTAAATAAGAAGATACACCGCAACCAATGTCAACCCCCACAATATTCGGGATTATAATTGGTTTGAGTATGTTAATTATTGAAGTAAACCCAATACAAGATCCACTTCCTGAATGACAATCAGGCATGATTGAAATCTTGCTATCCTTAAAAACAGGATGATTTATAAATGTTGATATTTGTTTTGAAGTTTCTTCTTCAAGATCTGAATAATCTTCTAACATAACATCTGCATTTGTATATTTCCCTTCAATTTTTAACATTTTATATTTTTCTTTTTCCTTTGGATTATAATTGTTTTTTTCAAGTTAAAAATAGAATTCAAGGATAATCACATGTATTTATTAACGATTTTCATCTTTTTTCACACTCATATAAGATTTGAAAAAGTATCAACTTCAGAAAACAATTTTTTTAATTCTATATCAGAATAATAAGGAATAAAAATGTAAATCTTATATCTGCAAGGATTATCCTTGAATTCTATTTTTAACTTTTCAAAGAACAAATAACAATATTATTGATTTGTTTCTTTTCAACGAAAAATTAATATTAACAAGAGGTTTTTACTAAGTATAAACAAGTTCAGTTAAAAAGACAGCTCGATCAAATCTTTAAGATTTGAACCTTTTAACAAGAGACTAATATTGTTTAAACGTCACTTGAAAAGAGAATGATAAATTTCCTCTTTCAAAGAAAAGAAATTGTTTTGTCTTTTAGGTAAATTATTTATACCATTATATTTTAAAACTTCCGGCTGTTAAAACATATTATAACAAAGAGAGATTTATCAAAATATATTGAAAGTTATAAAATTGTATAAATCTTTAATAAAATATATCAATAAACAATTTGATTATATTTTCTACTCTTTGTTTTTTAGTAAAAACCTCTTGCTAATATTAACTTCTCAAATAACAAATACAAGATTTTTCTTCTTCTTTTTCTTCTTCTTCTTCTATTTCGCTCATTAATTGATCAATTTCATATTCATTATCTGTAATTTCAGTAGTAAGACGTGAAATTTCTTCTTCAATTCTGGAATTTCTTGCTTCCAAAATCTCCAATTTTATTGTAAGCTTAATAATAGAATCTTTCATTTTATAAACCTTTCTTTTTTATGTTTTCTCAATCGTTCATGCTCTAAGCATAGCACACTTAAAACATGAAGTCAAGAGAAAAAGCACTATGCATTATATTTTTTTATAGTCAAGAGAAAGGAAAAAATTAATTGGCAATGTGATTGTATTAAATGATATATTGAAAGTATTTTCCATATGCTCTATTATATTTTCCAGCATATCATTAACTGAAATTTCAGGAATATCAGCATTATTTATCCGATCTATATCTGGATAATCACCGCGAAAAATTTCACACAACTCTATTGATCCATCATTTACATTAGCTTTAATACAAATGGATATTCCATTAGTCATCTGAATAGTCGTTTTCATCGAAAAAACTTGCATTTGTTATTTTCCTTCTTTTATCTTTTTTTTTGTTGTGTTATGATGGATTTATTGATATATATTCATAATCCATTCGAGGTATAACATTAATAAGAAAAAAATCAATTGGCAATGTGATTGTTTCAATTGAAACATCGAAATTGAGTTTCATATGTTCTTTGATATTATTCAATAGATCATAAATTGTAAATCCAGTAAGATTAACATTGTTTAACCAATTGATATCTGGAGAAGCAAGATCACCATGAACAACTTCACACAATTCTATTGTGTTGTCCCTTGTATTAACTATAACATTAATTTTAATTTCACTATTTACTCGAATAGTCATTTTTATTGAAGAAATTTGTTGCATTTATTATTTCTCTTCTTTTTTTATCTTTTTTTTTCGTTGTGTTATGATGGATTTAATATATATTATTCATGATCCATTCGAGGTACAACATTAACAATAAAAAAACCAATTGGCAATATGATTTTTTCAATTGAAACATCGAAATTGAGTTTCATATGTTCTTTGATATTATTCAATAGATCATAAATTGTAATTCCAATATCAGCATTTAACCAACTGATATCTGGAGAACCAAGATCACCACGAACAACTTCACACAATTCTATTGAATTGTCCCTTGCATTAGCTATAACATTAATTTCAATTTCACTATTTACTCGAATAGTCATTTTCATCGAAGAAACTTGCATTTGTTATTTTCCTTCTTTATCTTTTTAATTATTCTGGCATGATAGCTTTTAGAATTTGATCTGTCAAAACATCAATAACTTCTTCGCATTTGTCTCTTTTATCGCTAAGAACACGAATTTTTTCTTTCATAGCAATTATTTCATTATCAAAGAGGAACATTTGTGTTTTATAAGATTTTACTCTAGTGAGCAATCCTAGAGATTGATCTTTTTCCTCTCGTGTAAGATCAATTTTCAAAACTTTCGACATGGATTCATCATTTTCTTGTATAAAATTTTCCATTTCTTTTTCCTTTGGTGGTGAATTTAATTAAAACAATTATCAGGATCAAAAGAATAACTTCTATCATATTCATTCGGCGAATGAATAATCAATACTGTTTCTTTATGTCCAAAGATAAATTGATTTCTCATTTCCCATCTGAGAGAATTAAGATTGTTTTTATCTCTTACCTCAAAAGAGATCCCATTGATTTTATCAGATAAATCAAATACTTGCATTGTCTTTTCATTTGGATCTTCTTCATTTGGAGAAGGAAAAACAAAATGAATAAAAAGACTTGAGATATCTTCGTCAATAGGAATAGAAACTTTTACCAAAGAATCACTATAATTATCCACACGGAAATGAATAATAAACAATTTATTCATTTCTTTTGCATAGGTAATTACGAATTGCGGTGAATCAATCATTTCCATTTCTTTGTCCTATTGTCAATTCAAATTGTAATTCTTTTTCAAAAGAGTAGAAAGCAGGTTACAATTCGTTAGTTCTCTATCAGAGAAACTCTTGATTTTACGAATACAATCCAAAGAATCATTGAAAAGTTTATTGCAAAGATAGGAATCAAAATTCTTATCTTTGGTTACATCATTTTTCTTCAGAAGAAAAAGAAGTCTATCTGACTCACGCTTAGCAGTGAAAAGATCAAAGCTCAATTTCTTGATTTTATTGAAAGAATCATCATACAACTTCTTGCAAAGGTAGGAATCAAAATTCTTTTTCATTTTATAGACCTTTTTTTTATGTTTTCTCAATCGTTCATGCTCTAAGCATAGCACGCTTTAAGCACAAAGTCAAGGAAAAAGTTTTGAATTTATTTCATCGCAATTATAATCTAAAAGATTTTCAATGCGATGATTTCTTTCTTTATACCCCCAGATTTTATTTGAAATTTCTTCCATTCTTTTTTCCAAAATAAAAATTTGTTCTCTATTTCGAATTTTTTCTTCAATAAGAAGTTCATTTTCATCTCTTATTTCTTCATAACTTCTTCTCATAATAAAAACCCCTCTTTTTTAAAAAGAAAACAATACTGGATCTATCTTATCAGATAGTATCTCAAATAATTTCTTTGTTCTTTCGCAATCAGATGAAGCACAATGTGCTTCACCTTTGAATTGAATATTATACTTTTCACAAAGAAAATCTAGTTTTGTATTTGATTCTCCGCTATCCTTTGCCATTTCTTTTGTATCAAAGAAATACGGAAAATTTATATTTAAATTATTTGATTTAAATAATTTATCAATAAATTCCAAATCAAATATCAGGTTTTGACCTACAAGAATATCTGATTCTTCAATCATATCCTTAATTATATGAGATACGGATTCAAATGATTTAGCTGTTTTCTCCCATTCTTCTTTCGAATAATGATTCATTTCAAGAGCTTTCGGTGAGGCTGTTTCAATATGAGATGGAATGAATTTTACTTCAAATTTATCTAATTGATAAAGCTTTGCATTTTGTTCATTTGAAAGAACATAACGAATCATTGCCAATTGAATGATTTCATTGTCTTTTAGCACTAATCCAGTTGTTTCTGTATCAAGAAATGTAAGGATCATTTTTATTTTTATTCCAAATGATAAGATGACTTTCAAGAGGAGAACTGATTTCCTCAGAAATTTTAATACTATCAAATATTTCTTTTGAAACATGAAGAGTAAAATATTGTCCTTTCTGCAAAGGAAGAGAAATTCTTATTATAGCTAAATTATCTTCTCTTTCTTTTTCAATACAAATAGATACAAATTTATATGTTACTATTGGAGAACATGGTGAAAATTTAGCACAATGCTCACTATTTACAATAATAAATATTTCATCCAAATTACAGTTTTCTTGTTTACATCTTTCAATAAAAATTTCATAATCTTCGTTATCATCAATTTTTTTTGAAAATATGTCTTTCAAAAAAAATGATTCTTTGCGAGGATTAAAAGTACATTGAGTTAGCATTTTATTCATTCCAAATGATAATAACTAAAAATAGTACCCTTACCAGGAATCGAACCTGGATTGTCAGATTAGAAGTCTGATACTCTTTCCAATTGAGATATAAGGGCACAAAATAAAGTTAAGATACGAAGTCCTAAAATGCCCTACAATTGATTTGTTTTAGGGTTTAGGTAAAAAAATATCTTAACTTTATTTCAACGCTTCCAATTTAAATTATGGAAGCGTAGCAGGCATTTATATTTATACTATATCAAAAAGATACCATTAACAATTCAATGACTGATTGAACATTGCTTGTTTGACAATCTTCGCAGAAATAATTTCTTGCATCAGTCTCTACTGAGTCTACAATAGAACCACAATTAGTACAAAATCCATCTGTTATACCATCAAATATCATACTTTGAATGGTATTATAAGAATATTCTGCTTCTTTTCCATTCTTTGCAATGAGAACCAAATTCCCATTAATACGATGAATAACCATTTTTATTTCCTTCCTTTTTCAATAAGAAAGTTAATATTAGGAAGAGATTTATATCAAGTATGAATATTAAAGATAAAGGTTTCTTTCTCTCTCAGCTCAAAGAACTTCGCTTTTCTTAAGAATATTTCATACCATCACAATACAAGACGACTAGTATTTCCGTTATATTGTGTTCTAACGAAGAATAACATTATTCATATACTGAGATGATACATGATATAACGTATCTTTTCTTGGCTTTTTAATATAAATCTCTTCCTAATATTAACTTTTCATAGTTCAATCATACCATACTTTTTTTCAAATGTCAAGCTTTATTTTTATCAAGAAAATCACAATGTTAAAAAGGATAGAGAAAAGGGAACAATTAACAATTAGTTTATATTTCAAAATTAAATTTCAACCATCAAGCAATTAATGAAATTGCGGAACGTGGTATCACAGTTTAATTTTGACTAATTTCAATATGGGTAATTAATCCATATATCCCTCATTAAAAACGAGAATTGTTCCCCTTTCTCTATCCATAAACTAAGCATATCACGCTTTTTTTCAAATGTCAAGAAGAAAAAGCATTGGAAATGTTGTTCAGAATGTTGTATTCAAAAAACGAATTGTTTGTTCTCTGAGAAGTCCTAGATAAGACTCAAATTCTTCATCATAAAAACAATTTTCATCAATTGTTTTTTCAAATTCTTTATTTATAATAACATTGAATTGAGAATAAATATTTTCCCATAATTGAGATATAACCTTTTTTTGAAGATCATTTAACATTCTTCTACATTTCCTCTTTAAGAATATCAAGAATTCCAAGAATTTCTTCTTTTTCTTCAGAAGAATAAGAATCATAATTATTGTTTAAATCATCAAGAACATCTTTATAAAATTCAAACATTTATTTTCAATCTTCTTCTTTTGATAGGTTAATAATATCAGCCATTTCTTCTTTAAGAGGGTTTCTCTTTCGCCTTCTTATTTCTTTTCTTTTAAAGCGGACAATACTTCTTTCCACATAATCATCACTTGCTTCTTTTTTGTTAGAATCTTCAAGATAAGAATCTTCATCGAATCCAATGGATTCATCAAAAGCATCAGTTATGCGCTTAATCTTCTTCTTTCCCATTTAGAACATCCCTATCATTTAAACAAGTTAAACAATTAATAACAATTAAAGTGGAGAATAAGGGAATCGAACCCTTAAAATAAGATTGCAAATCTTATATTTTCCCAATTAAATTAATTCCCCAATAAGTTAAAAATAGGATTCAAGAATAAACTTGTATTTATTAGCGATTTCTCCTCAATATCTAAAAAGTGCCCCTTACCACAAAATTGGTATTATTGACTTTTAATTGAGAAGAAACCTGGCATATAGTGTGCCCCGTACTCCCATCGTTTTTATCATTAACCGATCTTTTGACAAGAGATGTTCTATACACTTCAAGATTTGAATTTAAAATCTACAAAACAATTCAAGTCTTATATCTGCAAGTTTATTCCTGAATCCTATTTTTAACTTTTCATGGTTCAATCATACCATACTTTTTTTCAAATGTCAAGAACAAAATTCTACGGAAGATTCGTGCTTCACATGGAAATTAACTACTATGCCATTCTTAGCATGTTCAATTTCCATGTTAAAAAAATGAGGACAAATTCCAGTTTTGTTTCCGACAATTACATAGCGATCTCCTTTTTCTTTAAAATCCATCTGTTTTTGATAAGCAAAAACATGTACCTTTGAACAAATAGGACAAATAGCAGAAAATTCCTTTCAATTACATAGCGATCTCCTTTTTCTTTAAAATCCATCTGTTTTTGATAAGCAAAAACATGTACCTTTGAACAAATAGGACAAATAGCAGAAAATTCCTTTACAGGAAAATAATAACATCCATAATCAATGCTATCCATGTTTATGCTTTTCCTTCTTCAACCGTTTATGCTTTAAGTATAACATACCTTTTTTCAAATGTCAAGAAGAAAATAATAGCAGTGTGTATGAGATTTGAACTCATGATCCTCGACGTGACAGGCCGATGCATTAAACCAACTATGCTAACACACTAAAAAAATATTTCTTGAAATAACTGGAGTTAATACCAGTCTTTTTTCTTTTTTGTCAAGAAGAAAATGAATGGAATTAAATTTCTTTACAAACATATAAATTTGCCGTTTCCGAATAATATCCATTGCTTGTTCCATACCATCGAATAGTAACAGATCCTTTTATGGTTCTGATATTGTAAAAATACCACGTTTGACTTTGACCATTAGGTTCATAACCATCATCACTATCATCCTCACTACACTTGTGTTTATAATCACAATAAGCACTGAGAATTTCAGTGTTTTCAAGATCTGACAAATCTCCACATATATCTTCAATAGATACATCTTCACAACAGTCTTGATCGTGATATTGAACATATCCCGAATTTGAATCTTTTAACTGAAAAACAATACACTCTTTTTCATCATATCCAATATATGATTTAAAAACTTTGGAAAAAATTTTTCCTTCTAATTCTTTTTCGTCTATATATCCATATTCAGCATACATTTTTATATTTCCTTCAATTTTTAATAAGAGAAACAATGAAGTTTTTGATATTTAATATAATCCCACCATAAGATCAGTAAATCTAAATAATCAGAATGTTTTTTACTAGAAATCATTTTAACAAATTCATCTTTTGTCCAAAGATGAAGAGACATATTTATATTATAACCCCTTCTCTTCAGAATTTGAAAAGATTTCTTTATCCATCTTTGCTTTTTTGTTATCTTTCCCTTTTTTGAAGATACCACTTCCTCTTTTTCTTGAAGAATATTCCTAATTTCTTTTTTTACTTTCTCTTTTGGAGAGAAAGGGTATTTTGTATGGCAATAGGTTTTTATAGAATATGCTTTCATTGTATTTCTTCTTTTTCAACCGTTTATGCTTTAAATATAACACACCTTTTTTTAAATGTCAAGAAAAAAATTCTTCAATCAAATCAACGCATTTCACTTTCTCATAAGAGAAGGATGTTTCTTCTCATCAAAGAAACTTTTTCCATCTTTATTAAAGAAAAAAACATCTGTTAATTCTTTCATATCTTTAAAGATAATTTCACTGTTTTCTTCATCGGATTCTTTAATAATCTTCAGAATAAGACATTTATTGATTTTTCGATGCTTTTTGTTAGCAATTTTCTTATCGCCCTTTTCTGAAGAACAAGAAGTAAAACCACAAATAGGAGATTTCTTAAACGAATGAGACATCATACTCCTCTTTTTATTTATAAATAGTGAGACAAGAGAGACTTGAACTCTCAACTCTCGGGTTAAAAGCCCGATACTCTACCAATTGAGTTATTGTCTCGATAAATTTTCAAAGAAAAAGAGGCTTGGATTATAAGCCTAAGCCAATAATAACAAACCCCTTTTACGCAAGTTTTTCTTTTAGACAAAAACTCGCACTTTTGATTTATTGTTGTGATAACAATAAAGAAAAGAGTATCGCCATGGAGAATTGAACTCCAATACTAAGCGTGAAAGGCTTATAAACTATCCGTTGTTTTATGGCGATAAAATAACCATTAACTTCTGCGGATCAATTAGGACTTGAACCTAAAACCCCTCGGTTAACAGCCGAGCGCTCTACCAATTGAGCTACTGACCCTTATTATTCAATATTATGCGGGCCAATTAGGACTTGAACCTAAAACCTTTTGTTTTGGAGACAAATACTCTGCCAATTGAGTTACTGACCCTTATTCAAAAATTTAAAAGAAAACATGAATATGAAAAAAAATATATCTTAAAGTATCATCATTATCATTATAAGACAACATAAATCAACATGACTTTTTTCTGCTGCAAATCTTGAAGAAACAAAATATTCAACGAGATCAAGATGACCATTTATATAAAGTAATTAAGTAATTAAAAAACAAAGCGCACCGTGTTCAACAAGGTATTTAACAACATCAAACATCATATTCATGTTTTCTTTTAAATTTTCAAATAACAAAATCTTGTCCGGGAGGATTCTACTCCGTTGAATAACTATCCTCCCGGACACGATTAACAGATTCAATTCTATCAGATAAAATTTCAAAAGTCAAGAGAAAAATGGGGGTTCAGCAAGAGAAACCTATCTGATTGCAGATTTTAATCTCTTTTCTAATCCTTTATTAGAACAAAGGGCCAAACCCCCATTCTGTACTCTCATTCGCAAAGAATATCAATCATATGAGATATATATGGGTTGATAATTCTTCACTTGCAAAGGTCACAAACAAGAAACGGATTATTCTGTTGTAACATTAAACATTGCTAAGTCATTCTATGCAAATCCATCTACATTTCGAAGTAACTTATGAGAGTACCTATAAATTTTAAAGAACAATTTTCAACTCTTCATACTCTAAGTATAGCACATTCAATTTCAAAAGTCAAGTGTTTTTTTTAGAGGAAAGAAAGGGATTTGAACCCTTGGGGCTTTAAAACCCACTAGTTTTCAGGACTAGCGCCTTAAACCACTCGGCCATCTTTCCCAACGCTTCATAAACCAATCATAACACACTTGACTTCAAAAGTCAAGAAAAAAATTCTTCAATCAAATCAGAGCCCTTCATCGGACTTGAACCGACAACCCCCTGCTTACAAGGCAGGAGCTCTACCATTGAGCTAAAAGGGCAACATAGTGCTGAAAGAGGGATTTGAACCCTCACGGTTTATACAACCGAGGGATTTTGAATCCCTTGTGTCTCCCATTTCCACCATAACAGCAGTAAAATATAGTGCTGAAGGAGGGATTCGAACCCTCATGTTTTATAAACGAAGGATTCTAAATCCTTTGTGTATACCAATTCCACCACGATAGCATCGAAATATGGTGCTGAAGGAGGGATTCGAACCCTCATGACCTATGGTCGAGAGATTTTCATACCACTATGATTTTCATCACTATGTTTCTACGTTTATAGAAAACATATTTGTAGCCTGGACTATGCCTTTACCTTATCTTATACTACTTAGTATAAGACTTAGGTAGTTACCGTCTAGTCTCTACACTTTCTTTTCTAAAGGAGAATCATAATGCGATTATTAAAGTATTCTGAAAAACAATTAATAGAGGCTGTTTTAACTTCTACAAGTAAACGTCAAGTTCTTTTAAAACTTAATGTAAAAGCATGTGGAGGAAATTATACTGTTCTTACCAAAGCAATAAAATATTTTAAATTAAACATATCTCATTTTACTGGAAAGGCTTGGAACAAAGGTAAAAAATTTACTAAAAAATCTCTTGAATGTTATTTAACAAACGATATTCAAATTCAATCTAATAAATTGAAAAAAAGACTTTTAGCAGAGAAAAAATTTCCTTATCAATGCTCTAATTGTAAAAGAACAACCTGGCTTAAATGTCAAATACCTTTAGAACTTCATCATAAAGATGGAAATTCTAAGAATAACAAGATAGACAATCTAACTTTATTATGTCCAAATTGTCATTCAATGACCACATCATATTGCCGTAGAAAAGCTTAGCTCGGCGTTGTCATGCAAATAAATTTGTTTAGATTTCACCGAATTTGGCAACATTCACATAAAGATTTCTCGCTTATGTGCTCAAATCAAATAAGTCTCTTGCGTCTACCATTCCGCCACAACAGCATTACAGTGCTATTGGAGGGACTTGAACCCCCACGATCTAAGATCAAAGGATTCTAAATCCTTTGTGTCTCCCATTTCCACCACAATAGCAGTTTATAATATATTATATCAAAGATTCAATTGCTCTATTTTTCTTTGTTTCTTTTCTATCATTAGAAAAAAATAGCAAATTCCATACTTCGCAATGAGAACAACTTTTATCTTTACATGTAAGACTACATGTATCAATTTTATGATCTAATGAAATATCAATATGATACTTACTTTTTTCTAACATAATCCGTGTATCCATATATATCTCTCAAAATGTTTGTCCTATGCCCATAAGTCCTTTCCACAAGATTATAATCTGAATTATTCTCAGATAAATCTGGAAAATAGGTATCAATCATATAAGCCATGAATTTTGTTGCCAAAACAAACGCTTCTTCCTCAGAAGCGGCTGTCTCAATAACTTCAGCTGCATTAAGAAAATTATTTATCAAATCTTCTTGATAACTTCTTTCTTCATTCATAGTGATTATTCCCCTTCTTTAAAAGATATATAGTATCTCATCAGAAGTAAAATTGAAATTATAAGCACCAAAAAAATTGATAGAATACATTTTATTCATTCCTTATTTTTAAAAAAAAGGATTCATGGCAGAATTCATCTGCAATTACTTTCCAGAAAAGATTAACTGGCATGAATCCAAATCTTTATCTATAATACTGATACGAGAATCAAAGACCCATAGTATCAGAAACTTCGGAGATATCCGAAGTATCAGAAACTTCCGAATCATCAGAAACTACCGATCCGTCATCCAAAAAAGATTCAGAAACTTCTACTTCCGAATCATCATCATTGTCATTGTCATCATCCAAATCCTCGGAAACCTCGGAAACCTTTACGGTATCCGTATTCGTTTCCGTTACTTCTTCGGTAACGACGGGAGTAGACTTCCTTGCCTTTTCCCTTTCCCCTTCCGCCTCAAAATCCCGAATCATATCGATAGCCTTTGTAAGGCTAGCAACCTCGACGACACAAGGACGTTCATCGCCTTCGGGGGTGACAATGACATCCACGCCTTTGACAACCATCTCAACTCCAAAGGTCTTGGAATTTGCCTTGTTATCAAAGTCACAAGAGAAGAACAACTTTCCCTTGGGCCCTTCAACCTCGAAGATTCCATCCTGATCTTCACTGTCACCATTAGCGGTGAGACAAATACCTACATCATTCATCCGAAAAATCTTATCAAGCGCACTGTCCTTTCTCATAACAATTTCCTTTCTTAAGGTTATTAAATTTAACTAATCTACAAACCATCATACCATACTTTTTTTAGGTTGTCAAGAGAAAAAGTGTTTCGAAATGTTTTTCCTTTTTCAACCGTTCATGCCTTAAGCATACCACAACTTTTTTCAAATGTCAAGAGAAAAACGATGGGAAATTAATTTCCCATCGTTCTCCCTTGTGCTATGCTATAGCAAGCATAATCCGTTATTAAAAACCTAAAGATTCACGGATTTACAAAATTCTTTAGGCTTATATTGCCTGCTTAATCTACTTTACAGGAAGATAACATATGCAGGCTAATATATGTTATCCGCTTTATTGTGTTATAAAGGAAAAACTAATAAGTGCTTTATAACACAATAAAAATGTATACTATGATAGAGATGTACGAAAAAATATGTACCTCATAGTATAGTATTAAAATTACCCGTATGGGCGACTGCCCTATTTATCAATGTGCCACGGGCAAACAACACAATTCTTTTTCAATCGTTCATGTCTTAATCATACCATAACTTTTTTCAAATGTCAAGAGAAAAATTTTTCAAAATGTGAAATGTTTTTCTTTTTCAATCGTTCATGCCTTAAGTATGACATACTTTTTTTCAAAAGTCAAGAAAAAAGTGAATGGCAAAATATTTTTATTTTAAGTGCAATTATCACAAATATTTATATCCACTCCTCTTTTCTTCTTCTTCTTTTTCTTCCTTCTCTCTTTCAAATTCAATTCTGGCATTAAAGAGATTATCTTCAGCTTCATAAATTGGTTTTCTATCGAGATAATATTCATATTCTTCAATAAAATGAGGACCATGCTCATCATTAAAACCAGGAATAAATTCCATAATATCTTCTTTATATTTTCTTTTTGCCAAAAGCAATTTATACTCTAATTCAATTATTGTTGATAATTTCATTTAATTATTATCCTCTCCAATATTAAGTATTTAATATAAAGATTGTCAATCTGAAAAAACAATTCTTTTAATTCCATAACAGAATGTAAAGAAAGTAAATATTCAACCATATTAAAATGTTTATTTTCTGCCACTCTTTTTAAAAGATTACCACAACCATTAAAAAGAAGATGAAAATCAGCACCATGCTCAATCAAACATTTGACAACATCAAAACGATTGTAAAATGCTGCAAACCATAAAGGACTATCGTTTTCAGCATGAATATTGGCACCATGCCCAATCAAATATTTAACAATATCAAGATAGCCCTTTTCCGCGGCCCATCTTAAAGCAAGATCATCTTCAACATGAATATTATATCCATTTTCAATATAATATTTAACTTCTTGAATATTATTATTTATTACTGCATCAACGATATTCATTATATAACCTTTCTAACATTAATTAATAGAATCAATTTTATTGAATCTATTTTTTTGATATTTTCTTTTCATTTAATTTTTTCAATATTAAAAACTTAAGGTGTAATAACTCAGATTTCCCTATAGAATCCATATCATAATATACATCAAAAAAAGAAAAGAATTCTTTTAATTCAAATTCATAAAGGAAACTTATTAAATATTCAAAAATATCCCAATGTTTTCTTTCTTCTGCAAGAAGAACAGGTTCATATTTATTAAATCGAATATCAGCACCTTGTTCAACATTATATTTTACCAAATCAAATCTACCAATTTGAACTGATATTTTTAAATCATAATTAAGTTTATTACTTTTGTTTTTCATCGTCTTTCCCATATTGACATATAGGACAAAATTGTTTTTCAATATCAAATAATTCTGAAAGACAATTAGGACATTTATATGGTGTATATCCACAAAATATACATTTACATTCATTTATATGAACGAACAATGTTTCTTTTTGACAATGAGGACAAAGTTTAAACATTTTTATTCCTTACTATTTTTTCAGATATTTTTATAATTGAACACTTTTTACATTTAGTAATGCTTTCATCAGAAAACCAAAAGTATCCTGCTGCTACTAATAAACAATTTACCAATACCATGATTATTATACCCATTTTATTGTTTTACCTGTCGTGTTATTAGTGCTTTTGCAAGCATTTCTTTAACAGCTTTCTCATTTTGTCTAAAGAAAAAAGACATTATATTTAAAGGGCAATTCAAACACTCATTAAGTTTTAATGTGTTTTTTTTCACATTAAAACTTAATTCTGAAGAATACATAAAACAATATCCTGCAAAAAAAGCAAAAAAAGCAATGATATAAATCATATTTCTTTCTCTTTTTCAGAATTTAAACTTTCTTTTACTTCTGAAGAAACCAAAGATTGCATAAGAGCATTAAACATGTCTACACATTTCAAGCACAAAAAAACCTGCTTTGTTTTTTGTTTTTGAGAAGCCAATAGCACTCCCAATCCAAAAGAAATAATTCCTAGAACAATGCCTGTAAAGATTTCCATTTAATTCTTAATTTCCCCTTTTTTATTATTCTTTCGGTTAGAAATCATTATTGCTAGATAGGTTCCCGTTCCATTACCAGCAATATATCCAACTAAAAGACAAATATCTTGCTGAGAAATAAATCTCTCAGCTACAAAAAGTCCCAATGCCGTTACTACCATTGACCATATAGAAGCCTGGAACCCACGGCATTTTACTACAGCCCGAGTATATCTTGTCGCACATAAGTCCAGTATCAGACCTATCAAAAAATATATTACAAAATTTGTCATAAAATTTCTTTCTTATTAAATGTTTATTACACAGTGGAGGTTTATCTTCTTTTTTAATCAGTGATTCATTCATTTTATTTTTCCCCTTTTATCGACGTTCATGCTTAAATCATAACACACCTGACTTTAAAAGTCAAGCTTTTTTTTCTTTCATTTTTTAACGTGGTGGTACATCATCGCTTAGCATCATACTGCCTATCGCACCACCTATACATTTAATAGTATAACTGTCCAAATCTTTTTCAGCATTTCCACGAATATCATACTCTCTGAAAATATATTTATTCAACTTCCTGTTTTCACATGGTTTTTCATTTAATATTCTTTCATATTTTGGTTCTATCAAATTCCATATTAACTTTGAAAAATTGTGTTTATCATAAATATTAAACAATATTCCTTTGTATTTTGATTTAACAGCATACAAAGCAAATTCTTTTTTATCATTTATATCAGAAACTTTTTGAATGATATCATTGAATTCTTTTTTAACTTCACAAAGAATATCATTATATCTTGCTATCAAATCATCTTTCGTTTTTTCAAACCAAGTATATGATTCTTCTGGGAGATTCTTCTTTAATTCTTCCAAAGAAGAATTGTTTCTGAGACATTCCCAGATAACTTTATTTGAAAAATTATAAGCAATTCGATGAAGTCTTACATACTCATCGAATTTTAATTTTATTCGATAGTTATCTTCAAATTTAAGAACAAATCCCTCTTTGTTTTTTGTTTCAAATTTCTTCAAATCTTTTATATCATTAACTAATTCTGAAAAATCAAAACGATTAACAACTGAAAAGATGCAAGGAACCTCTTTAAAGAGTCCTGAATAAGATTCTTCTTTTCCTGTTTTAACATCGATTATAGAAAGAAGAATTAAATCTTCTATATCCCCATAATTTACAACAATTCTATTTGTAGGATGAATTAATTCAAAACAATATGTTTTTCCTTCTTTAATAAAATCAAACGTTTCATTTATTTTTCTTTCAAAGATTTCTTTTGCAAGTAAAGCTTGCGAAGAAAAGAATGTTCCTCTTGTAGAAATAATGTTCTTTCCATTGTATTTAAAGATTTCAATAAAAGAACCGTCAATCTTTTCATATACTTCGTATTTCATGTGAGAATACTTATCGATAGATTCCTTTGATAATTCTTCATAATTAAAGAATTTCTTAAAAGGACGAGAAACAATATTCCCTTTGTTATCAATTACTAATCCTCGACAAGACTCAGTATATAAATCCCAAGATCTTGAATATGAAGCTTCATTTGTATAATTCAATATCAAAAGATCTTCAGTATCGTGCTTAACAATTGATATAAGTTTATCTTTATTATATTGTTCTATTAAATCTAAATCTATCTTATCTAAAAAAGACATTCTTGTTCCTTTTTTTATTTTACGCCTTTAGCATACCACAGAAATATAATTTTGTCAAGCGCAAAATATTTCAATTTTCTTTATTGATTGCTTTCTTTTTGTTTTTCAAGTCTTTGTGAATATTCTACTAATTCTTTTTCTGTCATTAATTCAAATTGATATCCATTATCTTTTGCATATTGTTTATATGCTTCAACTTTATCTCGTTCTTTTGAAAATTCTTTTAATCTTCCTTGTGATTTTATTTCTACAAGTTTAATTATACCATCTTTCATTGTTATTAACAAATCTGGGACTGTATAACAGTCTATGCCTTTATATACAAATGGTATTGTTATACTTTCTGATAAGAAAGATTCAACATCAGGATCTTTTTCAATCAATTGAAGATATAAAAGTTCATAAGATGAACGATAATAAACTTCTTTAATACATTTCTTAGATTTAAAATAACCTTTTTTAAAACAGTTTTTGCCGGAAAACATTCCAGGATTTTCCTGCATTTTTTTACACATAACAAGAGATAGTTTTGACTTTGTTTCTGGAGTGTGATGACGTTGAGGTACTCTATTCCCAGATAAAATATCAAAACGATACACTTCAATTCGTTTTATTATTTTTTCTTTGTTTTTTAATCGATATTCATTTTGATATTCATTTTGATATTCATTTATTTTTTCTTTGTTTTTTAATCGATATGCTTTCTTTTGTTCTTTGTTTTTTTCATACCATTCTTTTTGATATTCTTTCTTTTGTTCTTTGTTTTTTTCATACCATTCTTTTTGATATTCTTTCCTTTTTTCTTTTATTTCTTCTTTGTTCTTTTGATAATATGCTTTCTTTTTTTCTTTGTTCTTTTGATAATATGCTTTATTATATGCTTTCTTTTTTTGTTTTTTTATTTCTTTTTCAGAAAGAGATTCAACATTATCATTCGACATTGCTTTTCCTTTCGATTTTTAATTCTACATATTTAGCATACCACAGAAATATAATTTTGTCAAGCGCAAAATATTTCAGTTTCTTTGATTTTCTTAATAAAAAAAGCACTTGACAAAAAAAAATCTTTATGGTATGATACGAATAGTATTAAAAATAGAGAGGAAACAATGAAAGTAGAATTTCAAATCATAATAATAATACTTATAGTGTTTTTTATGAATCTTATTAATAATAATGAACAATAACAATTATTAAAGGAAAATATAAATGAAATTTTCACATTTTTCTGATATTGAAAACTCTTATAACCTTAAATTTGTTGAAAAAATTGATAAGTCTGGAGTATGGTGCGTTACTGAAAAGATTCACGGAGCTAATGCTTCTCTTTGGTATTCCTCTGAGAATGATGAATTCCGTGTAGGAAAAAGATCATCTTTTATTGATGAAAGTAATTTCTTTGGTATCAATAAGTTTTCTAATACTTCTCTTAAAGAGATTACTATTAATCTTTTTAACCATATTAAAAACAATTTTAATTCTGAGATTAAAGATCTTGTTATCTATGGAGAATGGTTCGGCGGATATTATAATTGTGATGGAGTATCTGTAAAAGGATCAAGAGTACAAACGGGCGTATCTTATTCACCTAATAACCATTTTTATGCTTTCTATATGAAAATTAATGATGTTCCTGTTTCAAGAAAAGATTTCTCTGAAATCTTTAAGGATTTTGATAATAAGAATAATATATTCTTTGATTCTAAAATCCTTTTTAAAGGGACATTTAATGAGTGCATGGAATATCCTAATGATCAGAATAGTTTTATTCCTGATATGTTTAATTTGCCTAAACTACCAAAGAATATAATGGAAGGTGTGGTTATAGAACCATATGATACGATTAAATTTACTCCCAATAATGAAAGAGTTGTTCTAAAGAATAAGAATAATCTTTTTAATGAGAAGAAAAATAGGACAGGTAAAACTTATAAAGATACTATTCTCAGTGAAAATGCAATTAGTTATTTAGAGAATATTGATTGTTATATAACAGAACAAAGAGTTGAAAATCTTTATTCAAAATTGGGTGAAGAAATGTGCTTTAAGAATTTTTCTAGTATTCTTAAAGAGTATGTCGAAGATGTTTTTAAAGATTCTTCGAAAGAAATAAATGATAATGATTTTGAACTTAGTAGTCTTGATCAAGAAAATGTTCTTCATGAAGTAAAAAATAAATCATCAAATCTTATTAGAAATTTCTTAAAAACGATTTAACATCTTGAATTATTAAGATAAATTTATCTTGATAATTCAAGTTTATTGTGATATTATATATCTATAAAATGTTTAATTTTGGAACAAATATATGGATCTCTATGAAACAGTTAGAATTGGCAATTTTCAACAAGTTAAATATTTTATTGAAAATAGCACTGATAATCATGAGATAAATGTAAAGGTATTATTACATTTAGCAACAGTAAATGGCCATCTTGATATCGTCAAATATCTTATTGAACGATATCAAGATATTGATATTTATGCTAATAATGATATTGCTTTACATCTTGCAGCACAAAATAACCATTTTGATATTATTAAATATTTCGTTGAAAAAAAAGTAAATGCTAATACTTTAAATGGTTCTATTTTAGCATATGCAGTACAATATAATTGTATGCATATGATCATATATTTAATTGAAAAAGGTGCTAATATTCATGCTTTAAATGAAATTGCTTTAAAAGCAGCAGTAACATTTAATCATTTTGATATTGTTAAGTATCTTATTGAACATGGTGCTGATATTCATATTGAAAATGATTATGTTTTAAGACTTGCCGTAAGAAAAGGTTTGATAGATATTGTTAAATACCTCATTAAATGTGGTGCAGATATACGTGCTGATAATAATCGTGCTTTACGATGGGGACTTAAATACCAAATAAAGTATAATAACAAATTTAATATTGTCAAATATTTAATTTCTTGTTATAATAAAGAAGAATTAAAAGAATTGTTTTTTAAATTTGATGATCTTTATATAAAGTATTTAATTTTGGAGCAAAGTATATGAATATCTTTGATGCAATAGAAGAAAACAATATTCAGTCTGTTAAAGAATGTATTAAAAGTAGTGCTGATATTCATGCTCATAATGCTTTAAGATGGGCAATAGAATTAAATCGTTTTGAAATTATTAAGTATTTAATTTCTTTATATACCTTTTTAGAGTTGAAAATATTGTTTTTTAAAACTAAGGATCTTTATATAAAGTATCTAATTTTAGAGCAAGTATATGAATCTTCTTGATGAAAGGAAAAATAATGTTTGAAAATGATGAAGATTATGATGCTTTAAAAGAATTCTCATATTATCTTTATGAAAATAGAGAAAATTGTTCTATTCTTTTTAACATAATTAATACTTATAATGAAAGTCTTTTTAAGAAAAGCAAGAACTTTGAAAACTTTTCAAAGTCATCATTTATTTGTAAATCTATCAAAACGCTTTTTCCTAAACTTGATTATGTTGATAAAAATGGACTAGATTTCATTTATGACAATAGAATTTTAATTGAACTAAAAACAAGAAAAGAGATGTTTCAAAAAAAGAAAACAAATCCCATTATTATAAAGAATCTAATTAAAAATCTAAATGAAACAAAAACATTTTCTGTTCTTTGGATGATTCAAACAGATAAACCGTATAAAATGGGATTAACTACATACACATCTGCAAAAAAATTTAAAAAGTTCTGTTATTCTCGGACTGAGTGTCAAATTCCTTTTGAATATATCCAATTTATTGAAATTCAAAACGATATTAAACATCTTGAAATTAATATTCAAAAAGAACAAGATGAATTTGAAAACAATTTAATCAATAAACTGATAAATAGGTTGAAATGAATAAACCAATATGGGCCTTGACTCCTCTTCGATATATAGGAGGAAAAAGTAAGCTTATAAAAAATATGTATCAATATTTTCCAAAAGATTTTTCTGAATTCAGAGAACCTTTTGTTGGAGGTGGATCTATATTTCTATATTTAAAACAATTATTTCCTGACAGAAAATATTGGATAAACGATATAAATCAAAATCTCTTTTCTTTTTGGATTATTCTTCAAAATTATGATTCAATGCTAAAACTACAAAAAGATCTTTTAAAAATAAAAGAAGATCTCATGCAAAAGTCTATTGAAGAAAGAAAAGAATTAAATATAAAAATGAAAGATACTTTATATGGTATAGATTCTGAGAATACAAAAAAATTAGTTCTTTCATATGAAAGAGCAATTGCTTATTATTTCTGCAATAAAACATCTTTCTCAGGATTAGAACAAGGTACTTATTCAGATCAAGCTTTTTATAAGAACTTTACAGTATCAAATATAAATAAATTTAATACATATAATAAACTATTAAAAAATGTAGAAATAACAAATATAGATTATAGTCAATTACTTAATGATTCAATTAAAGATTATGATGAAAATGTTTTCTTTTATTTTGATCCGCCTTATGAATTAAATAAGAAATCATCAAATACTCTTTATGGTAAGGATGGAATACTTCATAAGTCTTTTGATCATCAAAGATTCTTTTCACTTATTAAAACAATTAATAAAGGAAAATTCTGTATATCATATAACAGTGATTCTTATATAAAAGAAAGATATAAAGATTATAATCAAATTGAATTAGATTTTCAATATGTTTCTAATTGTGGAAATAAGGGAAAATCAAAAAAAACTAAAGAATTGTTGATCTTTAATTATTAAAGAAAAAATTAAACTTGACTTTTAAAATTAAATATGATATTCTTTTATTAAAGAAGAAATTAAATGATATTAACTGGCAAAATGTATAAATATTTCTACAATAAAAATTACTATTATCTTTATCTTGAAATAGATAGAAATTGGTTTATAAACAACATTCTACCTAATTTACCACAATGTTATAAATGTTTTAAATGTAATACTGAAAAAGATTGTCTTTTTTTATATAATTGCAAACATAAAATTTTTTGTTGTGTTCCTTCTTATCAAGAAGAATTTAAATTAATAGAAAAATTGGATAACATTAAATGATATTAACTGGAAAAATTTATACTTATAAAAATGAAAACAAAACCAATCTTTATCTTGAAATAAATAAAAATTGGTTTTTAAAAAACCTATTAAAAGATCTTTTTTTTAAATGTCGTGACTGCATAAAAAAGAATAAAGATAATTGTCTTTTTTTGTATTTTTGTAAAAGTAAAAGATTTGATTGTTATCCTAAAAATCCAAAATTTAAATTAATAGAAAATAATATTGTTGGATAACATTTAAATGATATTAACTGGAAAAATGTATACTTATAAACCAAAAATATATATTTATAAATCAAATGAAAATGAAAATAATGTTTATTTTCATCTTGAAATAGATAAAAATTGGTTTATAACCAATATTTTGTCTAATATACCACAATGTTCTAATTGTAATAATATAAATAAAAATAGTTGTCTTTTTTTATATTCTTGTAAATTTAAAAATTTTTTTTGTGTTCCTCTTGTTTCTCTTTCTCAAGAAAATTTTAAATTAATAAAAAAATTAGGTAGTAATTAAATGATATTAACTGGCAGAATGTATATATACCATTCAAATCTTTATAATTATTACTCTTCTTTTCCTACTGATGATATGTATGTTTCTCTTTATCTTGAAATAGATAAAAATTGGTTTATAAAAAATATATTGAATTTGAATTATGTTCGTACTCATTTTGTGTGTAGTGACTGTACTACAAAAAGAAACAAAAGTAACTGCTTTTTTTTATATAGAATTAAATCTAAAAAATTTGTTTGTTATCCTGAAGATACAAAAATCAAATTTGAATTAATGAAAAATACTATTTTGGATAACATTTAAATGATATTAACTGGTAAAATGTATACTTTTCAAGATAACTATCTTTATCTTGAAATAGATAAAAATTGGTTTATCAAAAACGTATTAAAAGATCTTTATCTGTGTGGTGACTGCATAAAAAAGAATAAAGATAATTGTCTTTTTTTATATTCTTGTAGATTTAAATATTTTCATTGTACTCAACTTTCCTTCTGCTATGAAATAAAATTAATAGAAAAATTGGATAACATTAAATGATATTAACTGGAAAAATGTATGTTTATAAACAAAGTGAAAATAATGTTTATTTTCATCTTGAAATAGATAAAAATTGGTTTATAACCAATATTTTGTCTAATATACCACAATGTTTTAATTGTAATAATGTAAATAAAAACAGTTGTCTTTTTTTATATTCTTGCTTATATAAAGATTTTCATTGTACTAACGTTCCTTCTATTATGGAATATAAATTAATAGAAAAATTGGATAACACTAAATGATATTAACTGGAAAAATGTATGCTGCTGAGTATCCAATTTTATTCTCTCTTATTAAAGATGTGCATTTATGTATATGCCTTGAAATAGATACAGATTGGTTTAGAAAAAATTTATTAAATAAAAATCCAGCATGTCAATTTAATAAATGTGAACATTGTAGTATTTATAATTTAGGCAAAAAATGTTTGTTTCTTTATAATATACAACATAAAAGATTTTATTGGTATTATCCTAAACATTTTAATTGCTTTGAGAAATATTATTATAATAGTGAAGACATAAAATCTAATTTATCTGATCTTCTTCTTCTTCCTACTGTTTATATAAAGGAAATTAAATAATGATATTAACTGGCAAAATGTATAAAAAATGTTTCTACGATAATACAAACCATATTCCTCTTTATTTTGAAATAGATAAAGATTGGTTTTATAAAAATGCATTACCAAATATTATTGCATGTTATAATTGCGATGAAGATTGCAATAAATATAAAGAAAAAGAAAAAGATTGTCTTTTTTTGTATTCTTTTGATTCTAAACGTTTTAATTGTGTTCACTATCCTTCTACTCTGCAATTTAAATTAATAGAAAAATTGGATAACATTTAAATGATATTAACTGGTAAAATGTACGCTTATAAACAAAGTAAAAATTATGTTTATTTTTGTCTTGAAATAGATAAAAATTGGTTTATTACAAATATTTTACCTGATTTACCACGTCATTGTTTTGATTGTTTTAATACAGATAAAAATAATTGTCTTTTTTTGTATTTTTGTAGTTATAAAAAATTTAATTGTTTTCAAAAAAAAAGTAATTGTTTTAAAGAAATGGTTTGTTCTAAAAAGAGTAAAAATTAAATGGTATTAACTGGCAAAATATATACTTATAAACCAAGTGAAAATGATGTTTATTTCCATCTTGAAATAGATAAAAACTGGTTTATAAATAACATTTTGCCTAATTTATTACTATGCTATAAATGTAATACTGAAAATAGTTGTCTTTTTTTATATAATTGTGAATTTAAAAGTTTTTATTGTGTTCCTCTTGTTTCTCAAGAAAAATTTAAATTAATAGAAAATAATATTGTTGGATAACATTTAAATGATATTAACTGGCAAAATATACACTTATAAAAATGATAAAAATAATGTTTATTTCCATCTTGAAATAGATAAAAACTGGTTTATAAATAACATTTTGTCTAATATACCACAATGTTTTGATTGCAATAATGTAAATAAAAATAGTTGTCTTTTTTTATATTCTTGCTTATATAAAGAATTTCATTGTACTCACTTTCCTTCTACTATGGAATATAAATTAATAGAAAAATTGGATAACATTAAATGATATTAACTGGAAAAATTTATACTTATAAAAATGAAAACAAAACCAATCTTTATCTTGAAATAGATAAAAATTGGTTTATAAATAATATTTTGCCTAATTTATTACTATGCTATAAATGTAATACTGAAAATAATTGTCTTTTTTTATATAATTGCATGTTTAAAATTTTTTGTTGTGTTCCTCTTGTTTCTCAAGAAGAATTTAAATTAATAGAAAACATATAATATTGGATAAAATCTAATGTCTATTATAGATAAAATACATAAAAAAATAATGATAAAATTTAAAAAAGGAAATCTATTTTTTGATAACTTTTTTAAAAGATTCTTTATAGTAGTAGATATCTGTGATAAAAAACACAAATTATCTTATCGACATTGTAAAAAATGTAATAAAAACTATGCTCTTCCAAATGCTAAATGTTATTTATCGTATTATTTTAATAAAAATGATTCATATTTTCGTTGTAATACTGAACTCTATCTTTTAAAAACTTTTAAAAAAAATAAATTAAAAAATGAAAACAATTCTCACAGGTAACATATATAAAGATTTTTTTGTTGTTCCACATCTTTATCTTGAAATAAATAAAAACTGGTTTATAAAAAATAAGTTAAATTTGGATAGGATTGGTATAGAAAATATATTTGATGAATATTGCGAAAATTGTAATGCCACTTTTAAAGGTGATTGTTTATTTTTATATGGTATTAAATCTAAAACATTCTTTTGTGATAAAAAATCATTTTATGATAAAATTGGAGTATAAAATTAAATGATTCTTACAGGTAAAATGTATAAAAGCGAATCAAAATATTTTGATTCATCAATATCAAAAATTTATCTTGAAATAGATAAAAATTGGTTTATGGATAATATTATAATTAAATATGAATATGCTACGTGTTTTAATTGTGTTCGACTTAATAATCAATGCTTATTTCTATATGATTTACAAGACAAGAAATTTTTATGTGAAAAACCACAACTTCAATATTTTTATAATGAAATAATACAAAAAAATGATTAATAAAAACAATTATAAATTAGAATATTATGAAAATCTTGGATTTGTTATAAATATAACAGATCAATATAAAGATGTTCCTACAAAAGAAATAAAAAAAATATGTGAAAATAGATTTTTTAATATGAAGCATCCAGATTATGGATCAATCTACCATTGCAGAGAATGTTATTTAGGAAATGGATTCTTACTTGCCTATAGTTTTTTACTTGATAAAATAATATGTTTATGTGTTTTGATAAAACTGATGAAAGACTAGATATAAATGAATAACAATAAATTAGAATATCATGAAAATCTTGGATTTTTCATAGATATAACAGATCAGTATAAAAATCTTCCAACAGAAAAAATAAAACAAATATGTGAAAATATGTATTGTACTGAAAATACTCTCTATAAAAAATTTTCTGCCCCATATAAAAACAATATGCTTAACTATTTTTTTATATGTCAGCAAAATCAATGTTCTTTGGGAGATAAACATAACAGACTTATTTATAGTTTTGATTTTAACAAAATCGTATGTATGCATTTACATTTAAAAACTTCTAAAATTACTTATATAAAATGAATAACAATAAATTAGAATATCACAAAAAATTTGGATTTTTTATAGATATAACAAATCAGTATAAAAATCTTCCAATAAAAAAAATAAAAAAAATATGTGAAAAAGAGTATTTTTCTGATTATAAACCCTGTATAACAGATTTTTCTGATTCACACGATATATTTAACTATTTTTTTGTTTGTATATGTCAAGAACAATGTTCCTTGGGAGATAAATATAACAGACTTATTTATAGTTTTAATTTTAACAAAATCATATGTATACGTTTTGATAAAACTGACAAAGAATCAGATATAAATGAATAACAATAAATTAGAATATTATGAAAATCTTGGATTTGTTATAGATATAACAGATCAATATAAAGATCTTTCATTAAAAAAAATAAAAAGAATATGTGATAATCAGTATTATACTAACTCAATCAGTTTATCAGGTTTTTTCTTTAAATGTTGTGATACATATTGTTCTTTGGATAATGGACATAATAAACTTGTTTATAGTTTTGATTTTGGCAAAATCATATGTGTAAATTTATTTGTTTTGCATTCAGAAATTTTTGGATTTGATAAATATGAAAAAAATTAACAATAAATTAGAATATTATAATCATCTAGGTTTTTTTATAGATATAACAGATCAATATAAAAATCTTCCAATAGAAGAATTAAACAAAATATGTAAAAAACAATATTTACACGATATTATGATACGTACATATGATTCTAAATATACTTTTTCTTTTTGCCATTGCATAGCATGTTGTTTAGTTTCTAAGAAATATAAACTTGGTTATAGTTTTACTCTTAAAGATTTTATATGCCTTACATTAGAAGAATCTTTAAATACAAATATTAAAAAAGGAAACAAGAATGAATTTTAATTTTAAACTTAAAAAAGGAGAATTGTATTTCGATCATAATGTTATGGAATTCTGTATCATTCTTGATGTTTGTACTAAAAATGAACATTCAACTTCTTATTTATATTGCAAACATTGTGGTTATAATTTGTACCCATGTAAAAATGAATTTTTTTATTTAGTATATTATTTTAGAAAAAAAATTCATTTTATTCACACTATACATGTCTTTCTAAGGAATATATTATAAATAATGAACTTTTTCAAAATAAGGGTAAAAATCAATGAAAACAATAAAATTTAAAAAAGGTTCTTTACATTTTGATAAATTTTTTAAACATTTTTTTCTAATAATAGATATTTGTACTCCTGATCATCCATTAACAAATAAATATCAATATTGTAAAAATTGTGATACTACTTATTTTCCTTCTTTTAAAGGGAAAAAATATTTAAGATATACTTTTATTAGAAAAAATTATGGTTGTGTTTGTGGTGGCGACAATGAATCTTAAAAAAGGAAATCTATATAAAGATGATTTAGGTTTTTTTATAATAGTAGATGTTTGTACTAAAAATAAACGATTAAATTATAAACACTGTAAACATTGTGGTAATAATGGTATATATCCTAAACCAGCTTTTTTTAAAGAAAATGAAACAGTTTATTTAATTTATTCATTTTATAAAGATATATCATATTTTTGGTGTGATTCAGAACAAAATTTATTAACATTGGATCTTATAACAAATGAAAACAATGAATCTTAAAAAAGGAGAATTGTATTTAGATGATTTAGGTTTTTTTATAATGGTAGATATTTGTACTAAAAATAAACCATTATATGAATTATATAAACATTTACACTGTAAATATTGTTATCGAAGAAAAGATGATTCTTTTTATAAAGATATAACAATGTATTTGATATATTCTTTTAAAAAAAATATGTTAAATTCTCATTATTCTTGTATCACAAAAGGAGCAACAATTAATGTCAAAAACAATAGAAACAATAAATCTTAAAAAAGGAAATCTATATAAAGACGGTTTAGGTTTTTTTATAATAGTAGATATTTGTACTAAAGACAAACCATTAGATGAATCATATAAATATTTACACTGTAAAACCTGTTATCGAAAAAATAATTCTTTTTATGAAAATGTAACAATGTATTTGATATATTCTTTTAAGGAAAATATGTTAAATACTCATTATTCTTGTTCCTCAGAAGAATCAATAATAATGTCATCTCTCTTTTATAAGAGAGTCTCTTTTATAAGAAAAAAATGAAAAATGAATTAGAATTAGGATTAAAATATAATCTAGCAGATGGATTTTATTTAATATTAAATAATTGTAGTTTTAATTTAAAAGAGAGACAATACAATATGAACAAATACAAATTTTGCAAGCATAAATGTAGATTTAACAAACTTTATAAAGAATATCCTACTTGTTTTGAAGGTGGTGAATTTAATTTAATTTATGTTTTCAATGATAAACAATTATATTGTGTAAAAAGAGATATTTATTTTTAATTATAAATTCTTGAAAACAGATTCTTTGAAGATTTTAATAATTTTTTATTTGATATTTTTAAATGTAATAACTTTAAAATACTTTCATAATTCAAAGTTAATTTGATATAATCACCAACATTTTTTGTTGTTCTATACGAACGATTTAAATGATCTGAAGATGATAAACCTTTCTTTGTTGTTTTTAAAGCACAATCATCTTCTTCTGGAATAGTTCTTGAACCAAATGGATCATCAAAAAAACCATCAAAATTATGAGGTTTCTTATCATTTATATCATCAATCTTAGGTGGAAAAGATTCCCAAGAAGAATCTTTATTTATTGATAACCAAACATTTTCAGCTTCTTCTGTAGTGCTTTCTCTATCAGCACATATTCCTGCTTCTTTATTACCATCGTTTTGACATATCCATGCTGATGCTAATCCATAAAGAAGTTTTCCAATTCCTTGCCCTTTATATTGATCTCTCAAGAAAGACATATGAATTTGATAAGCACCATAACAAAGTCCGCCTGTATTTAATTTCTTGCTTTCTTGACATTTTTGCATAGAAATAGCACCAATAATCGCCTTAACCAATATTTCTTCATTTAAATCTTTTGAATAGTTTTTTAATATTTTATTATCAAAAAGAATAAGACGAATCATATGAAAATTATTACTCATTTCTTGTGCTACTGCCAAAGAAATATTAAGAAAATTTTCAGTATCAATTGTACTTTCTTTTAAAAATTCTTTCCAATTATTAACAAATGTATTCATGATCTATTGATTATTTCTTCCATAAAGTCTAGTGAAAAAAGAATTAAAGATTCTTTCAAAGAATTTTGATATAAATGGTAAATCATTTGTCATCATAAAAAATTTACCTACATGATTATGATTTTCTATAACTTTATCAAAATTCTTTGTATATTCATTATAATTTTTTACAAACTCATATGTATTAAAAGAACGGTTTAAATGATCACTATTATCTAAAGATAATTTTGTTTTCTTTAAACGGCAATTATCTTCTTTTGGAGTTGTTCTTTCGTTTTTTATATTATCAAAAGTACCATCAAAATAATCTTTCTTTTTGTTATTTGGTTGTTCTTCTTTATCTGTTTTTTCTTGATTTGGTTCTTCATCTGGTATTTGATTTTCCCAAGAAGGATTATTATTTATCGATAACCAAACTCTTTCTGCTGCTGGTGATGTCGTTGCTCTATCAGCGCATATTCCAACATTAGGATTATTATCATTCATATAAGCATGTGATGCTGCTAAACCATATAATAGTTTTCCATACCCTTTGCCTTGATATTCTTCACTTACTGCTGACATTTTAACTTCATAAGAACCAAAACATTCTCCATTCCCATTCTCTTCTGTTTTAATTATAGAAATTACACCAACAATACAATCACGAAATCCAGATTTAAATGAATTAATAAAATTATTTTCCTTCCCATCATCATAAAATAATTGTTTTATTTCTAAATTTGAATTGTTTAATTCTTTCTTATAGTGAGAACTTAAATAAGTTAAAGTTTCACTTAGTTTTGTTAAGTCTAAAAGAAATATATTATCTCCATCTCCATTAAATCCTTCAATAACAAACACACCAAAAAACAATGAATTAACGTTTTTTTCTTCTTTTAATAATGTTTTTCTTTTAAAATTTATCCATTTTTTATTCATGATGTGTGATGAATACCTCGAAAAAATGTTTGAAGTTTATTAGTAATTAAATCTTGATCTCCTCCGAAAATAACATCAATAAAAGGTTTAATTCTTTTTAAATTAATTATAACCTCTCTGAATTCATCTGTTTTATTAGATGAAGCAACAATATTTAAATGTTTATCATCATCAAAATATTTACTTTCCTTTCTTTTGCAATCATCATCATATGGATCTGTTTTAGGATCATAAACATCATCAAATTCTCCGATATAAGGTTCTATTTCAGAAATTTGATTAGACCAATTCCCATCTTCTTTTTCTGTTTCATTTTTAATACTTTTCCACACTCTTTCTGCTGCTGCTGACACACTACGCCTATCACAAGTAATACCTTGATTTGAAGATATTGAAGCCATTGCATAAAGAAATTTTCCATATCCTTTACCTTGATATTTTTCATCTATCGCTGAATATGCTACTTCACTTGCATCATAACAATCACCATCACTTCTAGGTTCAATATAATTTATAAATCCTATTAAAAAATTTTCAATTTCTGTTATATGGTATAATTCATAATTTAAATCTCTAATTTGTTTTTTATTAACAAACCATTCTTTTTCTTCATCATCTTCTTCTTCATCATCTTCATCATCTTCATCGTATTCTTCATCTTCCATTTCAGTGCCATTTACGTATAAATTATAGAAGTCTCCTTCATTTCCATTTAATATAGCATCCATCCATTCCATTACTTCTTCATTTGTCACTTCATCTATCATTTCTTCTATATGCTTTTCAGAATCAGAATGATGAAATGAAAAAGAAAATTGATTTTTTGGATCATATAATGCTATTTTTTTATTTCTGTTTCTTGCTGCAATATATTTTTTATATGTTTGAATAATCTTTTCTTCAAATGTCTTTATATTTATCAATAATACAAAAACACCATCTGAATAATGATTAAATATATATAATCCTAAATCTTTTTTTGATATTGATTCTGAAGATCTTTCTTCATTTAATTTAAATTTATTCCATTGTTCATTCTTAATCATCATAATATATATCCCAAAAGAAATTATCAATCATAGTTATTAATCCTTTTTTTATTGAATCTTTTATTCCAAGTTTAACATAATTGCTTCTTAATTCATTAAATTCATTAACAAATTTATCTGAGGAGTATACTTGATTCAAATGTTCTGGGTTTAATTTATCTGAATAAAGTCTACTATATTTTTTTATTTTACAATCATCTTTTTCGGGTCTAGTTTTAGGAGCATTTATATCATCAAACTTTCCGATATAAAACCCTTTTTTGGGTATTACAGGTTCCCAATCTTCGTTATGATCAATACTATCCCATACTCTTTCAGCTTTTTCCGATGTAGTAGATCTATCCGCCGTAATTCCTGTAGCACATTTACTTATACTTATATATGCTGCTAACAATCCATATATTAATTTTCCATATCCTTTACCTTGATATTTTTCATCTACCGCTGAATTTGATACTTCCATACTATCAAAACATCTTCCATCTTCATAAGCAGTAGTTTTAGAAGCAATAATCATTCCAATTATAAAATCCACATGTTTTTCTTCATCAAAATCATTATCAGTAAAATTTTGTGCTGCTTTTATAAATTTTTTTAATTTTATAGTATTTAATAAAGATATTGTTACTTCTCCATCATTATCTTTATAAAAATATAAACACAAATTGTTTAAATTACCAAAAGATTCATTTATAACAAATTTATTCCAACATTTTAAAAACCTTGTCATTTTTTATCTCTCAATTTGTGTTGGTTCTTCCATTTTTTTTACAACACCACGATGTAATTTTGAATCATCTTTTTCAAGACCTGAAGCAATCCTAAATAATTTTTTTGAATATCTTCTAAATTTATCATTATTAACTTCTTTTTCAGAATTCTCTAATGTATATTCATCAATCTTATCATATGCTTTTTTTAATGTTTGTCGTATCACATCTTGCAATCTGTTTCTCATATCTTCATTTTTTTCATCCATTAAATCTTTTAAAAGTTCTTTTATTTGTATAATTTCTCTTTTTAATTTTCTATTAACAAGATCTTTTGGATAATCAATAAAATCTTCTTCTTCTTGTTGTTCTTTGGAAGAAAGTTCTCCTTCTCCCTCTTTACCTGAAGAATAAAAATCTGATTTTTCAGACATAGTTAATTTTGCTTTAATAGCATTAAGCATATCTTTAAACCAATTTCCTTCTTTCTTTCCAAAAGCATATGCTTCTGTAGCTTCCCATAGTTTTTTTGACCATTCTTCAATTACTGAATGAAAATTGCTAGAATTATTCATTCTTTCTTTTATTGAAGAAAGATTTTCCTCAAAATAATCTTGAAACATCTCAATAAAATCAATTTTTAAAGAATTATAATTTGATTCTAATTTCTTCTTTTCTAAATTATCTTTTGACTTAACAAAAGAATCTCTATATTTTTTAAATTGATTTTTATATTTGTTTAACATTAAAACATAAATCTTATTTAAAACCTTTTGTTCCTTCTTGTTTAATTGTGGCAATAAAGCATTACTTGGCATTTCTTTTATTGAATTTGGATTTTTTTGAGAAATATTTTCTGCTTTTTTTATTCTGTCAGAATCTTTTTCTTTAATATCTTCCATTACCAATTTTGCTATTTTATTAATTTCAGATTTATTTATCAATATTTGTCTCCAAAAAAGAAAAAGATTTCCAAACAGTTTTCCATTTTTTGTTTTCATTCATTGCTAATTTTAATTTTGGATATCTTTTGTTATTTTTTTTTGCATAATTAATCCAAATATTTGATATTTTTTTTATTTGTTTATCATTTAAATCCTCTGGGTTATATTCTTCTAAAAAATCTAACACAACTTCATCAAATGCTTGCTTTGTCTTTTTTGCATAAACATAAAATCCTCTAACAAAAGCAGGCACTTCATATTGATCTACAAAATATCTATAATAATTAATTGTTCCATTTGGATTATAATAATCATGATTTGATTTGTCTATATCTCTTGTTACACCATGTTCCATTTCATGTGCTGTTATTTCTTGTAGATTATGATAAAGTTTATTCAAAAATTTCATAATATTATCTGGATTGTATTCTATACGATACTCAATTTCAATATCTACTACTACAAATTTATCTTCTTCATCTTCATTTCTATCTGTATTAGCTCTTATATCAAATGGTTTATAATCACTATCTAAGTTAAAATTTTTAATATAATCAACTGATATAGATATTATATTTTCTGAGAAATGCTTTTCAAAAGAAAACATTTCTTGTTCTTTATCAGAATTATTAAATTCTTTTAAGTAAGATATAATTTCTCTACAGATTTCTCTTTCTATTTGTCTTTTTCCTTCATTTAATTGATATATCATTGTATCTTATTTCCTTCTATAAATTCAATTTTATAAGACATTATTTTAACATTATCTTGTCCATCTTTTAAGGACGAAACTGCTTTAACATTTTTAATTGAATCATCAAAGAAATCAATTTCATTGAATTTTTCAAAAAGATTGTTTTTTATCCAATCTTTTTTAGCCAAAGGATTCGCATCTGCTAAATATTGAATATTATTCGTATTAAAATTGATATTTTGTTCTTTTAAATATTCTTCAATAACATTCAATTTAGATGTTGTACTTCTTGCTGTTAAAATAAAAACATTATCTTTTTGTTCTGCAACTTTTTGTTTAAACAATTCAAATATATTTATTGAACCATCTTCATAATCTTTTACCACAAAACTATTAATTCTAGGGTTTCTATCTAAAACGCTTTCAACAAAATCTTTAAAATCAAACTCATCGCCTATACTTGGAACATATTTTGCAAATTCAGCAGGTGTTAAACTTATTATTTTATTATCTTGTGTTTTTACATAAATAACAACATCACTCTTCACCAAGGTATCATCAAAATCAAAAACATATGCTTTTGAAATGATAGGTTTTTCATTATTTTTCTTTAATACATCAAATAATTCGTTTATAAAAGCTTCTTGTTCTTTAACTAAATTTTTTTCAGACATTTCTTGAATACATTCTTTCCATACAGAATCAAGAATTTCCAAATAATGTTCTGATATCTCTTTAACACCTAATTTATTCAATTTATAATTTTTAAGAAAATTAAATCCAGATAAATTTGTGATATCTTTATGTCCACCAGATGATTTTTGTATAAAATCCCAAGCAGTTATATAAATTCCATTCAAAAATCTAATTTCTTCTGTACTAAAATCTCCAGAAAATTTGTTCATTAACCGAATTGCTTCTTCTTTTTTGCTACTATAAGATTGTGGTGCTCTTATACGAGATATAGTTGCTCCATCTGGTGCTTTTTCATGAAAAGTATTAATTAAATCTTTATAAGTAAACCCTATAATATTTTTATTATTTCCTTTTGTTCTTTTCTTTATTTCCTCTTCTTCATAAATTAATTTTATATCTCCAACACCAACTTTAATAGAACTTAATAATGGTTTAAACTTATTAAGAATCTTTTGTCCAATTTCTCCAAGATTATAAGGGTTTTTTTCTTTTTTAAATGGATTTTTTGTAATTTGTATAAGTCCCATTGGCCATTTAACACACAACCAATGCGCTTGAGGATAAATATCAAAAGCAACATATCTATCATAAGATCCTACATCCCATGCAGTTGTCATTAATCCATCTTGCCAAACAACATTTCCAGTCATACCTATTTTTCCACTATCTTTTGCTCTGTCCTTAAAAAATTCATAATTTTTTTCTATGTCTTTTCCAGTAGCAAAATATTTTAAACCAGCGTGTTGTGTCACCCAATCTCTTATATGCAAATATATATTTTTTAATGATGGTGAAGATTTCATAACAATCTCTGACAAGAAATCTTTTTTATTTTTATAAGATAAAATCCATTTATTTACAATAAGACCAAATTTTATTTTTTCCACATTAACATTCAAATTTTCTTTTGATAATTTATATACAGCTTTAGGAACATCTGATGGTGTTAAATTATATAATGAATATCTAGCTGCATCTACAATGTTAATTACTTCTATATCTTTTAAATCAAAAACATCACTAGTAGATATTAATCCAGAAATATCTGATACATTGCTATATGATGTTGAAAATTTCTTTGATAACATAGGATCATCAATACCTGTTTGATTTTGATGATGATCTGTATGAATATTCATTGCAGGTTTGCCATGAGAAAAATCTACAAGAACATGTAAAAGACCAGGCGTTGCTTCAGAAATAGTATATTCTTGATCTCCATATTGAATTGTTTCTGCTTTTACAGTTTTTATTCCATATTGTTTAAGATATTCTTTTGCTGCTATAGCAGAAGTAACCCCATCTAAATCTATATGAAACCAAATTTCGGCTTCTGCATATTGCTTTGCCATTTGATTTATATTTCTAATACCACTTTCTTTTAAAACAGTTTCAAAAGATTCAAATGTTAATTCTTTTGTTAAATCTTTTTGTATTCTTTCAGCTTCGTGCTGGTTACTTACTGTATTTTTATTCTTTTCTGCAAATTTTTCTAATTGAGTCATTCCATCTTTTTCACCAAATTTTTTTAAAAATTGTTTTGCAGTTTTTATATAGAAATTTGATTGAGATCCTGGAAATATTTTTTTTAATAATTCTACTCCTTTACTAATTTGGGTATTATTATAATTTCCTTCTTCTTCAGGAACTTTTATTGTAAAATTTGTTGTTTCTTGTTGTTTTTCGTTATTCAATTCAGATTCGTTTTCAACTGGATCTGTTAATGATGATAGATTTCCTTCTTCATTCAATTTTTCTTTTTTTGCTTCTTTTTCCATATCAATCAGTCTATCATAATAATCATCAAACTCTTTAAGATGATCTTTTGTTATCTCTGTTGCTATTTCAGGATCATCTGTATGCTCACGTTCTATCTTAATTCCCTTTTCAAGTTGATCTTGATCAAAATTTTCATCAGGTTCATTATCAGCTTTTCCACCTTCAATTTTATCTTCTTCTAACGCTCCACCAAATCCAGGAGGTGCTGATTTTGATCTTTCAAATGGAATATCACAATCAAATGGTTCTTTGGTATATCCTTCTCCTTGCCCTAACAAAAACCTTTTCTTTTTTGCATGATCTTCATATTTTTCATTTAAAAGATGATCTTTCCATAACTTTTTCCACACAAGAGTATTTCTCCACATTAAAGAAAAATAAATCCATCATAATTAGTTTTTATTAAATTCAATTAATTGAATTTGTTATTTTGTCAATCCATATGAACATTTCATCAAATTTATTAAAAATCTTTCTTATCTTTTTATCTTTACTTGTAAAAAAGGCTTCTATCCCTTTATCAGAAGGATTTAAAACTAAAAAAGAACCATTATCATTTTCATATTCAGAAGGAAATGATGATGGATCAGAAACAATATTGTATCCCATACTATCCAATGAAGTAAAAGAAGAAAATCCTTCTGATATTACTATTTCTTCTTCATCTAAAGTATGTGTCTCTCTTAATTGAGAAATTTTATCTTTTGATGGACTCCCTTGAATAGAACCACCAGACATAGAAGTTATTTCATTTATCCTTTTCATTGATATTCTCCTTTTTGTCATAAATAGAATTCGATTTTTCTTTATATTTTAATAAACTTAATTGCTTTGTTAAAACAAAGCAACTTACATTACCCAATGAAATCTGACACATTTCTTCATTAATATCTGAAAGAGTCCCTAATAAAACTGCTATTCGTGGTTCTTTTAAAGAACTCAAAGACAACGAAAGACCAAAATCAGTACCATAATATATCGTAGTTCCTGCTGGAACCCAAACCAAATCATAAATATGATTTTTTATGTTTTTTAACACGTTTTATATCACTCTCTATGATAATTATATTTTTTGAACTTGATAAATTTCCACATAAATACAACTTTCTATCATTAAAAAAATTTATTGAATTAACACCCATAATATACCCAAAATTTAATGGTTTTAAAATAACAAAATATTTATTGTATATATCTTTATCATAATGATAAAAAAAAGATTTTTTATAATAATTGCTCTTTTTCTTTGTTATAATAAGATCATTTGCTTTAAATTTAAACTTATTTCTTTGATAAGATTCAAAAAAGTTTTTTGCACAATCATGAAAAGACGCAAAATTATCTATTATTACTGGGGTAAGATTATAATCTTTTTTTTCACACATTTTATAAATTGAATCATCAAAATATTTATATTTTCCATATGTCCTTAATTCTAAAATAGAATTAAAAGCAAAATCTAAATATGTTTCAATTTCTTTTGTTAAAGAAAAATCTTTTCTAAAAATGGTTTTTGCTTTAGATTCAATTAAAAATTTTTTAACATTCTTTGTAAAAACAATTTTATTATTTATATTAAAATAAGCAATCTTGATTTTAGTCCTATCAAAATAAGATTCTTTTAAAAGACTTTCATAAAGTTTTTTAAAATCTGTTTCACTTCTTACTTCTTTCTCTAAAAGATTTACTATTCTTTTAATTTTAAAACAATTAGAAGAAGATCCCATATTTTAACTCTTTTCGTTTGAAATTTCTATAAATCCTGCAACATTTATAAGTTGTAATGCAGCAGATACCGCATTAACAAGCGCAACATAAACAACTTTATATGGATCAACAATACCTTGCTTAAACATATCAACAAATTCATTTCTTTCTATATCAAATCCATAATTTAAATGCTTTGAATTTGAATATTCTTTTTGAATTTTTTCAGAAATATACTCAACTGAATATCCACCATTTTCTAGTATTTTTGAAAATGGCGCTTTCATTGCATCAAGCAAAATATTCATTCCTAATATAAAACTTTTACTATGTTTCTTATTCATCTTATATCGTGAAATCTCTTGTGAGATCTTATATAAGAATATTCCACCACCAGGAACTATCCCTTGCTCTTGTGCAGACATTACAGCACCAATAGCATCTTCAATTCTATATCTTTTTTCTGTTACTTCACCCTCCGTAACTCCCCCAACCTTAATAAGAATTACACCACTATTTAATCTTGTAAATCTCTCTTGTAAATGTTCAGATAAATATTCTGACTCTGTTTGTTGCAATAAATCTTTTATAAAATTTTTCCTTTCTTCAATCTTTTCTTCATTACCTTCTCCACCCACTATTAACGAAAATAAAGAAGATATCTCTATTCTTGATGCTTTTCCAAAGTCTTTCAAAGAAACGTTTTTAAAGAGCTCTTTTCCTAAACCCATGTTCATGTTGCTCTTTGAGAAAAAAGTAGCTCCTGTCGCAATTGCTAAGTCCTCAAGTATATCTTCTTTATACTCCCCATAACTGTTTAGTTTAACTGCTGCAACTTTCATACTTCCATTCATAGCATTAGCAATTAAACCTGCCAATGCTTGTTCAATTACATCACCAGCAACAATCAATAATGGTTTCTTATGACGAGCAGCAATTTCTAATACTGGGAATAAATCTTCTATAGCAGAAATTGTTTCATCAGTTACAAATATTAAAGGTTCATTGTATTTAATAAGTTTTCTCTGTTGATCAGTACAAAATCTGGAAGATAAATATGTGCCTTTAAATTTAAATCCTTCTACAAAATCTATTACTGTTTCTGTTGTATTAGATTTCTCAACAGAAATCGTTCCGTCCTTTCCTGACTTTTCAATAGCAGTAGCAACTATAGTCCCTATGTCTTTGCTATTTCCTGATATAATTGCTACATCTTGAATATCTTGAAAAGAAGTTATATCTTTTACATACTTTGTTTTTAACTTGCTTTCAATTTCATTTATAATGAAATCCATACCTTCTTTTAATTCTTTTAAAAGAACTTTATATCCAACACTGTTTATGCTTTTTTCTGCAAGATCATAAATTGATCCTGCTAAAACAGTTGCAGTGGTTGTACCATCCCCTGCTATAGAATTAGATCGTTCTGCTGCTTGTTTTATCAACTTAGCACCAGCATTTCCTGCTATACCATTATAAGAAAAATGTCTTGCTACAGTGACACCATCTTTAGTCGAAAAGGGGATTTCTTCTTTGCCTGACCCTATAAGAATAGTACGGCCAAACGGTCCCATAGTGGATGAAACCATCTCCACCAATTCTTTAACGGAATTCGATACTTCTTGTTTAAAATTTTTTCCAAAAACATTGTTTTCACTCATAAATACCTCTCTTTTTATAAACTTATTCTCTAAAGAATCTGTTCTTTTCATATATTTGTTTCATATTTAAAAACATTTTTTGTGAACTTTCAACAGCTTTCATCCCAGATGAACCACTCTGCTCCTCATCCACAAAATACTTGTTTAAGTAAATCTGAAAATCATACAAAGAATTATATATCTCTTTTATTTGTTCATTTAAAACATTAGTTCTTAATTGCAATTTTGTTTTTAAATTTAAACTACCACCAATATTTAATTCTCCAATATTTTCAAAACCCTTTAATATGAATGGTTTACTTTTTAATTGTTCAGATGTCTTAACATACATTCCACTAATTATTTCTACTACTGATTGATTATTCCCAAGTTTTTCTAACATTTTGTTTATAATAAATTGTGTTGGAATAGATGATGTTTCAAACAAATAAAGCAATATTGCAGTTACAGAAGTATATGTTGAAAATTTATTTAATTCTTGTGGCATTTTTTCTTTCAAGAATTCAGAAATTGTTTCTCTCAAAACAGTTTTTATTGAATTAAAAATTTCAGTTTTAGATAAAATTTTCTCTTTTAAAATTAAATTTCCTACTTCTTCTTTAGACAATTGTTGTTTTTCAAAGACAATATAAACCATATCTCTACTACTTCTGTCATAAGCAAAATCTTTAAGTAAATTGCTAAAATTACCTTCTATTTCTGTATGAGAAGAAACAACCTTTAATGATAAATATTCTTCATTAGTTTCAATATCTTTTATTTCAGTTTGATCACCTAATTGGTGTCCACCTAATACTACAGATATAAAAGCTTCAAATAATCTACCAGTAGTAGAAGCTGAAAATTCATTTAAAAGTAACATTAATGTTTCTATAAAGACCAAGGAAGAAATTATCTGTGAAGGTGTTTCATTTATAAATGATTTTTCGTCTTTATTTAAAAAATCATTTATATAATTAAAAATAGAACTTAATTTTTTACCAGAAACAGATTTTCCTTTACCAGCATAATTTTCTTTAATAATGTTCTTTATATATTTTGTAAAAATAATTCTATCTTCATCAAGAGTCCCTTCTTTTCTATTCCCTCCCCATCCTCTCTCTGTTAATCTCATTTGCGGAGGTCGAAATCCATAAAAAGTATTTTTATTTCTCCATTTTTCTTCATTACCCTTAATTTCTTCTTTTATCAAAATATCAATATTATTTATTTTCTTTTCTGATAAAACTTTATCTATAATTTCTTCTGATTCTTTAATATTCAATAATCAACTCCTAAAACTGCTATTGCTCTTTGCAATATTAATTACTTTTTCAACTGGTAAAGAAGCACAATCAATCTTATTATCTGTTAAATTAAAATGATTCATAAATCCTTTGAACTTAGCGTTTTGACAATCTTTGTTAATTCCATTTTGTTCTTCTGGGAAAACCAAAGGTATCTCATATACATCATATATAAAACCACAAAGTATACCCAATGCTTCAATTTGTTTTGGATAAAATCCAAGAAAATCATCAAGTTTAACTTTATGTATTTTAAAATCTTCAATTATTGGACGTTCTCCAAATCCTTTCTTTTCATACCAATCTTGGTATTTTAAATAATGTGCATTGCTCAATTCAATCCCTATTGAATCTGCATTATATTTCGTTCCTGCGTGAAATGTTATATCATTTGTATCTACAAATTGATAGATTGTACCATCATTGTCTATATTAAAATGGACTGAGTATCCTCTCTTCTTTAAGACATTTATTGCACTTCTAGTATTGAGACAAGCATCCCAATGAATTACAACAAATTTGGGATTTCTTTCTTTAGACATAATCTTATATCTTAATCCTTCATTTAAGAAGATTGCTTTGGTTTTTATTGGAAAATAATGATTATTACATAATATTCTGTTATTTGTTGAAACATATTCTATTTCTTTTTCTAATGGAATATCATTGTTATAAATTTTTTCTGAATAAATTCTTCTATATGTTATTTCTCCAACCAATCCATCTTCTTTTATTTTGAATTCCTTTTGTTTTGATTTAATCTTTTCGATTAATTCATTATCAAAAGATGATGCTCCAAACCATTCAGGTTCCCAACCTAAAGATTTAGATGATTTTTTATTATAAAGAATTTTATACCAATTTAACATTTAATTTTTTCCTAAAAGTTCCTTTCTAAAAATTGGACATTTTGTCTTATTGTGCCCTGTTTGCCCACAAACAGAACATTTTCTTTGTTTCTTAACAAGAATCACTTCTTCTTTGTTTTCTTCTTCTTTTTTAGAAGAAGAAAGCAAAACTAAATTACCACTATCTTTCTTATAATAGGATTGATAATTTGTTTGTTTAGCAAATTCTGTAAGCTCTTTAGTTGAAGGAAAAGTTCTTTTAAAAATAAAAAAATCAATTGCATCTTTATCCCAACCCTCTCCAACTTTTTTCCAATCTTTAAATACTTCATTAACTTCTTTTAAAGAAGTATATCCTTCTACCTGACAACGAAATATAATATCTGTACCACTAGACGATTCTTTCCAATAAACAACCTTCATTAATCACCTCTCTTTTCCAGTCCATTTATTACCAAATAAATATCTTGAAGATAATATGGCAATTGCTTTTTATTTCTTTTCTTCACACTCATTATATCATACTTTATTCTCTTTGTCAATGTTTTTTTTATATAATTTCTGAAAGGAAACATATAATAATAAGAAGAATTAACAAAAGAATCGCTTGCAACATTAATCATTTCATCTAAATTAATATCTTTATTATGCATCCAATATGTGAATATTGATGTTTCATATCCCCTTACTTCAATTAACATTCTTGGAAAAGAAGGAATAGGCAATAAACATAACAAAAATAACAAGAACCAACAATTGAATACCGCAAATATAGAAAAAATTGCAAATATTTGTGGAATTAAATATCCTATTGAATAAATTAACTTATTAATATATTTTGAATCCAGCATATGTGTTCTCTCGTGAAGAAAAGTACACAAAGCCTTCAACGGATCATTTAATAATTTTTCATTAAGACTTGCTCTACTAGGATAATAAATCGTTGAACCAATTGTGGTTGCATAATCTGTCATAAAACCTTTATTAAAAAACAAAAGCAAACTCATAATCTTCATAAGTTTGCTTTCATTCTTATATTTTATTTTCAATCCTACTCTTTTTTCACAAACATCCTTAAAGAACTTAAAAGTCCATCTTATCTCTTTTTTTTTTAAGTTCTCTAGTTATCATTTACTTTTTTTTTCAACCTTTTTACCTTTATTACCATCTTTCTTATCTTCTTTTTTTGCACTCTTTCCTTTATTAACAATTCTTTCAATAATACGATTTGTTATTGTATTAATGACAGATTCCTTAAGTTTATCTGAATCTTTCTTTTTTGAAGAAGTACTACATCCCTCACTCTTAACCTTTTTATTTGTATGTTTACTTTGTCCAATAGGATCTTTCTCTTCCATAATCTCTTCTTCTTCTTTTTCTTCACCACCTTCAAGATCACCCAATCCACCTTCTTCACCACCTTCAAGATCACCCAATCCACCTTCTTCACCACCTTCAAGATCACCTAATCCACTTTCTTCACCACCACCTGAACTTGAAACAGAAACAGGAACTCCAGTTACTTCTTCAATATACGAAGAAATTTTTTCAATTATTCCAGCTATATCCTTTTCTGTAACATATACACCCTTTCCACCTTCTGATCCACCTTCTGATCCACCTTCTGGTTCACCTTCTGGTTCACCTTCTACATTCATTGTATCTGGAGAAACATCGTCCGTCTCAATTGTTTCTTTTTCTTTTTCAAGATTTTCTAAATCTGATTCCTTAAGTTCTTCTTTCTCTTCTTCCTCTTCTTCCTCTTTTTCGAGTTTCTTTCCTTCTTTAAGGAAATTTTCTGTCAAAGATGGTTTAATCTTTGCTAATTTTGAAAATTTCTTAATAATTTCTTCTTCTAAAAGAAAACCAGATTTTTTATTCATAAAACCTTCTCCATAAATTTATATTGTTAAAATCAAATCTTGTCATTCAAATCTAAATAGTAATATTTATTCCTGAAAAGAATAATTATTTTTTAATTTCAATGTAACTTTATGTAAAGCTTTACGTTCTAATTTATGAATTGAGACATGAGAGAGATTCAACCTCTCTCCAATTTCTCTCAATGTTAGTTCTTTGTATTTATTAATAGAACAAAAACAACAATTGTTATCTTCTTTAAAATTAATCCAAAATCGACAATTTATCTTATCACAAACAACATTATTATAATCAATCTGACATTTTTCATTTTTCATCTGGTTTTACCTCAAAATCTAAAATTTCATTTAATAAGTCCTCTTCATTTGCATCTATATATCCAAAAATATCATCTATTTCTTCATATTTTGCCAGTTGATTAACATCTTCTTGATATGCCTTATCCATATACTCTTTTTCCATCTTTTCAACTTTTACTGCATTTGGATACTTCTTAAAGATATTATTATTCTCTTTGTATCTCACTATAAAATCAAGAATTGATTTATCTTTTTTAAGATATCCAGTTGTCATTAACCTAAAAAATTCAACAATATCAATTCCATCATTTTGAAGATCTAATCCCAATTGTATTAATCTTTCTTCTGTATCAAAAAAATATATACTTTTCTTTTTACCATCAAATCTTAATTTGCTTGTTATTCTTTTATTCTTTTTTACAAGAGGTTCTTGACTTTTACAATTTACCATGAGGAGTACCTTCAATATATCCATTAAATGTCTGAATGACAAACTCTGCATGTGCCCGTAAATCATAAAGTGTTCTTGCATTTTGATAAGAAAATCCAGAACGAACTCCAGCCATTATCCTATTAATTATATCTTTCACAGAACCTTGAAAAGGAACATTAATACTAATTCCTTCTGGTGATAAATATCCTTTCCATTGTGATTGTACTTCTTTAGATGCCATACCTCTATATGGCATTGTTCCATCGTAACTTTGTTGGACAGGACATTCTATTGTCCCTGCCACTAATCTCCCAAGCATTACCGCATCTGCACCAGCAGCTAACGCTTTAACAATATCACCAGCACAAGTAATTCCACCATCTGCTATGATAGATGACTTCCTAGTTGTTTTTGCACAATCACAAATAGCACTAAAATTAGGAATACCATTGCCTGTTTCAATTCTCGTTGAACAAACTGCGCCTGATCCAATTCCAACTTTTATTGAATCAGCACCCCAATCTGACAAATCATTGAATCCTTCAAGAGTACATACATTTCCAGCCATAATATGATATTCGGGGTAATGCTTTCTTAAAAAAGATAATGTTTCTTTCATCAAAATATGATGACCATGCGCAATATCAACACATATTAAAGAAACATTATATTTATTTGCTACAACTACTCTTGCAAAATCTTTTTCATTAACACCAATAGATATTCCATATTGAACACCATTTGGTATTTCTTTTAATTCTTCTTGAAATTCTTCAATTGATTGAGTTCTATGAATTATAGATAACCCTCCAATATCATTCATCGCTGTAGCCATTTTATGGCCACTTATTGTATCCATTGGAGATGTTATAATTGGAATTTTCAAATTTATTGCGTGTTCATAATATCCCAAAACAGTTGAAGTGTTTATTTCATCATCTCTTCTTGAAAAAATTGTGCTAAATCTGGGGATTAATGAAACGTCCTTGTATGTTAATGCTTGCTTCATCATTCTTCACACCCTTTTAAAAATTATCATTAAATCCATCTACATGAAGGTCATAATTTTCATCTTTTTTGAAAATATCATTAGGAAAAAGTTCTTTTAAGAGTTTTTGAGTTTTATCTTGGAACTCTTTCAAAGTTTCCTCTTTTTTCATCTTCCTAATATCAAGACCTACATAATAATAATTGTCATTGGGTGTTCTTTCAAAAGAAATTCCATGCTCATCACAAATGTCATAAATTCTCTCTACTTCATCTTCTTCATCATATTCATCTTCTTTATTTGTTAAAAACATTTCATCAAAAGGAGCATAAATACCATAAATACAAAAACTTGTTGTACTCGAATTACTTACAAAACCTTTTCTAACTTTCATAAATCACCTCCTAATTTATTTAATTATCTGCCCAGCCATCAGTTTGGATACTATAATATTTATCATCTTGGAAAACACCACCAAAAAGTTTTTTCATAAGTTCTTTGGTTTTATTTTTAAATTCCCCCAATGTTTCTTCATCTTTCATGTCTGCAATATGTCGCCCAATATAACAATCACTATCATCACAATCAAATCTTCTAATGAAAAATAGGTTATTTTCATCACAAATTTGATAAGTTTTCTCTATTCTATTATTTTCATCTTCTTTATATTTATCAAATATCGATTTTTCTATATCATCAAAAGAAGCACAAACACCATAAATACAAAAACTTGTTGTACTTGAATTGCTTACAAACCCTTTTCTAATCTTCATATCACCTCCTAATCTTAAAATTTAGTATTTATGCATACCAACCTTCAGTAATAATCTGATAATTTTCATCATCTTGAAAGAAATCACTAGAATAAATTTCTTTCATAAGTTTTTTCGTCCTATCTTTAAATTCTCTAAAAGTTTCTTCATCCTTAATCTTATTAATTTCAAGACCAATATAACAATCATCATCATTTTCTGGGTGTGATGTAACAAATAATCCTTTTTCGTGAAGAAATCTATCTATATCTTTTTTATCAGATAAAGAAGGTTCTTCATTTTTATGGGAAGAATCACAACTTACTCCATAAATACAAAAACTTGTTGTGCTCGAATTACTTACAAATCCCTTTCTAATCTTCATATCACCTCCTTTTCAAATTTCAATAGATTTTCATACTTCATTGCCCCAAACATCCCAACCTTCGGTCTTTTGTCGGGCAAATAACTCTATTCGGGGTAAATCACCGACCAACTCAATAATTCTTTTTTTTGCTTCATCAGGTTTTTTACTATGTCCCTCAATCGGTGTGTCTATCACAGAATGGATACCAGCATTGATTCTTTTTGGCTTTCCTTTAGTGGCAATCAGACACAGTTCAGCATTCGCTCTCGTCCAATGCCCCATACCCCAAAACCAGCTCCCGCTTTTTTTGTTTCTTTTCACCCAAGTGAAAGCAACTGTTTTATACAAAAAACCCCATTTTTGTATAAGTTCCCAGCACTCGTTTAATTTTGGCATAGTAACCCATAAGAAAAGAACGCAGTTTTTATCTGCTATATCTGAAACAGGTAAGTTATCTATCCAATCTTTTTCTTGCACTTGATACTTGCAACCTGCTCCTCGATTACCAGCCAACGCTTTGTCTCTGTAACTCCACGGTGGATCAGCATAAATAATCTGATACTTCTTATTTGGAAATGGTATTTGTTCCATATTTCAACTCCTTCTAAATTATTTTATCAACTAATCCATATTTTAAACATTCTTCCGAAGATAACCAAGTATCTTTTTTTAATAAATCATCTAAAAATTCAGACTCCATATGAGTTTTTGTCAAATACCATTTTTTCATTGTTTCCATAAATTTCTTTTCATTCTCTACTTCTTCCAATAATTCTTGGAATTTGCCAAAAAGACTAGCTGTTTGTTGATGAATCATCATAAATGATTTTTTAGTGATTAATCGTTGTTTCCCAGATAAAAAGAATAACGATGCAGCAGAAGCAACATACCCTTCAGCATATGTTATTACATTCAATTTCGAATTCTCAATTATATCAGATAATCTAAATCCATCTAAAAGATATCCCCCAAAAGAAGATATATGAATATTTATAGGAATAATGTCAATAGGAAGTTCCCACTCAATAGACTGAATTTGAATTCTTTTTTCAAGTTTTTTGAAACTTAAAATAAATTCTTTTACAGAAGTAGGATCAACAAATGAATTAAAATATAAATGATTATTATCTTCTTCTACCTTATTACTAGTTGATTGCGAATTGTTTTCATTTTTTGAATGAAAACATTCTTCTAATATTTTTGTATCTATTTTATCCATTTTAGCTCCAATGTAAATATGTTTCTTCATCTTCTTGCTTTGACTCTTTTATATCTTCTTTTATATCTTCTTTTAAATCCATTATACTTTTTAAATCAACAAAAAAATAAACATTGCTTTTATCTTTTGCTTTATATAAATAAGTCTTACTATTAATACAAAAATTCTTTAAATCAAAAACTTCAACTATTTCTAATTCCAATGGTTCTTTATAATTAAGAAACGAAACAGTGATTTTATCACCCTGTCTCAGACATAATTTCCATTGATCTTTGTCATTAATAACGCTTGCTCCATACATATCACTATATGTTGAATTTAAAACTTCAACATCATAAGATGTTTCTAATAACAATCGATTTCTCCTAATAATTTATTTTTTGTCGGAACTCCCAAGACAAGAATCGTCTCTATTCGAGATAACAAAAGCATCATCATATAAATTATCGTCAAAACTTTCTATTAAATTACAAGAAATTACCGGTACTAATACTAATTGAGCTATCTTATCATAGCACTTGACTTCAACTTCTTTGTTTGAAATATTGTGAAGATCAATAAAAACTTCTCCATTATAACCTGCATCAATTAAATGAGCTCCATAAACTAATCCTTTTTTAGCTGCCATACTACCTCTATTCATAACCTGAAGCATATAACCGTGCTCAACACAGAACTTAATCCCTGTTCCAAATAAGTAGTTTTCTCCAGGTTTAAGGATTATACTTTTTATATTATCTTGTGGGCACCAATAAACATCAATCCCTGCATCACTCGGATGTGCTCTTGTCGGAAATTTAACATTTGGATATATTCTGAAATATTGCAATAACATTTTGCCTCCTATATTTAATTTTATATAACAATCATACAATATTTTTTATTTTTTGTCAAGAAATAAATTTTACGAAAGTTTCTTTATATTTGATATTGTAGTGCTCAATCCCCATTGATCCTTTTTAATTTTTGCCATGTATAAACCATTCTTAAATAAAACACTATTCTGTTTAACATCCCAACATTTAAGATTTGTTCCATATCCAGTGTTATCAATCACATCTAATATCCAATAATCTTTACCTGTTTTTGTTTTAAGTTTTTTAACATCTTTTAGAATAAACCAAGAAATTAAGTCATATGCACTATATTGTGAAATAGGTTTTATATCTATTTCTTTAAATTTATTTAAAATATAATTACTTAATACAAGATAATAAGGATACATACCTGTTAATTCTGATATAAATGAAACTTTTTCTGATTTTTCAAAATCATGCATTCCTTTGTGTTCTTCAATATTCCTTCTTAATTCTGATAATGTTTTTGGTCTATCTTCTGCTACAGATAACCAAAAATGATTAAGATTCTCAAATCTTTCATCCATTAAATTATTTAATGCTCCACATTTAACAAGAGCACTTATAATTTTTTTATTTACTTTTCTATATATCATATCTTCATTAAAAAGTAAATCCTCTATTTTAGAATATGGTCTATGTTTAATAATTTCTTTGGCAGATTCTAATCCTATCCCTTTTATGGCAGTTAAAGGTTGAATAACTGAGAATTCATCTTGATCATCTGCTTCCCAATTAAGATTGGATTTATTTATATCACAATTCTTAATTGTAAATCCATTCTTTTGGACATTCGCAATTGCTATATCCTTATTCAATTCTGACTCTTTATCCAAATATGAACAAACCCACTCAATCGGATAATAATACCACAACCAAGCACATTGATAAGAAAGAATTGAATAAGAGCAGCTATGACTGTTTGATACAGATATATCATTAGCATAAAATGTATGATCTTCACTTTCTACTTCTAAATCATATGTTTCTTGAAATTCTCTATGAAATATTGCATCTTTTATTTTTTCTGCATGATGTTTCATCAAAATTTTTTCTCCTTTAGAAAGAATCTTTTTTAATGTCATCATTCCTTTTAATGTTTCTATTTTATGATCTAAAGTACAAGTAAGAGTATATCCATTAAATGTTTTTATTTCCATAACTTTCTTCTTTCCTTGCTTTATAACATCTTTAACTAAAACAAAACCATTTTTACTATTTACTTTCTCTCCTACTTGAACTTCACTTATTTTCTTATATCCAGTTAATGTTTCTACTAAAGTATTTTCACTTAAACATTTATTAAATCCATAACCACTAAAAAATACAAAGGTTTTCCAAATACGATCTGCATCTAATTCTGAAATATTTTTTTCTAAACATCCATTGATAAATTTTGTATAAAGTTTATTTTTAACTTCTTCTTCTTTTCCAGTCCCCTTTTTTGTTAAAACTTTTCTTAATAGATTTCCTTCACTAAGATTTATGTCTTTCCCAAGTCTATGTGCTATTGAAGCAATTTGTTCCTGATATACAAGAAACCCATAGGTTTCTTGTGTTTCTTCTTTCATTATTGAATGAACATATTTGATATTATTTGGATTGCCTTTTGCTTGTAAATATTGTTTATCAACATTTGCACTTAATGGCCCTGGTCTGTATATAGCTGTTATGTTTGAGAGTTCATTAATATTTAACGGTTTTGCTTCTTTACAAAAAGATTGTGCTCCTTCTTCTGTAAATTGAAATATTCCAACAAACTTTCCTTTATGAAATATATTTTCATAAATATTTTTATCATTAAAATCAATAGCATCAGGATGAAGATTTTTGTTATAAAATTCTTTGATCTCTTCAAAAGAAATATTTTCTTTCTTTAAAGATTTTTTAAGAATTCTTCTAATTGTTTCTCCAACCATCTTCAAAGATGATAATCCAAGAAGATCAAACTTGATAAATCCCATGGGTTCTAAATGTCTTACATTCTGTCCTTCTGACCAAGGTGATTGTATAACACCACCATTAGAAATTAAAGGTATTAATTTATTTAAGTTCTCTGCTACAAGAATCCCCCCAGCATGGGAGCTACAATTACTTAATATTATTGAGTTTTTTACTATTATGTTTGGATGTTTATCAAAAAAATATTTGTAATTTAAATTATGATGAATATCAAAAACTTTTCGTTTCTTTTCAAGAATTTTAATAGATTTAATCTTTAATAATTTCATTTATTTTTCCTAAAACATAGTTTTCAAATTGTTTATCATCCATTTCTTTATATTCTTTTTCCCAAATATAAAGAATTTTTATTCCTTCTTTTTCAACAACATCTTTTTTTCTTTCATCATGTTCCCAAACATTCTTTGCTAATTTAGCATCCTTTCTTCCTTTTTTAACTATAAAATTTTCATCATATATTCTTGGATCACAATGCCAATACGAACCATTAAATTCTATTGCAACATTTTTTTCAAGAAGTAAAAAATCTAATTCATAAATTTTAATTCTTTTATGATGAACAAATGGAATATTAGCATTAATTAATATTTCTTTTATTCTTTTCTCTCCCGAAGAACACCAACCTTTACAAAAACATGCAAAAGAAAACGAAGCCATTTTTTCTTTCTTTTCTTCCGACATCCTAAAATATGGGTTATTTTTTCCTTTTCTACTATCAGCATATTTTTTTATAGAAGGATGATCTTTTTTTGTTAAACCTTTATTCCAAGGTCCTCCTCTTTTTTTGCTCCATATTTTTATTGCTTCACTTGTATTTCTGCGAATAATTTCATATTTTTTTAGGATCTTTAAAATTCCCTCTTTTCCAGGAGTTAATCCCATATTTTCTGCTTTTATCTTTTTTGAAATTTCAAAAGCAGAAAATCCTTCAAAATACAAACTAACAACATCTATCAATTCATATTTTTTTAAATATTCATCAATATATATTTTATGACTTCTAAAAATATGTTTTGATAAAGATAAAAACTTTCTGTTACAAATTTTACAAATGTACATCTTATAATACCTCCAGCAAAATTCACATATAATTAGTTTGCTGGAGGTATCTTTTTCCTTTTTAATTTAAAGATTTAAAGAAACAAAAAAATCTTCTTTTAATAAATCCTTTACTTGTTTATATCCATTTTGTGTTAAAACTTCATGATCTCCTGTTAATTCCAAATAACTCCCATCCTCTAATTCAATTGAAAAAACTTCTTTTTCTCCTAAAAAATAAACTTCATAATCATCATTAAAATTTAACTTTCCCGAATAATCAAAATATGCTATAGAATCTTTATTTATATCTTTTATGTTTTTATATCCATTTAATGTCAAAATCTCTACTTTATCTGTAAAACATGAACGAATCTGCTTACTTAGAGCTTTTATATGTTTTTCTAAGAATGGGTATTTTTCAAGATATTCCCTCAATGTCCCAGAATATTTTTTTAATTCTTCAAATGTAGGAGTATAAGCACCTGCTTGTATTCCATGTTCTTTTTTAATCTCAGACAATGATTCTTTTACCATTTTCGTTGTAACAGAATTAACTTCCTGATAATCAATTCCATAAAATTTTGATAAATCTTTTATAAGACTTTTTATCTGAAATGTATTCCAATTCGAAATTAAAACAACATTATCTTGCCCCCATTCATTAATAAGAAATTCTTTGAATTCTGTTGCTTCTGCTAAATCATAATCTATATCAGGAAATCCACCACCCTCTTCATCTCTAAGAAATCTTTCAAATTGAAGATTCCATCTTATAGGGTCTACTTCAGTGATATTTAATAAATAAGATATGAGACATCCAGCGCTTGAATTATGAACTGCTAAACCTTCTATATTATATGTATGTGTGTTTTCTACACATAAATCATAAACTTTTCCATCATAATGCTCATATTCAATCTTTTTAATTTTTATCATTTTTTAATTTCCATGTATAATTAAATTTCTACAATTTCATCATTTTCATTTAATTTTTCTGCTTCTTTCCATCCGTTTTTAGTTAATATTTTATGTTCTTTGGTACATTGAATAATTCTTCCATCTTCTAATTCAATTTTAATAATCTCTTCTGAAACAGAATATTTAAATAAATCCAAAATTATATTATTTGAACCATCATGAGATATAACAGAATCACCCTTTTTTATATCTTGTATGTTTTTAAAACTTTTATCTGCCATCTTTACTTTTGAATCTTTTAAAAAACATCCTCTTCCTGAAGAGACCAGTTGCATCTTTTTTGCTTTGTCAGATATTGCTTTCATTGTTAAGAAATATCCAGCAAATCCTCTTTTAAGGATAACTCCTAATTCTTTTGAGAGACGTTCTTTATAAATTGTATTATTTGCAAATTTTGATGAATTAAAGATATCCCAAACTATTTGAGAAAATGTTTCTTCTGAACTTTTATCTGAAGAAACTATAAATGTAGGTAATTTTATGCTTCTTTCTGGTAGAAAATCTTCTATTATTGAATGTGCTATTTCATATGTCTTTTCTATTGATTCTGATACAATTGCCCAATCATAATCGACATTAGCAATATTAGAATATTTTTTAGCGGATTCAAATACTTGATCTCCATTCTTTGGATATAATTCATAACCAATTTCTTCAACACTCTTTGGTAAAGGATTTAAACTTTTTGAAGATAACCAACCTAACCTTTTATATAATTCTCTACTTTCCCATAATTCTGGTCTTGGATAATGAACATCACAAGTTGATATAAGTTCAAGATCAATTTCATGATGAAGTTTAATAAGAAGTTTATTAATTATGTGTTGTTCATTTAACGAATTCCATTGAAGTTCTCCATACCAATTTTTTCCAAAAATCTCTCTCATTTTTAAAGTTAAATTTTTCATTTCTTCAAGAACTTTTTCTCACCAAGATAATTAAACTTATAATAAACATTTGCATACATCCCTCCAATACAAGCAGATGAAGCAATAATGTTATTTCCCAATTCTTTAAGAATTTTATAATCAATTCTTGGTTTTTTATAAAAGCCATTCTTAAAAGAATAACTTATTAATTCAAATAAATTGTTTAATCCTTTTTGATTTTTTGCTAAAAGCAAGATATGACTTCTATTCGAAAGAGAATCTTTAAATTCTCTTTCCGTTTCATCTTCCGATACAAATCCTTTAACCTTTTCTTTTTTATCTTTTTTATCAGATGATTTTTCTTTTTCTTTTTTCCATTCATCAATGCTATCAATATAATATGCTTCAACTCCAAAAATAGGTTTGATTTTTCTACCTTCTTTATTCATTTTTATAGAATGAAATAATTGATAAGTCATACCAGACATATTTCCATGATCTGTTAATGCAATCGCATCCATACCATTCTCATATGCATATTCCATCGATTCTTGAGGATATCCTAAAGCATCAAATGTAGAAAAATTACTATGAACATGAAGATTAATGAATTTCATATAATCGCTCCAAAATCAAAAATTTAACATAAAAACTATTAACTTGAGAAAATATTTTTTTTAATTCTGATTCTTTATAACAAGAAATTAAATATTTAGCAACATCAAAATGTCCATTTTCTGCTGCCAATTTTAAAGAACGATCATACCAAGCATAAATATTAGCACCACATTCAACAAGATATTTAACAATACCCAAATAACCTTGATATGAAGCATATCTTAAAGCAATATCATTATCAATATGAATATTAGCACCAATCTCAATAAAGTATTTAATAATATCAAGATGTCCATATTCTGCTGCTGTTCTTAAAGCATAACCATCCCAAGTATTAATATCGAAACCATTTTTAATATATTCTTTGACTCGTTGAATATTATTGTTTTTAATTACATTAATAAAACCATTGTAATCATAATTCATAATATCTTTCCAAAATCAAACATTTAACATAAAAATTATTTTTTTTAAAATCATCATCATAAAAAGAATAATCAGTATAAAAAGAAACATTTTTACTCTTACTATTATAATAATCTTCAATATTGAAAAATAACTCTTTCAATTCTGTTTTTGTATATAAAGAAAGCAAATATTTAACAATATCAAAATTTTTATGAATTATTGACCATCGTAAAGCATAATCATTATTAGCATGAATTTTAGCACCTTTTTCAACTAAATATTTAATAATACCTAAATGTTTTTTACATTCACCTATTGCTGCTCTAAAATGGAAATCATTGTTTTCATGAATAATATCAATATTCTGCTCAACCAATTCTTTAACTTTCTGAAATTTTCCATGAACAACTGCATCAAATAAATCCATTATAAAACCTTTCCAAAATTAAATATTTAACATAAAAATTATCAATCTGAGAAAATAATGCTTTTAATTCTGTATTAGAATATAAAGAAATTAAATATTTGATAATATCAAAATGACCATTTTCTGTTGCCCATCGTAATGTTTCATCATTACTTGCATAAATATTAGCACCATATTCAACAAGATATTTGACAATACCAGAATAACCATAAAGTGCTGCAATTCGTAAAGGATAATCATTCCAAATATGAATATCAGCACCATGCTCAACAAGATATTTAACAATATCAAAATGACCATCTTCTGCTGCTGTTCTTAAGGCATAACTTTCATCAGCATGAATATAAATACCATTTTCAATATATTTTTTAACTTGCTTAAAATCATTACAAATAATTGCATTGAAGAATTCGTTAATATCCATTATAAAACTTTTCCAATATTTTTTATTTTTGAACTAATAAAATTAACTAATATACTTAGGATCTAAGTCTTCTATTGAAGAAAAAATTGAAGTTCTTTCGTTATATTTAACTTTACATTCTACATAAAAATAGCACATATTAATTTTTAAATTTTTATATATATCATGTTTATTATCATAATATTTTATTAAATTACTTTCTGAATAAGTTATAGGATAAAATAATGAAACATCATCTGTTTCTGATTTATAAATCAATTCAAACAAATAATGTTGTTTTGTTACTATATCCATTTTAATATAAAAAATTGGAATATTATTTTTTTCTACCATTATGTCTGTGATAGACATTCTGTTTATATCTATAATCATTTATTAATAAATTTCCAATAATCTTTGTCAAATTTTACTTTTGAATCCCAAAAACTACAAGTTTTAGTAAATAGAGTAGGTTTTGTTAAAATAGAAGAAAAAGAACTTTTCATATAATCTTTATAATAATTCCACCCATCTATACGATAATACCACGGAAGATCAGCACAATGAACTTCTTTTGATAAAAGAAGATCTTTAATAAAAATATCATTTAGTGATGCATCTAATATGTCTGATTTTGCATCACAACGAGAAAAAAAGTTACCTTTTTTCTCGTTGAATTTCCATCCTAAATTTGTATAAATATTCAATAAATATTTTTTTAGTTCATTTAAATTGAATGTAAATCCAATTGGATATCCATCAAAAATAGATTTTTCTTTATATCTCAATATAAAGTTATTTGAACTTCTTATTTCTGGCTGGAAATCATTTACAAAATAAGGATCATAAACTGAATAAGGAAATGCTACATAAAATTTTGAAGGCGAACAATAAAAACTAATCTGTTTATATACCCAAAAAGCTTTCTCAGCACCAAGTAAAGCACTCCATCCTAAACAATCAAAAATCCCTCTTTTGCTAGGATGTATCGGAACATAATAAATTGGAATTTTTATTAAGAATTTTTTAAACTTTAATCCCAATCTTTTTGTCATAAAATTTAATCTTCTTAATGGAACTGTATGAAAATAAAAAAACTCTTTATATCTTTTTCTTAAATTCAAAATATCTTCTTTATAAGAAACTATCCAAATTGATCTACACCCTGCCATAGCACATTCAATAATAGCTCTTTCTATTGCCAAATAATTTTTATTAATTGGTATATAAAAATCTTTATCTAATTCAGAAAAATATGTTTGATTCTTTGCTGTTGGAATAATACCAACAATCGTATGATCAGAACCATCTTTCGTAGAAAGACGATTGTGAAATAACACAAATTCTTCAGTAGGTTTCATAAATATCTTTTTTCCATATCCTCTATAGAATCATAATTAAATTCTATATTTTTATCTATAATATTTTCAAAATAATTCCTAGTTGTTTGATATATCTCTCTACCTTTATAGGTAGTAGATAAATTTTCTCTATACCAACTTCTTACAAATGAACCATCTTTTTTAAAAGTTTTAACAGGATTCAATTTACCTCTTATATTTCTCTCTTTTAAAAATGCTTCAACTCTTATCTTGTAAGAAGCTCCATCAAAATTTTCATCTAATATTTGCTCATCAGTTAAATATGCTAAAACTCTAAAGTTCTTTTGACTTTCAATTAATATATGAAATAATTCATAATTTTTTGTTTTTATTTCCTTTGGATTCTTTAAATAATCTTTATAATTTTTAAATCCAAAATTATATACAACAATATTTTTATCATTTATATAATCTTCTTTTTTATATTGTTCTATACCTTTTATGTCTGTTTCATCAAATATAACCAATTTTTTATAATTGATATAAAATTCTTTATTGTTTTTAAGAACAACCAATAATCTTTGCTTATCAATTTCAATACAAATAAAATTTACACCATCTACAGTCCCAAATACTTTTCCTTTAAGAGAAAGAATATTCATTATTCTTGAATATCTTAATGCTCTTTCTTCATTTTCATCATTTTCTTTTTTAAAACAAAAAGGTTTTTTAGAATAAAGAAAAATAATTGAAGAATAATTATAAAATGAATATAACACTGATTGATATGTAGCACCTAAAACAAGACAATCAGTGTTATATTCAAAATTAATCATGCTTTATTTGAAGATCTTCAAATAAAATAGGATATAAATTATAAACTTCTTTATAAAGAAGAGAAACAAGTTCTCTCATAAGATCTTGAGAACCTTTCTTAAACAATCTTGTCCTAAACAAATTTCGTAATGCTTGAATATTTGTTGTTATTCCTATACGTGTTGCTACACACATAGGAAGAACATCTCTTGCTTCTTCTGGCCAGGATTCTGTTTTTTCTAACAAATCAAAATATGCATTTTCAGATGCAACCAATGATTCAAAAAATATTTCTTCTAAAGAACAAAATCCTGAAAGACACATGTAATTATCAAATGTTATCTTTGTATTCTCATCAATAGAAATAAAATCAAGCCATGCAGGTTTAATAAAACATAAATTTCCTCTTCCTTCTGTTTTAAGATAATTCACATATCTTTGTGATTCCATCGTTGGATCAAGAAATTTATGTCTCAATAACTGTTGAGCAATTGCCCTACTCGTATAAACCTCAAACGAAACAGTACCATGTCTTAATACAGATTCATGTCCTAAAAAAATAACACGTTTTATAAACTTTTCTGTCGTCCCTTCATCAGAAGGTGAACTTTTATGTGAAATCCGTGCCATATACTCTATAGCATTAAGCATATTAGGTGTTGAAGAAAGAATCTTAACCTTTTGTCTTTTCAGATACATTCTGTTTTATCTCCATCATCAGAAGATCGATAAAATCCACATAAAGCAGATTTAGGAACAAGAACATCATCGTTTATCTTATAAGAAAAAGCATTGTCATACATTACAATGTCCCCTATAAAAAATTCAATATCTGTTTCAAGAACAGAATCAGTTGCCATACTCTTAATTATACCAAATCGTATATTTGAAGAAACATTAAAATTATCAGAAACAGATTTAAATGAATCTAAATTTGAAGTTTCTTTATCATCTAAAAATGAAAAAAGACAAGGGGTTAAAAGTATATAGTTGTTCAACGGATAAAAAGAATTATTATCAATCTTAACTGTTTGAATAACTGGTGCCATTGTTTTTATTCCTCATCTTGAAGATTAAAATTATACTTCTGTTTTATATTGTGATAAATCTCAGCAAGATTATCAAAATTAATATCTTGTCTCATTAACTGAATAACTTTTCCAGCTAACTTAATATCTTCAGACGACAGCCATCCGTTTTCTACAAACTCTTTCCGCAAATCCTTTTTTTGCTCACGAAAAGGTTCAATGGCATTATCAAGAGCCACAATTGACTTCACATACTCAACAAACTTATCCTCAACTTTTTCTTCACTCATAACTTCCTCCTATTTAATAATTTTTTATCTTAGATTAACTCATCTTAACATATCTTTTTTATTTTGTCAAGATTTAAATTTGACAAAAAAACTAATTATTCAACTTCTTCTGCGTAATAACCATATTCACATTTATCTAACAATTTCTTTTCTTTTTTAAAACATTTTTTAATTACAGATTTAACTCTTGCTTTAAATTCACCACCTGTTTCAGTATCTAATAATTCGTTTGGGGACATTCCTATATAAATACCAGGATCACAATATTCTCCATAAGAATCTCCATAAAATTCTATATGATCTTCTTCTTGTATAATTTTATTAAACTCTTTTTCTTTTGTTTCTATAAAAGAAGCAGGATCATCAGGATCATATTCATCTTCCAAATTATTATTTCTTATATAATTTTCTATCTCATCACAAGAAATAAAAGCACCATAAATATAGAAACTTGTTGTACTTGAATTACTCACAAAACCTTTTCTAATCTTCTTTACTCACCTCCAAATTTTGTTTTTCATTAGTTAAATGATGATAAATTTTACTAATAAATTCATAAAACTCTTTATCATTCATAATGCCTTTCGCACGATTTACATCTAAAGTAACCCATCTTAAATTATCTATATCATACTTTAATTCTGGGAAATCTTTGACTGATAAAATATGATCTACTGAAGAATTTTTATCAAATCTTAATACATCTCCAGTTAATGGACAACGATACTTTTGTTTTTCCATTAAATTAAAAAGATCCATCCAAAGATCACTATTACAAAGACATCGTTGTGCTAATGCTCTTAACTTTCTTATTATTCTCTTTTCTTCTTTCGTTTTCTTAGATTTCAATTAAATGTTATTTTAATAATTCATATTCAAAAAATTTAGGTCTCATATTATCTATATAAAATTGTTTTAATAATTGTTTTAATTCTTCTACCTTTGGAAAAAGAATATGTGCTCTCCATAATTTACCATTTCCTTCTTTATCATATGTTTCAATATTATATAAACCATTAAGATTAGTTTCTTTTACTAACTCAATATATATTTCCCATATTTTTGTCTTTTTCAAATTATCATTTAACATTGTTTCTCCAAATTTCCATATTTTTCCTTCTGAAGAACATTGATTATAATGAGTACATAAAGACCATAATAAACAATTTTGTAAAAAATCTTTATCTTTTTGATATTTGGTTCCACCATCAGAAGTTTTATAAATAGTATCTACTATCCTATAATCTTTTTCTCCAATTGTTCCACCTTTTTCTGATATTTCATCTCTACATACACAAAATAAAGGTAAAACATTGATTAAATTATCTTTATTTACCCATTTTTTGCCATATTTTTCATTATCATTTAAACTTCCTGTAAGTCGAGGAGATGCAAAAGAATAATTTCTTGCTTCAACAACACATATACCATTTTCTTTACCATCATTTGAATATAATTCAGAAATTGTTTTATAAACTTTTTTAACTTTAAATTTTCCTTCAAAATCACTATCAAACAATATTGATTCATTTTCAATATCTTTATTTCCCCAATGAATTAAAGCAATTGCACTTTCACCTGCATTGAAATATTTTTTATTGCATAAATAAGATTCTTTAACTTCTTTATCTATTAAATGAGTTGTTTTCCATATTTTAATTGGTCCATAATGAATATATGAATAAATATCAAAATACTTAAAGGCACTAAATACAAACTGGTGATCTAAATCAGAACCTCCATTTTTCATCTGTGCATGAACCCAAGTTTTTCCTACTTTCTTATCCGTTTTATAATTTGAACCTCCATTCTTATTAGAATTAAGTTCGGCATATGGTGGGTTTTCTAAAAATATAACAGCTAATTTATTAACATTATTATTTATTTTATATTCTTTTATTTTATTTTGATAATATTTAACACCTTTCTCTGATAAAGCATCTATAATATTTACATTAGATAAATTTCCAAATCTGATATTAGCAGTAAATGCTTCAGCTTCATTTATAGTTCCTAAAATTAAATGTGAATATACATCTTCTTTAAATTGACTTTCTAAATTACCTACACCAGTAGACCTATCAACAATGACATAATCATCATAACCTTCTTTTTTTGATTGTTGTATTGCGTTTTCTACATATTGAGTTGATATTTTTACATATTGTGAAGGTGTAAAAAAAGCCCCTTCAATCTTTTGAACATATTTTTCATTCATTTTATCATTATTAAGAATAAGTTTATTAATATTTACTTTTTTAAAATCAAATGGTTTAAACCATCCCAATACACCTTCTTTAAGTTTTTCATAAGCTTCCATTTTTTCTTTAATTAGAAATACTTTATAAATATTTTGAATAACTTCTACTAAATCAACATTTTCATCTTGTAAATCATATTCATAAGTATTTTTATTATCTTCAAAATATTTAATAAATTTTTCTGGTGTTTCATACCAATCAAATTTTTCTATAAAATTAAAATGACAATCATAAACATTAACTAAAAAAGTTTCTAATTCAACATATATTCTATAATAAGGAACTTTTTCACCCTTATTTTTTAATCTATTTGGAATTATTTGATAAAGTCCCTGATCTGCTTTTATTAGACCACCACCTTCTTTTTCATTTAATTTACATTCAATTATTGCATTTCCAACTATTCCATCACTTTGATTCTTATCCATACTTTCAGGATTTAATTTAAAATTAGTTTTTTGTGTTAAAAAAACATAAAACACTCTTTGCCCTGCTACTTCTTGTTTTAACATAGCATTAACAAGAGCACCTTTTGTATATTTTAAATAATTTTCCTTATTAATACTTTCTAAAATATCTTTATTTTTTTTAGCACTCATTTTTTTTACTTTTTCCTTTCTAATTTTTCTATTAACACTATATCACATTCAACTTCAAATGTCAAGAACAAAATTTTATGAACATTTGCCCCAACCACACTGAGAACAGGATACACATCCGTCTATATAAATTAACTGCGATCCACAATCAGGACAATATTGTTGTTCAAGATTTCCAGTAAAAATAAAATTATAAGGTATTCCATTACACAGATTCCTGTCATGCGATAAGTTTGTCTTTGCGCGCTCATGTTTTTACCCCCTCAATTTTTTTCTAATAAAAATAGAAACTCCTTATTAGGTTCTTCAATTTCTTTAATCCAATCGTTCGTCCATCGCATATTCGCCATCACGTTTTTTTTAAAATCGATTTTTTCGATTTCAATAATTTTCCCAGATTCGGATAAGACTTGAATAAGTTCTTCCAAAGTTGCTCGGCCACCAGAGCTATATGAGAGTATAACAAATTGTGAATCAATATTTTTAATCAATTTTTCTATTGCTTCAATGACTAAAAATTTTCCAGTTTGACTTTTTCTAAATTCTTCAAAAATAGATGCTGAAATTGTATCTGATGTATCTTCCCGTCTTTTTGCTTTTCCGAATATCTTTGGCTTATCGTTTAAACATATTGTCGTCCACAAATGATAATATGCTTGATACCTAACACGCGATGGAGGCATTTTTTCGTTATTTGAACCATATGGGGGATCGAAGTAAGCTAGGTCGCAATTAACTTTATCAAGAATAGAAAAAATATCGCCTTGAAACACTCGATGATCAATGTCGTTAACCCAAATGTTTGGACAAGTCAATCTCATTGTTTTATATGATCGTGGAGACCATTCCTTAAGATACGCAGCAAAATGGCCTAGTGTTGAATCTACTTTGTCCATAGCTAAAATCAATGATGTTATCAATACAGTCTTTTCGGTAAATGGCAAATTTAATTTATCAATTTCTTCACGGATAGCATCCAATTTCATCGTGTTATGTATTTGCCATGGTTTCTTCAATTCATCTTTTGATAAGCACTTTCCGCCATTGCCGTTTGCATAACCACCATAGTTCTCGGTGAACCATCCATCAACACCAGGAAGGTTATTTAGATGATCAATTATTGGTATAAAATAGCTTTTAGGTTGAATATTCTTTAGATAACAATTAGCAAAATAAAAGGAGTAAGTTGAAATATCATTTGCAATTACAGTGAATTTGGATTGTGCAAATGCTTGACTGACCCGAGTAGAGCCTGAAAACCCGTCAAAAATAGTTTTTGACTTAACTTTGTTTGCAAGAGTTAAAATATGTTTAAGTAACTTTAATTTAGAGCCAGTATACTTTATTCCCTCAGTGCTTGGAACATCAGTAATTATTTCGTTTTCAAATGGTGACAGTTGCATTTAGTTGTTACCAAGCAAAGATTGTTTCTTTTGTTCTTCAATATCAGTTTTAAATATTTCTAATGCAGGTCCGTACCCTTTTTGAGTTGAAACTAATGCGTGGGAAAGTAGCTCGACAAATAAAGAATTATCAGAATAATCAATCCATCCGTTTGTTGCAGATTTAAAATAAACTAGCGCGTTCTTAGTATTTGTCCAAAGACCACGTTGTAAGGCGTTTGCAGCAGCATCACCATAGCGCACTTCGCAAATATAACCACCATTATTGTCGTAAAATTTATATACAGGATATATTCGTTTTTTTCCTTTTCCTTCTCCTTCTTTTTCAACTTCAATTCTAACGGTCGAATTCATTGCTTTTTCAAAATCAAAAACAAGTATATTACACCTCTTGTTTTTTTCGTCATAAATTAGTGGTAAAACATTAATGTTGTTAAATTCTGACATCTCATCTGCTGAAAAAACAGATTGTATGCTGCTTTTCCCTGTAATACGATCACCTTTTTTTGATAAAAATGGGAACATCTTTGATTTTTTATCTGTTGATAGCTGAAGATTACCAATCCCATAAGCCTTTAAACTGATTGAAAAACTAACATTATTAATTTCATTTGTAATTGTAATATCTTCCTCATGCTTTTTTGCCCTATATAGGTCTTTGCCAACATGTTTGGATTTAAAACCATACATAAATTGATTTATGAATTCCGATATTCCGATTTCAGCTAAATCCCCATGTATCTTGGTGCCTATTGATCGGCTGGTAAATATGTTTGACAATGTAGTTTTTATTAGGTGAGGATTATTTTTATTGAAATGAGTAAATTGAGCTACAAAATCTTTAAATGCTTCTTGCTGTGTCATTATTTTTTCCTTTCCACAAAGTGTTTCAAAAGTCAAAAACCATTCCTCAACTTTCTTATATATAACTATATCACATTCAACTTCAAATGTCAAGAACAAAATTTTATGAACATTTACCCCAACCACACTGAGAACAGGATACACATCCGTCTATATAAATTAACTGCGATCCACAATCAGGACAATATTGCTTGTCTGCTTCTTCTCCATTTATAATGTATTTCTTCAAAACTCTTGCTAAAGTTTTATTAATACTCGTAAAATCAGAATCAGGATCATCTTTATTTAACTGCTCTACCAAGATTCTTGGTTTCGCTCCATGTCTTAAAGAATTAGAAATTAATCGCGTTAATGTTCCATGATTAGGATTTTTAAATGTTTTCACAACGTCAAGAACAAATCCATCATTTTCTTTATCAAAAATAAGATCATAATGACTTGGTTTTGTTTTATAAGAATGCTTTACAAGAATACCTTTTTTATACGCAGTTGGTATTCCTACAAAAAAAGATCTTCCTGCAAACACTTCATATGGTTTACCATTCATTAATCCAACAAAAACAATCCATTTTTTACTTTTTACGTTAATGTGATGTATATCACATTCAAGTTCTTTCGGTCTTATTACTGCATCAACTTGATGAAAATTTGTAGGTTGTTCTAACATATCTTTTGATACAAGAACTCCCTTCCTACATCCCTCAACAAAGACGGTAATTCCTTTTAATTTTTTTGACCACGCTTCTTCATATATTGTTCCTACGGTTTCAGATGTAGTCCCTATTGGAAGATTTATTGTGCTTGAAATTGACTGATCTATATGTCTTTGAATTGCAGACTGCATTTCTATTCTTTGTTTCCATGGAACATTATTGCTTTCAATAAAAATATCTGGTGTATCATTTTTATTTGTTACATTTTGATAATCTTTAATATTCTTGTGAAACACATCGTAAGAAAACCATTTTTCTCCATCTTCAGTTACTTCTGCATTTAAAAACTTATCTTGCTCATCAAAATTAAGTTTTCTTCTTCTCTTGTAAGAGTTTCTGAAAATAGGTTCAATACCAAAACTTGTTTGTGCAATAATAGATACACCTGCTGTTGGCGCATTTGTTAATATCGATATATTTCTTCTACCAAAGTTTTCCATATCTTTAATAACATCTGGAGTAAAAGAATTAAAAAATTTGCAAGTTCTTTCTTTCTTCCAATTAAAAATTGGAAAAATCCCTCTTTCAATACCTAATTTAATACTTTCTTGATATGCACCTAATTTTAATTCTTCATATATCATATCTGTCATTTCTATCGCTTCAGGACTTCCATAAATCATATTTAAACGAGACAAAGCATCAGCTAACCCGTTAGTTCCCAATCCTGTTCTTCTCCCTTCCTGAGCAGATTTAATAAGTTTCTTCCAAATTTCTTTTTCATCTTCTTCGTCTGTAATTTCAATTAAATTATAAAGTTTTTCAATTTCTAAATCAATTAAATCGTCTGATAAACGCATTGCTACAGAAACAACTTTTCTAAAAGTATTCAAATCAACAAATGAATTAGGTGAAAAAGGATTAACAATAAAATTCTTTAAATTAATTGAAATAAGTCTGCAAGAGTCATATCCACTTAAAGGTATTTCTCCACAAGGATTTGTAGTTAATGCTTCGAATCCTTCTTCTTTATAGAAATGAGCAGGAAGATAATTTGTGATATTATCCCACATTAATAATCCTGGATCTCCTGTTTTTGTAGCACAATTTATGATTTTATTCCAAAGATCTAACGCTTTTATAGTTTTTGTATATTTAGGTTCTTTTGAATTTATTGGCCATTTCAAAACAAACTCTTCATTGTGCTGAACAGCTTCCATAAAACTATCTGTTAATTTAACAGAAATATTCGCTCCTGTAACTTTTTGTAAATCTTCTTTTAATGAAATAAATTTTTCTATGTCTGGATGCTGAACATCCATTGATATCATTAATGCTGCTCTTCTTCCGTTTTGTCCTATTAACTTACAAACAGAAGAATAAAAATCAACAAATGACCAGGCACCTGTTGATGTACCAGCACTATTATTAACTGCTGCTCCACTTGGTCTTAATGTAGAAACATCAATTCCTACTCCACATCGTCTTTTAAAAAGATTTGCTAAATCTCTTGCAGAGTTAAATATACCAGACATTGTATCCAATGGAGAATCTACAACAATACAATTTGATAAAGAAGAATTGCTATAACTATTCCCTATCCCAAACATTGGAGATCCTTGCGGAATAATATATTTAAAATCTTTAAAATAAGAATAAATTTCATCTTCTGTTAAAGGTTTCATATAATTTGATTCAATTCTTGCAAATTCTTTTGCAAGTCGATGATGCATATCATCAGGTGTTAATTCCAAAAAATTACCTTTTTTATCTTTTAAAGCATACTTTTTCATCCACGTATCTGTAGCAAGATGATCATCATCAAAATATTTTAAAGTAGCTTCCTTTACTTCATCTAAAGAATAAAACTGTTTTGTCATTTCTTAACTCCCGATTTAAATGCCTTATATTTACTATTAAGTAATTTCTTTGTATTGTTTTCTGTTTGTTCATTTATTTCACTTATAGAAAGATTTAACTTTTCTAACACTTTGATTGATACATTTGATGTATCAATCTCCATTGGATATATAATACCATCTATACCATTGCGATTTTTAGCAATAAACATTCTTCCTACGTTTTTATTCTTATCTTCAATAGTTCTTGATACTGAAAAAATAAAATCTGCAACAAAACATTTGTTAAATGCTTCACTTATTGATTCCATTGTTATAACCTCAGCATTAAGACCAGAATTATGAGTTAAAACACCGTTTGAAAGAAAATACATGTGCTCCGATTCTATAGTTATATCAACAGTATTTCCTTCACCATATAATTCTATACTTTCAATTTCATCTATAATAAAATCATTTTTATTCAATTTATGTTTGTTCATTCACTTCACCTTTTAAAATAAAAGCAATACACTTTTTTAATATTTCAACCGGATATTCTTTATATTCTTTTTCTTTAATTCTCAGCACTTCATACCCTTTGCTAATCAAAATTAAAGTTTTAATTTTATCTTTGTTTTTAATTTTATCTTTTTTATGCCAATATTCTCCATCAAATTCAATTATTTTATTTTTATATATAAAATCAACCATAAAATAATATCCACCACCTAATTCTGAATATTCTTTGAATTTAAATCGCTTTTCTTTATTAAGACTAGCATATTTAACCAAATTTTCTTCTATTTTTGATAATTCTACAATTTTTTTAAATAACTTCTGTGATATTTTTGAATAAGTTGTTGAACTTAATCTTGCTCCTTTATATGACATTTCCTTCATATGTTTTTTATATTTTCTCCATTCTTTTTCTCCATCTTTTTCTCCATATTTTTTAATATACCAATTTTTTGTAAATCTTTTTCTTTGATTTTCTCTTCTATTTTTCCAAATCATATATCCTTCTTCTTCACCGTGATTTTTTATTAAATCTTCTAACTTTAATCCATTATCCCATCCACCTTTATTTTTAATTGATTTTCTCCATTTTTTAAGGTATTGCTCTTGTCTCTTTTTGCCTTCTTCTTCGCCATATTTTTCTATTTTTGATATTAAAGAAGTACATGCTTTTGATTTACAAAGATTTTTCCAGGACTCCTCTCCATATTTTTTAATATAATCTTGTTTATTAATCGATGATTTTTGATTTTTTTCTTTAAAAAATCTCAACCCAAGCGCTTCTCCATATCTACTTTCCATTGATTTCAAAGAACTACTATCATTTTTAAAAATTGTTTTTGATTTTATTATTCGATCTACCCAAGGTAAAGGAACCTCATAAATAATCATTTTATACAACAAAGGAAATAAACTATATTTGTTCCAATCATTTTTTTTACAGACCTCTAATATATTCCACAATTCTTCCTTTTGTTTTATAGAAAGTTTATTTTTATCTATATCTTGAAAATATTTACAAGAAATAAGATTTTTTACTTCATCCATCCAATTTTCATTTTTTAACAAACAGTCCACTTCCTTTCTCCAACCCTGTTTCTATCGATTTGAAATTTCCATCAATTACTGGAAACATATGCTTTTCAGAACATATAATTTCTTTGCCAGATTTTAATTTAATCTTAAAGAGTTTTTGGTAATTTTTGTTTATATCAATCACTTTTTTCCATCCTACTTGTGTTTCTACTTCACTTCCTATTTTTATCTTATTAATTTCTGTTTCAAAAATTTTGTCTCCTTCTCTTGTATATAGTAAAGTATTTTCAAAAAAGCATCTATTTGTTTGCGAAGCGGTATATACTGGACAATTAAATATTTTCGCCAATCCCCTCAAATCTTCATAAATGCTCTCTAAATCAAATCTTTTTTGTTCATAAGATTTAACAGAAGCTAATAGATCTGCATAATCTACTATAATCATTCCTACATTTATTCCTCTTCTTTTCATTTTCTCAAGATGATTTCTAATTGTTATAACTGTTGCACCTTTGGTTGGATATTCTTTTATTATTAATCGTCCTTTAACTTGTCCAATTTGATCAAAAACTTCATTTTTAAATCTTCCCAATTCATTTAGGGTAAATTTTGTTATGCAACTATCATACCTTTTTCCTATAACAGTTTCTTGCAATTCTAAAGTATAATGAACAACATTAATACCTTGTAATAAAGCAGAAGCACCTAAATGAACCAAAACCATCGATTTACCTGCACCTGTTGGAGCAATAACAACTCCTAATTCTTTTTTACCAAGTCCACCCTGTAATATTGTATCTATTTCAGACCATCCAGTTGATACCGGATCTCTATATTGAGGAAGATATCTTTCTTCAAAATCCTTAATATATTCATATCCCATATCAGAATCAGTCCCTAAAATTAATGCTGATGAAATAAGTTTATTAATTTCATCAAATGAAGATTTATTCATTAAGGGAATTGCTGCAAGAAACGCTTCTTTTAGTTTCTGCTTTTTACAGAAATCAACAGATTGTTCTTTTATATAATCTGATCCTTCTGGGAGATCTTTGCTTGATAATATTCTTGAAAAATATTCAATTACTTGCTTATTCACATTATTATTATCACTTTCTTGAGTCCTTATCATTGTTGTTAAGGTATCAAGAGAAGGATGAACACCATACTTGTCTGTATAATCATATAATTTTTCAACAAATGTCTGAAGATAAAGTGGTTCCAAAAAAGAAACTGGCATAACTTCACGCATTCTTTCACAAAAACTTCTGTCAAGAACCATTATTTTAACAAGTTTTTCTTGAAATTGAATTCCATAAGAAGAAAAACTTGTTTTTTCATTATCGTTTTTCATTTTCTAAAACAATCCTTCTTAAATTAACAAACAATCCATCCCAATTAATACTTTCAAATCCATCAGCCATCATCATTGTTCGTAATTTACTTACATTTAAAAATATTTTTTCTACCTTTATTTTATTTTCAATTTTTTGAATTGAATCAAATGAAATTTGAACGGGATAAAGAGATGTAATTTTGAAATTTAAAACTAATTTATCTTTATTATCTTTTATCTGATCAAATAATTTAAATTGTTTTTCTGACCGATTTATATAATCAATAATATTATTGATAAAATATTTTTTATCTTCAATTAAAAAAGGAAATCTTTTAGCAATTGTTTTCAATCCTGCACCAAGAATACCTTCTATATTATCGCTACTATCTCCAACTATTGATCTAGCTAAAGCAAAATTTTCTGGTGATATTTTATATTTATCTTTTATAGTATTCTTATTATGAATTTCTTTTTGAGTTGGTCTTACAATAATTGTAGAATTATCACAAAGTTGATAAAAATCTTTATCACTACTTAATATTACTTTATCATAATCTTTTAAAGATTCTGTTTTGCACAAATAAGCAATTAAATCATCTGCTTCAACACCATCTTCAACAAATTGAGACACTGGCATTTCATTTAAATAAGAAATTAAACGAAGTTGTTGTTTTTCTTTATTATCAGAAACTTCTGATTCATCCATATTTTTAGAAAATCTATTAAGTTTTATTATTGGTTTTCTATTTTCTTTATATTCTTTATAAATTTGTTTTCTTCTTACAGAACCCTTGGAAGAATCCCAGCATACAAAGACTTTGCTGCATTTAGTGCTTTTTATATATTTTTGAAGAATCTTAATAAATCCAACAACACCACCAATTGGTTGACCACTATTTTCTGATATTGTTGGATTTACTATCCAATTTGTGATAAAAATATTTAATCCATCGATTATAAGAATTCTTTTCTTATTACTCACAAAGAACCTTCCAAAACGGGAGGTAACTTATCTAACTTACGAATTATATCTGTTTCTACTAAATAATTAATATCTTTTTTAAATTCATCATTTGTCTTTAACATTTCAATGAAGGATTTTCTTTGAAATTTCCATTCCCCTCCACTTTTACCTATAAAAGACCCCCAAGAACCAGATTTCGTAAAAGATTCAGATAAAGCATCATATAAACTGTCTTCATTTTGAACACCAACAGGATCTATGCCCCATTGAATTTTAAATTCACATTCTCTACCTAATGAACCAAATCGTGATTTTTTAATCTTAACTTTAACTCTATTCCCAAAAATATGACCTGATTCATCAGATTCTAAATTTGCTTTAGAATCTGATTTTGTAAGCCATATCCTAAGAGAATACGCATAAAGTACTGATTTACCACCTGGGGTAAAATAAGGATTGACCAACATATCCCCTGGATTTTTTGGATTTATATTGGTTTTTAATTGATTTAGAACTAATAATGTTGATTGTGTTTTCCCTATAGGAATTATTAATTTTTTCATCCCAAGAGAAACAACACGAGCTGTTTGAGATATCGTTCCACCCAATTCAAAATCACCTTCTGAATCTGCTTTTGATGGTGTCATTGCCAATGAATCCCATATAAAAAACCATTTTTCATTTGGAATAGAAAGAAGTGTTTCGATAATTTCGAATACCTCCTCAATTGAGGAAGGCTGAATATACTGAAGAACACTTATATCACACCCAGATCTTTTTAAGAAATCTGGATCTATCGCATTTTCTGAATCAAAATAAACAATTTTATACCCTTTCTTTTGAGCATTTGCAGCTATTTGTGCAGCAAAAAAACTTTTCCCTGTAGATTCTAATCCAGCACATTCTGATATCTTTCCTACAGGAATTCCACCTAACTTTCCACGGCATATAATCGCATCTAACCATGTAGAACCAGTTGGTATCCAATCTATTACTTCTGTTGGACTTTCTTGTTCTAAATCATAAGAAATTTGTGTTCCTGCTTTTGAATTTATTAAATTTCTTATTTGTTCAGAAGATAATCTTCCAGTATCAGTATTCTTTATCTCTTCTTCATTAGAAGAAATAATCTTTTTTGCTTTTGCCATAACTTCTCCTTAAATAAGGAAGGGAGGAATTATAATTCCTCCCTTCCTCTATTTTTAGTTTAATTTAACCGTTTTGCAGATCTTTATAAGCAGCATCAATTGCATCTTCTTCTGTTGTTAAAGATTTATCTTCTGTTGAAGGTTTATCTTCAGATGATGGTGAAATTTCTAATCCATCTTCAGATGATGGTGATAGATATGATTCAAGAATTTCTTCAATCTCTTCAGTTGTCTTTAAAATAAACAACTTAGAAAAATCTGGATATGCATCTAAGATTTCCTTGCACTTGTCTTTTGACTCAAGAAGAGGAGTTCTTACAGGAATTGGCATAATTGTTGTTGTAGGAAATAACTTCTTTCCTTCCATTTTGGATGTAACTTGCACATCTTCTCCAGTTTCAGGATGAGTTATATCACCATAGTGTGGATTCATAACAAGTTGTAAGAAGTTTTCATAAACAGTTTTGCCAAACCCCCAAATAAATGCACCCTCATCTTCCCGTCCTCTGACAAGAATTGCTGTATAAAATCTATTTTTTGCGAATAGTTTCTTTGCTTCTTCAAAAATCACATCGTCTTTCTTATCTTGTGATTCTCTATAAAGTTTAGAAGCAAACTCGCAAATAGGGCATTTCTTATCAAAATTTCTCTTTGGACACAAAATTCCAGCATTATCACCAAGACCATAATGGAAATAGAATTCCTTAAAAGGATCTTCATCAGGTGATGGAAGCACTCTCACCACATCACCTCCTGCCTTTCCAGGTTCGGGATTCCAATAACGCTTTCCTCCCTTTTTTGAAGAACCTCCTTTACCTTTTGAATTCAAAGAACGAATTTTCTCTTCCATTAATTTTAAATTAATTCCCATGTTGCACTCTCCTATGTTGATTTAACCGATAAATTAATATTATGATATCATAATATTTCTGATTCATTAACCGAAAATTTTAACGCTTCGCCTATAATGCTATTCCAGTTAAAAACTCTAAAACTTTTTTTATCAAGATCCCATACCAATTCACTTCCTTCCTGCAAAACCCTGATTTTGCTACCTGTTCCTTTTACCTGTTCTTTAAGGAAATCTTCAGGTAGATTGCTAATTTTAATAAAACGCATCTCCCTTTCTTCACCATTCTTCTTTATAAATTTTGCTTTAATTCCTTCCATATCCCTCCTATTGTTGAATAAAAGATGAATAAATTGATATATAACAATATGATTTTATTGCATTTGTATCATATACCCCAAAACTACCATTTATTGCTAACATTTTTTGTCTTATTTTATTAAAAATATTCATATCTTCCTGATCTTTCTGATTTAATGCAAAATAAAACTTTCTTTCAGAAATGTTGTTTAACTTATATAAATAGTTCTCTTCTTCCGTCAAAATATCAAAAACACCTAACGTTCCTATCCTAGAAGTTTCTGATAACTCTTTAAGATTATTACCTATTATTGGTTCTCTATTATTAAAAATATTTAAAGAATGATAAGCACTTGCAATTGTTTGATTTATCATATCATAATAATTTTTAATTGTTAATCCAACAATTTTATTGGAAATATCGTTATTAGAAAAAAGATACATTTTATCATACATACCGGAACGAACAAATTCTTGAAGAATATTGAATGTTATTTTTTCATTTATTGCTTTGTTTTTTGATAAAAATGAATTATCAGGTTTTATATAAAGCACCTCCATTGAATTATTTTGATTTTTAAGATCTTCCATAAGTTTTAATGTTATTCCTGTTATATCCCCTGCACCACATAAAATAAATACAACTTTATCATTTTTTATATCTGATATAATTGAATATGGCCTTTGATAATTATCATTATATTCTTGATGACTTCCAAATATAGGATAATTATCATTATCAATATAAAAAGTTTTATACTGAGAATATTGATTAAATAAACTTGAAATCTTTTTACCAGAATTACCTATCCCAATAATATTCATCGAATGCTCACCTTAAATTGTCCTAAAATAGTGCTTTCTAAAATTGAAACAACCTCTTTTTCATATTTTTTTCTTTCTTCATTATTCCAATCAATACATATAGAATCATGAATTGTATAACATATTTTAGATTTCTTGTCTTTTAAAAATTTAAAAATTTCTACAACTTTTCTTAAAAAAAGATCTGAAAATGTACTCTGAATTATATAACTCATTCTTAAATTTTGTTCACAATTTATTTCTCTATCATAAATTGTTTTTATACCATCTTTATCGTTTAATGCATATTTTTTAAGAATCTTACTTTTATTATAAAATAATTTTAATTTACATATATCCTTTATCTCAGGTGGTATAAAATCACTATATAAATATTTGAATATTATCTTTTTGGATTCTTCCCTCTTTATATCAGATTTTATAATATTATCTATGTTCCATTGATGAAGATCATATTCTGGTTGTCTATTTTTATTATCTGATAAACCCAAAAAAGTCCTTAATTCCGCAGCATTATAATCATATTCTATAATTATATCATTTTTGGGAGATATCGCTTTTCTTAGTTCTTTTCTCATAGATAATATTGGGAAAGAATCACAAGATTCAGATAATCTACCAGTTTTTGTCCCATATAAATTATATATGATTTTTGTTTGTTTATTACGATTTATCTTCGTTAAAAAGTTTTTGCCAAAATCAGTTCCATAATATTCTTTTAAAATATTTTTATTAATCTCTATATCAACCTTTTTTAAATCATTAGCAAATTCATACAAATCAACCATAAATTCATGATTACTAGGTCTTTTATATGTTTCCAAAACATATTTAATTAAAGATTCTTTAAATCCATAATATTCATTAAGAAATTTTTCTGGTATAAAATAAAATATTGAAACATCATTCAAAGGAACCGATGTCTTAATACATGCTTTTATAAAGATTTTCATTTTATTTTCAAGAGATTTAAAATAATCTTCTTTGTTCATTTCTTTTGCTATTTCAACAAAAGATTTCCCCTGACAATAAATTCTAGCACAAGACACATTCTTCAAATGTGAAGAAATAAACGTTGGTTCCCAACATTCTTCAGAATAAAGATGAATATCATCTAAGTTGAAGATATTACCCTCACTATAAACTCCATAAATCAAATTTGAGAAGGATAAAACTTGATGTACCACTTACCACCTATGTTGAAATTTTTGAAACGATTCAGACGATAATTTCTTTGAAATTCTTAATTTTTCATTTATATATTTTATTGCTTCGATATAATTAAAATGTTCATATAATTCTATTGCTTTTAAAAGATTTGAATCATAATTTTGCTGTCGCCATGCAACATTTTCTTCGCAAGATCGAATATAAAAATAAACTTTAATCCAATATAACATATCATACTGATCTTTATTAACTTCTTTTTTTTGAATACGAGTCACGTCTGAACAAGATTTAATTTTGTCTGTCCATGGAAAAACTTTCTTAAATTCATTATAACCATAAATAAAAACTTTTTTTAAATCAAAAATTTCATCGTCCATTATACGATTATAATAAATTGAAAAAAAATTATTCATTGAAACACCAGGAACAAAATTCATCAACATTCCTGGAGATGTTAAATCTGCTACCAATAACCATGGAGAATGTTTATCAATCTTAAATCCAAATCTTCTTGCTGCTTCCATATAAAAACTATAATTTGGATCATTTATATATGTTGTAGCATTCTTATCATCACCTTGTTCTAACCCTCCTATATCCAAAATAAGTCCAGTAGCATTATATGAAACATATGAAGATTTATAAAATGCAGACTTTGTTATAAGAAAACTTTTTGCAAGATGTGAAAAAATAAGAATAAATTGCTCTACATAATCATCAAAAGTAACAATCTTATTCTTTCTTCCTTTTATTAAATAAAATTTATTATAATTAGAAAATATGCTGATTACGTGCTTATTATATTCTATATTAGGATCTATCCATCCATTCTTAACTTTAATATCTGATAAAACTGATCCTTCTTCCTTGGAACGAATCATTCTCGTAGTTCTAGCTCTTTTAAAATATTCCCTCATTAGGTCATATGCCCTTACAACAAAATCAAATGTAAAAACTAAACTTTTATTCTCTGATTCCACTTGCCTTAACATTTCTTTGTTGGGTATAATAACATTCCCATAATTATCTACTTTCCCATAAAGATCATTCTCTCTTAAAGATATTGGATTTTCATTATAAGTTGGATATGCAAATTTATCATATAACCCTCTAAAATAAAAAGAAGAAATTGAATCAAGATTATTGTTTGCTTTAAATATTGTCATTTATTTCCTTCACTTATTAAAACTTCCTTCTTGTCAGAATTTACATTGGGTCCATATATATTTCCTTCAGAAATCCACACACATTTCAAATCAGTCTTAAATGTTCCTTCTATATAGGATTTTACATTCGTTATTTTATAATATCCACCTAAACCTAAAAATGAAGCTTCTTTTTTGCCCATTCCAATAACAGTAGGATCAATATATATAATTTGTCCTGGAACAAAATGAACATTCCCGATCATTGTTAAATCTGCATTATATTTTCTCCTTAATTGACCTTCTCCTATTTGTCCTTCTTTTTCCATATACGCTTCAGATAAATATGGTTGATCAACTTTGTTAAAATTAACAGATTTCAATAGTCCACGATCTAATCCAATTTTTATATGATATATCCCTTTCTCTAAATCATCTTTTTCTTCTGTATTTAATTGATCAACATTAACAATTACAGAAGAAATAACTAATGCAGAATGAGCATTTTTATAAAAAACATTATTTATATCTTCTTTCTTTAAAGTATCTTTCGCATCTTCAATACTTATTAAATTTATACCTATCGAACTATTTGTATTTTTTGCATCACCATAACAAACACTTGATAAACTCTTTTCAACTATTTTTGAAATAGAACTTTCAATAAAATCCTTTATCGTAAAAGACTTTAAATTTGTTTTAATAATCGTATCTATAAACCATGTAGAAAAACTATCTAAAGATATAGGTAAATCCGCAAGATTCACTTCCAATATTTCACCTTCAACACAAGGATTTTCATATTTAAAAGTTCCAAGCATCGTCTGAACACCTTCAAATGTCTTATCAAAATCGTTTTCAATTGCTTTCACCATTAATATAACCGTATCAATTAAATCCCCATAATAAACATAATAAATTCTTATATTCCCATCTGGTAATTGTTCGTTTGACTGATTTTGAATTTTCCACTCATCTAATACTTCTTCTGTTATTTCTTCATCTTTTGATAAATTTTTCATTGCCTCATTTACATTATCTTTTTGTTTTTCAGATAAACCAATATTACCAGGAGATAACTTAGCTTTATCGTAAAAACCTTTCAAAATAGATACAAATTTATTGTCTTCTATTCCTTCACATGATGTATTTTTTTCATATATGGATTTTTCCATATCTTTTAATTTAATCTGACCTTTTTCAAAAACTCCTATTGTTTCTGGTGCAACATCATGATAATAAACTACTTGCTTTTCAAATAACCTGGAGAATATAGTTTTGTGCAAAGCTAACTTAAATTTATTCTTTGCCATCTCTTTATCTTTTTTTATTAAATTTATTGCTGTTTCATATATCCGTTTAAGTTCTTTTGTTACCTTTGGATCATCAAGTAAAATTTCCAATACTGAAATATATGAATCATATGATCTTTTTGTTTTACTTAATTGCAACACCACAGAAGAATATTCTTTATCTGTATCAAATAAATAATTTGCAGCAATTGCTGCTTTTATTCCAAAATCTGTTGCTCCGTTGTTTTTAGCTTTTGCTTCAGCAAAATAAGCAGGCAAAGTTCTGTTTGTCCCAAAAGATTCTGTTAGTGCAAACAAATCTGCACTTTCACTCCCTAATATAGCATCAACCATTGCACGATATTCAATTGTTAATTCAATCGTTCCATTTTCTTTAAATGTTATATCATGATTAACCAAATAAAGATAAAGAGTTAACTTTGTTTTTTCAATTGCAGAAATAAGATTATTGCTTAAAAACGCAGACTTACTTTTAGGAACAGCCCATCCAACAACCGCTTTTAAACGAAAATAATCTGGTTTTAATTCAATATTTTTATCACTTCTAGAAAATCTCCAAATCAAATCTTTTGCACATAATCCATTTGATTGCTTCCTGTTTAAATCCGCTATTGTATTTAATTTTAAAACTAATTTTGCTTTAATATTATTATTAACTTCCGCTGGATTTGTCCCTAACAATTCCCAATCAAAAGACTTAATCCCTACTCCCATTCCTCGTCCTTCTCTGGTCTTTGTTATACTCTCTATATCTTCGTTTCTAAAAAATTCATCAAAATAATATTCAATCTCAAAATAATCCTCAGAAAACTTGGGAATAACTGCTTTATCTTTTTGAATTTCATCCATATTGGAAATTAAATTCGTCTTTATCATTTTATATAATCTTATCTTAGGAACAAGAAAAGCCAATTCACTAGGTTTTATTGAAAACCAATTTAATACACTCTCATCTTTATCTTTAAGTTTATGAATTAAATTTGATCCATTATACGGTATTCTAGTTATATAATCAAATTTCTTGTTTTTTCCTAAATCAGAAAAAAACTTAAGATAATTCATTAAATAACATTGTTGCTGAAATCTGTTTTCTTCCGATTCTTCAAGAGTATCTTCTTCTATTGCTTCAGCAGAACCATCAAATTCTTTTAATGCATCTTGCTGAGCAAGTTTTTGCTGAATCTGTTCTGGAGAAAGTCCAAAAGAAAATTCAGCAAAATCTTTAATAGAAGAAAAAGAATCCGCTGATATATCTTCATATATTGCCATACTTTAAACCTTCAATAATTCTAAAATTTTTTCTAATGGCAAAGGAATTAAAACCGTATCTCCGATTGTCCATCCCACCTCTGTAGGTCTTTGATTAAACCACGCAATAACCCACCAATATTTAGGATTACCATAATATTTATCTGCCAATTTAAAATATCTATCTGTAAAATCCCAAATATGATTAACAATATTCAAAGAATTAAATTTATTAGTAGGATATGTTAAAATAGGTGATGTATATTGTTTTATTTGCTTTATTCTCCTATCTTTAAAATATTGATCATAATTAGGAGATCTGTTTATATCAACATTTCTATCATTATATCTTGAAATAGACATCTAATTATTCTCCAGGAATAGATTGTTCCCACTCTCCTTTAAATATATCATTTTCAGCAGCATCACATACACAATCACTAACTACATTATCTTGATTATAATAAGTCGTATCTTCTGTAGAAAAATCTTCTAAAGGAACACCTAACCCATATGGAAAAAGTTCCATACCATATCTGTCTTTACCCTCTGAATCCCATCCTAATTCATGATTATGCAACACAGTAAAATTAATACTTAATTTAATAAGTTTAGGGTAAATTTGTCCATTATCCCAAATAAAAACTCCTACATCTAACTCAGGATTTATAGAAATTTCATCAATATATCCAATTAATCCAGAAGTTTTTGCTTGATTATCCCCTGGAGATGAAGAATCTTGAATTAAATTGGAAAATTTTAATTTTAATAAAGGAGAAGCACTTATTCTTGACGAACCTCCATAATTTTTCTCTTTTGTATCATAAGCCGGATATAAAAACTTTGCTAACATAGAACATTTTTCTAAATTTTCAACCGCTTCTTCAAAAGAACCAGCAGGTATGTCCCATGCGATTGACATAGTTCTTTTTGTTCCTTTAAAAGTCACTAATGGATCATTTCTTCCATACACCGTTTCTGATTCCCAATCAGAAGAATATTTGTCATTAAAAGTTGTTAAAAAAGCTTTAAAGCTTATATGTTTCCCAGAAACAACATGATAAATATCAACAAACAATTTTTGTTTGTTTGCTATATAATCACTTTCATCAGCACCAAGATTAAAATGTGAACCATCTTTTAACATTTTATTAAGCCCTATTAATTGATTTTGCTTGATTTTCTACAATTTCACCAACTGCCTCACCAAAAACTCTATCATTAATTTTTAATATAACATTTACAGCACTATTCCCTGTTCCAGTAGTATTTCCTTGTTTTAATCCGTTTATTGCTTCAATAAAATCAGAAAATCCATTATTTTTTTCTTCTTTTGTTTCACTTTCAACTCTTGAAAATCTTTCAATTTGATCAACAATTTGTGTTGTAAATAAAACAGATTCCGGTTTTATTTCACCTACATTCTTTAACATAGTAGTAAAAGTTATTAACTTATTTTCAGGCATCATATCTAATGCTTCTGCTATCATTTCCATACCCATCGCTAAAGATGAAGCAAAAATTAACATAGTTGTTATTGGAAGTAACATAAGTGTGAAAAATAATTCACCAAGTGATTTTGCCATTTTAGAAATACCATTTCCAGATGATCCCATTGCACCTATCATATCTGTTAAAGCATTAACTAAAAGTGTTAAAGAAAGAATAATTACTGCTATTCCCACACCCATCAATGCTATTCCACCACCCAACATAAGGAATCCTACACCTAACGAAGATAAAGCAGCACCAGCAATATGTCCTATAACAGAAACGCCTATTGCAAAAGCTATTAATCCTCCTAACGCAACTAAAAATGTTGTTATTCCACCAAAATTCTTTATTGAATACATTAAAATTCCAATTGCTACTGATAACATAAGCATTCCTGCTGCCATTTTCAAAAATCCTAATCCACCACCTTTAGGTTCTGATAATGCTCCCAAAGAACCTGAGATTTTATCTATTCCTTTACTTACAAGACCTGTAAGTTTTCCCATTAATCCCAAACCACTAGTAACTTTATGAAAATAATATAATACTCCTATTAAAACCGGTATGAACCAATCTCCCAATGCATCAGATAAATATGCTATTTTATCAAATATCCATGTAAGAGCATTTAAAAGAGGCATGACAATAACACTAAATTTTTCTATCAATTTATTTAATTTATCTTGAAAAGATGCAGTTAAAAGAGCTTGTTCTTGTAATTCTTTTTCACTCATTGTTAATCTATCTAATTTAGATACAGCTTCATCATATCCTTTTGTTCCTTCACCAAACATTTTATTCGCTAAATTCATGTCTTCTATACCAGCAGCAGCAGCAATAGCTTTTCTTTCAAATTTTCCCATACTTTGCCAACTTCTTTCTCCACTTTCTACTGCATTAAGCAACATACGAATTCTTTCTGATTCAGAAGCATTTAATAAATCCATAGAATTCAATAAATCACCACCTAAAATCGCATTTAAATGACCAGCAGATTCAGCAGCTCCTTCAAATGTATCAAACTTCGATACAAGATTCAACATTGTATCCATATCAGATCCAAGAGCTTTCGAAGCAGCAGATAACTCTAAAAATATTTGTTTTCCCTTACTACCCCATGCTGCTAATTTTGTCATAGATTTACCAAAATCAGCAGAAAGAGTTTTTATAGATACACCTATACTTTTTGAAGCACTTACTAATGTTTTATGAAAATCTGTTACTTCTCTTGTTGATTCTTGAAATCCTTGACTTAACGTACTAAAAATTTCTGCACTATTTTGTGCTTCAATTCCAAATGTTTTAAACTTAGCAGTAGTAGTTATAATATTTTGTTGTTCTTTTTTATCTAATGTTGTAAATTTCTGCCAATTTTCATATAATGCTGTAGCTGATTCTGTCGCTTCTTTAATTCCAACATTATAACTCATCATATTTCTTGAAGAATCATATATTATTTGTCTATATTCTTCACCTGCGCCTGTATTTTTATGAAAATCTGCCAATAATTGACTTGTTTCTCCAATATATTTAGCAGTTGATTCAAAAACATTTTCTATTGCTGAATGAAAGGCATTTTCAAAATTTACTATATCTGACATACCAGTGAGCATCGTCTTTGCAGCATCACTGAAACTTCCACCAACTTTCATTGTATTAATAAAACCACCTACAATTCCTTGTTTCCAAGAATCAGAAATTCCAGTAAAAACAGTTGAAAGTTTCTTTGTTTGTGATACAATATTTGATAGTGACTGACTTCTTATATCTTCTCTTGATTGTGTTTGAGCAAATGCCATATTCTTTGCATCAATCTGAGATTGAACCACTTCTGCTTCTTCTTTTTGCCCTGAAGACAAAAGAGAATCTCTTCGAATCTCTAAAAGTTTAAGTTCAATTCTTAATTGTGCTTCAGATACTAGTCTTAATTTTTTTTGCTTTTGTAAAAAAGTTTCTGCTCTTGTTCCATCTATATCAGATAACGATAATTTATATTCTAATAACTTTAAATCTCTTTCTTCATTTTTAAGAGATTCATCAGAAACTTCCAATCTACTTTTATGGATTTTAAATATTTCTTTCTGAGAATCTACATAATCTCTTAATTCCACAACTTGTTCTTTTTTATGAGATTTTATAGCATCAGAAAAAAGTTGAGAAACAACTTCATTAGATTTTGATAATTTATCTATAAAATCCTTTACATTATTTTTAGATTTATTGTCTTTAACTTTAACTGCTTTTTCTATTACTTTCTTAAATTCTGAAAATACTGATTCATCTATATCATCTTTATATTGTATTAGTTTAACAACTTCTTTAAATTTTTCTTGAATATTAAGTTGATTTTTACTTATACTATTACGTAAAATGCGTAATTCATTTTTTATTTGATCATCAGTTGGTTGTATTGGTGGCATTTATATCTCTTATTTAAAAGGCCATTTAATTCCCGTTATTCTTTCAAATTTTGAAACAGCAGAAAGTAATTCATATTTACTTTTATATGTTTGAGGAGCATCAAATCCATACTTTGCAACATCTTTTATATAAAGATATTCCTTTCCTATCGTTTTTGCCATATTTTCAAGTTGAAGTTTTGTACCTTTAAATTGCATATTTTCTGTTTTTGCTCCAAACATTTTGTTTAAAACCATTTTAATTCCTGTACCAAACCAAGCAAGCCAACTTTCATTAACTTTTTGATTTTCTTTTGTCATTTGAGCACTTGCATCATTTAATTCGATAATAAGCATATTTATCCCCTATTATATTATAATCCAAACATAATTAGTCATAAAATCAAAATATCTATTTTGATTTACCTTTTTTGCTATTCTTTTTTATTGCTTTATTTTCTTCTTCTTTTTGAGTAATTAAAGCTTGATAATAAAACTCTCTTAATTTGGAAGGAATCTTAGTATAACATGAATACCAATCAAAATTCGCAGCATACACCAAATGAAATATCATTTGATGAACATTTTTCATATATTTATCACTTAGGCCAAAAAAATTCAGTGCCATATGGCACAACAATATCCTCCTCTGTAACACCACAACTTGGACATTCCCATTTTGTTTTTAATACTATGTCTGGAGAACAAGCAGTATATACTACTTTAAAAAACCTAGTATCTAACATTGGCACAGTTTTTGTAAATTTTAAAAGAGTAGCAGCATCTTTTTTCCCATTAACTTCAATAATAGACCTTCTTAACTGAAGTGTAAAGTTTTCTTCATTAATCAAAGCATTTTTATTATTCTTTGATACTTCTTGAATATATTTTTCATCTTCTCCAGTCAATAACCTAAATTTTATATTTGCTTTCGTCTTTGGTAAAATTAAAGAAAATACCCCAGGAGAATCAATACTTAATTCAACATCTTTAGATTCTATATACATTAAAACTTCTTTATAATCTTTAATTACTGCTTTATTTAAATCATAATCAAAATTAGACCGTGTGTCACATGCAGGACAAACAATTTTTGCAGAATATTCTGGACCTAACCCATTTATCCTTGCTGCTAATAAAATTGCATTTCTATCACCTATTGTTATCTTTTCTGGATTAACCTTGTCTAATAAAATGCTTTTCATTAACCTATCTAAAACTATACCTTTTTTAATTAAAGACTTGCTTGTTAAAATATCCTCTTCTTGTGCTGTCATTTCTTTTATTTCTATATTCTTTTTCTTATAAAAAGGATGATTAACTGGATATACTTCTCCCCACGATGGAAGTTCAACTGCTACAATAGGAAAATCTATTTTTGTTTCTTCTACTTCTATCTTTTCTTCTTTTAAATCAACAGGAATATCATCATTGTTTTGAATAGGATTAAATCTATTAGAATCATTCATAAAACACCTCATAAATTGTTATATTGATAAAGACTTAATTAATTTGCGCTTCCTGGATTCCAAGTATCACCACTGTTTATTGCATTACCTAAAACACTTATCCAAGCCCAATCAAATCTTAATGTTACTTCATAGGTAAGAAGATCATCACTTTCATAATCAAGTTCACCAAATTTAACAGACTTTACCCAAGCATTTTTAAGCGTCCATTTCTCATTTACATTTCCCATATCATCAAGTTGTTCAATAACTACATTCCCTAATGCAAGTATTGATTTGTTTTTTGATAAAGTTTCTAAATCGTTTTCTGTAGAAGGCGGATTATAACCTGCTGCACTAATCATATCTACAAAATTCTTTGCTCCGTCTGGATCTATTGGATCTACTGTTGAAAAAGACATTTCTTCCCATTCTACTCTTCCTGGAAAGAAGAATGTATGATTCAAATATGCATGTTTACTTTCTGTTAAACTAAATGAAGGTTTTGTGACTTTTTTAAGAGTATAAACAGGCACTCCCAAAATCATTAATCTCCATCTATAAGCTCTTTTTGGCTCTGATTGTATCCCATCACTCCAGAATCCCATTTTATTTCTCCACGTTCTTGTTATTAATCATTAAACGAAGCGCCTGTATCCGTGATTACAAAATCAATATAGAATCTTTCTATTGACTTCGCTGGTTTTACAAATATTTTTGCATAAACTGCATTTCTGTCAATTAATTCAGGAGTTGTCGTTGTTTCATCTAAAATTAACTTATATTCATATAAACCTAATCTTGTTTTTACACTCGCTAAGAAAGGTTCTGCTTTTCCTAAGAATGAATTCCAAGTAATTCTTACATTTTGATCAAACAAAATATTAAGTGCCATTCTTGAAATTTCTTTCTTAAGATAAATCATAAGTCTTCTAACATTAATTCTATCAAGCGCACTTGCGGTTACTTGAAGAGTTTTTTGACCCCAAACAACGATTCCTTCTCTTGGGAACGATGCAATAGGGTTAATATTAGCAGCATAAAGTTTTTCTCTATCACTCGAAGTTAATTTTTCACGAACATTAATAACTGGCAATCCTGCTGCACCCGTACTTAATCCACCTCTATTAAATCCTGCTGGAGCAAACCAAAGCTCGCTATTCTTCTCACTCGAAGCCATAACACCTATTGCTGCAACAGAAGGAGGAACCCAAAGCGAAGCATCTGATACTGTGTCTTGAATTCTAACCCATGGATAGAAACAACATCCATAACTATTGTTTATTGATCTTGCTCTAAGATTTGAAATTGTTGTATCAACACTTCCTAATCTTGAAGATTCTGCATCAGTACTTTCTTCTTGTGGTGTATAATCTCCTACGAGATCAAAAACTGCTAAAGTATCTCCTCTGTCAGAAGCAACATCAAGCATATGCTGAGTTAAAGTAGTATTTGTAATACCAGGCATTGCTATTAAATTCATTTCTACAACTTCTGCATCTGATACTGAATCAACCGCTCTTTTAACAGAATTAAAAGCATAGTTTGTTGTTTCTGTACCACCAGAAAGACCTGAATTTCTAAAAGGTTCTTTCTCCCTAATATCAAGACCATCATGCCCACCAAACAACGGCATTGTGAATCTATCAAATCCCGCTGTTAATACAGATTCATATGTTCCACTTGCCGTTATAGAATCTCCCGTTAAACGACACCCATCAGAATATTCTCCAACAATTGCTGAACTTGCCTTGTATTTTATATCGTCTAAACTGAATATAAAGGATGTTTCTGTACCTGAGGTATCCGATGCATCATAAGAATCAACACTATCAGCTAAACAACGAACAATATCAGCATATGATTCATCATATGCTGTTGAACCGTATTGCTTTGTCGTAACTCCCCAATAAGATAATTTATTAGAAGGTAAATTATCTTCATTGCTATATGTTCTAAGGATAGGGCATGGGAAATAAAGATCTGCTGTAAATCCTACCAAACCTGTATGTGTTCCACCAGATCCTTCAGGAGTGGTATATGGATAAGGAATTGAACCTGAACCTTTTGTAAAAACTAAAGTTGTGCTATCATCACTATCTTTTAAAGCACTTCCAGATAGACAAACAATATACTTATATCTAGGAGGTCCATAAAATCCAAAAGGCAAATATGTTTTATTTAGTGATCCAGCATCCACGTCTTCATTCATTTCAACATAGACATACTTTGATTTATTATCATAATTACCATATTCTGTATATCTTCTTGTCGTATCACTCCAAGACACATATTTATCACCAATTTGTTTTGCGATATAATTTGGTGATTTTGGATCTAAGTTACAACCAGAAAATTTCTCCAAAAGAATAACTGAAGAATCTTTATCACTTGCTTTTCTGATAACAACTGCAAAAGTTCCATAAGGATTTGCAGAATTTGTAGATGCTTTAACATCTTGAATAGAAATCTTTATATTCTTTTGATCCCATTCACCTTTGTTGATAGAATGGAATCTAAACAATTTCGACATAGCAGTTTTGCTATAAACACTATAATCACCAAGATCTTGAGAAATTATCCAACCTGTCTTTGATTCTTGCATTCCAAATGTATGCACTTGCTTGCTCTTTGTCGAATTTCCTAATGCAAGAATACATCCATATTGATATCCAGCTCCAGTTGTTTCTGTTAATTTATTGTATAAATATTGATCATATGTTTCACCTAACCAATATGATTGAAGATTTGCTGAATCTGTAATTGTAGAATTGATAAGTGTTGGATTTGTATTGAAAATTTCTCTAATATAATTTCTTGACGATTTACTAAAATTAAATGTTGCTGTCAAAGCAGTCATTCCAGAATCATTACCATCAATTATAGCTTTAAATTGATAATCTGCACCTGTTGATTTTACCCAAGTTGCTGCATTCGTTGTAACAACACCATCAATAGTTGTACCAGATAATCTAATACTTCCTTCATTAAGATACCATACAGCTGCAAGAACTCCATCACCCATATCTGTTACACCAGCAGATCCAGAATCTACAATAAATAACCCATATGCTCCACCATTTGTAGTATTAGATGTTGAAAATGATCCGCTTGTAGTCCATCCAGCATATCCAGCTGCAACAGCATCAGTGTTTTGAGCACCAAGCAAACGAACATATGTTAAAGGTGTAGAATTCTTTAACCACGCTTGAGCAGCATAAACACCATATGTAGGAGCAAGATAATTCCCATCTCTCCAAACATCATCCCCAGAATTTCCTGGAATTGGATTACCAAAAATTTCAAGATATTCTGCAAAAGAACTAACTTGAACTGGTCTTAATCCTGGACCTCTCTCTGATCTTCCTATAATAACTGGACCTATTTGTGCAGCAGTTTTTGGTAATTGACTGTTATCTACCTCTGCTGTATAAACACCTGGACTTATAAACTTAAAATCTTTTGCTGATGCCATTATAAATCTCCGAAAGAATAACAAATGCTATTTATCATCAAATATAAATAGTAATTAATCTTTCTAAAATTTTCTAACTCACTTTTGTTCTTCATTTTTTTTATTTTTTCTTTTGCCTTTTATCATCGTTGCTATTTTAATATTATTACTAATTTCTGCTATAGTAGATCTAACCATTTCTTTCACAATAGACACAAAATCCTTCTTTTTCATTTTTTCTCCTTATTCTTTAATTGACATACATTCTCATCTGTTCCTCCGTGAGGAAATTCACTTTTTTGTTTTTCATTATAAATATATTGTTGATCAAACAAATTCGCAAGTAAATCTGCAAAATATGATCGTGTATTTATGTCTGGAAATACTTCGTGAAACATTGCTAAAAAATCATCCCCTTCTTTTTTTGCTTTTTTATAAGGTTCTATATACTCTTTAACATAAAATGCCTTATTTAATAAACCTCCTGCATCTTCATCACTAGGGTATACAACACAATCATCTTTTTCTGTAGTAGTACATGCATTCTCTTTATTATCAAAACGACCTACAAAAGGTTCTTTTTTAGGGGGTGTCTGTTTTAATCCAAGACTTTTTAAACCCTTTAAAGCTCGAATTGCAGCGTCACTGACGCTGTATCTATCAGCACAAACAGGAGCACCTCTACTTGCAATCCCACCAGCTGCTAACAAAAATAAAATTTTTCCTAACCCTTTTCCTCTATATTTGGGCGTTGTTGCTGCATTTTTAATTTCCCAAGCACCCATACATTTACCATCATCTGCTGCTTCAGTCTCCATTGCATAAACCATCCCAATAATAGCACCACTATCAATCATATCTTTTGTTGGTAAAAAAACTTTTTGTTCCTCTCCTTCTTCATATTTTAAATCATTCTTTTTTTGTTGCTTTACTTTCCCTTTGTTATTTTGAAATAATAAAATCATAGATTTTAAATCTATCCACAAAAGACCAAAAGCATCCCCATCATCAATTTCAATTAATATTCTATCTGCTTCTTTTTTTTTATTCCACCATCTATATAATTTTTCTCTAAAACTTTCGTTTATTACAAACTTATTCCAGGATTCAAGAAGTCTTTTCATTAATATTTTTTCCCCGTAAATGGATTTGTATCATCTAACATAACATGCTCTTTTGGAAACTTAACTTCTACTGCATTTTCTCTTGTAACAATCCTTGGCTTATCCTGATTATCCCCATGCCCTATTAAATGACCTAAAACTCTTAAATTAACTGTCTTTTTAAATTTTCTTTCTTCAGTACCCAAATTATTTACTGTATTTTCAGAAGAATGCTCACCATCAATAAATAATTCATAATGATGTTGATCATAAGAAATAATCAAAGAATCTATACCTTTAGTTCTTGTTATAAACGGTGTTTGCAACTCATTCATTTGCTGTTGATATTCAGTTGTTATTTTTATTGCATATGATACTTCTACATAAATAGGTAGAGGAATGCTTATTGTTTCATAAACAATCTTTTCACTTTTTCTTGGAAAATTTATTTGTCCTCTTTTTCTTAAAGTTTCAGCATTCACAAAATTTGCTGTTTTATCTTGTTTTATTCTTCTTGCAATTGTTATTGAACCACCTTTTTCATCATTATATTCTGGCAATGCTGACCATGCTGTTCCTTTTCTTGTTAAATCTTTTTTTTCGCCTGTCCTTTCAACAGTGATTAAAGGATAAATTAAAGATCCTTCATCATCTCTTATTTCTTTATTGTTTTTTATTTGAAATGCTCTCTCTGGTGCTACCCAAAGAACAGAAACTTTCTTCCATCCTTCATTCGTAGTACAAAATAAATTTAAACTTTTATCTACCCAATCATAAACTGCTATATCTATAGTTTCAAATGTAGATGGACTTATCAATGTTTCCTTAATTATACTATTTGACATTCTTTATCCTTCTCCATACTTCATCAAGATCAAGCATCTTAAAACGATCTGATTCGTCTTGATCTGATACTTTTTCTGATCGTTGAATATCTTTTAAATCAAGATTACTTGCCCTTTCTGCTTCTCCTTGATCTGATTTTGCTGATACTGGAATATCTTCCAAATCCACTTGATTCCAATTTGCTTCTGCATCCTTCCTTTTTTTCCACTGTTTATATACTTCACTGTCTTTAATTTTTGTTCCATCAGCACCATTATCAAGCAAATATATAACAATATCAAAATGACCATTTCGTACTGCTATTTGTAAAGACCAATCTTGTTGAGCATGAATATCAGCACCATGTTCAACAAGACATTTAACTATATCAAAATAACCAAATTGTGCTGCCCATCTTAAAGGTTCATCATTAAGAGCATGAATATCAGCACCAAGTTCAACAAGATATACAACAATATCAAAATAACCACTGTATACTGCCCATCTTAAAGGATAATCATCCCAAGCATGAATGTTAGCACCATGCTCAATACAATATTTAACTTTATCTAAATCACCAATTTCTAGCGCACCAACTAATTTACGATCTAATTCCGTTTCTTCTTTTAATAAAATTATTCTTTTTCGTATTTCATTTAATTCTATTTTTTTTCTTTCACTTTCATTTTCATTATATGATTCCAAAGAATTTTCTAATTTTTTTATCATTGTCTGAACTTCATCATTTTCTTTTTCTAATGAATTTGTACTCATTCTTTCTCACAAAATTAAGTTATATTAAAACCACCTTTTCTAATTCTAATACATGTCGCTTCAATAGAAATTTTATATTGAACCTGACCAAAAAACAATCTTGGTTCATTGAGTTCTACTATTTCATAATAATTTTTACCATAAACTACTACATCACCAACTCTAACATATAAATCTTGATCCTCTGTTATTCTTCTTTCATGAAAATGTATTTTTATTGAAGATCTACGATCTACTCCTAAATCCGTTGTTTCTGTCTTATGACCTTCCCATTCAACCATAGCATATACATGCACAGGTGGTAAATATGTTTTATATATTGCTTCTCCATATAAAGAATGAAAATTTGTATGCTCAACACTTATCGGATAATAAAGAACATTTTGTCCAACAACTCTTTCAACAACTTCATCAGAAATCTGTTTTGAAAAATCTCTCTCTTTCTCATTCGTAAATAAAGGAGGCGGAGGAGCTTCTGCCCTTTCCCATTCATTTGACATTCTTTATCCTTCTCCATATTTCATCAAGATCAAGCATCTTAAAACGATCTGATTCACTTTGATCTGTTGATGTTTTTGTTCTTGGAATATCATTAAGATCAAGTGTTTGTGCCCTTTCTGATTCAGATTGATCGCTTACTGATTTTATTGGAATTTCTGTTAAATCTGCTTGAGTCCACCTGCCTTCTGCTTCTTTTCTTTTATTTTCTGCATCCTTCTTTTTTTCCCACTGTTTATATACTTCATCATCTTCAATAAATGTTCCATCTACACCATTATCAAGCAAATATTCAATAATATCAAAATGACCATTTTCTAACGCTTCCCTTAAAGCATAAGGTTCAACAGTATGAATATCAGCTTTATCCTCTCTTTTATCAGAAAGCAGATATTTAACAATATCAAAATGGCCCTCTGCTACCGCAAACCTTAAAGGATAATCATTCCAAACATGAATATCAGCACCATACTTAATGCATTCTTTAACTTTATTTAAAGAACCACTTTCTACAGCGTCTACCAATTCACGATCTAAATAGAAATCTTCTTTTAATAACTTTATTCTCTTCATAACCTCATTAAGATTAAATTTATTTACTTCATCATCTGATATGTTTTTAAACTTTCCTTTTATTGCTTTAATTTTTACATCTTTTGATATATTTTTTTTATTTAAATTTTTAATAAAATCTTCCAAAGAAATTTCTTTATCTAATTTTCTTTTATTTTCTTGTTCCTCTTTCTTTTTTTCTATTTCTTTCCTTTTTTCTTCAACCTTTTTAAACAATTGAGAAATTTCTTCTATTTGTTCTGGATTATTCTTCTCTATGTCTGCCTTTGCCATATTTATTAAATACTTTATATTCTTATATAATTTATCATTTTTTGCAAGAAATTCATAATTTCCAGTATCAATCGCATTAAAAACATCCATATGATGCTCAATTAAAAACAATAATAATTCCTTATCTTTATAAACAATCTCATCAAGAATTTTATTGGCAATTTCTATTCCAGACTTCGCATGTCCATGAAAAGAAATTTTTCCATCTTTTTCTTCTCTTGTCGATAACTTACCCACATCATGCAAAATTGCTAATAATTTATATAACTCTTTTTCTTCTACTGATGTGAATTCAATTAATTTATTCATAGAATTTAACACATTTTCTGTATGCTGTGCTGTAGTTTCTCCTTTATGAAATTTTGTGTCTTCTATTGAAGATTCCATCCCTTTCCAAATATTTCCAAATATTTTTGATTTTTTTATAATTTCTTTTATCTCTTGATTTAAATCTTTATCTTCTTTTAATAGCTTTATTCTCTTCATAACTTCATCAAGATCAAGCATCTTAAAACGATCTGATTCACCTTGATCTGATACTTTTTCTGATCTTGGAATATCATTAAGTTCAAGTGTTTTCGCTCTCTCTATTTCAGATTGATCATCGATTACTGGATCTACTGGTTTGTCCTCTAAATCCACTCTTTTCCAGTCTTTTTCTAATATTTCTTGTCTATCAGACCTTAATTGCTTTATCATCACATCAAGTCTTTCATCATGATACGATGGATTTTCTTCTTTAATATCTTCAAGTCGTTTGATAAATATTGAATAATCTTGTGATGTTATATTATCAGTTTTTTTCAAAAATTTTATAATAAATGTTAAATTGTTAAGACCATAATTTCCATTATCAAATCCTTGTATTGCCATTGCAATCATCGTTGAAGCATCATACTTACTCTTAAAAAGTTTATGAATAAATTCCAAATTTCCTTTAAAAATAGCAATATAAAAAGAATACTCTTTAAATTTTTCTATTTCTTTTTCTGTTATGACCCCAGTTTCTAATGAATATTTTAAAAAATGATAAAAATGAGACATGTTTACATTTATTCTTACATAATATCTAATGTCATCTTTTGCCTTTTTATTCAAATCTACATTCATTAATTTTTCTATATAATTATTCATACAATTATCCTATATAAATTTTTCTTGGAACACCAGATTTTATCTTTTGAACATTCTCGATCATTCCTGCTTCTCTTTCAAGAAGTTTATCGTATGTCATTTCTTTTAAATCTTCTTTAAAATTATCTTTTAATTCTTTCATCTCTGCTTGTGCTTCAGTTATTAAAGCAGCACCATCAAGAGTAGCATTATCCCCTGGAATTGGAATTGGAGAATATTTCCTTCTTATATACCCTAGCATTTCTTTACATATTGCTAATGCATACTTTCTTATCCATCTTTTACCTATTGAATTTATCGCACTATAAGGTATATTTGTAAAAGGTAAAGTACCAAGATTATTTGCTCCACTTAATCCAGTATCATTATCTGAATCTTCTTCTGTCCAAGGATTTTTTAATATTTTAAATTCAAACCACATCTTTTGAACATAAGAATCTCTTGGAGGTGGAAATATTCTTAATTTATTATTTCTTATCGTATATGAAAAATTAGATAATCTTGTGCTTATCGCATCTTTATACATAATTGATTGTAATTTATTCTGCCAAACAGGTACTACCTCATAAACTGTAGAATCTGCATATTGACCATAATTTGATAGATTACCTACAACATTAACTCCACCATGATATCCATAAAAATTCCAAAAAGCAGCTTTCGTTTTATAATAAACTTTCGTAATAACAATTTTCTTTATTGATCCACTAGCACCTACTAAACCAGCATAATCTACTCCACCTTCAGCAGAAGATTCTTCAACTATTGATTGAAGATCATAATCTTGTTTTTCATCTTCTATATTAAAAGAAGCAGAATAAAAAGTTACATCTCCACCTATTCTTGCTTCTGACGCAAGAGTATTTCCTATCTTTCTAGCTGCCATAAATTGAATCTTAGGATACTTTAATTCAATGTTTGATCCAGATAAAGCATCCCCAACAAGCACTTGTCCATTGCCATCAAAAGATGCAGTTTGAAATCCTAATAAACTTCCAATTGTATTATATCCTTGATGAATATTCATTAAATATGAATATTCTAAACATGCTTCCTCATATGATGCATATACTTGATATTCTGTTATTTCAACATTTAATACATCACCCCCAAGTCTATGATATACATAATTGACTTGTTCTACAGCAGCATTTTTAAAATCTGAAGAATCATACACACCAAATGGTAATGGATTTGTTGTTATATCTACATTTGAAACTGTTCCTGTTATTGGAAGTGCTATTGCAACTGTTGTACTGACTGGACTTAACACAGGATAAGCCATTATTTTCTCCAACGATAGACTAACCTGTAATAAGTAGTTTGTTTAAATTATAAACTTATTAATGAAGAAAATCCATTATATATATATTTGATCCACATCCATATATTTTTTGAACATTTGCTTCTTCTGCTATTTGTTTTTCAGTTTTTCCTAAAATTGACCTAAAAATAAATCGATTAAAACGATCCTTTCCATCTGTATAACCATATGATGGATTCGTATATCCAAACAATGTAAATCCACTTTTTAAATAAACCTTTCCATCTCCATAATTCAAATCTGCATAACTTAAAATTCCACTATACCCATTGTTCTTAGACCACAAAATTACTGCTTTTAAAAGTCTAGAAAAACCTCCTCTCACAACTACATTTAATTTATTAGCAAAACGACATATCTCTATCTTCCCTTTATATTTTGTATGAAAAGGTCCCCTCAATGATAAACAAGAAACTAGTTCGTCTTTATATACCAAACCAAATGCCATTTTAGAAACAGAATAACCAGAAATATGATTATTTTCAAAAAAGTTTTTATATTGATTATTTCTAAATAATTCAACAACTTTACATTTTCTTGCATCAATCTTTGTTTCTACTTTTCCAAGTTTATATTTAATCATTGATTTAATAATTTTTTGCTTATTTCTCCATTCATCTGAATAAATTTGGAATAAAGATATACCTTTTTCCAAACATCCTAAATATTTATCTTGATGATATCTTTTAGATTTAGTTACTTCGTTATGCCAAAATAAACCATTATATTCTATAGCAATCTTTTTTTCTGGAATGTATATGTCTAATTCTTTTGGTCTTAAAATAGTTCTGTCTCCTCTTATTATATTATATTCTTCTGCTACTGAAGAAATAAATTCATATAATTCATATTCTTCTTTTGATTTCCCAGAAAAACAATATTTGCATGAAGAACCTTTATGTAAAGTCATTAAATTATTTTCTTGTTCTTTTCCACATAACAAACATTTAACTTTAACTGTTTGAAGTCTTGAAAAATATTCATCAAATGGAGTTAAAAGTTCTAGTTTGTTTTCTTCAATAAATTTTTGTTTATATTCATTGAATTTTTCTTCAGTTAAAGCACTTGCATTTTTTTTGCCAGATATTGATATTGAATATTTTAAAATTGATTCATTCGTTTCTTTCGTTAATCCCTTTTTCCATCCTGCATCAATTGTTTTACTTTCTATACCATCAAAACCATATTGTTTTGACCAACTTTTTCTTCCTTCTCCAGCATGATCAAAACAAAACCTTTTAAATCCATATTTTCCTTTCACATAACTTGTCTTCTGTCCACAAATAGGACAAACAGGACGATTTGCTTTAAAAAAATACATTTCTACATATTTTTCCATTGAAAAATTATGAAACGCTCCAACATGTCCTGCTAATCCTGCTTTACTTTTAAATAATTTTTTGCAAATTTGACATTCAACTTTTTCTTTTTCTGTAACTTCTGCACATATATCAAAATGACCTTTGTTCCTATCCCCACTCATATCTTTTCTCCTTCTTCTATTTAAATCCATAATATCATATTTAAATAGTTTTGTTAAGGGGATTATGACTTGCTATTTATTTTTGAAAAACAACAAAGGGGTAATGACTATATTTTATTGAAATTAAAAAAATGCCCTTCAAAAGATATTGAAGGGCATTTGTGTTAGAAATTACTTAATGATTACTTAACCTTGGAGATCTCTGATAATGACAAGACCATACATATCAGGACGTACCATCTTTTTCCCGTATCTCGTCATGACTCCTTTTCTTGGTGTGAAATTCTCAGGATCGAAGATCACAGGAGTTGTTTGGAGAGGCACGTATGGTGAATAAACGTATCCACTTTCAAGGAACGAAGATCCTTTTCTACCAACAAGGATTACGTTTCTATAGAAATATGGTGATACATAAATATCCCATTTATTGCTAATACTACCCACCTTGATGCTTCCTGCTGATCCTTTCTCATCATCAGGTGCCGTAACGTTTGTAGAGAATCCACGAACCATCTCAAGAATTGCAGATGTTTCAGGACCACAGACGAGGAAGTTTGCACCACCCCGAAGTGTCTTTCTATGAATTTCTGCCGATACGTCATTGATAGTTTCAAGCAATGTTTGATACCATTCAGACACGTTACCAGTGAAATCAGGAGGAGCTGTAGCACTTGTGATATCTGCACCAGTCTCTCTATTAACAAAGAGTCCAGGGCGTCTTGACCAATAATATGTCCGTGCTGTAGCACCCTTTACTAAGTCTTGAAGAATTTCACCATCGATTTCCATACCAATGTGCTCAGAAAGAACCGAAGTTAATTCTGTTTCAGCATCAGTTGAGTGATATGCTTGAAGATCTTGACCTGCTTCAGGTGTCCATACCGCCTTAAGTTTTCTTGTTTGTGCGACAATAGGAATACTATCAACCTTAATGTTGATTTCAGGAATTGAATCCTCGTTTTCTAATTGCCAAACAGAACCTCCCACAACTGCTCCAATACCACTGCTTACTTCAGAAATATTATCATTGATAGAGAATGACATTTCCATATCAGATGTAGCAGAAGCAGAAGACCACTTGTTTGTATCTGCATCAAAACTTGCATCCACATTTGCAGTAGCAACTAAAAATACAAATCTAACATAAAGAGGATATGCTGAATAATCAGGTGCTCCTGCTGAGTCACAAAGACATGTTAATCTTCGTACAAGTTGTCCCATTGAAGAACTTAATGCTGTTCCACCCGTAGGAAGCAAGTTAATAGAAGAATAATCCTTTACATTGAATTGATCCCAATCTGCTGTTCCATCTGTATGAGTTTCAAATGTAGAGGTTAATGCTACAGCAACAAGAGCAGAATAACTTGCTTTTCCAATAAGATCTTCATCCCATTGAATCAACTTTCCCTGAGCGTCTGTGACTGTTCCATCAAGATCAATCGCATCAGCAACAAGAACAATAGACTCAGAAGGAACATTATTATAACCGATTGCATGAGAATAACTGTTATTAAGATTATAGAGCCCTTTTTCTGCATAAGGATCTGTAATCGAAACACCATTGGCAATTTCAGAAGCAACTGAATCAGTACCATAAATTGAACCACCAGTGCTAAGCGGTCCTCTTGTTGAATTATATCTGAAATCCAAGAAGAATATCAGTCCTGATGGTAAACTCATTGGTTGAACAGAAACTACATCATTTGCTAAAAGTCCAGCAAATACTCTTCGAACAAGAGGAAATGCAACAGACGCAAATCCTTGAACATCCCCACCTTCCATTGTTGTTGCTTCTCTAAGTAAAGAAGCTGCTTGATTCTCTAAAAGTCTAACCACTGTATGCTTTCTATACTCATCATGATCAAGACCTTCAAGAAGTCCTGTTTTTGACCACTTTTTAACCAAACGATTCGTTTCAAGAATCATGTCCGGTCTAACGATGTCTTCCGTTAATTTCTTTAAGATACCCATTTAAAAAATCCTCCATTAATTTTTCTTACTTTTTATTCCTGCCATTTTTTGCATCTTTTCTTTTAAAAGTTGTTCTTCTTTCGTTTCACCCGAAGAAGGTTTTCTATTTTTAAGAGCAAATGCAACCTCATTTAAGCGTATTTTGTTTTCTTGTGGTTCTTCAACTGAATGATTTTCAACAATAATCTTTTTCGTTGAATTCATAAACTTTTCAAAAACACCCTTCGCTTCATTAAGGGTTTTGGTTTTATTAACAGCATCAACAAGTTCTCTCTTTTGTCGCTCATTCAAAGAGTCACTGCTTAAAACCCTATTTTCTATCATTGTCTGCGTAGTTGTCAAATTCGTTTTCTTTAATTCCTTTCCGAAAACGATAAGAGCTTCTCTTAACACGTTATTTTGCTCTTCTAAATTAGATAGTCTGTCTCTAATCAAAAAGATATTTCTTTTTAATACTTTATTAACTTTTTTATATGATTCTTCAAGATCTTCTTCTTTTTTAGGTTTTTCTTTTCTTGAATCTTCTGCTTTTGGAGCTTGATTTAAAATATTTGAATTCTCTTCATCTTCTAAATCATTTGTTGCTATTTTGGAAGATTCTTGTGTATTTGAATTAGCACTATAATCACCAATTATTCCTTCTGGTACTGCTTCAAAATCAATTATATCTTCTTCTTTTTCTTCATCTGCATCTAATTCTTCCTCTTCTTCAAGAAATTCTAATGTTCCTTCTTGGAGATAAGATACATTTCCATCTTGTTCTTCTGGTTTAGATCTTTCTGCTCCTAATTGAGCATCGGTTTCTTCTTTTTCATAATCTAAACTAATATCAGGACTTTCCCCATCACCATCCTCTATATTTAATTCATCTGTTATTTCTTCTGTTTTTCCTCCATCTTCTTCTTTTGCTATTTGAGATAATTGATCCAAATCAATTGTCATCATTTCATCTTCACCTGGAGAATCCTTACCACCTATATTTTCTCCATCTGCAAAAGATTTACCTATTTCTTTATCAGAAAAAGGTTCATTTTGAACTGGTGCTTTTGAACCTTCTGCTCCACCTTCACCAGACATTGTTTCAAGATCTGGAGATCCTTCTCCTCCTAATTCATCTACATCTCCTGTAGATCCTTCGTTTCCACCTAAAAGAAGATCCTTATCTTCTTCTTTTCCCTCTTCAGCTTCAAAAAGTTTTTTATTAATTATTCTTTTGAATTCTTTTGAATATTTTTCAATTAATTCTGATTGAGCACTTTTTTTCGCAACATCTTTAAGTGCTTCAGCATCAATGATTGCTCGCTCTAACATTTTTGATTTATCACTCATTTTTAACTCCACTAAATCTAATAATATATAGTTATTTCTGTTTTCAATTAATTATTTATACCATCAAGAGTAGTTCCTAATGAAGCAGATGATAATTCATATAATTGTGGTTCTATCGATGTCATTTCTGCCGCTAAACAATAAGATCCACTTGCTCCATTGCACAACGTAGAAAGATAAATTCTATTACACTTAATATCAAATTTTATATAAGGAACATTATTATCAAGAACATAATAATGATGATTATTCATAATAGGATTGCCAACAAGAGATCTTGAATCAAAATATAAAATAATTGGGACAGATCCATCAAGAGTTCTAACTGTTATTGATTTAGTTAATGACGGAAAACTTATTTCTACACCATCACTTGTATCTACTGTGTCTGGTACTTCACTTCCTGTTAAATATGGTCTGCCAGAAGATTGATATGCCGCTGCTGATCCTGGTCCTACCTTATATGTTCGTGATGGCATCTATTATTCTCCATTCATTTGTTGTTTACTATCTAAATACTTTCTCACTTTTGCTCGTTCTTTTTTTTCTTTCTTGGCAACAGAAGGTTTTTTATATCTTTTTGAAAAAGCACAAGTTTCCTTTAGTTCTTCAACAAGTTTTTCCTTTTTGGTTAACCGAATAAACCTCTCAACAAAAGATAATGATGATTCCCCTTTCTCTGCTACCAATTGAAAATTAATTGCCATACATCACCTCATAATAAATTTATAAACCAAAAGCTTTAAGATCTACACCAGGGTCATTTGGATTTACATCTGATAGTGGTGTTCTTCCAAAAATTTCATTTTGTTTCAATTCAACAGGAGATTTAACAGGAGATAGAGGAACCGTACCTTCAAACATTTGCCCCATTCCTTTTTCTTTGAATGATTTTAATTTTTCTTCTACCACTAAATTATTCATATTCATTCCCATTAAATTAAGTCTTTTAGGAGTCTTAACAGGACTTGCTTGTTTCTTTTCAACTAAAAATTCTTTATCACTAAAACCTTTAAAAACTTCAGTAATTACTTTTGATAACAATCCATCAAAAAGCATTTCATTTACACATTCTTCAATAATCGGTTTTAGTATCTTTTTTAATTCTGATTTCTTCATTTTTCACCTTTATATAAAATACTATTTAAAATACGATTTATTTTGTCACTTCTTGTAAAATATAAACTCGTTTTTTGCTTGGATTCTTTCATCAAAAACGCATCAACAGTTGATGGTTCAGTTACTATATCAAAACAAATTAATTGAAAATCATCTTCAACAATTATATCTTCCCCTTTCTCATGAACAGAACCAAGTCCTCTAGAACTTATACCTATCTTTATGCCATCATTGATTAATGACTTTAAAATTTGTCCAGATGGGCCACTTAATACTTTTAATTTTCCATATAAATTTTTGCCTTCCCACCACAATTTCTTAATAACATGAGAAAGATTTTTTGCATCAATTTCTGAAGAATCTGGATGGTTTAATTCTCCTACAGAACGATTCTCTCTTATAAGTTTTTCATAGTTCTTAACCTCTGATTCTAATACCTCATAAGGATATATTCTTCCATTTTGGTTTTTTTCATCAGCTTTCTGAAATATTCCTGAAAGATATAAAGCACCATTATCTCTGATATCTTTTTTTTCTTCTTCTGTCAAGAGGTCCTGACAAACCCCATCTGGACATAAAGAAAAATACTCTCTAAGAATATATTTTTTATTATTTTCCATTTTTTTTGCTTTCTACTAATCCCTTGTATATTTCTTTATAAATTTTGTTTTCATAAAGTCCATTAGGTAAATCAAATGGATCATACATAGGATCTACATTAGGATCTTCTGTCCCATCCATTTCAAAATCTCTTTTTCTTGAATTTGCATAATCCATTTTTGTTTTTCCAGAATATTTAGGATCTGGATTTAATCCTTCTACATCCCCAAATTCTTCATAGTTTGGATCTTCATTATAAAGTTCCTCTTCCTCAGGCATTTCTTCTTCATAATAAGATTCTTCTCCAGCATCAAAACCTTGTGGATCATTATCCCAATAATCACTAAAATCTTCATTTAATTTTGATCCTTTCAATGCTCTTTTTACTTCTTCTTTTACAATCTTTTTTAAAGTATTCACTTTAATTTTCATCTCTATTTCTCCAATTAATAATCTAATAAAAATAATAAAACTTGTTCAATTTCTTCTCTGTTTTTCGAATAAACAGTCTGTAATAAATAAGTTTTTAACTGTTCATCACTTAATTTATCAAATTTTTCTTTCAATTCACACGAAGAACACTGCTCTTGTGGTTTATTCTTTGGATTTGTTTCGTAAGGATCAAGTTTCCCCTTCCCACCAGAAGCTAAAATATATGATTCTTTTTTAAGAATAGAATCTACTTCTTCTTTAATAATCTTTTTTAATAACCCTTTTTTTATTTCCACCTATGACCCCTTACAACAATGTGCCACTCTACGAATTGTAAACCTTTTAAATATTAAATTTTTTTCAATTCTCATACATCACCTATTATTAAATCAATAATAACTCCATAATAAATAGATTAATAATTTTACTATTGTACTTTTTCTTTTTCTACCTTTGAATAATGTTTAACAAAAGTATCTTCTAGTAATTCTGCCATTTTATATAGTTCTCTTCCATATGATTTACTATCACAAAATACAGTCTTTTCTCTATAATCTTCTTTTGATACTAGCATACCTCTGTGCTTGCCATCTTTATAATGTCCAGAACCTACAATTGTTCCAGTCTTTATTATAAATCCAGTTAATCGTATTTTTTTAAGATCTTGAATTGATATAAAAATCTCTGTGTAATAAGCATTAATTTCACGATCATTATAACAGTATATAAAATGAGGAGAATCTGTTTCAACAAATTCATAACTAAATTGAGCAAGAACTCTCTCCGTAATACTAATAAATTGCTTCTTTTTATCGTATTTTTGTTTTTCTGTTTGATTAGAAAGTTTAAAGGTAACATCATCTGATTCTTTAGCACTTTCTTTAAGTTTTATTCTTCTCCATACTTCATCAAGATCTATCTTTTTTGGATCTAATAATCCTTCAGGAGTAGATCGTTTGAATTTTTCTCTTTCATAATCTATTTTATTCGGATCTCTTATTCCTCCAGGAGTAGACCAATTTGTCTTTTCTCTTTCACCCTTTTCATATGGTTCTATTTTAGAAAATCTATCAGATGCATGATCAGATTTTATATTTCTTAACTTATTTAACACATTATTAATTTCTTCTTGCTCTTTTTCTTTTCTTTTGTTTATTTGATAAAGATTTGTTTCTGGAGTATCTAAATCACCATAGTCTCTTTCTGATGCTGAAACAAACTGAATGCTTTCTTCCCCATAAATTTTATTAAGAAATTCATCATTATACCCAAATTCATTAAGTTCATCTCTAGAAAAAATTTCTCTTACCTTTCTGTTATAATCCCAATTCCAATTATCACACAAATTTTTTAATGTTTTCATAGCATTAATAAATTGTTTCATGGAAGAACCATATTCATTATAAATTAATATACTGTTTTTACTTGTATTATCTCTAGCCTCTATATAATCTTCATACATAAGTCTCATTAATCCTTTAATATGCTGTGTTAAATGACCCCCCATACCTGCTGGCATTTTTGCAGATTGACCACTTACCAGATATTTAACATAGAGCATTTCTTGTTCACTTAGTTTTTTCATTAGTTTTCTCTCTTATTCAAATTTATTTTTATTCCATTATCATCAATTAATTGACACAAAAAATATGATGTTCCACTACTTAAACATCCCATAACAAATATATCTAAATAAGTATTCGTTATATTAAATATACTTAATATATTTAAAAAATCACAAAACGAAAATATTATTCCAACCCAAAAACCAATGCACATTGGACAATGAAAAAAATTATACTTTGGCCTTATTTTATTAAAAATATCACCATAAACAAGAATTTGTGTGCATCCATAACATATAAATATAAAAAATAATAAATTAAGCATTCTTTATTCTTCTCCATACTTCATCAAGATCTATCATATCAAGTTGACTTCTTTTTGATACATCTTCTGGTGATTTAACTTGTGGATACTTTTTCTTTGCGAATTCTACCCACTCATCCCAAGCACTTAAAATCTGCTGTTCTGTCACCATATAATATGGATTTTTTTTGTTCTCTTTTCTTTCAATTTCAATCCGATCTTTTTCAGCATAAAAAAGATCTTTCATCACATCATATAAATTTCTTTTTAACATTTTTGCTTTTTTATAGCAATCAGCAACAAATGCTTCAACTTCTTTAGGTTCCTTTAAATATTCTGTTACATCTTTAAAATCTTTAAAATTTTTAGGATCATCTATGTTTTCTTCATTTCTTTTATGCTGTCTCGTATGCGTTAATTCGTGTGTTAATGTAGATTTAAGTTCAACAACAAATTCAACCGCTAAAGCTAAAGTTCTATATTTACCATTTTTAGATTTACCATATAATTCAGGTGGTATTATAATTTCTACTTCAACCGTCTTTAAAAACCTTTTTGGATTATCAAGAATCTCATCAATTAAATTTTTTGGTACATAAGGAGCATAGTTAATAACTATATTTTTCATCAAACTCTTTTTTTCTGTTTCATAATAAGATACCAAAAACAATTCTACCTTTTTTAAAAGACTTTCATCTCTGGTATTTAAATAAATTCCAAGAATATCCAAAATATCAGATGTTGCACTTTCTGAAAGGTACTTATCACAAAATTCTGCTAATCCAGCTAAATTTCCAATATTTTCTGGTACTTCTCTAAGAAAATTTATTACTTTTTCTAATGTTTTCTTTAAAGAATTTTCCACTTGAACTGAATTTAAATAAGATGTCGCACCACTACTATATATTTTTGAAATTTCTTCAGATTCCTTAACTTTAACACACAAAAAATCTACATCAAATCTATCATTTCCAGGAATTTCGTCTTTTGTAAAAAGAATATATTCCTGTACTGGCTCATGATTTTTTATTAAATCAATTACTTTTTGAACCACAATTCTTGATATCGCTGTTGTTGTATAATCGGTTACACTTTCATTCAATAACATTTTAAATTTGTTTTCTTTGCTTTCATCAAGATCAAGCATCTTAAAACGATCTGATTCACTCTGATCTGATACTTTTTCTGATCTTGGAATATCATTAAGTTCAAGCGTTTTTGTTCTTTCTGATTCAGATTGATCATTTGCTGATTTTATTGGTATTTCGTCTAAATCTACTTGAACCCACCTATCTTCTACTTGTTTTTTCTTCCACTGTTTATATACTTCGTCGTCTTTAATTGCTGTTTCATCTACACCATTATCAAGTAAATATTCAATAATATCAAAATAACCATAAAGTGCTGCACTTGTTAAAGCATAATAATCAAGAACATGAATATCAGCACCATTTCAACAAGATATTTTACAATATCAAGATAACCGTATTTTACTGCCCAAAATAAAGGACCCTCCTTAAAAACATGAATATCAGCACCATGCTCAACAAGATATTTAACCATATCTAAATCACCATTTTCTACTGCCAACCGTAAAGTGCAATCATTAACAGCATGAATATCAGCACCATGCTCAACAAGATATTTAACAATATCAAAATAACCACGTTTTGCTGCAATTCGTAAAGCATGATCACGTTCAGCATGAATATCAGCACCTTGCTCAATTAAATTTTTAACTTTGTCTAAATCACCTTTTTTTGCTGCATCCATTAATTCTAGATCTAAATTTCTATCTTCTTTTAATAATTTTATTCTTCTCCGTACTTCATCTAGTTCAATCATATCAATTTGATTTCTTTTTGGTTCTTGTGTTTTCTTTTGTTTTATTTCACCTTTGCCATTAAAAATATATCTTAATAAATTTCTATATTCTTCAAATAAAAATTCATAATTTCTTTGTATATCTTCTTGTGTAGCATTAACAGGAACAACTTTTCCATCTTCAAAAAAAGAATATGAAGTTAATTTACCAGTTTGCATATTAAACGACAATGTTGCTGGCTCTGCATTTTTTCTATGTAAATTTCCATCTTTTTCCCAAAACAAAACTAATTCCTTGTTAAAATCCATATAAAATATCTTTGATGGTATTTTTTTAGGAGGTTCTATACCAATCCATCTAATTGAATAAATACCATTTTCTGTTCCTTTTATAAACTCAATTCTTGCATTCCCAATATAAACAAATATTTCATCTTTTTTATATTCTTTTATGCCATCAGCATTTATACCAATACTCTTTAAATAATTTATAATACGTCCTTTCATTATATCTCCAAATTACCAAGTATATCTATTTGGTATATATTTTGGAATTGTCCCTTTATATTCCTCTTGAGATATTTTTCCTAATTCTGTTGTCTCTTCATCTTCTGGATCTGTTAACCATTCTTCAAATTCATCTTTCATTCTTTTTAAGAATTCAAATTTTGGTCTCTCATTTTCAATAAATTTTGCAATAACAAACACTATCACTTGAACTGGATCTTCATCTCCTGATATTTCTTCTTTTTTAGGAAACTTGGCTTCCATCGCTCCATATATATTACCACCTTTAACACTTTCTGGGTATATTACACCTTTCTTTTGAAGATATTGAAATAATAAATCTTGAATTTGATATACTTGATCGTTTAAATCTTCCTTTGGAATCGCTATAACCTTGTACTCTCTCAAATCCAAAATTATATCTATATTTGGATGATCCCTAACAACAAGATTTCCATCTAACGTTTTCCTTATATTTAATTTTACCTTAACACCTAAAGATTCTTCAGGCAACTTCTCTTCTTCTTGTTGTTCTTTTTGTTCTTCACCTACTCTTACTTCAATTGCCATCTCTGATCTCCCGAACTAACTCCTGTATTTTTAATACTTCTTGAATAAAATTTTTATCAATTTTCTTTTTATTACTATCGGTAAGATTGTTAATCACTTGCTTTGTTTTTTCTACAAGAATATTATCTTTACTTATTTCTTCTAATAATATTAATTTTGATAATTCTTCTTTTAATCTTTTGATTTCTTCATTTAAAAAGATCTTAAGATCTATATCAGAATTTTCTCCTTCAAATGCCAAAACATATCTTTTCAATAAATCTTTTTGTTCTTCATGCAATAAAGAATATTCTTCATTAAATTTTTTCAAAAATGTTTTAAATACAATATTATCAATAGGTACTATCTCCTTTTCTTTTTCTGCTTCTACTAACATATTTTTAATAATCTTCTCTTCTAACATAACTTTGTCAGATATCTCCAATGATTCATTTAATATTAAACAAATTGTTGCCATTTCTTTATAATTTGAAACAAAATTTTCAAATAATTCAGGACCAAACAATGTATTAATTTTTTTAATTAATTTTGATTGTTGCTTGTATAAATCTTTTCTATTTACAAATTCTTTCTCTTTTTTAATCTCTAATAAAACACGATTTGCTACATTATTTGTCAATCCTTTTGATTCAATTAAAACACGATATAAAGACAAATCTTTATTTAAAACTGTTCCTTTTTTAAAAAACTCTTTAATAATTGAAAGAATAGTATCTTTTTTTTCTTTTTTTTCATCCATAGATGATTTCACACTTTCTATTATAAGAATTTCATAGAGAAACGCAGTATTCCTTTTTTTATTATGTTTGATCATCAATTTGTTCTTCCTCATCTTTTTTTATCAATTTTTCAATAAGTTTTATCTTTGAATCAATATTCTCTTGCTGTTCAAAAATTGCTCTAACTCTTCTTGGATAATTAGTTTTATCAATATTAAATATTGAATTGTCACCAGAAAACATATTCTTTAAATTAGGAATCGCTGTTTGTTTCTTTGTTAAACCCATCTGTTTTCTTGAAGATGGACGTTGAGACATATTACCCTGAGATCTCATACTATGAGATATTTCTTTGTGCTTGGGATTTATAACACGTAATTCGTGATTATGCTCTTTATCTGTTGAATGCTCTTTGTACTTGCCTAAAGAAGTTTTTCCAACACTCCTTCTACCCGGTGCTGCTAAAAGCGTTTCATCCTCATCCCCTCCTTCCTTACTTTCTCCACCTCCACCACCCAACAAATCCTCTCCACCTCCTTCTTCACCTTCACCCTCTCCTCCCAATGAATCTTCATCACCCTCTCCACCTAACAAATCTTCATCAGATCCAGATATAGGAGCGCCCATATCACCACTACCACCTTCTAGCATTCCTTCAAGAACTGATTGTAATTTACTATCTGCAAACAATTCCGCTCTGATACGTTTTTGTTCATCACTTGAAAGTTGTTTGATATTTTCATCAACCCATCTAGTAGACATACCAGAAGATTTCGCTGCCTCTACAGCATCAAATCTTGTTTTCCACAATTCAATTTCTTGAAGTTCAGAAATCTTAGAAGGATTATTAAGAATAATTTCATAAGAAACTAAATCAGCATTCTTATATCCCATTGCAGCTAAATGTATCCTTGCTACTTTTTCTAATTCGGTCACAACTGCATTTTGTAACCTTTGTATTGTTCTAGCAAAACGAATATCTTTTTGTGAAAGAGAAGATTTATCATCATCACCCGCTTCAGCAGTTAAATAAGAAGCAGGTATCTTGATTGCTGAAAACATTTTATCTCTAAAATATTTAATATCATCTACATCACCAGTATAAGATCCACCTGCTAATGTTTCAATTTTTGTATTATCTTCTTTTCCTCTTACTGGAATTATATAATCATCTTCAATAGATGTAGCACTATATCTTTGATCTACTCGTCCTGTTAAATGATCGACAACTTGATTTTTCTTTAAAGTCATTCTAAATTCTTCAACATAATTTTCTTCTTCTTCTGCTGGTATGCCACCCATATCCAAATAAAAAACTCTTCTTTCTGGTGATCTGACTATACGATAACTCATTACTGCATCTTCTAACATCGTATTATGAGAAACAATTCCATTCGCAACAAAGTTATGAATTTCATTATCTACTTGTAAATCATATGTATCTACTAATTTTTCTTCATCTATTATATGAGATACGTTTTCAAAAGAAATATCTGTATCGTCTATATCATCTAAATTTATATATAATCTATATGAATCTTTTCTTGTTATAGTCCCAAACGTTTTATCCTCATAAACACCTGCTTTCTTACTTAATTTTATTTCATTGCCTACTGCAACACCACATTGCTGACATAAAATCTGGACATCATTCATTAATTCATAATTTGACAAACTTAATCTTTTATCTTTTTTACTTCCATCTGCATCCATTAATCCACGTAATAATTCAATTTTATTTACTTTACTTAAAGAATAAACCCACGATGGTATTCTTTTATTTTCAAATCCACTTATAAATCCAAGTTTTTTAAATAAAGAAATACATTCTTTTGACGAAATATTTACCTGTGCTCCTTTATTCTTTTGTGCTTCAGTTAAACACATCTTTTTTTCTGGAGAAAACAAACTCTCCATTAAATTAATATAATACTGATTTTGTTCTTCATATATACCTAAAGCAAAACCAATACTTTTACGATCTTCATTAATCCATCCATCTCCTAACATAAATCCAAATAATCTCATAAACTCTGGGTTTGTTTTAAATATGTGATCTGTACTTAAGAAAGATTTTTTATGTATTTTTCCATTTCCAAAATAAAGATCTTCGTCTAATTTTATTTCATAATAATCTTTTGTAGTTTCCCAATTATTAGGAAGAACTAATTTGTCTGCATTTTTTGCCTTTGATCCACCATCTCCGTCACTCACTATTAAATCTTTTGCTTGTTTATATACAAACTTTCCATTTTTATCATAAACTAACAATCCGTGATTTGGAGTAACTTCTATTTGTCTATGTGAAGTAACCACCTTAATAACTCGTTGCTTTCCCATATTCCTGCATTCTTTTACTTTAGATTCAATAAGTTTATTATTATCGAAATCATAAGATAATATTATGTCATCAGAGTGTATATCCTTTATTTGTTTATACCCTTTGTCTTTTGTCCAAAGGGGAGTATGACTCGCACAACACAATTGCCTCCAAATCCTCCGTGCTGGATCTAGTACAGCTGTACCATATGGAGAATATTTATCATTTCCAAGCAATCTAAAATGTGCTATTTGAAAGTTTTCAAAGGTTAAACCCCCTGAATTCCACTGAAACTGAATATATAGTGGATTATCGGAATCTTGTCCTTCTAATCTTTCTATTTCTTCTTGTGGTAATGGAATCACATTTCTAATTCCTTTTCCGTCCTTTACATCTAAAAATAGAAAAAAATCACCAAATTTACATAGAGATCTAACCCAATAAAACAAATTAAACTCAACATTTAAAATATTATAAAAAAGATTATCTAAAACCTCTTTGATTTCATAGTTTTTACATTTTATTCTTATAATTGGACTCATCATAGAAAACGTAGTTATTTCATCTGCATATATATCTAACGCAGATGCTAACTCTGGCATGTATTCCATTTGTTCAAAATCTTGATATCTTTCAAATCTCCACTGACTTGCCATTTGATTTGTATTAAGATTGGCAAATGGATCGTATGTATATCTTTTAAATTTTTTCCCAGAAGTTGAAGTAAATTTAAATTTATTTAAATTCTTTCTTCTATATTTAGAAACTGCTTGTGTCCTATAATTTACTATTGGACCAGAAAATAATTTAGTTAGTCTTTTAAATAAAGAAGTTCCAACTGTTTCATATTTTCTACCTATTGATGGTTTTTTCATTGCTTTACCCCATATAAACTTTTAAACTTCCTATTTGCTTTTTCTTAGGATTATTTCTTTCCTTTATATCAAAAATATCATTATCTCTATTATATCCGTTCATACCATTTATAGTGGTATTCATTGTTTTTGATATTTTTCTAAAAGAAGAAAGAAAAGCCATTCGATGCGCATAATTCTTTTTATTATTAACCATAACTGTTTCTCTAATCCAACAAGAAATAGACATCGCAAGTATTAAATCATCATTTGAACCCTTTTCAGGTTGTAATTTACCATTTTTCCATATAAATGTTAGCATCTCATTTAACAATCTAAAAGATCTTATCACTATTAAATCATTACGTATATATTCCTCAAATTTTGCTAAAATTAAAGGTCTTGTAGATACAGATGTACTAAATCCAGGAATAGCATTGCTTGTTTTTCCGTGAAAAGAAGGTTTCAATATGTTTGATTCTTTTACCGAATAATAAATATTTGAATATTCAAGTTCTTCTAATTTTTTAGCAACAGAAAAACCTAAGTTGTTATTTTCAACAACAATTAAACACCCTCCATATATTCTTCCAAAATCACATAATAATTTTGCAAATTTATCAGGATCAATTTTTCCTTGGTATTCTGCAACCTGCTCAGAATTATTATTATCTATAATATGAAATACTGAATAATCTTCACCATCTCCTCTCGCTACATCAGCAGATATAATATAATTTATGTTTGGATCATAATCTTTCCAAATATAAACATTACCATCAAAACCTGTTCTATATAAAGGTTCTCTTATTGTTTTTCTTGTTTTTTCTATGTCAGCACTATCTATAAAAGTTCCACCTGATTCATTGAAACTACACAAATATTCTTGAGCAATTTGTTTTTTAGGCAAATTTGAAGTTTCTTTTACGAACCAATCTTCATCTCTATCTGGTCTTGAATCCCATGGCAAAGATATAGCATTAAAGTCATTTCTTTTCGATAATGCATCAACATACATTCTGTGAAAAAAATTGCCTACCCCTTTTGGAGTAGAAATAACTATGCAAGATCCTCCTGTACTTAATGTAGGATAAACTGCTGCCCACATTCCATCATCTCCATCAAGTCCTTCAACTGTAGCAGCTTCATCAACAATTAACAAAGACAACGATTCAGAACGACCTGAATCTGGACTTGTGGATTCCGCTTTTATAAATGATCCATTAGAAAACTCTAATTCTGTTTTTGTATCTGTTGTTACCTTAACAGCTTCCATAAACCAATCTGGAAGCATTTTATATTGCTGTTTAACCTTCTTTGTAAAGTTTGCTGCTGTAGCTCTTTTAGTTGCTACAACTAAAGACATGAAAGATTTATTAAACAACATCTTCCAAAGAACATATGAGGCAGTTAATGTTGAAATACCTAATTGTCTCGCCTTTAAGATTATATTAAAACGATGTAACTCATATTGTTTAATTGTATCTGCTTGATATCCCCATAAGATAAATGGAACATAAGCACTTTTTGTTGTAGATATTTTTATGTATGTATTTATGAAATATTCAGGACTAACCTTACATCTCACTAACTCTCTTTTCTTCTGTTCCTTTGTGAGTATCAAAAAGTGTCCCCATTTTTATGATAATTTATCAATTTCTCCTTGAGATAAGAAATCTTTAAATTTCTTTTGTCTTTCTTTAAAATCCTTTGGAGTATCTGTGAGGTTATCTGTATATTCTTTAATATTGCTAATTATATATGTTCTTTTTGCTTGATACCACGCTCTAACCATTGACACTAATTGCACTTTAATATCCATATCACCTTCTTCTTTTAAATTAAGTTCTTTCTTTGTGATATCTTTAAATTGTCTTTTGAGATGTTTTATGACTTGACTAAATTTTCTCTTTATATTATTTTCAAATCCAGTTTCATGTGCTTCTTTCATTGCAACTTCTTCATGAATTAAAATACAAAGTTTATTTCCACTCATTTTAACAGACCACGGAATATAAACATCTTCATCTATTACTGGAACTTCTTCTCCGTTTTTTAAAGTGCCACTTCCTTTGAATCCATTTTCATAAGCTACTTGATTTATCGCTTGAATAACCTCAAGTACTTCAATTCCACCAGATTTTTCTTTTTTATCAGACATTTCTTTCTCCATTTATATAACATTTTTTGCAACATTTATATTTATTCATATAAAAATCATCTTCTGAACTAAAAGACAATTTTTTACAAATAATACAAGTTCTTTCAATACTTTCTCTATTAAGTAGTCTTTCAGAGTATAAGCATCCATTTATTACAATATGGGTATTTTTTTCCTTTTTTTTATATTTTTTTTTAAATTCTTTTAATTGTTTTTGATATTCTTTTTCTTTCTCTTCATCCCATTGCGATAACGGAACTTTTATTGTTTCTTCCCCATACTTAGAAGCAATTTCTCTTTCTATTCTAGCAACTTTTGTTAGATTTTCTTCCATATTAAATCTGTGTATAAAGATAAACACTTAATAGCACAACAACAACCCCAGACCCAAATCCAATGATTCCTGATGTTAATGGAGAAATAAGTGGTTTATTTTGTTCATAATTTTTCATCAAAAAATCTAATTCTTTTTGATATGAATTTTCAAGAGCAACAATTTTCTTTTCAAGAAACTCCTTTTCAACTACAACATTTTTGATATCTAAATGTAATTCAGCTATCTCTTTTTGAGACTTTAGTTTATTCGATAAATAATCTTCAACTTTTATTAAATCTGCACTGGCTAAAATAATTCCTAACGCTTCTGCATTTAAAAGAATTCCTTCAAATGGCGCTACTTCATTTATCTTAATATTATAAAATACAGGTTCTATCTTTTCTTGTGCTATTAAAAAACTACTATTAAAAAGAAGAATAAATACAACATACCAAATACTTTTCATTTTTTATATTCCTTAATACCAAATTTATTCATTAAAAATTTAGCAACATTGTCTGGTTCTTTTTTATACATTTCTACATATTTTTCAGCAGCAACTTTCTTTTCTTCTTCAATCTTTTGCTTCTCTTTTAACAGATCATTTTCTATCTTTTCCAGTTCCTTTTTATATTCTTCTAATGCTTTCTTTTCTTGTTCTTCTTTTTCTTTACGTATTTTTACTAAATCATCAAAAGTTGCTTTCTTCATTATACGCATTTCTGAAAAAGTTTTTAACATCGTTTCAGTTACTTCTCCACTTTTTTTTCTTAAAACAAAATAAAGAATTAAAGACAAAATTGAAATAATTCCCGTAGAAACTAAATACCAATACTTCTTTATATAAAAATAAAATTTTTGAAAAAAAACTTTCATTGCTTTAACTCTTTAAATTTATAAAATAAATCTAATAAAGCAACACTTCCTATATAAACCATAGAAATATTTGACCAAGTATCTGGATCTAATGTCCCCATAAACAACGCTGCTGTAGCTGTAAGCCAAACAATAAGTTTACGAGACATTATTCTTTGTAAAAAAGAATCAACTTTTCCTGGATTGTCTGTTTCGAAATCTGAACTTTCTGGAGAATTCTCTGGAGTTTTGTTTTCTTCTTCCATTTTATGTGCCTCATATAAATCTATTCATCCTAATTAGATTTTAAAAGCACAAAAGGAAACTAACAATTTACAAATGCATTACCACCAACATTTTCAATATTAATCGTAATGTCTGCACAATCTTTTAACTCATCAAGATGTGATATTAAGAAAATTATATCAAATTTTTCTTTCATTACTTCCAAAACATCAACAAAAGAACTAAGATTTTTCTTATCTAAAAAGACTGCTGGTTCATCTAATATAAAAATGTTGCTTTTTGGAAGTGACGATATTTCTATAAAAGACAACCGTATTGCCATTGCAGCAATAGTTTTTTCTGCTCCAGAACAATTCTCAATAGGACATAACTTATTATCTCTTTTTAAATAAACATTTAAATCCTTATCACAAATATCTAAAAATATTTCAAAATCAACAATTTTAGATAAAAAGTTATTTATCTCATTATTAATAATATCAATATTCTTTTTAATAATCATAGAAGGAATACCGTTTGGATGAACTGCATTTATAAATGTTTCATAAGCAAAGAAATTATAATAAGTTTCTTCATATTTTTTCTTTTTTTCTCGTAGGTCTTTGATTCTTTGATCAATTATTGCTTCCTTCTCTATTTGTTGTTTCTCTAAAATAGAAATATACCCTAATCTTGTTTCACACTTATTAATCTGCTCTTCAATTTCAGCTTTCTTTCTTACAGAATCAATACTCAAATTATAATCATCAATTTTTGTGTATAAATCTGCTATCTCACTATTTAATTCTTTTTTCTTTTCATTCTTTTCATCTATTTTAGATAAACTAATAGCATTATCTAATTTATATCTATTATATTTATCTTTACTTTCTTCATACACATTAATTTTCTTAACCAAATCTTCATAATCTATATTTTCAATGCTTTTTTCTAAATTTTGCTTTTGTTTTTTTATTTCTAATAAAGATTCATCAATAACTTTCATTTTATCTTTTGAATCAAAAGCATTTTTTATAAATTTGCAATGCTTATAATTTTCTCCACAAGGCACTTCATTTAAAAGACTTATATTGTGCTCTAAAATAGTCATTTCTTTATTTTTAAAAGAAATACTACTATCAATTTTTTCTATTTCATCAATAATTCCTCTATAATTTTTTTCTTTTTCTCTAAATTTATCAATTTCAAATAATAATACAAATTTTTCAAATTTTTTAATGAAAATCTCTTGATTTGCTATATTTTTTTGAATTGTTTCTATTTCTTGATTAAAAATAACTATTTTTTCATCTTTCTTTTTAATATTTTTCTTTATCTCATCAATTTCATCAAGACTTGGAATCGTTAAACCTTCAAAACTCTTAAGTTCAATCTTAGAATTTAATAGTTTTTTCTCTATTTCTTTCTTTTCAGAAATTTGTAAAATATCAACAGTATTCCCATTTTTCTTTTCTATTTCTTTCTCAATCAAAAGATCATAGTTTTCTTCAAATTCTTTTAAAAGAGTCTTATATTTTAAATATTCCGGTTTTGCTGCTTTCAATTTAATATTGAAAATATCTAAATCAAGAAATTTAGCTAAAATCTCTTTTCTTTTAGTTGATCCTTCTCTTATAAATGATAAAGCATCTAACTGCGATGATAAAGATGTTAATAAAAAATCTTCCATCGTACCAAATTCATACATAATATTCTTATCAGTTTCTACCCTTGTATCACCATTCAAACTTGTTCCATTTTTCATGAAATCTAAAACCGCTGATGAATTATCACCTTTGCCTTTAACTAACTTTCTATCTATAGAATATTCATCATCTTCAGATTTTAAAAAGACCTTTCCAAACCCATATTTAGCATTGTGATTTATTATATCATAATTTTTAAGATTCCCACGAGAAGTATTATTAAAAATTGTTTTTATAAAAGAATCTATAAAACTAGACTTCCCTGTATAGTTGTCACCAAATATTCCTATTATCCCTCTCTTCTTCCCCAAATCTATTGTATTCCCTACCCCATAATTAAATAAATTATCCCAATTAAATCTTTCTATACTCCATTTGATATTATGCCTTTTATCACCCTGTAATAAGATGTCACCACTAGTATCACCATTTATAGAATATAACCTCTCTAAGACGATTTGTGGAAGTTTAAATGGTGCTGAATACTCTCTTAGTAGATCTCTCTGAACTGCTTCAGATCTAATATCTAAAATAGAAGAATTACAACTTAATTCCATAAATGTTTTTTCATATTTTTCTTCTACAGTCAATAAAATTGGAAAGCAAGTTCTTTTGATATTTAATTTGATTTCTTCTAATTCTTCTTTTAAAATCTTTTCTTTCAAAATTAAACGAATTCTTGATCCCTTCTTTATTTTTGAAATATCATCATTAATTTCAATAGTTATAAAAGGAAATTCACGTTCTATTTCAACAAATTCAACAGAGAAATCACTTTTATCTTTAATATCCCAAACAAGAAAACCCTTTTTTTCATCTTCTCCAAAATTTTGTTGAATAAACGATCCAGCATATCTAATTTTGCCTTGTTTATCCATAATTTGATTAGATTTATGAACATCACCTAACAAAACATAATCACAATCTTTAAAATCTTGTATAGAAACCTTTCCAGATAATTCATATTCTTTATCATTTTTTGCACCATCAACAATACCATGATACAACCCAATAACAATATCATTCGATTTATCGTTTTTTATATTCCACCCTTCCTCATCATAAATAGAAAATACTTTTAATACAAATCTTTTATCTAATTTTCCTTGAATTCTTTCTAAACAAGAATTCTTTAAATAAAATATTGAAGACATTTTAAGCGTATGAACAATTGGTTCAATAGCATCCATACGATTAGATCTTATATTACCGTCATGATTACCTGGAATTATATATGTATCACACTCGTTACCTAGTTTCTTTAAAAGATCTGATGCTAATTTATAAGCTTCTGGTGATATATTTGTTTTTGAATGAAATATGTCTCCTGTTAAAATTATAACAACATTATCATTTCCATTTTTAATTTCTTTGACCCTATCATAAAGATTTACAAAACATTTTTGATACTCATCTTGATATTGAAAATTTCTTATATGCAAATCAGAAATATGAATTATCTTCATTAGATTCCCTCCAACATTTGTAACAATACATGATCTCTTTCTACTTTTTTTGCTTTTTCCTTTTTTATTAAAAATTGTTTATGACTCATCTCTCCTACGTCCTTGAAAGGAGATACATCTATAATATAAGGACAAATACCATATTTCATAAGCAAAGAAACAATTTTAGTTTCCTTTTTCTTTGCATCTGAATCTAATGCAAGATATATATTACCTTTGCAATCAAGAATCTTATTGAATAACAACCCCTTAGAACTAAGAGTTGAACCAAGAAGCGGAATTGAATTTCTACCAGATTTTATTGCATCAAATATTCCTTCAACAATAACAATATCTTTATCCCAATCCAAATACAAATCATTAAAAACAATATTCTTATTGTTTTGAGGATTCAAATATTTAATATTGCTATCAACATATGTTCTTGCTATATAAAAATTAATATTACCATTGATATCAACAGATGGAACAATTATTCTACCGGAATATTGACCCTCAACTGCATATCCAATTTTCCAATCAATTATATCTTGTTTCGTTAAACCACGATCTTTTAAGTATTTTCTAGATACTAAAGAATTAAATAAAATTTTATTTCCAATAAGAGTCCTAAACTCTTTTGGAAGTTCAAAGATTTTGTTTTCATCTTCTACTTCTACCTTTTTAAAATAATCCTCAAAATCAACAATTTCAGAAACTTTTATATCATATTTTTTCCATTCAGTAATATCATATCTTTTTCCAAACTTATAAATAAGATATGCTATAGATTTACCATGAAATTCACAAATCCAACATTTAAAAACGTTCTTTTCTATGTTTATTGAAAATTTTCTTTTATGATGATCACAGTTTGGGCAATAAAATAAAAACTCTTTCGAAGAACTTTTATGTTCATATCCTCCTAATACCCTTTCGAGAATATCTACTTTTTTTTCTAAATTTTCCATAAATTTCCTTACTTAAAATATTAATCCTATTTTAGCAAATAAGATCTTAAAATTTAATTTAAAGATTTCAAGTAAGACATAGCAAGAACGAATGCATCAGCCATATCAGCATATCCTTTGCAGATATTACCAGAAACAGTTCTTTTGATAACAAACCCACAATTTTCAAAATATTTTATAACTTCATGTTTCGGACCTTTCTCTTCATTTCTGACTATCCCTAATATTTTTCTAGCAGTTCTAGCTTCCGTAAATTTTAATTCACAATCAAAAACCTCTAAAGCAATATAACTAACCAAAGCATTAAATCTTGTCAGTTTAATAATAGTATTCATTGAAGTTCTTCCATATAAAAAACTATTCAAAGAAGCTTCAACAACAATTTTATCTATTTTTTCATCACCAAGTCTTTCTTTTAAATTCCTAAAATACTCTTTAACCTTATTCGCTCTTAAAAACAACTCCATATAATTTTTCTTAGGAATCTTTTTTTTCTTCTTTTTAAAATCTGTAGTTTTTTCTTTTTTAGCACTAAAAAGATTAATAAATTCTGAATATTTTGATATTCCATTATAATCTAAAACACACACACCCAAAATAGTTGTAGAAATATCTAAACCTAAAATCATCATATCACCTATATATCTAATTTTAATTTTATTATTATATCACGATTTTCCACTTTTTTAACCGGTGTTGCTAATTTAGCAACTGCAATAGGAGATTTATTTTCATCATATATCACAACTTTACTTATCCATGTCTGTTTTTTAAAAGATTCAGAAAAATTAGGATATATAGATTTAGCAGTATTGAAAATTTCTCTTGTATCATTTTCTGCATATATGTATGTGCCTGAATTAAAATAATCTGTTTGATCATATCCTACATAAGTAGGATTGTTTGAATGATTTAATTCTCCTCTTTCCGCTTTTGCTAACATTGTTAAATGCGGAATATATGTCGTTCCTTCAAAATTTATAAGAAAACTTGACCCTGTTACTTCATTTATATTTGTTCCCCAATAAATCCATCTTGGTTGATCAGCAGCTCCATCCCTATACTGTTCCGTAAAAGCGGAATTTAATGACCAAGTACCATAAAGTAAAATTATTCCTTCTCTATATAAAACAACTCCAGCACAATTATCTATAAAAGTTAATTCAGACCTTTCTGGATATGTTTGAATCAAACATCCATTTTGCTTATAATCTTGTATTTCTGCTGCTAATGTTCCAGTTATATAAAACTTTAAAGATATACTCCCTTTACGAATTTCAGAACCATAAAAAATAGAAGGAATATCGACAAGAGTTATAGCATCTGTTTCTTTATTATTCGTATCTGCATCCCAATAATAATTGGAACTATAAGTATAATAACTTTTTAAAGCATTCTTAAGTGACCAAATTTGAGGTCTTGTTACATGTTCTCCAGTATATAAAGATGGATCTGTACTACCATAATATTGCTTAACACTCATTGTTGCTGTTAATGGATATGATCCTGTTATAACTGTGCCATATAGATCTGTATTAAAATCTGTAGAAGAAACTGTACTAAAAGAGTTTAAAGAAGAATCTTTGACAACAAAAGGATAAATCAAATTATCTGGTGCTCTATCAATATTCATTTCATCCAAACTAACCTCACCAGGATGAATTATCTTAATATTGCTTTGGGAACCTGTAAAAATTGGATCATTATTGAAAAACTTTTCCTTCTTATAAAGAAAAAATTTGCACTTAGGATAAGCTTTTATTGTATTAATAAATACATCATTTCTTTCAAATTTTTTAAGCATACTACCATGCCAAAAGATATATAATACCAGAAGTTATTACACCAACCATTATACCAACACAAATCTTTTTAAAAATATTATACATGTTTTCTTTTTTTATTTTTAGAGTTTCTTGTAATTTTGAATTAATATATAAACTTCTTACAACTGGTATTGTTTCTTCCTGTTTATCATTTAACTCAATTATTTTTATTTTCGATCTCTCAATATCAATTGACATACAATCCATTTTATTGTTTATATCCTTGATATTTTCTTTTATTTCTTTAAAATCATCTCTTATTATTTTTCTATCTTCTTTAATAAAATCAACAAGTTCTTTATAAGAATCCATAGTGTCATTCTCCATACTACATTATTAATGACATATCCTAAAATAAATAGTTAAAGTTAATATGTTTATTTTAATAATCTAAACGAACTCTTAAATTTAATTCTGTTGTCGGATCTTTCTTTAAAGGTTCTGACAATTTTGCTACTGCTAAAAGTTCATTTTGAGCAGAATATAATCCTACTGTTGTAATATATGATACAGGAGCATCTCTTGAAATATTTTTAACCACCATTTTACTACCAGAAATATATGTAGGATTAGATGAATAGTTAAACTCATTTGATCTCAATCTACAAAAATAAATCGTAGAATTTAATTCAGTTGTATTATTAAAAGAAATATTATAAACTCTATGTAAAAATGCATCGCAATTAGATTCTATTGATCTAGTAGTAAAATAACCAAGAACAGAATCAGTTGTATCCGCACTCATTGAACAAGGACAATATCCAGTATCAATAAATCCATCACCAGCAACATTCATAAAAATAGAAGATGTCAAAAGAACAACTCCTGCTTGATAAAATACAAAACCACACTCTCTATCTGTATCAGTAGAATATTTTGATCCAGTTACATAAAGCAGTCCAAACTCTCCAGCAGGAGAATTTGTTCTATAGTTTGTATATCCATTTTTATCTGTAATATATGCTAAATCTGATGTTCCACTAAAAAATGGATCGTCATGATCATCTCTAACACCTAATATTACTGAAACTGTCCCCTTCTTAATTTCATCTTTATAAAGCAATCTTGAAAAATTTAATGCATAGAAATCACGCATTAATAACGCAGATGAAGGATCTGTGAAATTACCACTTGCTTCAAATTCACAAATATCCCCATCAGAATCATATCCAGCAAGCAACTGAGCATATTCATTATAAATGTTTGTTTTCTTTGTATTAAATGTATCAGCAGTGTTAACATAAATAGAATTTACTGAATGCCCTACGGTCAAATCAAATAAATTATTTGCTGATGAACTCAAATATGGATAATCAAATACAGTTTTGAACATACCATGAGAATATGTTTTTACACTATCTGTATATGTTCCTGACACTAATGTTCCAGTTACAGGAATTGATTCATGCAATAAAGTTGTACTTTTTGCAATATCATCATTAACAAAAGATTTAAAAGTTGTTGCCATCTCTGCTCCTTACTTAATATTAAACTATTTTCATAAAATAAACTGGTACATCAGTTGAATATCCTGTTGTTCCGCCTGTTATCCGAACCGTAGTAGGAATTACATATACTGTAGATCCTTCAAACGTGATTTGATATCCTAAAGTCGTAAACAAATAATCTGAATTTGTTAAATCTAAAGAAGATTTGATTGTAAATTCTAAAATAGTTCCTCTTGGCCCTGAAATAATCTCTGTGTTTGCTAATAATGCTGTTTTTGTATTTTTGCTTACAAGTTTTGTATGAACACCTAATGAAAAGAAATATGAAGCTACTTCATCATCATCAATATAAGAATAATCAGCAACTACACCATCTTTACTTGCTATAGATCCCAAACGACTATCCATCTCAAGAATATATTGAGTTTCTAACAAATCTGCATCTAATGTATAATCAGGTGGTATTTCTGTTGTATTTAATCCTTGATCAAGTCTTATATAATTTCCACCAGACTTTAAATCATATCCTACAATACCACCTTTCTTTTCTGTAGCAGTAGAAACACTATCATATGTATCTTTATCTACCATAACATAAAAACCGTTTAATCCTGCATTTTTTTCACAACTTCCAGCAAAAATAGTATTAAGTTGAATAACTGGTAAATACAAAAGATTTGTTCTTGGTATAGACATTAACTTACTCTTTAAAGAAGACATGTTATTTGTAAAAGCTTCAAATACAGGTGTTTGCAGAATAGATAAATCATAATATGCAGATCCACTTGAATTTGTTTTATCATACAAACCATAATTTATTTCATCATCACCTAAAGCAAATTTAGCGATTTTAAAAGAACCATCTCCTTTCGCAAGTCTCATCCTTCCTGTATCTGTTAATACAGCATCAAGAATAATATCACCACTATTATCTAAAAATCCCATTAGAAGCCTCCGTTTACAAATTTCTAATATAAATAGTCTTTTAAAAATTAATTTGTTATTTCTTCAAAGTTTCATTATTAAATGATTTATCAACACCAAAATCAAATTCTAATACTTTCCCTGTTTTTTTAGATGTAATTCTGATTTTAAAATCTTGCCCAAAAACCGATTTATCTTGCCTACCAAGTTTAACTTCTACTTCATCTTTAACAGTTTCCTTATCAACTTCATTAATAAAAGTTTGTTCAAAAGAAGGAACTATTTGTAAATATCTCCTAAAAGATTTAGATAAAACCTTGTTTTTTTCAGAATCAAAATCTACTACTTTAATTCTAGGCAAAACTATTCCTTCTTGTTTAAAAATTTCAACTTCATATACTGGAGATGGATTAGAATAATTTTCGTGCTCATCTTTTACTCTAAAAATATAATAATATTTTTTATTTGGTTCTATTGTATCTTCTGTTGATACAGAAGAACATTTTGTACCATTTATTATAGAACTTAATGTTATATATTTCTTGTCAATAAAATCAAAATAACTCTTAGGTTTCTCATCTAATCTAAAGATTTCATATAAAATAGGTATATCGTCACTTGCATAAATTAATTTATCTTCTGTTTTTCTTTTTTGAGATTTTGCTATCTTTGAAATAAATTCTAAATCTTTAGGATCTGATGTCAAAATAATTGGGTATTGCTCTATTTGCCCAACATTATTAGATAAATTGATTAATACTTTATTATCTACTTTTCCATAAGGAACAATTTCAATATTTGGAGAAATAGGAGGAAAATCAAACATATAATTTTCTTCCTCAAAATAAGGAACTTCAATTATCCTAAATGCAGGTTTATGCTTTACTAAAACTTTTATATTACTTGTTTCTTCATCGAAAATACTTTTTTCATATGAATATGAAGTGCCCATTACCATTTGATATGCAAACACTTTATAAGAATATTTTTTTCCATATTTAACTTGTGTATCAATATATTCAAAAACATCCAATTCACTACAATTTGGAACATAAATATTTTGGTGTTTAACACCATTAACACTCTTTTCAATACGATATAATATTGTTTCCGAATACGCTGTTTTTCCTTCTAACATTTCTCTGAAAGTTCTATAATATTTTCTGGTGTAATCTTTTAACTTCCCAAAAAAAATCATAGTCATAAAACTTTTATATAAATTAAACTCTTCTCCTCTACCTACCGATTCTTTATTTTCTTCTACAGTATTTAAAAATATTCCTTCATCAAACTCAATATTAACATCTAATGAAACATCTCCTGTCGAAATTAAATTATTCATCCAAGTTTCTAATGAAAAAACTCTATATTTTCCTTTAGAAACAGAAGAAGAAAACTTTTCATTAGTTTCACTGCAAACAATTCCAGTAGAAATATCATACATATCTATATCGGGATTAGTCTTATCAATTTGATTGATTAAATAAAAAGACAAAGAATCAGACAGACCAGATTCTTTGAATAAATCAGAAAAAATAGTAGATTTGTCTGTTGTAAACTTAACTTTCATATTCATTGGAAATAAAGAAGAAAATTCATTTTTTCCAATTAATTTAATTATATTTTTTGAAGAAAATACAATTGTCTTATACCCATCAGTTATATCAGAATCTTTTACCTTGTTTGAAAAAAGATCACAATATTTCTCTGGTATTTCTTTTTTTTCTTCGTTTGAAAGCAAATAAGTATAAAAATTTGGTAAAGAATATTCTTCTACTTCTTGACTAGCAATTGCTTTTTCATAACTTTCATGATAATAATTATAACACGTTTCTGCATCTGCTATTCTATGAGAATAAGATTCATAACAACTTAAATCATCTGTTGTGTATGGTATTGGGATATTCATAGAATAATTAAAATATTCTTTTTCTCTGGTTAACCAAAGCATTGTAGCATCTAAAACCCATAACTCTTGACTAAAAATAGATGAATTAACACCTCCTTGTAAAGAATATTTCTCCTTAATAGGTTTTAATAATATTGCTTCTTCAGTTAAATCTTTATCAATAAGAGAAGTTTGATTAGAATTATTAACTAAACTTTCAGAAACAATCTCATATGGAATATCAAAATATATTTCAATCTTTCTTAAAGCATCTAAATCATTGTTTGATGATAAAAGACAATAATCTTTTTCAACTTTTGTCCAATAATATCCAGACAATCTCCTTATATAATCTTTTATTTCTTCTTTACCCGTTTGAGAATATACTTCATCTAATTTATCAAAATAATCATATCTCGTTATAAACTTTGACTTATCACAAAAAATAGAATAAGAAGTCGGTCTTTCCCAACTTTCTTTTTTTTCTATTTTTCCTACAGACATCATTGGTGGAAAAACAGATTTTTTTGCTTCTTTGGCAACTTCCATAAATTGAGTATCATCAAACTTTTTAGATTGATCTTCTATAAGTTTATCCATAGAAACAATATTATCATTAACTATTTCTTCTGTATATTGTTGTCCAGTATTAAAAGCAACACCTTGCTGAACATTCTGATTTGGCAAACCAGGCACACCATCAAATTTTTGTATCTCTTTACCTGGATTCCAATATTTGTCTGTTTTTACTTCAGAATTTGTTAATTTTTCATCTGTTTTCTCAAGAATCTTTAATTCTGCTTTTGCAGTTGCTTTTGCTTTTTCTTGATCATTCTTAATTTTTGATTGTTCCGCTTTTAATTTTTCTTGATCGTTCTGATTCTTTTTTGTATTTGTATTTGATAAAGGTACATAAGCATCATATTTAACTTTACTAAGTTTATGCGCAATCTTTGCATGATCATACATTGCATCTATACTTTTTAATTCTTTTGAACATACTTTACATTTATAAACAGGAAGAGATCCTGGTTTTTTACCTTTATCCATTATTTATCCTCTATCTTTTTTTCAATAGAATCATCTAAACTTATTGTAAACACAGAACCTAAATTCGTTGAAGGTCTTAAAGAATCACTTGAATCTTGAAACAATTCAGGATCTTTAACTTGATCTAATTTTGCAATTATTTCTCCTCCAAGAGATTTATAAGATTCTAAACGCTCAATCGTCAAAGATTCCCAAATAGGTCTTTTCATATTTACATTTCCCAACCCATCTTTTTCAAATCCAGATAACATTTTAACATTCATCATGTTTTCTTTCTTTATTGTTGACCCATCTGAAATCAATTCATTAACTTTTTCTGAACTTTTTTTCTTGTCATCTACTGTTTTATATGTTCCTTTTTTACTCAAAGAAATCCTAGATTTACCGTTTATTCTAAATCTTTTATCTGGTATTATTTTTTCTGAGAATCTCTTTATATTCTCATCAGAGATAGTACATCCTGTTTCTTTTCTATTATTTCTGTTCATAATTTCTTTAGCAGAATCTACGACATCACTTGTTTTAACTGTAGTTTCAGAATCTTCAGCAGACAAAGAGTCTTGTGTATAAATAACATTATCAGATCTAACTGCTTTTGATAATTTTCTAGTTTTCATTTTTATTGAAAATCCTAAAGATTTGTTAATACAGTCTAATTGCGCTATCACTTCTGTTGAATTTTCTCTCAAAAATTCTTCATTAATACCTGCTTTTTTCATAATGACTCTTGTGCTAAGTTCATCATTAACCTTTTTATTTTCTATATAAGATTCCTCTTTCTTTATAACACTTTCAGAATTACTACCTGTTTTAATCCTATCTGGTGTTAAAATTATTTCTGCATTATTATCTGTAATTCCCATTGCCTTAAATAACTTATTTATAGTAGTTTTATCAAAAACTTCTACCGAAAGATCTTCGTCTTCGTTTATAGATGAATCTATCTGAGAATAAAACATTAATTCTCCTTAAAATATATCATAAATGTTTTCTACATTTTCTTCTAAATGATCCAAAACATATACGTCTTTATTAAACCACGCTTCACATCTTATTATACCCTTAAGAATATTTGAAGATTTGTTGTTGCTCATAGGTAAATATTCACCTGATCTTTCAGAACTCCCAGAATCATTATTAAATATAGTATTTGTTACATTCATATAAAAATTTCTCATAATATTCAACGTTTTTTCAACACCTTCTATATTTCCAGTTTCAGGATCACTTATCTTTGATAATAAATCAAGTAGATAAGTTTGGTTATGATTAAATGAATTTTCTCCAAATAAACTAAAAATAGTTTGAAAAAAAGAATTAACATTTACAATCCACGGAGAATCGTGACCATATTTTTCTCTCGCATGTTCTGCAAATATTTTAGTAAAAGAATTAGTGTTTGAATCTATATATCCTGATGTTTTTTTTATTTTTATGTCTTTTTCAAATCCCATATCTATATGAGGATTCTGATAACCTTCTTGAATTGATGTAATTGGCATAGAATTAGCAAACTTATAATATTCTTCAAATTTAGTTAAATCTTTTTGCATAATTTCTATAAATCCATTTATAAATTTAAAAATTGGATCTTCTATAACTAACTTAACCCCATATTGATATATACCATTTTTATGATTTTTCATTTCTTTATCTTGTACTTTAAAAATACGAAACCTAGTATCAGATAAAAAACCAACATTAGGATTATCTGCTTGATAAATACAACCAAATACTGAATGAACAATCTTTACTTTATTTGTTGTATTATCAGAAGCAGTTATTATTAACGATAAAGGTGATTCGCTCGTATTTTTACTATTCCAATTTTCTAAATAAGGAGTATCACACTTGTTTAAAGAGTTTTTAACTTCAATTCTTCTTCTAAGAATCTCTATATAATAAATTTTTGTATTCTCTATTAAAGGTTTTAAAGTACTACCAGAAATTTCAAATAATTTGGGATATGCAGAGTTTTTTTGTAAAATCTGCTGCATATCTAATATAAAATCAAAAAGTATAAGTTCATTTACGTTTTTCGTTAAAGATATATCAGATGGAACAAAATCAGATTTCCATTTGTTTTTATATTTTTCTATAACTTCTGTATTGAAAGAACTAAAAAAATTTGTTTCCAAATTAATAAAATCTTTTGTTAAATTCATTGTATCTAAACTTTTTTCAACTTTTCTATAATCTTCAACACGACTATCAACTGGAGTTCCTTTGACGAGAACATCAAAAAAATAAATACTAGAATGAGATATAGGATTGTTAGAATCAAAAGCAAACCCAAATTCTTCTGTCATTGCCTTTAAATCAAATCTAACTACATAAAACAATGTAACATTCTGCTTTATACTAGGAACATCAAATTCTTTCAAGAAAGAAGTTCTATATATATTTTTGCCATCTTTTCTGTCTAAAACAAAATTTAATATATTTGAATTAATATCCAAACTTATAATTTTAATATTTGAATTTTCTTTTTCTAATTTAAGAATCGCACTAGGATCTTTTTTAAAAATATCCATCCCATCTGTATATTGATTGAACAATACCAATTTCAAATATTTAAATATCTTTTCATTACCAATAAAATTTGCAATTGTATTAGTTGTAAACTGTTCTTCTATTGAAATAAGATATTGAATCTTTGATGTCACACCATCACTATATATCGATACTCTATCAATAGAGACTGATGGGAAAAATGAATCTATAATTTGTTGCTGTGTCATTTTTTCCATTAACAAACATCTCCAAATGTTTTATCACTTTGAACAACTTTATATTTGTTATTTTGTTGTTCTTTGATAGTTGATAATAAAATATCCGAATCAACTTCTCTATCTACATACAAATCAAAATAATAATCTATGTTTTCTTCATCTAAATTTTCTTTAATAATAAAACTATTTTCTGTATCCTTCTTAAAATATAAAGGAATTAATTCTTCTTTCTCTACATTATTAACTACTGTTAATTCTTTCCTAAAAACTTCTATATCAAAATTATCACTATCAAATGAAACATTTTTTTCTTGTATATCTAAAAGAATAAAATCACTTTCTATTTCTAAAAATGTTCCATCCTTATATGTCTTTGATCTTGCTGATGAATCATTTGATTCTACATCTAAATCATCAGTCCATATTTCTTTTTCAGATCTTTCTTTTATAGATCCATATCCTTCTTTAACATACGTTCTATAAATTATATCTTCCATTGTTATCTGAGGTTTCTTTAAACAGAAATTTGTATATTGAGAAGATGTTTGAACTGAACTTATTTTTCCCTTCCTTGCCAAAACTCTCCATGCAGGATAATACACATTTCCTAAATCTGAACTTCCTAGTGGTTTAGAAAGGAAATCCGTCATTTCTACAGGTATTCTCTTAACTACATCATTCAATGTGCTATTACTACTAAGCATTTGTTGTGTAGCTTTTCTTATTCTATCTTCAGAACTTTCAAAATCATATAAAGATTTTATTCTTATAGTTTCATCAAAAATTCTATCTTCGATATCATTCTGAAGTTCTACAGAAGAACCAGACAAATATCTAATGTCATAAATTATATCATCATCAAAAAAACTATAATATGACGGTTTAAACAACCCTTGAGAAATAAGATGCTTACCATAAGGTGTTAATTGAAAATCAATAACTTCTTCTTTATTATCAAACAAAGGCATACATTATTCCTCTTCTATATCAAAATCATATTCTTTATTCATATATACCTTCTGATTTTCATCTGGTTTTTTATCAATTATCAATTGCCCATCAATTTTTACTGATTCAACTAAAGAACAAAAATCATAAGGCCAATTATAATTATATTCCAATGTTGAAAAATCTTGCATATTTTTAAATTTAAATTTAAAACGATTATCATCAAAAGAATCTGCTGTAACTTCATAATAACTCTTCAAAGCTTTTTGCTTTACTTTAAAGATTAACCATCTTAAATCTTTAGGTAATTTCTTACCATGAAAAAACTCTTTTTTAGACAAAGGATGAGTTATAACATACTCATCTTTTTGTGCAACTTTTGCAATATTAGGCATTTGTCCTTGCCAAATATTTTTCAAATCATTTTTACTAAAAACATGATGAAAATCAAAAACATACATAACAAAAGGAACAATATCATGATATCTAATAAAATCTAATTCAGGAGGGAAATTGAATAAACTCATTTTAGAAATTAAAGCAGATATAGATGTTGAAATATTTGTTTCACTTTTTGCTTTATTAAATTCTTCTTTATCTATTTTAATAAAATGTTTCCCTACAATCTCTGTTGTTTCTACATATCCAGGTTCATTAAATGAATAATCTAAAAATGGTACTAAAACAACCGCTTCCGACATTATCGTGTTCTCTGCTAATTTACCTACTTGCTCTTGTTTCTTTTCAAACCCAACTAAATCAATTAAACTCTTATAAAGAATTTCATTCTCAGTTTTAATATTTAAATCTTTTATAGATAAAAAGATACCTTCTTTATTATTAGGAATTTGTCCATATCCACCCCACATACCAACACCATTAACAACTTTAATAGTTTCCCCATTAATATAAGCAGATTCAAACCCCTCATTGTCTTCATTGTTAAAATTTAAAACAGGACATTCTGCTTTCAAATAAATTGCCCATCTATCATTCTCGTTTGATGTTGTATCTTTTATAGCAACAGGACCACCATTATCATTGTATTCTACTTCTTTTTGTCTTACCAACCCCTTAAAATTAACAGAAGCCGATAAAGACATTTTTTCTAAATATGCTAATGTGGTTAAATAATTGTTTGGATTCGGTGTAGCATCTGGATATGCTGAATAATAAGTTTTAAAATTAGTTTCTTGTTCTCTATTCATTTCAACAAATTGTAATTCAGAAAATATTTCACTTAATGTATATTTTTTATTTTCTTTTGCTTGAAAAAAGAAAGCAATTTCAGAAGTACCATAAAAATATGGAGGACAATAAGGCGCATACATCGGGTCCGTATTGATTTGAACTGGTGAAGGACTACTAGAAGAATATGCAAATTTACAAGGAGGACCAAAATAAGAACCAGATGTACCAGAAATATAATTTTGAATAAACATATCAAAACCGTTTGTTTTTTTCAAATCAACCAAAGAAATATAATAAGTCCCCGATTCACATACCTGAAACTCATTTTGCTTCTTAGATAAAAATGTTGTATATCCTCTTTTTTCTAAAAAGAAATTAGCAGTCTCAGCTAAAAAGTTATTAATAGCCATCGTATAAAGTGGTAAATTATGCCCTGTCCAAGTAAAATATGGATATTTATTAACATATTGAGATGTATTATGATGAAGATTAGTAGGATTTAAATAAAGTATTTGACTTTTTTCATCATCATTCTCATGCAAGGATGAATCATAACTATTCCCTTTCTTTATCATATAATTTTCTGGATTTATTAAAGCTTCAAAAGGAAATCTATGATTTGATCCACTTTCAAGTATATAAATATAATTTTGATTCTGCACGTCTGCATCTACTAAATAACTTTCTGTCAAATAACTTTGCATAGAATTACTATCGGATGGAACTTCTGATCCTGTATAAAACATCCAATCAACCGCAACCCCAGATTTAATAAAATTATAAAAAATTCCAGGAGCAAAAAATGGTTGCAATAATGATTGTTTTGTTAATGCTCTGTCCGAAGTAGATGATTGCCATGATCCACTCCCTTCAACATATGGAAAATAAGAATCATAAAACAACTTAACTAATTGAATACTTCTATCCATTGGATAAAATCCATTATATGGTAAAAGTTTTTTAATAGCACTAACCTTTAAAGAAAAAATCTTTTCGCCATACCCTTTATAATCTTCTTCCACTTTACTTAAATTTTTAAATAAATCAGAATGAGCATATAAATCAAAAAAATCTTCATCATAATTTATATAATCATCTGAACTACAAGAAACTCTCGAAATAAATCCTCCACCTTTCACTTCTAAAAATTTTTTGTTATTTGTTCTAAAATTTCCACCATTGTTAATAATATAATATTCCATATGATTTGAAATATTAAACTCTGGTATTATACCATAATTTTGACCTATTGGTTTTGTATCAGATGAATAATCTGAATAACTGTCATACCATTTTTTTTCACCAGAAATTAAATCTGTAAAATATGTTATTCCAAGATCCACCCATGAATATCCAGACATCTTATTTAAATTATGTGAATAACAATACAAAGGTCCAGCCATACAATCTACTGAAGCAGCACCAATCACATCATACATATACCACGTATCGAATAAAAATCCTAAATCTCCACGAACAAATCCTAAATTATCATAGTCATATGTTGTATCCATAGAATTAAATGAATTATTAAAACCTCCCCACCCTGGCATCTGCCAAACATAACTTGCAGTAGCACATTCATCAATACAAGTTAATGAATCTTCTGGTCTCTTCCTTTCAACAAGTTCATCTCTCCAAATCGTTCTTAATAATGCAGAATTAATACTTTTTTCACCTGTTTCTGTTGTTTCCCCATAATATATTCTATCTCTATTATACCAAGAACCTACATGTATATGTTTTGGATATATTGTTTCAATATAAGAAATATAATCAAATTCAAATTCATCTGTTTCGTCTTTTACTTTATAATAAAAACTATCATACACTAAATCTTTATTTAGTTCTAATTGTAATGCCTCATTTATTTCTTCATTAGCAAATTTTTGTTCTTCGTTAAAATAAGAATATAAAACACTGGCATTAAAATATTGTTCTGGATGCAAATCTTTTATCGGTATTTGTTTTACACCAGGAATAGAAGGATCTACTCTAACAATAAATCCTTGTTCTACAGGGTGATTCCACGATACTACTGGTTCTATATATGTTGAAGTAGAATCAAAAACACCTTTAATCCCAGAACTCTCATCTATTTTAATTCCATCACGAATTGACATATAATTATATCGTCTATTCCATTTATTTTCATACATATCACCAACTCTAACCTGTTTCCACGATGGATATGTATAATGATTATGTGGTAATATAACACAAGTTGGATTGTTGTTTTGCATAACTAATTTTGGAATACCAACAGAATTTGTATTCCCTATTACAGAAACATAATCTAAATTTGGATAATCCGTTTCATAAAAACTTATCCTTTCCCCCTCAAAGTCATCAAAAGAAGAATCATCAATTGAAGCAGTCATCCAAGCATATTGAATATCAGATCTAGGTATTTGATGTTGAACAAAATAATTATCATAACAACTTTTTGTAGAAACAGATAAAGAACCAGAAGCAAACTTAATATATCTATTTCTATTTATTTTACTTGTTGGAACACTTTGAGTTATTACTGTTATAGTTATAGGCATTATTTCCTCATACTTTTACATTATATAATATATATCATCAACTTAAAAAATATCCATCAGATCCACAAGGTTTAGATAAATCTTTATCTAAAGCATCAATAACTTTCATATTTCTCCAAGGCATAGCGTTATACGGAGAATATTCTAAATAATTTAAATCCAAACTTCTTTCGGGAATTGTATATATATCGCCTGGAGCTGAAAATCTATTGAAAATTATGGATCTTTTATTTGGCATATACTCAGGATTAACAGATTGTAAATATGATTTTAAAGACACACAAGTCCCCGTTAATGAAGATAAATTTGTATGTATTATATCAAAATATATTGAAGAAAACGCATTCAATACATTTTCTGTTGATATCCCATATATATCACATACTGCATTTGTTATATCTTTAAACCAAAGATTATGTTCTTTTACACCACAAGTTTGCAAAATTTCATAATTATTTTCATAATTTCCAACAAAAGAAGAAGTTGTTGTTAAAATATTTTCAATATTCACAAATCTTTTTATCATGTCTCCTCGATAATATCGATCTGCTGGTCTGTGAATATTGTCATCACTAACATCTTGTATGATATAATCATTTCCAGATTTATAATAATGAAACATTTCTTCTCTTGATAATGCATCATCTGTACCAACATTTACATGAAGATGTTTGTGTCTGAATCCACCAACATGTTGATTTGTAAAAGTTCCTTGAAGAGGAATTTCATTATCAACATAACTATCATTTGTTTCAAGAATAATATAATCTGGATCTTGAGTTTTGTCAGTAGATCCATTATTGTAAAGAAAAGTCAATGGGAACATAAAATCATGTTTCAAAGTATCCTCATAAGAATCACCAGATAATACAGTATTATTATCTTCTCCGGTTAATTTTATTGTTCCTTTAAGACTTTCTCTTTCATTTAAATCATCACAATAAGCTTCTTTAGAAAAATCAAGATTTGTTTGATATTTGTTATTTCTAACACCACCAACACATAAATTTCTGATAAAATTAGATTTTTTATTTAAATAAGTTGGATTCTTACCACCATGAAGAATTTTTGAAACTTCAGTTTTTAAATCATAAATTTTTGACAATCTTCTTGTAGCATATGTTGAACCTGCTACATTCCTTGTTATGATTGTACGATAATCATCTCTAACTGTTCCATCTTCACTTCTTTCTTTCCACCAAAAACAATTATCTGTTTCCAATCCACTCACAGGAGCATGACCAGTTTTCCAATTATATAATAATTCTGCTATACCTCTTATATTGTTTTGAATAATACCACTTTTAAACTCTATTGTTGGAAATTTATTCCAATACTTATTTCTCTCTAAAACATGACTTTCAACAATATTTTTTATTCCATCTGCAAAATCAGAAGAAGCAGGAATTAACTGTTGAAGCATTATATCTAATGAAGTATCTATCCATTTATAAAATTCAACAAATTTTTCAAAACTTGGAATATTCTTAATTCTCTTTTTGAAAAAAACTCTTCTTAAAAATTCTAAATCTTTATAATTCATTCTATATCTATTCACAGGACTACCAACAATATTATCAAATTCGGATAATGTCGCAAACATATTCAACATTTCTTCAGAAATATTCTGATACATATTCTTTTCAAACATATAGAAATAACTTATTGGTTGAGCATCTCTCTTAAAATAATAATCATCCTTTTCAAGTATTTTAACAGAATTTGATTTAAAAACAGTATCAGGAACTTCTTGTTTTGCAGTATGTATATACTCTATATTTACAACCTGATCATCATCTTCAGGAAAGAATTCACCATATCCAGGAACACTCCATTGATAATTAAATGCAGATTGATTTATTGGTGTCGTCTGATCTAAATTAATTGTTCCAGACGACACATCTAATACATCAAATACCCCCAAACTATCAGAAGTTGTAATAGTCTGAAAATCCCAAAATAATGCTAAACTTTCTTCTTCTGGGAGAAACTGCTTTCCTGTTGTTATTCTATTAAAATATGGAAAACGAGTTGGATATTTTACACCATAATTATAAGGATCTCTTGAATGAGCTTTCATTGTATCTAAAGATAAATCACTTTTATAAATTCTTAAAGAACCTACTTTTACATCACTATAAACTAATGCTGTTCCAGTAACATTAGTTCTACATGCTCCAATGTATGGTATAAAAGGAATAGAATCAAATGAACCTGTTATTGACTTATCCAAAGAAGATGATACCTCAAAACTATTTATCGTCTCATCTCCCAACGTATTAACACCACAAAAAACAATCTTATAGTTTGGTTCTGAAGATGCTCTATCATATAATTCTGGGGTTTCTCTTAACAACTTCGCTGATAAGATCCACCTTTCATTATCATATAAGTTATGATAATAAGAACTTGTTAAATTAAATCCATAACCACCAAAATCAGAAGATGTCAAAATAAATTGAGCACTGCTTCCTTCTTCTTCTTCACGAACTGTATAAATATTCCATTTATTTTCTTCTACAGCAAAAGTTCCACTCTTAAAAAAAATACCACCAATCGACGATGTTATAGAAGTGTAATTCCTAAATAAAGTTGAAGTTATATTAAATTTCTTAGGAAATATAACATCTACTTCATAAACTAAATCATCATATTTACTTGCTAAACAATATCCAAATGTTCCAGAACTATAAACCACTCCTTCTTTTCTATCTATATCATTAAAATCAATATATTTTTTTCTTCTTGACGTATATGAATATTTATCTTCAAATGTGAATACATTATCATTTGAATAAACATTCAATTTTATTAATTCATCATCTATACCAAAACAACGAATTAAGTTCCTAAATGAATCTTCTGTACCTTTCTTCTTATAAATATTTGAAAGATTATTATATATGTTTTGATATATATAATTTTTAACATTACTTATGTTTTCTTGAAGAGAATTATTATCTCTGATAACAGAAAGTTCTTCAGTTAATTTTCCATCAATGAACATTTCTGGAGCTACCATCCCTAAATCTTCTACAAGTTTCTTAGAATACGGAAATGGTTTTTCATAGTCTTGAATATAATTCAAATCTTTTATTTTTTGAACATGTCCTATTTGCAGATGCAGTGAATCAAAATAATTTGAAATTACTTGCATCAATTCTAATATAGTTTTTCTGTCTTTGTCTTGATCCTCTTCTAAAATCCATGCTGGCAATAAATGATACATACTCGATATATTGTTTATGTCATATTCTTTTCCTTCTGCTTCTTTTTCTGCAAGAAGATCAACAACATCAGAATGATTTGAATACATGATCGGATCTTCTTCCTCATCAACATCAAAATAACCAGAATCGTTTATAGAAGACCCTGTAGATCTTCCTGCTGATAAATAACCATACCAAAATCCATCAGATATCCTTCCAGAATAATCTAAAACTTTACAATCATAAGAACTACTACCTAAAACTCCTTCATTAAATTTATAATAAACACCTAGTTCAGTATTAGCGTCATCCGTGTTTGATCCACCATTAACGTTTCTAAACCAATTTTTTCCTATTTGATCTCCAGTCCTTAAAGATTTCCAGTATCTAAACTCATCAATTGAAGCTGATAATTTACACCATCCTCTAGCAGATGATCTGGGCATCTCTTCTTCTACAATTTGACCTACTGTAGATCCTATTGTAGCAATCATAGCACCACTAACTGTTCCCGATGGAATGCCAGTTGTTATTGTTTCTCTTCCTTTATATTCTCCATCATAATATACATCTATATAAAAATTTGCTTCATTTACTATTGAAGAAAAAGCATAATGGTGCCATTCATTATCATAAATTTCACTCTTTTTAATTAAAATATTAGATCCAGATCCTAAAGATGTAAAAAACATATCAGAACCAGAAACAGCATTAACCATAAATGTAGGCACTTCATCTTCATCAGGAACACCCCATGGCACTATATTAAATTCTGAAACCAAAGCAATTGAATACCTTCCATAAGCAGAAGAATCAATTGTCTCGTTGTTATATAAATCAAATATATATTCAATCATTGAAGATCCAGAACCAAGAGAAACTATTGGTTTTTTCATCCAAAACTCTACTGTATTACCATCTTCAAACGATAAATAAAGATTTGAAAGTCTATTGTATTCTGCATCATATATATTTGATTTGTCAAAAGAATAAGAATTATTTAAACTTCCTGTATTTGGTCCACCTTTTATAAGAATATACTCTTTAGTTGAGGGTTCTCCAAAAAATCCACCAACTATCGTTCCACTTGTATAAGAAGAACTAGATTCTTGCACACCCCAACCATCTGATGAAAAAATAGCAAATCCTGTAGATTTTGGATATAAATAATCAAACACATAATTATCAAAATAGCTTGAATTATTTCTCCACTGTAATTTATCTTTTTTTGATCCATCAAAAGGATAATTTTGATATATATTTGTTATTGAATCTTTGTAATATTTCTCTCCAGATCCATAAAAACAAAAATTTTTTAATTCAGAAAAATCTACATAAGGAATTATTCTATTTTTATCCTTTACATGTTCAAGCAAATACCCTTCAGACTCTATATTATTCTCTATGTCATCTTTATTCTGAGATTCAAAAATTTGATAATTCTTTCTTTCAAGTAATTCATTTTGATCTATTCTTTTACTCATTATGAGAATCCACTCTGAATTTAAATGTTTCTCTGTTCTCTACTAAATTGCTATTTATATACTGCGCAGTTTTTATACCATACATATATCCAGGTTCCAAAATAGACATGTCTAATTCAAAATAACTGCCAGACACATCATAAGACATTTTAGTATATGGAATAGAACCTGTACCATAATTTATAATATCTAAATCATCTGCCAATCTGAATACTTTCCAATACATATCTCTTATTATAGAATTTTCTATTTCTTTTGAAGCTTTGCTATAAACAGTTGGACTCCAATCTTCTTCTCTAACAAAAAATCTAAATTTACCATATTCATAATCATAATAATCATTTTTTAAATTTGTAAGTTTCGTTATATATTTTTTTCTATCTGCTGAATATTGTTGTAGTTGCCTTGTTTTTACAGACAAAGTTCCCGTATAATAACAAGTTGTTGTTCCTGTAATAGACCACATATCGTACAAAGTCCCAGAAAGTGTATTTGCTACAAAACTCGCAGTATAAATACCAGTTTCTTTTCTGCCTACAGATGTTCCCTCTGATACTTCAACACCACCAGACAAAGCATCATATAACTTAACAGATAAACTTTCATTAGGAAGATTTGTAAAATTACCATCATAAAAATTATAAAGATATAAAGTGTTTGAATTGTTTGACAAAAAACTACAACTTGCATAAAATTTTCCACGATCATCTCTTTTAGAATCATCCCATCTTGCTTCAATTATTGGTCTTTTAAACCAATATTCACTTCCGCGCGCAAAGAATTTCTTTGTGTAATATGACTGTAATTCACTTCCATCTTCATTTGTTCCACTCAACCTTAATACAACACCATAATCAGACTTTGTACCATCTACCCATTGTTCCACAAGATCACTTATATTAATAGATAAATCCTCATCCCCATCATCAAAATATTGACTGTAGACATCAGTATGATAATCACTTCCAGTTAATGTCCATTCTGTACCTGTTGTAGCATAAGTCCAAGTAGCACCACTTCCATCTTCTCCCCACCCTTCATCTACATATCCTTCCATATCCAATCCATTGCCTTCATCCCAATCCCTTGTCAAAGGATATACATTTATAGTAAATTGTCTTGGTAATGTCAATGGATGCTTAGCATTATACATTTTTAAATAAAATTCAACACTCCCAGAAGTCCCTATTAAACCACTAGATCTATCACTTATAATATCACTTACTGGAAATCCAACTAATATTCTTGATTTTTCTACTGAATCACTAGTAGCTTGTGCATATATAGAGAAAATTTCAAGAGAATCTGATGCTCCCATATTACTACCAGTAGCAAGAGTGATTAAATCTTGTTTATATGCATTTGTTATTGTAGTATCTTTATCTGCTATATATCTTTTAATTGCCATTAACTTAAAGCCCCCTTGATATCTATCTTAGGATATTTAACCTCAAATATAACATTCCCTTGACTTAATAACGTTCTTCCATCTGGAGATAAATTTTCTTCAATATTATAAGAAAAATCTGAATAATTTCCTCCAACCTTTCTTACTAATTCTACTTTCCCAACATCTATCACATGTTTTGATTTTCTAATTTGTTTAAAAACATCTATTATAGAAAAATTTTCTCCTATATTTTGTTTTCTTGAAAAATAATCCTGTAAAATATTCATTATATCTTCAAATGCTTCATATTTTGAAACATCTCTATTAATAATTGCTGTAAACTCTATACCAATATTAACAATAAAAGCATCAAGTATATCTATTGTATCTGAAATCATTTTTTTACTTTCTAACCAAATTTTTAAATTCTTTTTAAGTGTCTCAGTTGGTTCTGCTAAATAACCTTTTTCATCTTCTGCTACTATATAAAGATTCAAATTTCTTTTAAGAGAATCTAAATCTTTTACAATTTTGGCTCTTTTTATATTTCCAAATCTATCAGGCATTGCATAACAAAGAGCTTCGTAATCGTTTGTTGTAACAGCTCTGTTTTGGGCTGCATAGTTGCTATAAATTCTTTGTTTTAATTCATCTATTGTTGGTAATGTTACATCTCCAACAATAGGATCTTCATTAAAAGATTGAAGACTCTTTTTTACAGAATTTATATCAGAATTATTTAAAGATTTTACATCTTTAAAAGAAAAAACAGGCAAAGTAACCTTTGTTAATGTTCCTGCTGCGGTATTAACTATGTCTTGAGTGTTTTCTCTATATGTAATTAACAAACTTGTATTTGAAGGTGATATGCCAAATTTTTCAGAAGTTATCAGTTGATATGGATCAAAAGAAGTATCACTAATATAAGATTTGCCATGCATATCCAAAACAATATTCGTAGGATCTATAAAATAATCTTCTTCTGAAGAAATATCAGAACTTGCACCAAATTGAAGATATGATCTTCTTCTTTCATCTTTCTCAAAAACAAAACGTCTTGGAACTATAAACGTTTTTAATATTTCTGGAACTGAAGCAAAATCATCTGATGAATTTTCTACAGATTTATATATTGTATTCTGTGATAAATGCTCTACTTCGTAATATTCATTTCCCTCTGCATCCACTACAGAAATTATATCACTTATATTAGCACTATCAAGATATACTTTTCTATACTTTTCAAAAGAACCTATTGAAACAATTTCTTGCATAATCTTACCAGAAACTACATCTCCATATGCTTTAACAACATAAGAAGTTGGAAGTCCTGTTGTTGGATCTACTGTCGCTACTCTTACTTCATTATTTGGGTTATCAAATCTAATATCATTGTTTAATAAAAATCCTATTCCAGATTTAGTAGAAAATTCACTTCCTTTTTTTAGCACAGGAAGGTAAGCTGTATTAGGAGAAGTACCAACAGTATTTGCTGGTATTGTTATATAAAATGATACAGTACCAAAAGAAGAAGGATTCCCTCTAAATTTAAAACCCAATGGTCTACTTCTTTTTATAATATTATTATATTCCATTGCTGTTTCAGAGAAACTTTCATTAACACTATAATCAAGATAAAAAGATAAAACATCCCCAATATAAGCAGTAATATCAAACATTAATGATCCAAAACTTGCTTCACTAAAATCTTTGTATGTTGTTGGATAATATCGTTTTACATATTCTACAAGATCATTTTTAATACCATCAAAATCACGAGACGTATAGTTAATAGGAACTATTTTTTTCTCTACCATCGTTAGCTCCAAAAATCACTTCTTTTATTAATTAGTTGTTCCATTAAGTATTTGAAAAACTTCTAAATAGTCAGAAACATTTAAAGGTATAATTTTATAATGAATTGATATACCCAAAGAATCTGTAGGGAATGTAGTATAATCTACAACACCTTTCACAAATTTTATTTCTTTTATTTCTATAAAAGGCATATATTGATTTACTTGCTCAAAAATTTTTGCTCTTATTTCACCTTGAGTTTGTTCATTATTCATTTGGAATAAAAATCTTTTTAATCCAACTCCAAAACTTGAATCCATTATACGCTCACCTGGAGATGTTAAAATAAGATTTTTAAAATTTTGATTAATAACTTCTTTATATGTTGTTAAAGAAGAATACCCTGTCCCTTCTGATCTTTCTAAAGGTAATTTTGGAGCAAATCCAACCATTTCTTTCTCCTATTTTATATCTTCACACTCACCGTCTAAAACCTTTCCAGATCCACCACCATCCAACCCCAAAGAATCTTCCAATGCATCAGATATCGCATCACCTAAATTAAGAGCAAGATAAGCAAAACCTAACCCACTTAACGGAGGACCAATTCCAAAAGGCGGAGGAATTAAATTAATAGGCAATAATCCTAAAGAAATTGGAGGAACTGGCAAACAAACCCCAGATAATTTACCCATATCCGCAATGATTTTGGCTATCTTAATATTTGGATCTATTAATTCTGCTAATCCTTTCAAAATATAAAATGGTGCTTTAAATGCAAATTTAGCAGAAATACTTGGGATTTTTAATCCACCACATCTTTTAACAAGTTCTGTGGCATTCTCTAAATCTTGTTTCCAGTCTTTATTATTAGAATCCTCTTGAACATAGTCATATCCATTACCATTTGTAAGCATATCAAAATCTCTAACAAGTTTTTCTTTGGTATCATAAAAGATTTTATCTATTCCTGGTATAGACATTATTGATAAACAACAATACATAGTAACCAAAGAAGATATATCATTAATATTAACGCAATCATTGAATATAACATTATACACATCTTTTTTTTCTAGTTCTTTTAAAAGAAAAACAGATTTTTCTTTATAATCTTCTGACAAATGTACTTGAGAAAATCTTTTATCCATTCCTTCATAATCCTGTTCAAATGAACAAACAGGTATAGTATACCAAGGACGATAAGGTAATGAATCATTTGCAACAAATGTTTCTTCCAAATTAAAACACTTTTCTTTCATAGAAATAGATTCGTCATCATATTCTATAAATGTTATTGGGATACTTTCCTCTTGCTTTGGCATTAAATAAACAAGTCTCATCCCAAATTTTATATTCTTAAATATTTGATTTAATTTAAAATTTAAAAAATAATCGCCATGATCATTTTTTTTTAAATAATTAATATAGTCACTAAAAGACTCTATATTACACACATTTTTTAAATAATCATTTCTTAAAGAGTTATTTATTTCATCCCAAAACACATTAACATAATCAAGATTTTCATTATTCTTTAAAAATTCTTCTTTTGAATAATCATCAACTCTAATATATCTTTCTATAAAGAATTCACCATTTTTTACAGAGAAAGTATTTTCTGAATTTAAATGAAACTGCCCAAATCTTTTTTCATCTTTATTCTTAGGAATCTCAATAATATTTATTTTTTTACTGTTATAAATATCTTCAACATACTTAGGAGATAATTTAATAACTCTTTCAAATTGTTTCAAAAAATCTGGTATTAATAATTTAACATACACTTCTAGCACTTCTTCCCCAGACAAAGATTTATCTTGAGTTTCACTTATATATAACTTCAAAATCTGAGATAAAAACTTTGTTTTAAATCCTACCTCTATGTTTTCTAAATCCATAAGCATATGATCTTTTATAAAATTAGTTAAAATAACTTGATGATCATTACTAATTCTAAACGTAGAAGAAGGCATTAAAGCAAGAATATAAAATTCTGCAATATAAACCTTTGTTAATGTTAATAAAACACCCATCATTAAAGATTTTTCTATTGGTGACATATCTTCTGATAAACCACAATCATTCTTAATTTCAGGAGGACAACTGCTATTATAATTATTCATAACAGCTTTTTTCAAATTATTAATATTCAAAAGACTCGGATCTATTCCACATTTTGCTTGTTCTATAGAAGGTTGTGGAGTAAAATTAACAAACTCTATAAAAGCATTTTTTTGTTTCATATAATTTGGTATTTCAATTGTAGAATCATTTAATTGATTTGTATTTTCTTTCATTTTAAAAAATACTGATTTTGCTGCTTCTTTTGTAAAAATTGAAATTATATCACCAAACACTTTATTAAAAACCTTTTCTTTAAAATAATTTTCTTGAACAAATCCAGGATGCGCCCCAAGCGCTTTCCATCCATTTATCATTACCTTAGAAAAAACTTCTTCTTGCTTTGAATGATAAGATTGCTTAGATACATCAGATAAATAATAATCAAAATATGCTGAAAAATTATTAGAATCTATTTTTGTAGAAGAATACAAAATTGGTTCGGCAATTCCATCATAATACTTCAAAATATTAATTTTGTATTTTGTTTCAGAATTATATATTGCTGGAAAACAAAAATCAATTCTCCAAGGATTACTCATTGATAAATCTTTTCCAGTAACTTTTTTTATACTCTCTTTTTGCTTATCATTTATCTGTATCGGTATATCAAATGAATATTTGATATAACCCGCTTCTTTATCATAACTTCTACTCCAAAATCCATCTTTCTCAAAAGAAAATAAATTATCATATAATATAGGAAGAACTTGACGATCTGTAATTTGTACCTCATAAGTTTCCTTCCAATCATCATCATTTTTTAAATCTTCTTCATCAAATTCACCATTAGCAATTCTTCTCTTTAATTCAGGATTAATTCTATTATTAACTAAAACTGGTATTGAAATCTTTTCTTCTACATCTTGAACAAAAAATTGTGAAATATCCTTAACCTCTGAATTAAATGACATGTGAATTGGATCTAACATAGTATTGACTGTCCTTTTAACCATAAAATCTAAAGAAGGATGCGACTTGCCCATTATTCCTTCTGTTTTTGATCCATCACTATTTGTTTTACAAAAATATGGAGGTAAATTCTTTTTAACAGGATCTTTTAATAACTCCTTCAAATCCTCTGCCAATTTATCTCTTCTATCATTTGCTTTTTGAACTTGTTCGTTTATATCCTCTTCAGAAATGTTTTTCATATTTAACCAATTTCTTCTTAAATCTTCTCCAGATTCACAAAGACAATTTTCACCACCAACCGATCCTACTGTATATACAGAGATTTTTGAACACATTTCCTTATCAATATTATCACCTATATATTTTAAAATATCTTCTAACCCATTTTCATGATATATAAAAAAATCTAATGTTTCTGAATATTTGGTTTTCAATATAGATATAATAACTTCTTTTATTTCTTGCGTCATTTTTCCAGTAACAAGATCACATAATTCTTTTAAAGTTAATAAACTAGATACATCTCTAAAAAATAATCCCAAATCTTCTTTTATTGCTTGTTGCTTATCACTTGTTTGATCATTGGCAAATAAATTTGTTACCATGTTCTTCATATGATCTGACTTGCTTTCAGACATAAAACTTTCTAAATTTTCTTTACCAAAATTAAATAAATCACCTGGAAAATCTATGCAATCAAACTTTATTGCATCTAAAAGATTATATATTATTTGCATAATTACATCTTTTATCATTTCCATACCCAACTTTTCTAGTGCTATAACAAAATCTGCCAACCAATCAGAAATTGAAAGATTGTCTGGTAATTCTAACTGAGGAACTGTAGGTAGTTTTACATTTAATCCTATATCAAATCCACTTTGTGCAAGACAAGCTAGAGCAACTTTGGCTAAATTTTCTATACCATATTTGTTTAAAAATTTACCATAAGCATCTTTTAACATACCATCAATTTCTTTACTAAATTGTTCCCCTTGAACTTTATTAAAATCATCTATTTTTCTTCCAGCATCTTTAAAAAGATTATGAATACCTTTTCTAAATCCTGTATCAGTTAATTTATCCCATTCTTCTTGAACTGATTTTCTAGTTTTATAAGTTTTTTTAAGTAAATCATCATACAATCCAGTAAAATATGATCCTTTCGCAAGTTTTTCTGTATCTGATTCATACTCATCATCTATTATACCAAGTATAGAATCTTTTAAACTTAATGAATAAGAAGAATATCCATCACTCCCACCATCAAAACTAGGATCTGTATAAAGAATAACCGGATCAGGATAAATATATGTATTTATAAACTTTTCAAATTTAAGAGAACTTTCCAATATTTCATCTATATGAAAAATATATGTCAATATTTTTTTATCATTCATTGGAACTTTGCTTCTTAAACTAGATAATCCTACCTTTAAATCTTTAAAATATCCACATCTATTAAACGAAATATGCGTTATTTTATCAACACCTGTTTTTTGATCTGGACCTAAAGACAAAGACCCATCTTTTAAATATTTTTCGTATTTTTCTCTTCCATAATCTACATATTGTTTCGCTTTTTCATATTCTGATCTATTTTCTGAAAGAAAAATATAAATTTCTTTATATTGTTGCTGCTTATTTAAATCAATTGTTTCACTTCCGTATGCAACACCATGATCATAATCGAGATTAACATCTTTTTCTATATAATCAATAAATTTTTGATCAATCTGTTTTTCTAAACTAAGAAGAAATTCATGTTGCTGCTCATATGTTTCTACAAAAGAAAGATTGTTTTCATATTCATTAACATTGAAAGAAGCATCTTCCAATAACTTTTCAAAATCTGTTTTTCCATAAACATTTGTTTTGAATCCTATTTCTATCATATCTTCTCTGCTATCATCAAAAATATATCCATTAAACTCAATAAATTTAATTATATTGTTCTTAAACTGTTCAAGACGATCTATATCTCTTTGAGGATTATAATCATTTATGAATCCAAAAAAAGATTCATAATCACTCTTATATTTTATAAATAAATTTTGTAATTCATTTATTTTTTTAGAAAAATATGAAGTATTAAAAATTTTTATATTCGGTTCTTCATTATCTATCTCTTCTTCATTTTCTTCAAATTTTTGAAATTTTAATTTAAAATTTTCATCAGTTATACCAATAAGAAATTTTATTTTTGCAGTTGGTCTTGGAGGAATATAAAATTCATAAGCATTAAATATACCACTACTTAACACATCTTTTATATTATCCTTTTTTTTATTGTAGAAATCAAAAAATATAGAAACACCATCTTGTAATGCTTCAAATCTAATCTCATCTTTTTTTTCACCAAATGTTTCGTATTCTGTCAAAATAGATACAAAATACATTTTTAAACTACCATCATAATAAACCTCTTCAATATTTTTCTTTGTCCAATCAATCGATGGATATTTTTCTGTACCAAAATTTATTTGTCTTTGCTTTTGTAAATCTTCAAATGAAAGAGTTGAAGATTTCTTAACTGTTTCTATTTGTGGAAAAAACTGATTCTTCCATGGTTGAAAAAAATCAGGATTCAACATACCTTGAATAAAATCTTCAGAAGAAAAATCTGTTTCTATATCTTTAAGATCACCATCTAAATTATTCTGAATTATAGAATTAAAATTTGGCATATGTTTCCCTAATTTGTATTATTATATCTGCTGTTTATATATTTAGATCCAGCAGGACTAAAATAATTTAATTTAAAATTAATTAAATTCTGTTTTATTGATAATATAGATGTTTTCGCTTTCGTAGTAAAATCCATCATGGTTTTCAAACCTGCTGTTTGAACTGGAAAAGAAGGAGAAGTCATAAGTCCATAAAAAGGAGAAATATGAGTATGGTTTGTAACTGCTTCATTCATTTTCATTTGTGCCATTAAAATAACATCTACAATACTTACAAGTTTATCAACATGAAAAACAAGTCTTTCTAAAGATTCTGCAAGACTATCTCCTTTAGGAATTGGTTGCATATCTGTATCGTCATTTCCAGCAATTAAATCTATACCATTAACTGCATATATCGGCTGACCAGCAGAATTTTTAACATCAGTCCTTGTTACTAACTTAATTCCTTCTCTACCTATAATTCTTATAGAATCAGCCTTAATAGCTACTGAGGATTTAGCATTAACTTTTCCCACTTTTCCAGCAACTATTTCAAAATTTTTATCGACATCTGATTTTTGACTTATCTGAATTCTTGCTGCATCTTCTTTAAACGAAGGATCTGCATATATTGTATTTCCTTCATTATCAACTTGAATTGGATTTTGACTCATCCTCCCAACAATCAAATCAATACTTCCTGCTCCTGTATGTCCCTTTCCACCATAACCACTCAATTTACTTGCTGGTCTATCTCTACCTAATACTATCCATGAATTATTTTTTCCTTCAATGACAATTTCACAAGGCGCAGCATTATATTTTGGAAATGGTTCTTGAAATATATCATTTGCTATACCACGCTTTTCAACTTGTTTATCTAAGGATAATTTCTGGATCGATTGTTCAATCACAGGCTCAAGTCCAGTTATTTTTATTTCTTTATCTGGCATTTTTACTCCTATTTAACCAGAAAACATTCCACCACCCCAAACCTTCTTCAATATTCCTTCTGGAACTTGATTAATTGTACTTTCAGGATGTACTTGTGCTAAAAAGTCTCTATAAGTTTGCCCTTTTTCTATTGGTCTTTGTTCATAATGCCACCATTCAGAATATTTTGTTTCACCTTTTACAAAAAATCTATCTTTTCCATTAATTCTAAAAAATCCAAAATCAGAAAATATTTTTGTTAAATCTACAAAAATACCTGTAACATTAATTATTTTAAGTTCTTTTGGATTTTTTGTTTCCACAATTTTTCTTACAGATATAGCATCCAATGTTTTCTCTTCAACTATATATCCTTTATATGATGTCCCAACTGTTTTGTTAGATCTTGCATAAACATAAAACTTTCTAGGTCCATCTCTTACAACAACATATTCATCTTTTTTAGGATCATGAGGCCAATCATAAGGTCCAGATCCTAGATATAGATCTATTGCTACACCTCCTAAATGCAAACTTGGGCAATCCAATCCTTTACCTGGAGAATCTGCTGATGTTCCAGATGAGCAAAGCACACATCCTAAATTATTTAATATATCTTTTATTTTAAAAAAAGCATCTGCTGTATCTTCTCTCAATTTTGCATCAGGATATGGTCCTACTACAGAAGCACCTACATTTTTTGTAGCAGCACCAAATCTAGGCATATCAAAAGTAACTTTTATCAATTTATATTTTTTAGATGAATTTGCCTCTGTCCCTTTTACCTGAACATTAAAAGATTCCAAAGTTACAGGACTGGCTTGACCTGTTTGATCTCCCAATGCTATTTCATTATTTGCAGTATTTACCTGAACGTACTTACCACTTCCAACATCATAATTGGCAAATACATCTATATATACTGGATCTGTTAAATTCTTTCTATTAAGAAAATCAACAACTACTATATCACCTGGCATTGCCTCTGACAATCCAGGTTTAGTTTCATAAAAAGTAGGATATAAATCTATTAAATTTTGTATCTCTTTATCACTTTCTGAGGAGTTAGAAGTTATTTTATCAAAAAGTTCTTCAGGATATGGAAGCCAAGAATGTAATTCTGGTATTCTAACTTTATATCCTTTTAATTCTGGTATGTCTTTATTAGAACCAAAGAACACAGGGAAAATCCATGACGCAGGATTTGATAATTGTCCTCCTATTGATCGTTCTCTTCTTAAAACTATTCCTTTAAATGGACCTAAGGAATCTAAAGAATTAGGTGTATATACTTTTTTCGCTATTTGTCTAATTGTAGTAAAAAAATCTGTATCTTTTAAAATTGATTGAGTTTTAGAAACTTTTACTGGATTTAATGCCCCAAATCCATGTTCTTTGTTTGACAAAATTATTCTCCATTGCTTTGAGAATCTAATTCATCAAGATCTTTTTGAGAAAGTTTTTCATCTTCTTTTACACTTTTTTTATCTAATATTTGAACTATTTTGACCAATTGTTCATTGCTTCTTTGTAAGGTTTCTAACAACTTTGAAGCAACAATTCCATTTTCTTTAAATGAAGCACCACCTTGTGATTTCATTTCTTGAATTAAATTGTGTAATATGTATGAAGCGTTGCCTCTATCTTCATCTATATTATCAAGTGCATTTTTCAAATACTCTTCTGTCTTCTCATTTCTATTCATTGTCATATTCCTTCTTCATTTTACCATATTTATCTCGTATTTTATTCAAACACAAAACAATTTGTTTTGTATTTAATCCCGTTAATTCTCTAAGATATAAATAAATAGCCTTCTTATTAAAAATATCTATGCTATCTGATTTTTGAAAAAGAATTCTTATTCCATCACAAACTTTTTCTTCATTTATTGAAGTTCCTTCATCTTTCCACTTTAAAAAATTTTCCCAAAGTATATCATTAAACTCTTTTTTTTCTCTTCGTTCTTCATATTCATTGGAAAAACTAACAAATTCCTCTTCATCTTTTCTAGAAATATCTTCTATACATTTTGCTTCTTTAAATGATTTTTTAACTTTTTTAGTTTGATGAATAAACCAATTCTTGGTTATTACAGAAAAATAAGAAAAAGCTTTCTTACCTTTTGTATGATCAAATTTCTCTAAAATTGTTGTTAACCATATTTTACACTCTTCTTGAAGTTCTTCTACATTAGGTAATGTCACAAATTTATATGTATATACTATTTTATCTACCATTTCATTAAATGCTGGCTCTATGATCTTTATATAAATCTGTTCTTTCTTTTTTCTATCTGTTGATGATACATATTCTATTATTGCATCTTCATGCAACTGCGTAAAATACATCTTATTTATTTCTTCTTTATTCTTTTTCTTCAAGTTCTTCTCCTTCATCCTCATTAGATTTTTCTATAAAAGAATTCATATTAACTACTGTTTCTAAAAAATTCGATATATATTCAGTTTTATTAATTAATTCTTTTACTTTTAAATCATCCGAGGGAAGCACTTTTTTGAAGAGTTCATCGATGTATATATAGTATTCCCTAATTGCGTCTAGAACCTCTTCAAACTCAATTACGGACCTCTCCTGCTTAATCATAACCCTTCTTATGAACCATACAAGAATAACATTTACTAATACCGATAGAAAAAATAATAACAACAAAACATAAATCATTTATTCTCCTTTTCACCCAATTTTAAAGTTTTTTTAGAATTATTTAATTTTTCTTTTGAATAATCAATTGCCTCTCTTATTTTCTTATCTTTATTCTTTTTTTTGTATGTTGTTGCTTCACTTTTTCTATTCCAAATTCTAGATAAGTTCCCATCAACTTTACAATTTAAACAAATTGTAGGTTCTTTGTCATTAAATAAAACATTGTATTCTTTAGTTTGTTCACAACTTGAACAAAAATAATCAATCTTTGGCATTTTATTTTTTAATTAATCTCGCCGTTTCCTGGAACGAGGAAGTCATTCTCTAAAGACGTTTCAATTGGCGATTTAATTACATGAGGATTTGTAACAACAAGTCCATCGGGTGAATTTTGTAATTCATACTCCATCAATAATTCAGTCATATCACAATCTTTTTCTTCTGCTGCTAACAAAAGACTCTTTTGAATCGCCATCATAATTGCCCCAACCGCTTGAATCGAAAGTTTCATTTTTAATCTCCAATTTAATTAAATAAATAAAAATCAGTATCAGACAACTGTTTTATGGTTTCAATATGAAAATCTTTTTTAATAATTTTAATTGCATCTTCTATTAAATAAGAAGTTGGATTATAAGGATTTTTTGAAAAAGCAATTAAAAAATTCTTACAATCAAACCAGTTTTTACTTTTAACATACTCTAAACAAAGAGGAGAACTTTCTGTTAAAGCCCAAGTAGTTATAAAAGAATCACACTTTAACTCTATCTCTTTTAGCATATCTACACTAATAAGATTTATGCAATGTTCTTTAATTAATTTTGTATCTTTAAACATATTGACTTCAAACCAACTTGATAAGTATCTTTGTTGTATTTTATTCATCTCTTCAAAATCTATAATAATATATGTTACATTTTTTTTATCTCTATTTATAATTTTACATAAACCTCCAAAACCACCACCCCATTCTATAACCCTATTGTTATCATTTACAATTTCCTTCTTCATTCTTTCAAAATATCTGAACAAATGAAAATTATGATGTATAAATGAAAAGTTTGTTTGTACTCCTTTTTCTGTAAAAATTGGATTACCAAAACATGAATCTTCTTTTAATTTATTTAAAAACATCTCTCTCGGCATATTCTTAAATAAATAGTCAAACTCATATTCGCCCCAAGGAGCTCTCCCAGATACCATCATTGATGCTATTTTAGGATCTGCCATAAACCTGTCAATAATATTATCCATATTTTTTTCAAGATATTTCATAATATTAAACCAAGTATCCGTCATGTATTCTTTCATATTTTTTTCTCCATTGCTTTAAAAATTTCTTCTGCATTTAAAATTATATCTATATCAGAATCTTTAAATTGACAATCATATAATTCTTTTTCGTAAGAAGATTTTCTTAAATCAGAATTAAAATTTATATTCTTATTGAAAAACCTTCTTATATAATCAATAGAAACCGAATTTGAACATAAATTATAAGTTAATGATTTTTTGCTAAAACCATTTTTATTAACTTCTCTATGTATAATATTAAATAAATCATCAATTCTAACAAAACGCAAATAGCTATCTTCTGTTAAATATACTTTTTTATCGTTAATAATATCATAAATTAAACCTTTTTTCATATCATTCCCTAAAACACTTGCACATCTTATTATAGTACATATTTTATTGTTTTGTTCACAGTAATTTAATAAAATATTTTCACCAATCTTTTTATGTAACCCATAAAAAATATTCAATTTATAAATTGAATCAATTGAAGAAATTAATATATATTTATCAAACTTTATCTCTGTTATCCTTTGTTCTAATTCTATAACATTTTTTTCATAATCATAAACATGATCATTTAATGATAAATATTTTTTACTATTACCAGCACAATCTATAACAACTTCATAATCTTCCTGTATCATTTGTTTATAGTTTTTTCTTGTAATACCATAAACATCAAAACTTCCTTTCTTTAATAAAAGAAATAACTCAGAACCTATAAATCCATTACTTCCTATTACAGCAATCTTCATTTTTTATTCCATTCTTCAGTAAAAGATTTCAACTTATTTCTTTGTTCTCTTAATAAGAAAGAATCTCTATCATTATATTCAACAGTTGGCATCCAACTAAACTCTTCTTTATTCTTTCCTACAGAATGTTGATAATTATCATAATTACTATTAAACTGTTTAATGTTATATTTTTTAGGATTTTTCCATATATCTGTCCCTGGGTAAGGAACCAACGTGAATAAACTAACTTTTGTTGGTTGTGTTTCTTTAATAAAAGAAATTGTATTTTCAACAATATTATCTGATTCAAATGGCAATCCAGATATCAAAAACAATTTTACTCCCAATCCTTTATCTTTAATCTTTTTAATAACTTTTTTAGCATCCTCAATATTTAACTTTTTTGATATCGAATCCAAAACCTTTTGTTCTACAGATTCAATTCCCAAATTTATAAATGTACCACCATTATTTACCATAACATCAAGCATATAATCTGTGATACTATCAACCCTTGATTCACAAAACCATTTTATGTCTAATTGTGAAATCTTTTCAGAAACATTCTTAAAAAACTTTTTATTAAATGGAAAAATATCATCAATAAACTTATAATGCTTTGTACCATATGTATCTTTTAAATATTTTATTTCATCAAAAATACTATCTGGATCTCTAAAAACCACATCTCTTCCCCATATCACATTAGAAGCACAAAATGCACATTTATATGGACACCCTCTTGAAGCCATTAATGAACAAGATTTAACACCATCCATATATGTTTCATATTGAATCCTATTCCAAATTTTTCTTTTTGGAATAGGAATCAAATTTAAATTTTCATTTTTTGAATAATAAATTGTTTTTTCTTTTATATTATTTAAAATCTTTTGAATGACCAATTCTCCTGGACCTTTTACAACTATATCAAAATCTTTTAAACATTCTTCTGGTAATGCACTAGCATGAGATCCACCTAAAACTTTTATAGATTCTTTTGATAAAGTACTTAACAATTTCACTGTATTATTATAATGAATTGTTGCTCCTGTAAAAAAATATACATCTGCTTCTGGTATAATTTTATCAAAAGATAAATCTACCATTTCATTTTCTATCCCCAAATTGTCTAAAACACCTTCTAAATACATCAATCCTATTGGCTCTGCCATTTTAGGATTTGATAAAAACTTTTGTGAAGGTGAAACTAAAACAATCTTCATCCACTACCTCCTAGAATCTCCTATGGAAAATATCTACACATCTTATCTTCAATAAAAATATTTTCCACAAACTCATTATAAGGTCCAAAAGTACATCTCGGACAATCTTCAACTTTAATATTCCTCATAATTTCCTTATGTCTTTCTGAATTCCAGTGTTTTAATACTTCTTTTGGATCTGGATAATGAGAACAAAGAATTAAATCTTTTCTGCCTCTCATATCAAAACAAAGATGACAATTCCCATCTGCTCCAAATGTTAAAACAAGCGGAGCTGCCCAACATCTCTTAAAAGGAACATTTCTTTGAAAATCTTCTTTAAATTTATGACGAACCCCGTAAAAATGAAAATCATCAGTTTCCAAAAGAAGACTTTGTTCAATTTCTTTATTAATTAAATCATACTTATCTGTATAATCTATTTTCCCCTTGTTTTTGGTCTTTGGAACATTATCCCATCCTACAGGTCTTAGATGAAAATCCTTAACACCAATCTGTTTTGCTAATTGTGCTGCTACATATATATCTTCAGCATTATACGGAGAAAACAGATATTTATACGCTAAATCACAGTTATATCCTGTTCTTTTAATTTCTTTTGCTAGTTTTTCAATATTACGAATAACTACATCAAATAAATTACTATTTTTTATTCCTTTAACTTTTATATATGTATCGGGAGTTCCAGCATCTACTGACACACCAACCCATCTGCAAGTTTTTACTATAGTTTCTATTAATTCATCATTCAAAAGAGAACCATTTGTAATAAGTCCAGCCGCAATATTATTGTTATTTAATCTTAACAAAAAATCTTTTAAACCAGGATTCAATAAAGGCTCGCCCCCTCCGGCTAAACAGGAACTTTTTACACCCCACTCTGCATAAAAATCTGCTAATTTAATTAAATGATCTTTAGGAATAACTGCATTTTTCTTATCTTCCATATACTGCATAGCATTACACCAAATCCAATCATAATTACAACTGTTTGCTGGATCTGTATCAATTTGTATTGGTACAAGATAATCCTCTTTTGCAAATCCTTCAAACCACTCTCTCCACATTAACCCTTTCCAAGAATTAAATGCATTGTATTTATTATTCCATTCTTTCATATTTTTTCCAATCCATTTCAGTTAATATTTCATAAACATTTTTTATTTGTTCTTCTTGTAAAAACATAGAAGAAGGAAGATAAATAACTGTATCATAAATTTTCTGCGCTACAGGAAAATTTCCTAAATTTTTAAATTGTAAATGATCTGTTATTGGATGATATAATTTACTTATTTCACAAAATGTTTGTGTTTTTGAATTTGCAAAACGATAAAATTCTTTATCATGTATCAATGCTGCCATTGCTGTTATTTCTTGACCAAAATCAAATAATTTTATATATTTTCTATATTCATCAAAAATTCTCTTTTTTTCTTTTTTTATATTTTCTAAATCATTTAATTGAGAAAGTCCTAAACAAGCTAAAATATCATTAAATTTAAAATTTAAACCTATTTCTTTATGGATTTTAGTTTCTCTCCAATTTCCACCTTGATCTTTCATATTACAACAAGAATCATAATATTCTTCATTATCTGTTAATATAGCGCCTCCCTGTCCTGTTGTTATCATTTTAGGAGTAGAAAAAGAAAAAATAGAAATATCTCCATATTTACCAGCACCATCTAAACCTACTGATTGAGCACTATCTTCTAACATTAATGTATTATATTTCGTGCACATTTCTCTCACTTCTTTGACATCTTTACCAAGATATCCATTGTGCTCCACAAACATAGCTATTTTTTCATC